CATCCCAGTCACCGATGAGGAGAGAATCCAGAACATCCCGGAGATCTGCGAGGAGCTCAGGGGGCAGGAAGCCTGGATCACCCAGAAGGATGACGGCACGTCCGCAAGCTATGTGATAGATCTGGACGGCACGTTCCTGGCCTGCTCCAGGAACAACGCCCGGAAGGACGGGGACAACGTCTACTGGAACCTGGCCAGGAAGTACAACATCCCGGTCATCCTCGAACAGTTCCCGCTCTTCGCCATTCAGGGTGAGGCAGTCGGCCCGGGTATCCAGAAGAACCGGCTTGGCCTCAGCTCCCACGAGTTGCATGTGTTCAACGTGGTGAACATCAGCACCAGGATGCCGCTCGACTACCCGGACATGGCTGACTTTTGCCGGGAGGTCGGTCTCATCCCTGTTACCCTCATCGAGCATGTGAAGGACTTCCAGTACAGCCCAGAGGATCTGCTCCGGCTTGCAGAAGGAAAGTACCCATCTGGTCAGGAGAGGGAAGGCATCGTCATCCGGGGCAGAGGCAAGTCCACAGTCCGCGGCGGTGACTGGATGTCGTTCAAGGCCATCAGTGATAAGTTCTTGATGAAAAATAATGAATAATTATTTTGCTTTGCATTTTTCACCGTGGTGTTTTTTATAATTTCCTGGGTCTAGTAATCGATGACAATATGGACATTCCTGTTTTTGTACTTTTGCTAGACCATCTTTTATTTTCTGTTTATGATGCAATAGTTCTTCAGGTGACATCGCGTTGACTTTATCACGCATTATTTGGGCTTGATGCAACTTTTTTTCTATTGGCATGTTTTTTGCTCGTTCTTTTATTTTAGCAACATGCTCAGGCGATTTTGTTTTACCTTTGAGACTTGCTGATACCTTTGCACCATGACCACTGTGTTTTGGTTTTCTGAGTTTTTGTTTCTGTTCTTCGGTAAATGTTCTTCCTGTCAATAACTCGGAATGTTTTTTCTTTGCTTCTTCTGTCCATTTTGCTTTTGTTATTTCACTTTGTCTTTTCTTTCTTTCAGGTGTCCATGCTTTCTTTTGTGATTCGGATACTTTGGTTCTAAACTCGGTGCTTGACCACATTGTTGATGATGCATTACTTATTTTTTTGCTTTGCTTCATCACTCAATAGTCCCCAACCTATTCGATGATAATAGCAACTTTTATTCAATAAACGGTGATCGCCCCAATGTTGAAGGATGTTATTTTGTTCATAAATGTATGCTTCTTCTTTGTTTACACTTTGAAAAATGATAGAAGCATAACATGGTTCCTTAGAAAGCAAACGATGTTTTACTTCTTTTGATGATGTAAAGTATGTGATAAGAAAATCATCATTTGGGTTATTTTTCGTTCCACGATAACCGAAATAGAAAGTACCGTCTTCGAAAACTATTATATAACTATACCAGGTTTTCATAATGTTTTCCTCCATTACTATTTATAAATCGTCACCCATTTTCAATGGTTTTCTCATCAAGGGTGGGGACTGATATGCACGTCGGTCTTCTGATACTCGCTGGATGCATCATAGGAGCATCGGTGTTCTACTGGTACATTTCAAGAAACTAGCGGGGTGTGAATCCACGAATCGCCTAGGGGACAACGGCGAGAGGAGAGTGTAACATGGCAGGTACGCAGAAGGAAGGGATGGAGAAGTTGGTAGAAGAGGTGATGAGGTTGTCGGCGGAGCTGGATGAGCTGAAGACGAGGTCATCCGCCATCTCATGTGCAGCACCCGACCCGGAGTTCCGGAAGTTCGACCTGGAGGTGTGCAAGCAGGAAGTCTACCGGAGAAACCTGGAGGTGCTCATCTCCATCAGAAAAATCGCCGACCTGGACTTCAATGTCAAGAAGCCGATCGACGACAAGATCATGGTCGGCATTCGGGCTCTGAAATTTAATATCTAATCAATTCTTTTCTTGACACCAAACCCCCTTCATGTTATTATGGAAACATAATACAGAAGGGGGTTTAACATGATACGCGAACAATTCAACCTCAACAAAGTAGAGTTCTACAAAGAGCAATGTGCGACTGTCTTTATTGATGGAATGCATTATGCGTTTGAGGAAGCTGATTTTGAAGAGCAGTTGATTTACGTTTCAACGAAAGACGGGGAACTTTACCCGGCTCTCATCGAAGAAGTTGAGTTTGTGGAATATACGGTGCTCCGTGATGTGGAATAAAGACTGCCTAGGATGCGGTCAGGAATGCCGTAAGCCTTGCCCATTCTTCAAAGAGCTTCAACGAGAAGTCAAGGAGGCTAACGATGATTCGCGTAGAAAGTGAACCGGCTGGGGCAGGTCCTCCCTATGAGCGGTGTTGCTTCTGCCGCAAGCCGACCAACACCTGGTACAAACCCAAGGACGTCGCGGTCTGTCCGACATGTGCTGGGAGAGCAAACCCAGTGGATGTTCCCAGTAAGGCAGAGTGGTGCCGTCGGGAACGCATTGCCACTCCAACGATAGGAGATTTCTAATGGAAAAGAAGCGCGTTCAGATGGTGAACTGGTATTTCGGCCTGCGTACCTTCTACGGATCTACCGGGTTTGCCGTGCCGTTCGTTGATGCAGGGAATGGCGTATCTGTGCTCATGGGGAACACCATCGGCCATCCCAAGCTCGGCCTTGACTGCGCGCAGAGTACGTCATGACCTCCAAGGTGCTCCGTGTGAACTTCTTCGGCCGTGAAGTGGAAACGCCGAACACCATCTACGAGCTCGTCGGTGAACCCCGGGCTGACTGGCTGCTGTGGCTTCACATGAACGATCACCTCATCGAAGGCGTGAACGTGACTGAGGAGGAGATCGCTGATCTTCCAGAGGAGGATGTCGAATGATCGTTATGGTTTCCGGTAAGAGCGGTGCAGGGAAGGACGCATTCGCTGAGATCGCTTCAGTCGGTCCATTCGACCGCTGTTCGGCTGGGGATGTCTGCAAGCACGAGGTGCGCCTCTTCCTGGATGGGTTCAACATCTGCGGACGTGATGCCAACTACCACGGCACCCTGGAGGAGAAACTCGAGACCGCCTTCTACTCCACTGAGCACATCTTCGACCGCTTCCCATATCCCCTGAAGACCCGCATCATCAAGGCCACTGATAACCGACCGACAGCCGCCGTTACCTTCCGGGATGTCATGGCTGCATGGGCTCGCTGGAAGACCGAGGACATCGACCCAATGTACTTCGTCAGCCGGATGTTGGAAACCCTCGACCCCTTCCAGGACTATGTGATGACTGACTTCCGCTTTGAGGCAGAGTGGCGGTTCCTCAGAGACAAGACTGACGTGCTGACAGTCCGCATAGACCGCCCCTCCACTGACCAGAAGATACCCTCAGGGTCAATCGACTGTCTTCTGGATGACTTCAAGCATTGGGACTACAGGATATACAACAACAGCGGGCTCCGTTACTTCGAAGCAGCAGCAAAAGCAGTGATTAATGACATCTCTGATAAGTTCAGCATCATCTAGCAAGTTTTCGTTCTGTGATAAATAGATATGTGGTCTTCCCGGATGGAAATCCCAACCGAGGAGAAACAAATTGAGAAAAGCCACACTCGCGGTTCTGTTCACTATCATGTTCTGCGTCCTTCAGCCGTGCCAAACTTCCGTGGCAAACGTAGCCGTGAAAAGTTTCGATAAGATTGATTGGTACATGTCTTATGAGAAACGATTTGAGCAGCACCCAAGTGAAGTCCTGAAATTAACGAGTAAGGTTGAGAAGCTGAAGGAAAAGTATCACCTACTCTATAAAGATCAGGCCGACTTGATCGAAACTGTGACGCTCATCGTTGCATACGCCGACAAGACGTTCACCCCTTACGATCTGGCACCGCTGATTGGGGTGGAAAGCAAGTTCAAACGTACCGCACGCTCTAGGGTAGGGGCAAAGGGCCTAACCCAGCTCATGGATGAGTGGCAAAAAGAGCTACCGTACCTAAAGGACCCATACAACAAAGAACAGGCCATTCGGGCCTGTGTCGAAGTCCTTCACATTAAGAAGGGCAAAGGATCCAAAAACAAAGCATTCGAGAGATACAACGGTGCTGGACCTAAAGCAAGGCAATATGTCCGGGAAATCCGTAAGTTCCGCAGGGACCTCTTGAAGGCATAGACAGTCAATCTTTTCGAGAAGACCACACTATTTTTCATGAGACTTTATATGTCTAGAAAGCCAGGTTTTTCCAGAAACAATTTTTCTGCATATTGGACACGCAAGTTTTTCTTTTGACTTACCTTTTTGCCAGGCTGACATTTTTTCTTTAGCTTCGGTTGAACGAGTTTTGCCGGTATTTGATGCTGCTATTTTTTCCTTATGTTCGTTTGATCTATTTTTTGCTTTTTCTGACATTTTCATTTTTGCTTCTACAGATTTAGTTTTTCCTTTCAATGATCCGGCTATCTTTTGTTTCGTTTCGTTTGAATGAGAATAGTCCAATGTTGATTTTATCCATGAATAGTTTTTTGATGAAAGTTTTCTACATTCGGACATCATCCCAAATGCAAATGCCATCATTGGACCTTTGACTTTGTGATGTCGCCATATACGTGCAAGAAGTAGATGGGCTACAAAATGCTCCCGAAGAGGCAAATTTACTCGATTCCAAGATCCATCAATATCATCTATACCATCGATCTTAGCAAATGACTTTGGAATGATATGGTGGCTGTTAGTATATGACTTGATTTTTGGATGATCTTTGTACTTGGCGATAAGACGGTCGTAGATTGCTTGGTAATCCATAGAGATTGTCTCCTGTCAGACATAAATAGGTGTGAGTAGGGACAGCGGTTCCTGTGCCGTTGCTGATGTGCCACTAACACTCAGCTTACCTGCTCAATGTTATTTATAAAGAAAAACTCAAAACCTACTAAAGGAGATCAAACGTGAACAATTTCAAAACCGCTCTCACCACCCTCAACGAAGCCAAAAACATCGAAGACTTCATCATGAACGCAGGTGAGGGTGACTATGGTACTGTTCACCCTTCACATAATCACAAATCCCTCACTGCAATCTATCATGCTGTTGGTGGTGATGACAAACACCCTGAGCTCAAGAAGATGGTTGCTGATCCCGAGCATGCCAAGACAGTGATCGCCGCCAAGAAGGCTGAGGATAAGAAGGCCGCACCGAAAGCCCCCAAGGCACCGAAAGCAGACAAAGGACCTTCGGACACAATGACCAAGGGTGAGTATAAGAAAACCGTCAGGGATGCTGCAAAGGGGTGGAAAGCAGACAACCCGGGCGAAAATCTCAGCCAAGTTGCTCATGATCTGGCTCATGCAATGCTCACCGACCCGAGGCTTCACAATCACATCAAGAAGCATTACGGGACCACTTCCAAAGAGCACGCTGCTCAGATTGTGGCGGATGACCTGTATAATTAAGACTTGATAAATAACATCATGGGGAATTTACTATGAGCCATTTCAATAAATTAAAGAGTCTTCTAAACGAAGATCGATGGAAAGATGCCTGGTTTGCTGAAGAAAAAGCAAATAAATCCAATCATCCCGACGACCACTATGACGCTGCGGTAAAATATATGCATGCCGCAGCTGAAGCAAACGGTATGGGTGCCAGCGTTCAGGAGATGTCATACCGGAACAAAGCTGCCATACACCTCAAAAAGTCAGGGAAATCTGAGATTGCTAAGGAACATCTTCCTTCTGTTGGGAGACCGCACAATTACTCAATGGATTACTAACCCACAGGAACATTATCATGGCACTTGATTTTTCTATTGACAAGGAAGAGAAGAGAGGGAAGCCGGGCACTCTTCATGAAAATGATAACGCCAATCTTGGCATGAAACAACCCGTCGCTGACATGCTCTCCGAACAGATGGGGATGGAGCTTGAGAGCTCACAGATCTACATCGGCATGGCTGTGTGGTGTGATCAAGTGTCGTTGCTTGGTGCTTCCTCCTGGTTCATGAAACAAGGGGCCGAGGAGTACACTCACTATCAGAAGCTCTTGGCGTTCGCTATGGACTGTGGTAACTCCATCACTCTGCATCCAATCAACGGTGTAGAGACGGAATTTGATAGCCTGCTGGACTGTTTTGCGAAGACGGTTGAGCATGAGAAGACCGTCTGGCGTTCGCTCCAGAAGATATATGACGCCGCTCTCAAGGCCAATGACGTTGAGGTTCGTGTCCTGCTTGAGGGCTTCCTCCAGGAGCAGATCGAGGAAGTTCGTACAGTGACGAATGTTTATAATAGGCTTAAACTTGTTGGTACTGATGGTACCGGCATTTTATTGATAGATCAAGAGCTAGGAAAACGATAAGCATTTTTCTATTTTGCTGATATTCTCTCAATTTTTGTTTTCTGCTGTCGGAACATGGTGTTCTTTGTGCGACTTTCCGAGCTTTTGCTGAAGCTGAAATGTTATTACGATGTTCTTCGGAAAACTGTCTTCCTTTCATTGCCTTAGAACGCAATAACTTTTGTTCTTCTGACATTGGTGCTCTTTTTGAAGTTTTTGGTTTTCTCATTTTTTCTTTAGTTTCTTCTGTATGCTTGAAGTTCTTTGCTCTTTTAGATATTTCTTCTTTGCGACGTTTTGCTTCTTCAAGACCAAACATTTCTTCGTATGTTTTTCCTTTATACGGAGCATTTTTTGCTGAATTTTTTGATATTTTATTTTTACTTTCAATGGAATGGGTTGAAGTATATTTTCCACCCAACGTAAGATTATATGTGTCTATCCGCGATAAGAAATGCTCATCTACTATACATGCTTCCCATTCCAATACATCTTCACGCGATAGACAATAATGAAGAATAATTCGTTCGAAGTTTTCTTTTCCGTATTTCTTGATTGCCTTTTGAATGGATATCCCTAAACCAAGATAACCATCAAGTTTCCAAGTTGAATGAACACCGACATAGATTTTTTTCATTGATGAGATTACGAGTGAGATAAACGATGTGCCACATGATTTCACCTCAATAAATAGACATGGCAGGGACATCAGAGTTTCACCTCCTCTGTTGGTCATCGATTGCCGTCGTGACCTTACCTGCTATTCTATTTATAAATTTGGAGTGAAAATCATCCTCATTGACCAGGAGCTTGGAAAACGATGAAAAATTTTGAGAAAATGATTGGGTTGCTTGAAGGTGTTGACAGAGAGCCAACTGCAGCACAAAAACACAAAGCTAAGATTGACGTTCTCAAGAAGCTGGGGTATAAGGTTACAGAAAGGGAAAATACCCCCCGGGAATCATAAAGCCTGGCTTTCTCATCCGAAGAGGAGTGATCACGATAGGGATGAGATTAAATCAGCCATAAGTTCTATCCCGGGATACTCTGCTGAATATGATAAAGGATTCGATCCTGATCGTCTCTATGTTCGTCGGAACGGTCAATCTATCGGACACGTTGTTCTTCAAGGCGGTTCCAGTTTGTATGTCGGAACATACAAACACAATGTATCAGGAAAAGAAGCATCTTACGGCTACGATCGATAACTAGATGTGATATATGAAAAGCATTCCAAGATTCATACGTCAAACAACTTCGAAACAGAGGGCTACTAATAATGAACAACTTTAGCAAACTGAAAACTCTCCTTGAGGAAACCCAACTCAAAGAGAGTTGGAAGTCATACGACCAAATCGCCGCAAATGCACATAAGGCATCTGAGCGTGCCGAATCCACTAATGACCCGGAAGACCATAACTTGGCTGCTCGTCTTCATTCAGCAGCTGGTGTTGTTGCCCAAGGGCTCGGCAAAGTAAAGGAAGCCGAAGAGCACTATGGAAAATCCGAAAAACACGAAAAGAAATCCTGGGGATATTAATGCTTCGGTTCGGTCAATTCATAACCGAAGACAGGGATAGAACAATCCTTACTCATAAGGGCTATTCTGTCATTCATTCTGTTCATAGTCGTGAGCAACTCGTGAAGAGAAATCGCGATGAAGGGAAGTTGAACGATCGCCGGACTGACTATCTGTTCCGTAAGGCTGTTGATCACGCTATCGCTGATCCTTATCTTCACAACAAAGAGGCAATGTTCTACAGCAAGAGCGTTGATCATGCTTTCGTTGGTGCGGTGGATCATGAGAAAAACAAATTAGGGTTATCACATGGATGCCCCATCGGTCCAAGCATGATCCGCCAAAGGTTGACTGGACACCGCCGCACCCCGAGTGGAACAAAAATATCGTAATCTCCCAAAACAAGAAGACGGTCCCGGTATTGATGGAGGGTGGGGAACGAGAGATTGAGTTGATTGAGATAGATTAGCCTCACCTGCCAAGCGTAGGAGGAGATAGAAGGTCGCCAGAAATGGCGGCCTTTTCATTTGACGAAAATTTGATAAAAGTGTTGACATCCATCATCAGTTCTGTTATTATGGAAACATAACAAATTGGAGGAATGAAAATGTTTAGATCTCACGAAGAATACGCCGATTCCCTTATTGACGAAGCATCTGAGATAGTACATCGGCTGCATAGTACCAACCGTGAAGTTTTCGGTCATGTTGACGAACAACACGCATACGACTTTCTGCGGTTGTTTATCTATAACAAGCCCAAATATAATCATCTTGCTACCGATGATGAGAAACTTGCTGCTTACGCAGCAGACTGTAATGCTGCCGATAAAGATTCTTACCACAACGCTCGTTACGCTCGATAGGAGGTTCACTATGTCCGCTTATGATGAGTACATTGCACGACGGAACGAATTTAGGAGACGATTATGATAGTGAATGATAACGGTGAAACGATAAAGGAAAAGAGTTTTCGACTCGACTCCGGGAAGCAGTCGAGCCAATAATTAATGAAATGGTAGAAGCCGGTACAACCATCCCTGAGATTTACTACCTTTTTGATGGCTTGAAGTTTGAAGGAATGATGAAAGTTCTGGAAATGAGATTTGATGGAAAACGATGAAAAAGACCATTGCGGTGACTGTCTACGTGGATGTTGAGGTGGATAAGGGCGGCAAGGAAGCATGCAAGCGGTTCGCCAAGGAGAGCGTTGTGGTGCTTGACAGAGCCGTTGCTGGCATTCACGGTTCCTTTTTCTCCAAACCATCAGAGAAACCCAAGTCCGCCGAGGTGTTCAGCGATGGTCACTACAAGAAACCAAAGAAGGAGAAAACGTCATGGCAAACGCAACCGAAAGAATCACTGAGCAGTTGAAGGAAGCCGGTTTCCAGTGTGCTGTAGCTGTCGCCACCGAAGCCGAGATCGCTAACGGCGCCGCCTGTGGTCAGCTGTCGATCATCACGGAGCAGTAACATGCCAACTTACGGAGAGTCAGCAGTGATGTGCATCTGTGCCGCGTCGATGACCTTAGAGGAGTGTTCCCTCGATTACCACATGACCGGACCGGCAGCGGATATCGACGCCGCGGTGCTTGTCACTGCTGATCTCCTGGGGTGTCTCAATGAAAGAATCGCCTAATGTCAAGAGTGGATGGTTCACTGATAACCGTAAGCACAAATATCACTTCTACCTTCCCAGCCTTGACTCAGCCTGTGGAGATTTGGTTCTCTCCAGCAGACCGTCGAAACGCGCACGGGAACTCGGTCTTGGTTTTCAACTCGGTGTACCTGCGGAGAAATGCTGCAAGAAATGTCTGAAGGCTCTTGAGGAGATTCAAAAAAGTAGTTGACATTCTCTTTTCCTTCTGTTATTATTGAAACATAATACAGAGGGAGGTAGACAATGAAAAAGAATGCCGAAGTAAACGGTTGGACTCGTGAGAAGGTAATCGCCTTGATCAACACCAACGATAAAGCTGTTGAGCGGGCGATGGTGGTTGTGTTTAACAACCAAACACGCGATGAGCAGCACATGGAAGCAACCACTCACAACAACGGTGTCGGGTTTGCTGCATGTGATGCTCGCAAGGGTACCTACTATGCCAAGTGGGTTCTTTCCGGTAAGCATCTTACTGGTCGGCATCTTGAAAGAGCCAGGAAAATGGCTTGCAAGTATGTCGGTCAACTGATGGTTGCTATCGCCAACAAGGCATAGGAGGACACTATGTCACGCAACGATAACTATCTCGAGCTCACTGATAAACTCGCAAAGCAACCCAACTATGAAATGGCCCTGAAGGTCGTTTATCAGTGGGTGAAGGACGGGTATATCTCATCCAAGATGATGGGTGATTTGAATGTTTACCAAAAGATCGCCGTAAAGCCCCTGGCTTCAGCCATGGGGAGACGTCAACTCTACAAAAAGTTCATTTATTAGTTGACAAATCTAAGGTGTTATGTTAGACTGTAACTATAAAAACAAACGGGAGGTAGGTCATGAAATCATTCAAAAGAAATATCGTTTTTGATGCTATCCTGAGGGAAGCAGAAGCAGCAGCAGATGTTGCCGCAAAAGCATGGCTCGCTGCAGCGGAGAAACGCGGGGCCGGCATTTCGGTCCATGAATGCTCGTTGTTCGGTGGAGCAACCGGTCCTGCTATCGGGTATATGCTGGATGTCTGTGGAGGCGGCTACATCGCCATCCGGGACGGCCGCAAGAAGTTCACCAAGTACCTAATCGAGCTCAAGAAACTTGAGTACGAGCAACGCTTTGGTAGGAAGCCCGGCCCAGGTTCTGTCGGAAAATACTGGGACGTCCGGCACTCCCTGTCCATGCGTCAAGAGATGGGGTTGCATGAAGTATCACTCCACGCGTTCTTTGATGTGTTGAAAAAGCATGGGGTTTCTGATGGTATGTATGTTCGGACCTACATCGATTAGGAGGTTGACATGAAAACAATAAGCATTGAAAAATGCCCATTATGTCATTGTGTTGACTTCGAAACCTTCTTTGCATCGCATATTGTAAAAATGACATCGACGGGTCATGAAATACGTCGACATGAAATGATGGCATGCAGCAACTGCGGGTTGGTCTTCAAGAAGCACGTGAAAGAACCATCGGATTTCTGTGAATGCGGAGCTGAATATCATACTTATGACGGTATCAAGATGTGTCTCAAGTGCAATAGGATAGGAGGTTGATATGCCATCCGATATGTCATTGTGAACGGTGTTCGGTACGAAGAAGCTGAAGGTCAAAAAACAGCGAAGTAAAAAATGAAGATTTTGAAGGGATTTGATAAATAAAACGTTATGAGAAAAGCGACTGTTAACATAGCCATCCAGGCACGGAAACACGAAGGAAAATGCGGAGCCGCCTGTGCTTGCCCAGCAAATATCCCCTGCTGTAAACAAGGTCGCGGTTTCGTGAATTTTGAGCAGATTAACGATCCCGGATCTTCGGAGCTATCTTTGAGTTAAAATCATTCACATATGATTTGACGAAAGGTGGCTCCAGAAATAGAGACCACCTTTTTCTTTATGCAAACATGCTCCTATGGTGAAACGGCATCACGGTCCCCTGATTAGGGACAGTTCGGGGGTCAGAACCTCGTAGGAGTACCAAGATATGCACCTGTAGCTCAGCGGTAGAGCGGAGTCTTGATAAGGCTCGGGTCGGAAGTTCAATCCTTTCCAGGTGCACCAAGAAATATCAAAGAAATGGGACTGTAGTGAAGCTGGTGCTCACGCATGGTTGAAGCCCATGAGATGACGGTTCAATCCCGTACGGTCCCGCCAACATTCCGGTCAGGTCGACATGGCGGAGACGGGTGGCTGTTACCCACCAAGGCCCAGATCGTTGCTGGGGACCGGAGCCATAGGAGAAAGTCATGCGAAAACGCAAAGCACGAAAAAAGAATAAAAAAGATGTTGACAGGATAGGAAGAAGATAGTAAACTGGATTTACAAGTTGGATGGAACCGGAATACAACATCAGGTCCCAATATGGGTGCCGGTTCCAATAGTTCTCTAAAATTTCATACCCGCTCGGAAATCCGGACCAAGTGGTTGTTAACACGATAATACCACTAATGAGCAAATGGTTGGACTTGGTAACGGAATGCCTGTAAAAAATCACTGGGGGATTGGCTCACCCCCGGCACGATTTGCAAGAGGATGTTCCCTGCCGTCGGGAGCAAGGTGTTCATTGTCGATCCTCGGATGAGGGTTGATGCAAACACAGACGGCAAATTTGGACCGTGGGACGGCAGGTGTGGTCACTAGCCTTTCAAGCTAGTCAGATGGGATCGATACCCATACGGTCTACCAAGAAACAAAAAGATAAAAAAGACAAAGAAGATGTTGACAGGAACTGAAGAAGATAGTAAACTGGATTTACAAGTTGGATGGAACCAGAAGAAACTAGAAGACATTGTTCTGTGAAAACCAAATAGCAGTGAATACGCAGTAAGGTAAGGCCCACCGCGGGTAGTCCCAAAAGCGGCCACTAAAATGAAGAAGCTGACTTGGCCGGTTCCGAAAGGTTCCACAGCGGGTAATCTAATGGGGCGCCCGCCTCGTACAACCAAGTTGGTTCTGATTGGCAACCCGCTTTCAGCATTTACTCTTTCAAGTCATTTCGTGAATGTGGCACCTGGTTGACGCCCGGGCCTACGCTGGAAGACACGAGTGATGGGGTGAACGTCGCACCCAAAAGTTCAAGCCTTCATCCTGCGGGGTGTTTGGCTGGTCGGAAGGTTGAGCCAGCGAGTTCCTTCCGACTTCGGTCGACGTGGTGTCAAGGCAAGAATCGCCTGACTAACAAAGGGCTGGCAATTTACGGGGACGGTCGTCTAATTATAAGACATGACATGCCGCTACAGGCGAAGTCAGATCCTGGGGGAAGTGCCCAAGCAACCCCACCAAACTTTCAGATGTCGGGACGGCTAGCTGTGCACGGCAACCTCGGTTCGAGTCCGAGGATCTGAAACAATTTTCGGTCTATTGGTGAATGGGTATCATGTAAGCCTGTCACGCTTACGTACCGAGTTCGAGCCTCGGATAGACCGCCCTTGATTGTCGTGCTTATGCGTAGAGACCTCATGTGATCCTTGCCAACCACGACCCGGCTTGGATGTACCAGATGTCTACGGTGGCTGGGTAAAGACCGGGTTTGCTGACCTTTCGTGGAGGGAAGGCGGCACTGATCACAAAAAATGATGCGGGTTAGGGAAGAGGTCATCCCATCGGGTTCATATCCCGGGAATCAGTGGTTCGAATCCACTACCCGCAACCCATAACAGAAATGGTCAGGGGAGTATGGAGTGGTCACGGCGTTGTGCCGCGGACGCCGTACAGAAACCAGACAAGTTCTGCCTGAAGGTTGGCCAGCCGGAAAGCAGGGCGTGCATGTGGGTGTATAGGTCAAGGGGCGACCAGTGGGCTTCCAACCCACTCCGAAAGGGCGGAGTTCAACTCTCCACACCCGCTCCAAGAAATGAAAAGATTTGTGGTCAGACGAATTGTCAACCGTAGCACTACCGCTAAGAGGGTGCAACTCCCAGAAGTAAATCGAGGTGGTATCGAAGGTTGATTCGGGCGTCATGAACCCGATATCTCTAGACCACAACCGGAATATTGCTTCAAAGCTCGATTGGTTGGCCGTGGACAACGTATAAAGGAACGGTCATTCTGTAAAAATTCGGTGAGTAAGTCAGTGGTAGACAGCCAGCTTTGGAGCCTGGTAGCCATCGGTTCGAATCCGATCTCACCGACCAGATTACTGATGATGGATAACAGCCGAACCAGTTTGAGTCCGCGGCTCAAGATTGGTCGGGTGGCAACACATCGAGAACAAGTCATCAGCGATCCAAATAGCTGGCGGAAAAGATAAGTAAAGACTGCTACCAGCCGAGAAGTCATGCACGAGAAGTTTCTTGAACTGAATACCGTTACCAAACGCTGGAGGAAATAATCATGAATGTCTTTGCCTACTTCTTCTCCCATTAGGGAAGCCGCTAAAGGCTCCCGAGAAAGGAGAAGAGAAAATGTCCAGAACTTTCGGTCACAAGAGGAACTGGTACAGTGTCGTAAAGAAAGCTGTCAAAGAAGGCAGCAAGACCTTCAGTCGCGCTGATGCCAGGAAGAAGCTTGAGATCATCAAGAGTGATCTTGAGAAAGCTGATGAGGTCGTGTTCTACCGTTATCAGGACTATGACGATTGGTGGAACTATGACTAGTAGAAAACGCCCTGCCCGGTGGACCCGGACCTGACGCTTCGAACGTCGGAGGCACTGTTCGATTCAGTGGTGGGGTGCCAAAGGAGAAAGTAATGAGCCGAACAATCCAACGAGAACTGTCCGATAAGAAGATGTACTCCGAGAAGGATGTGGTGTTGTTTCTTGAAAAGTTTCTGAAAGACTCTTCATGTGGTGACATGTTCGATGGTCAGCCGTGGGGAGAGGTAGAGAACGAACGGTTGTACTTTGCTCTGTCAGAAATTGACTGCGGTAAGTTTAAGGTGACTGAATAATGGCAAGAGTTCTTGTGGAAATGGAAGTTTGGGTTGAGGAGATTAATGAAGATGATCCCGAGGTCGTGGAAGAGATCGTAAGAACTATCATCAATGACGGTGCAGACTCAACTGCTTCATCCGTCACCATCCATTCAGTAGAAGTTCAATAATCACACCCTGCCCGACGGACTTGGCTCTTGCGCTACGAACGCAGGAAGAGTGGTTCGACTCCACTGCGGGGTGCAAAGGAGGGATAGACAAAATCTATCCCTCCTTTTCTATATCTTTTACATCAAAATCCCGCCTGTAATCCACTTTCTTTCCCAACCCGTTTGTCCACTATTCCCACCTTATTTCCATCAAAAAAGTATTGACAAACCATCTCTTCGGTGTTATTCTGTTTATGAGAAAATGAAACGGGAGGTTGCTATGTTCAGGTCAGATGCAGAATATCTTCAGGAAATGATGGAACTGGTCCTGGAAAGACACAAAGGCCAGGTTGATAGGAACGGACATCTTTATGTCCTCCACCCCATCCGAGTGATGATGGCATGTGAGACTGTTGAGCAAAAGCTCATCGCTCTGGGCACGACCTACTCGAGGATACCAAAACAACCTATGAAGAGCTGGTTGAGAAGTTCGGTGTTCGGACTGCAAACGGGATCCGAACAGTATCCAATCTCAAAACACTTCCTTACCCTGTATTCATTCAATCAGTTATCGATTCCGAAGATTACGATGCGATCTACGCCAAACACAAAGATCTGAAAGATAATATGTCTGAGGAGCGACTCAATAACCTGGACGCAGATACCAGAAAAAGACTGCTCAAGAAATATATCCCAGCAGTCAACCAGATTCAAATGAAACTGGAGGAGATGGTGAAACAATGAGACTAGTCAAAACTCTGGATGGTCGCCAGTTTTATGTCCCAGAACAGTCAGAGGGGGAAGTGGAAGCGTATGTTATCTACGATCCGAATGGTTATTATGTTGGCGAAATTGACTTGTCACCGTTCGTTATAGCCAACAAAGATACTGAATACATCGAGTATAAACGCAAGCTGGAAAGAATGCAACTTGCCGGTTATATCGTCGAACAAAAGAGAGGATATAATCAATCTAAACAATGAGGAGGTATTATGATGAACCCGTGGGTTAGTATTCCAGGAACGTTGTTATTTGATCCTCCTAGAGATGGGTTGAAGAAGACCCATCGCGGCGGTTCGAACTGGGCCGTCATTCAGGTCGATAACGGCATCGGCTACTTCTACCGCTGGTGGGTACGGAAACGCTACGGCGTCATCCTGCAGCCGCCGGTATGGGGTTGCCATTGTACCGTTATCCGCGACAAAGACCGTGTTGAGATCCCGAGAAACATCGCAGAGGCACTACATGGCTGCAAGGTCGTGCTTGAGTACTCTGTGGAATGGGAAAAGCACTGGAATTTTTTTACATTACCTGTAATTAGTGAAGATGCAACGAATCTCCGACAGCAACTCGGGCTGAAAGATTATCCTCTGCACATAACTTTCGGACGGATTGTGTAAAAACCGTTGACATTTCTTTTCTCTTCAGTTATAATAAAATCATAATCAAGGAGGAAAAAATGCAATACGGTCTTAATTATGAAAATGAACAGATGATGATAGAAAAGCCAAAGAAAAGAAAAATGGAACTTATACTTTTCGCGGAGTTGCATTCCGAGTAATAGATGGAATTATAACTCATTTTTCTGTGGATGGAAAAATATTTCAGCGGTGTAATGGTTTCAATGTTTATATCGGTGAAGTTCCCGGACCATGTGGATATTATCCCGCAGAAGCCAAAAAAAGCTCTTTCAAAGATTTAGGAGGTAAATAATGACACTCGACAGATTTCTTTCTGAAATGGCAGAAGACATCGAGCGGTTCCGTCAGTACTGGGTAGAGAACCACATGGAAGACCCGAATGGATTTCCGATGGAGATGTCAGCGGATAATGCCGGAGCATGGTTCGAGCAGTTCGAATGTTTCCGTGAACTGAAAAGATTCGAAAATTTCAGAGAACCTGAATGATGTTACCCAAATGAAACCGCGGATGACTGTCATAGGGAGCACTGAGACTTTCGAACTTTGTAGGAGACTCTTCCCGGAGTTCGACGTGTTCCTTGCAGATGAACCCAGAGATGACCGCAAGGCATCCATAGAAGACTTCTTCGAGTAAAGGAGAGCACCATGTTACTTTTCAGAATCAAAAACACCAAGACCGGGCAGTATTCCAAGGGTGGTCATCAGCCGTGGTTCTCCAAGAAAGGTAAGATCTGGAACGGCCGAGGCCCCTTCCATGGACACCTGGCTCTGTTCAACGACGATCGACATGGGCTGAGACTTCCGAAGGAATACAAGGATTGCGTGGTGGAAGTTATGGTGGTTGGGGAACAACCGACCTGCACCCAGTCCGTCGAAGAATACTGCAACAGCGTTGGATATTCCGCGAAATAAATTTGACAGACCATTTCGTTCATGTTATTATAGAAACACAATAAGGAACGGAGGAAAAAATGAAAAACCCAGAGATCAGAGTGTTCGTTGTAGGTTCGGCCAACGGCGGAAAGTCAACCGTTGTGGAACTCATCGCAGAACGGCTGGCCGACCTCGGTGTTCCGGTTGAAGTCAAGAAGATTTTCGACGAGGAGGCTCCACGCCGCCCTGCCACAACCACCTACAGATGTCTCGATGCTCTGAAAGAAAGAGGCATCACGGTGAAGGTTGAGGAAGTTCAGTCGATGCGGAATCTGTCTGAAGGGATAAGGAAGTTCTACCACGTCGGATAAATCTCAAGAACCTTGGTAAGGAAGAAGTCGCCGGTTCGATCCCGGCCATCGGCTCCACAATGCACCACAAGCATTGAGATATGATGCCCTGTTTCGTAAACAGGAAGAACAAGGTGAGAGTCCTTGGTGGTGCTCCAAGATATTATGCTGGTGTGACCCGAGTGGTTGCATCCACTAACGACGATGACGGATGTATTGCTCTTACTTTCGATTGTTCTGGGTTTGATGCTTTCAATCGGACTGTCGCTAAGAGAGAGTGGTATAACCCAAACACCAAACAGCACGATGCGACCTACTTCGAGTATTATGAGCGGAAACCCAGAGATATAGTTCCGCTCGTCGAATCCTGGTACTTTGCTATTTCTGACATCGAGGACGGTTCTGCTGAGAAAGAGTTCGGTCACTTCGAGGTGGAGGACACGAAGAACGACTCAGTGTTCTACCTCTATCAGAAGGATGTTGAACTCGGATGCAAAATGACCTATGTTCAGTGGCTTGAAGACAAAGTCATGGCTACCCTGCTCTGAGGTAAACAATGCTCAAAAAAAGAACTTTTGCAATCGATGTCATTGAAGTTGAGAATGGAGAGAAGTTCATACCAATCGAGTTGCTTCCCACCTACGTTCAAGCAGCTGCGTCAAAAGCGATTGTCGCATTGATAGAAGACCTTCATGCCCAAGGGTTTATTTCTATCAGGGAACGGGATGAGATGCTGGAAACATATGACGCGAACAGCTCATTGGTTCCTGAATAATCAAATACCCTCGTGGTCCAAAGGATGGGCTCCGCACTCCTAAGGCGGTGAATGTCGGTTCGAGTCCGACCGAGGGTGTCAGATATAAAGAAAGACATCCATATGTTAAATCAAAAGTCAGAGGATGATTTCTATAAAGCACTACGGGTTATCATTGATCGCATTGACCAAGCGAAGTCAACTCGTGATGCTGATGTTATTTGTTTTGATATTGACCAACTCAGTAAGGAGTACAAAGAAATATTTTCCGGACATTACGGTAAGCAGATTCTCCGTGATAAGAAACAGAGTGTTTTGGACCAACTGAGTGTTCACTGTAAAATGAAGGGCATACGATAAAAGTGATTGACACCAACAATAAAGTATGTTACTATCTAACTATACTAAAACGGAGGGTCAAATGAAGAAAAATCAAGATCACATCAATTCAGTTATTCGTTACTTCAACGAAGAATTTCCAATGCTGGAACGAGCAATGGATTTCATAAATGAAGTACATGATCTCCACGACATAGATATAAAAACAATCAAGAAAGTTGCGAAGGATCATGAAGTTGATTATAGAGATATAATAATGATGATCAGACTATTGGAGCATGAGTGTGTTTTGTGGGAGAAATCCAACCAAATATAAACGGAGGTCACCATGAGATACCAAGAGCTTTACGAACAGATCGCCCCGGGCCATTTCCGCCCGACCGTTCCTTTCTTCGACGGCATCCCATGCGACTTCATGGTGGACCGCCACATTGTCTCGGATGAGAAGGGAGAGTGGCACTGGGTTGAGCTCGGCCGCCCGGTGTTCGTCATCAACATCTGCCGGATGCTTGAGCACATCGATCCGGAATACTTCGAGTATGACGGCGATTATGATGGGCACATGGCCAATACCGAGTTGGCTGAGCAGAAGATGCGGGAGTGGGCCAAGCGGAACAACTTCTGCTTCTATGCCGCTCCTCGTGAAGACTTCTCTACCACAGCGGCATGCCGGGAAGCCTATGCTGGCGGTTTCAACGGTGTCATCATGGAAGACCTTTCATAACACATGCCCCATCCGGCGGATCCGGACTTGAGTCTTCTAAACTCGAAGGGAAGTTTCAACTACTTCATGGGGTGCCAAGGAGAACACATGAAACAAACATTGAAAGATCCAAATCCAACAGAACGAGTATGCTATCACGATTGGAAATTCACAGGCCGTGACAGGAACGGTAATGCCACCTACACATGCAGCCGCTGTGGAGAATCATATTGACTGTCGATGATCTGCTGAAAGCCATTGAGAACACCACACCTGAGGAATGGCAAAGACTCAGAGAGCAACTCCGCTTACAGGAGAAAAAACTCAATGACCTTTGTGCAGCGGGTAAACATCAAGACATCTCATCAATCCTACCTTCTCTGGAAGTGATGCCTAGTGGAGATGTTCAAGATGTGGCCGAAGTGTTTATGAAAAGGTGGAAACACTATGTTCACCATCTGATAAATAACAATTTCCAAGAAAAGGAGATTCATCATGGCAAAGCCCAAAGGTTTCAAGAAATATGTCACTGAAGAGAAGGAAGGCCGGAATGTTTATGCTTATGTTGTTCACCAGGACACAAAAGGTGATCGTTATGTTCTGAACAAGGACAAGAGCGCATTTATTCCAGCTGAAGTTCGCAACGAAAAAGGTGAAATGGTAAGTAACCTTCATAACGCTCATTCCGTTCATGTCGGCCATTCAACCAGTTATAAAGGGCTCACGCCGGCACACCGCAATCAGATCTTCTCGTCGGTTCCTGCTCAGGTTGGACACATCGACAAATATGAACACGATGTTGACGTGATGGATGAGTTTCAACTCGGCGCCGGCTCTGCGGTACACCACACCCAAAATTTGGATGTCGAAGACTAACATCCAAAAGGAAAATAACGAATGTTCGGGAACATCTATCAGCACTTCAAAGGGAACATCTACGTCGAATTGACTCGGGCAGTGGATTCAGAGACACAGGAAGAGGTCGTGGTGTACTACCAACTCTCCGAACCCGACAAGATATGGACACGACCTGCCAAGATGTTCGATGAAGAAGTAGAGAAGAATGGAGTGATGGTACCGCGATTCAGAAAAACCGGTGGGATCATCACGCTGCCTGCGCAGTATTACCAAAACGATTCTTCACCATGTGATGCATGCGGATGCAACCCAAAAAACGGCGGTAGTGGAATATGCAACTGCACACTGGGCGGACCAACGATTACGTGTTGATAAAATGTCCTGGATGCGGCAAGGATGCCAAGAATTATCCAGGACATACACGTGATCTTGAATGTAGCCACTGTAATCTCAGGTCATTCATAAGATGAAACTGAAACCCTTTGAGCGGTTGTACACCATAGATGCGCCTCACTTCAACGCTGGTTGCATTGCACCGATGGGTCAGAAAGTAACAGCAGCTGCCCCGATCATTCACTACATGGTCGGGTGGGACTACAACAAGATCGCCACGTACACGACGAAGAAGGGATGGAAGATGTCATTCCAAGATATCGACGTGTCGGAGGTAACGAATGAGAAGAAGCAGAAACCTCGTTCTCTTGTAGATTTTTTCGATTAGGACTATTCTTGCAGTTATCGAAATGATAACGTTTCAGTCCATTAGTTCCGCCTTCTTTATTACAATAGGGGCACACACTTTTCGATTTAGGTTTTCTGAATTTTTCTTTTGCTTCTTCGGATAATGTTTTTCCTTTTAGGCTTGAACCTTTGCCGCGTCTTGCATTACCGATGTTTATTTTTGCACTATCCGATTTTGGTTTTCTGAGTTTTTGTTTTTGTTCTTCGGTCATCGGTCTAGACATTTTAAGTTTTGTTTCCTGGGTATGTGTTTTTCCTAACATTCCCATCGATGGTTTATTGATATTCCAATTTCTGATTTTTTCAATAGATTCGGGTTTATGTTTTCTACCTTTCCAAACAACATTACCAGTCGCAGCAACACTTAGTTTTTGTCGTGTTTCATCTGTAATGACTTGTGTTTTCCTTGCATTTCTTATTTTTTCTTTTGTTTCATTTGAATGTGGACCGTGAGAATAATTCAATTTGAGCCAGGTATAATCTTTTGATGTATACGTTCCGCATTCAGTCATTCGATTGAGCGCTGTTGCCATCTTCGGACCCTTGATCTTATGACCTCTCCATATACGAGCAAGAAGCAGATGAGCAATGAAATGAGCTTTATGGGGTAGATGCACTCTGTTCCAACGACCATCAATGTCTTCAATGTTATCGACTTCAGCGAATGATTTTGGAATAATGTGATGGTTGTTGGTTTGAAATTTGACTTTTGGATGATTGATGTACTTGGTAATAAGCTGATCGTAAATGGACTGGTAATTCATGATTCACCTCAGAAAGGAGTGTGATGGGACAGCGGAGTTCACCTCCTCCGTTGGTTGAAGTCCCGCAACCTCAACCTAACCATCATATCTATTTATATGAGACGATCAAGAAATCTTGCTAAACGAATGAAGCGCTTTAGAAGTAGACTAGTAGGAGGTGGAGTTCATAGGGACGTCGGAGCTATCTATCAGTACTTCCGACGATATCTATATGAGCATCAGCTCGACCCGTTGGTGATGGCTCATGTCCAGTTCTTGACCGACGGAAACATCTCACCACTGAACAGAGCATGTGAGGAGCTGTTGAAGAACGTGTTCACCTGTAAGATATGCGACCGGGAGATGATCCACCACATCGAGGAGCATCATCTGGTGCCACGGTGCTTCAAGGGGAAGCAGACCATCGACATCCACCGGATCTGTCACCGGAAGATCCACTCGGTCCTGACGGAGAAGGAACTGGAAACCACTTACAACACCGTCGAGGCTCTGCGGGAACACCCGGAGATTGCCAAGTTCAGAGAGTGGGTCGCAGGGAAGCACCCGGACTTCGTGGTGGACTTCAAGATGTCCGCGAATATGAAGTCAAAAAAGAGAAGAAAATAGAACCCCACGAACCCGGGCAATGACCTACGACCATAATGGCGGAGAAAGTCCTCTACCGGATCGCACCCCGGGGTTCCCGGATAGGGGTCAGGAATCATTTCCTGACCCCATTCTTTTTGAATGGATAAATAAAGGAAACGGAATTTCCACTCCAAAGGGAGACAGATAATGACAAAAAAAGAATACCTTCAGAAAATGGTCGTGGAGCGGGTCCAACAAAACCTGCTCCGCGAATCAAACACCTCGGCTGATGCGGCTACGTTTGCAAAACTGAACCTGCCGCTCGTCAAGAAGATCTATCCGGACATGTTGGCGTCTCAGATCTGTGACGTCCAACCGTTGCATGGTCCGCGTGGCATCATCTCGGCTCTGTTCAGTTACTATAAACCAACCGAAGATGTCAATCTCGAGAACGCTCGGATCTTTGAGGTAGACACCACCGCAGGGTTAGTGACTGGACAGATTCAGGTTATTGGTGCAACGACCTGGCAGATCGAGTACATTGATGGCAGCGGAAAGGCGTTCCTTGCTATCGCTACTGTCGGCCCAAATGCTCCAGTTGCTCCTGGTACTGCGTTCGGTGCGGCGACGGTAATAATTACCACAATCAACCGGGCGTCTGTGAAGAAGATCTTCCGTCAGTATTCCGGACCGTACACCAACGACATCGTTGTTCCTCGTCAGATTGGACACGAGATCAGAACGATGACCGTTGAAGCTAAGTCCAGAAAGCTCAAGTCGGTTATCTCCAAAGAGAAAGTCCAAGACTGGGAGAGGATCTATGGTGAGAAGGCATACGACCTGATCGCTGAGAACCTGGGAAATGAGATCATCCAGGAACTGGACATGGAGCTCATCGATTACATCAGGTCCATCGCTACTCCGATGCCGGACGTTGTTCTTTCCAACTCCTACGGTACCCAGGGCGATATGATGGCTGTTGGAAACGATCTGTATGTCAACATATTCTTCGCTGCGGAACAAATTGTAAAGGCAACCAAACGGAACAGGACGATCTTCATTCTCGCTGATGCAACAACGATCGGGTTGCTCCTGACCAACCCGCTCCATACGACAGTGAGTGACGACGAAGACAATCCGTTCTACGTCGGTAAACTGGGAACCTACAAGCTCTACGCAGATATCTACAGTGAAGACCATTATGTTGCTGTAGGTTATCGTGGTGAGAACCATGGGGATGGTGACACTGGTATCATCTACACCCCATACATGGACTACTTCCATCAGAGCACTGATCCCGAGACGTTTGCAGAGAAATTCCTCAGCATGTCCAGGTATACGTTCACCCGCCACCCGCAAGATCAAGGAACTGGCCTCGGTGATAGTGACTTCTTCAGATCTTTTGCTGTTGACCTTTCTGGTCTGAATAACTACACTCCCTGATGAATAATTCACCTATCAAAAAGCAGACAGCGACTCGCGTGATTGCAGTCGCTGTCTGCCCCACTTGTGATGAAGCGATTGAGATTTATGATCCAGTCGACTTTGTCTATCTAATTGACAACGTCAGTCCATCATACACATTTTCCACCATCTGTGGAAAATGCCATACCCGCCTTTCGGTTACTGCAAAAATAACCTGTTCCATCAGTAAAAAAGTAGTTTAGAAATTTGACATCACCTTCCGGTCATGTTATTATGGATACATAATAAAGAACGGGAGGAAACAATGAAAGAAAAATGTTTGAATTTTTGGGCGAAACACCCGGTACTGCATTGTGTTGTTACCTATCCCATCCTAATTGTTTTCTTTCTTGTTCTGGGTGTGATTCGGTTGATTGCTGATGCATACCACGAAGCAGTTGCTTCGGCTAAAGACACGTATGGTGAACTTACCAACGCTCTTAACCAGATCAATCGGCAAAGTGAAAAGAACCGCAAGTCACTGAAAGAGAAACTTCAGTCTCGAATACAGAAAGCCTAACGGAGGCGTAATGTCTGATAGCTCTGACCCGATCACTATGTTCGACCGCATCAAGGAGATAGCAGCAACTATCTTCATGAGCCCTGCATGCCTCCTGGGATTCCATGACTACGAGGTAGTCAGTGAGATCTCGGTTGAGAATGCCGAAAACATCATGAAGCAGAAGTTCATCCTCGAGGAACAACTTGAGGAAGAGTATGTGATTAGATCGTTTGAGTCTACCCACATTGTCAAGCCGCTTCAGAAGAGGATCGATACACTCCTCCAGATCAAGGTCTGTATGTGCTGTGGTAAGGTCCAGGACAACATCTATAAGTACACGGTAAAGCGAGGAACTGCCGCTGGACGAAAGTACAATCGAATGATGGACGCTCGTGAATACTTCCTCATCTATCAGGAAGGTCTCAAGCAGGTGGAAGACGAGAACGAAGACGACGAATAAAAATCGAAGATTTTGAACGAGATTGATAAATAGTTATCCAGGAGACAAGAACCATGAAAAAGTTGCACATGCTACAATTAGGCTATCATCTTTATCTGCTTATGGAGGTAAGCGGCTGACGTAGCAGTGTGATTGATTATACATCAACTACCGTGTTAGGCCGCTACTCCATAAGGATAGCGGCTTTTTTGTTGATTGAAATTTCACTTTTTTGAACCTACTATTATAAATAAGTATAGGAGGGTTCAAAAATGATATGTGAAAATTGCGAACAGGAACACAATGGAACATATGGTGCAGGAAGGTTTTGTAATGTGAAATGTGCGAGGGGATTTAGCACTAAGAACAAAAGAACAGAAATAAATGAGAAAGTGAGTAAAAAACTCACTAATCGGAAATGCACAAAAGAAACAATAGAAAAAAGAATTATAACTAGAAGAATGAATGGAAAAAAACACAAATGCTCAGAGGAAACAAAAGAAAAAATAAGCAAATCTCTGAAAAACAAAAAGGTATATCCAAAAAACATAAAAGAAATTCCAAACCGAACAGTTGCTAAAATCATAAATCGAATGAACATTGGATGTTCAAGCTGTGGGTGGAATGAAGCAATAGGAGACATACACCACATAATACCAAGAAGCAAAAATGGTAGTAATAACCACGACAATCTTACGTATCTTTGCCCGAATTGTCATCGTTTGGCACATTCCGGTAAAATAAATTCATTTATAACATTACAGGAACACATCGGGGGAAAATGGAAAGAATATTATTTTCCTGAACTTGCAGGATTGGATCTATCGTCTAAAGGCTAAGGCCCCGGGCCGTAACCCCGGCAATCTCTGTTCGAGTCGGAGTAGATCCACCAATCATGCCATGGTAGACCCGTAAGGAGCGGGAGCGGTCTGTAAAACCGTAGGGAAACCCCACCAGGATCGTTACCTGGACATGGCACCAAAGCACACGGTCGTCTGATGCAATTGGCAGACATTCGGGCCTCAGAAGCTCGATCTTTCCGGTTCGAATCCGGAGGCGACTACCAGCAGCATCCCGCGTATCTGAAGGGAATTGGTATACCTCCTAGATCGAGAGTCTAGGGCTTCCGGGTTCGACCCCCGGGGTACGCACCAACATAACATCATGCCTGCGTGCGCTAATCGGTAAAGCGGCTGGCCTCAAAAGTCAGTGAATGGCGGTTCGAATCCGTCGGCAGGTACCCGCGAACCATTTTTGTACCCACTTTTATAAATAACAATGGAACGTTATTCTGAAGTGGAGTACATGAATGAGAAAGCAGAAAAAGTTTCATTACATCTATAAAATCACAAGAAACGATGGGAAGTATTATATCGGTCTTCATTCAACCGATAACATTGATGATGGGTACTTTGGAAGTGGAAAGAGACTTCGTTACAGCATCAGGAAACATGGCAAGGAAGCACATACCAAGGAAATTATTGAGTTTCTACCTTCTCGTGAAGAACTGAAAAACGAGAAAGAGAATTGGTAAATGAAGAATGTGTTGCTGATCCGTTGTGTATGAATCTGAAACTCGGTGGAGAAGGTGGTTGGGACCATGTTAATAATGATATGTCTGAAGAAATACGAGAGAAAAGATTAAAAGGTAATACATTAGGTGGTAAAAATCGGTGGAATAATGTTTTAAGAAATCCGGAATTATTGGAAAAGCATAAACAAATTATTTTATATGCATTGGAATGTGCCAGAAAATCACCTAATTATAAACCATTAAACGGAGATCAAACATATGCGAATTCTCCAGAAGCGAAGAAAAAACGCAAAGAAACAATGGCTAAAAACGGTCATCAACAAGGTGAGAAGAACAGCCAATTCGGAAAAATGTGGATAACCAATGGAAAAGAGTCAATGAAAATAATGAAAGATGATCTTATTCCTGAAGGTTGGCGAAAAGGAAGAATATGTGCGAGCATGGTGGAATGAAGACACATCGGGTTTAAGCCCCGAGGCCGAAAGGCATGAGAGTTCGAGTCTCTCTGCTCGTACCATTGTAACATCAGTTTTGCAAAGTAACATTCCGGGTGTTATCATGCAGAAAATAGTTGACAAGTTCCTCCAAATGTTGTATTATCAAATCATAATCAACGAGGAGGTAAGTCATGTTTAGAAAAATGAATCCTAAGTTCCTTGAAAACCTTCACATTCTCAGCATACTGTTTCTGTGTCCGTTTACATGTGCACCGATCATCTCACTGATGCTCTTTGGCGATAAGGTAACCGCCATCGGCTTCATTCCTTATGCCATTGTTTGGTTCTGGATGAATGATAACATGATTGAAGCAGGACGCTATCATGACTATATGAAAAAGCGGGAGGGGAAGTAATGAATCTCGCTGCTCTCGAAAATCGTCGGGATGAACTGATCATGCAGTTCCGTAAGGGCGATCGGACTGATGCTCTTTACGATGAGTTCAGAGAGATCAACAGAAAAATAGCAGATCTTCGCGGTCCGGAGGTCAAAATCGAAAGGGGCTGGGTAGACGCCCAAAGGGGGAGAACGAATGAGTGATCTGAAGCTGCTGAAGTGTGGACCAGAGTTGTATATTGGGAAAGAAGGGCCGAATGGGATGTATGTAGACTGTTTCCTGGTCCGGTATCAGATGACTCCGCAAGGTATGCAAGTGGGGATCATGCCGCCGTTCGCACCGTTCTCCGACGAATCCATCAGCCTCTCGAAGGACCAAGTGATCGCCGCCATCGACGCTCCAGATGACATGAAGAACGCGTACATCCAGAGCACGACGGGTATCCAGATAGCTCCTGCTAACGTGCCCGGTCTGAAGCTCGTGTAGGACCAAGGCTCGGGGTCAGGGACCAGGGACGCCTCATAAGCATCCCTAGCGCGGATCGTTACCGCGACGAGCTACCGGTGACCGTGGTGTAGAGGTTTAGCATCGTTGACTGTGACTCAACGGGGGAGGGTTCGAACCCCTCCGGTCACACCCATCCATAAATAACCACATACCACAACAAAGGAGGTGAACCCGGGTTTCTTCCATTCCAACTCATTCATAGGAGATCCGTGTGAGCGACAAGAAATTGGTAGGTGGGTACTGTAATTATTCCAAGAATGCAAATCACAGTTGTTTAGCTGCAGGAAAAGGAGCAATGAGTTGTAGAAGCACCGATTGTCCGGGTCCTGAATCGGAAGTTTTCGAGATTCCTGGATTTTCCAGGGGTGAAGAAAAACCTGCCTATAACTACAAGTCAATGTAATCAAAAGGAGGCTTCAGCCTCCTTTTTCTGTTGACATCAGATATGAACTTTGATATTATCTAATCAAGGTTGATGAACAACACTGATTGGAGGATATCATGAATACCATTTCTACCAACATGTTCACCGTGAATAAAGAGACCAAGGTGTTTTCCGCTGAAGCCTCTTCCCTTCCCGATGATTTCAATCCGATGCGGGTGTTCGCTCTGAAGTCTCATATCACTCTTGCCGAAGCCGTCTTCCAGTACGAGAAGACCGATATTCAGGGCGGTGAGATCCAGGGTTGGTGGTTCGCAGTTCTGCCTCGGTTCGTTGATAAATATTCACATCTTGCTGGGTGGAAGGTTCTCATCATCAATGACTAGCGAACTCATAATCTCAACAATTATCATCCTATTCGGTGTTCTGATTGGATGGATACTATGGCAGATCATCCTGGTACCACTGGTCATAATGATAATCTTCATCGGAATTGGGTTGGTGATAAACGGCATAAGTGAGATAAAGAAGAAATAATGCAGCTATTTCATTTCTCGTTTCTTATTTCAACAATCTTCGTCTTAGATGGCCTTCGCTTATTTTCTTTTTTGTTTCTTCTGATCTAGGTCTTCTAAGTTTTGCTTTCGTTTCTTCTGATAATGGACCAGTCGATTTACCTTTCTTTGATTCACTTATTTTTCGTCTTGTTTCTTCTGACTTTGGTTGTCCATATTTTCCTCGTCGTGTTTCACTCATTTTTTGTCTTGTTTCTTTAGAAACGGCAGGTCTTTTCTTTGCAGAATCTTTCATTTTCATTTTTGATTCTTCCGAATGTGAATAATTTAGTTTTAGACAAGAATATTTTCTAGAGTTATATGATTCATCCTTTTGCATAATGTTGATTGCTCGAGCCATTTTAGGGCCTTTAACTTTGTGATGTTTCCATATACGGGCAAGAAGCAAATGTGCAATGAAATGAACTCGGTGTGGTAAATGAACACGATTCCATCGTCCGTCAATGTCTTCAATGTTATCAATTTTAGCAAAGCACTGTGGGATGATGTGATGATCGTTAGTTTCAAACTTGACTTTTGGATGATCTTTGTATTTAGCGACGAGTTGATTGTAGATAGATTGGTAGTTCATGACGGTCTCCTCTAACCTTATAAATAAGAATGGAACGGGGACAGTGGTTTCCTCACCATTGGTTGTTGTTGGCAGACACAACCTTACCCGTTACTATATTTATAAAGAAAGGTAAATTATTATGTTGAAACGTGCACTGTTGAAAGTTGAAGAGAAGTTTGGTATAAATCTCAATGAGAATGTTTTGATTTTATTTTTTTGGATTTTATCTATTGTTTTGGTGTCTTTTTCTGTGATGTTTGGAGATGTGCAGTGGGCCAACATTCTCGGCATGGGTGCCGGAATTATTTTCCAGGTATCCATCTTCCTCGGGGTGGTCGTACTCCTCGAGCTCTTTATGATCGGTATTGGGTACGACATCATCACTGAGATCAAGGCCGGGAACATTGCCATGGCCATCAGCCTTGCCTCACTGCGGATTGGACTTGCTCTGGTGATATCACGCGGATTTATGTAAATATAACATCTAAGTTAATAAGTATCCTGGTCAAATTAACAAAGAAGTTAATTAGAACGAATGAATAGTCTTCCAGGAACATAAGGAAGCTATTATGAGAATCATCATATATGCAATCATTCTCATTCTGCTATGTGCAGGCATTGGTGGGGCGTGTATGTCTTGTCATGCTGGACAGGTCAACGTTGCTGAGAAAGCAGTGAGCATCGCGAAGGGTTGGGTAGGAACGGTGGAGACACCATCCAACAGCAACCGTGGGAAGCTCATTGACGAGATGCATCGGTTCTATGGCATCCCCTACGGTAACCCTTACTGTGCCATGACTGTCGGGCTGGCATATCACAAGGCACATAACAGCATCGGGGTGAAAAGTCCGCTACCGAAGATCGCCCGGGTCAGCATGATCTACCGATGGGGCAACAATAACCCGCTGACTGTTAAGATGTTCACCCCTAAGACGGTGATGCTTGGTGCTGCCACTCTCAAGCCGGGTGACATGATCATCTGGAAGAGCGGCACGAAGAGTATCAAGGAGAACTGGAATGGGCACGAAGGGATCACCCAAAAGCCTCTCCCGAAGAACCAGGTGCTGACTATCGAGGGAAACACCATGCCGAGCTCCAAAGGTGACCAACGAGAAGGTGGGGGTATCTGGGAGCGGACCAGGGGATATGGCTTGGGCACCAGCTTCGAGATCGTGGCGTTCATGCGTATAATTCACCAAACTTATAATGTATCCCCAACAAAATGATTGTTTTTCTTTGTTTTTCTTTGTTTTGCTGCGGCTGATATTTTTGCTTTAGTTTCTTCTGTGCGAACTTTTCCTCTATTAGCATTTGCTCTTTTTATTTTAGTTTCTTCAGATTGTATTCGTCCTTTACTCAAAGTTGATATTTTTGCTTTGGTTTCTTCTGAATAAGCGAAGTTCAATTTCAACCATTCATAAACTTTCGAGGTATATTTACTGTTAGACATCCGCCGAAACGCATATGCCATTTTCGGTCCTTTGGCTTTATGACCTCTCCATATACGATCAAGTAACAAATGGGCGATGAAATGTTCACGAAGCGGAAGATTGACTTTGTTCCACTTCCCATCAATGTCTTCTATTCCGTCAATCTTTGCGAATGACTTTGGGATGATATGATGACTATTGGTTTTACCTTTTATTCTGGGCGAGTCGATATGTTTAGCGATAATTTGATCGTAGATAGACTGGTAATTCATGATGGTCTCCTGAAACCTATAAATAGAGTTGACGGGGACAACAGTTTCCTGGCTGCTGCTCATCGGTTGGCGCCGTGAGCTTACCCGTTCAATTCTATTTATAATTTCTTGTTATACGAAACGAAATAAGGAGAATGAACATGACACGAGAGTTTGAAGAGAAGCCAACAGATGAACGTAAGCTGAAAGAGTATGGGCTGAAGCGAACCATTAAGGACCTTCCTGATGAGATCGGTGAGGAAATCATGGAAGCTCTTCATCGGGCAGAAGCCAAGCTCACCCCGAAGACCATCATGGCTTCATGGAGAGAGATCCTCATAGTGGTGCTCATCATAGCCTCGGTGTTTCTGTGGTGGAGATGGAATGAGAATGCCAAGGCTCTCGCCACCGCTCAGGAGCTTGCTACACACATACAGATCATCGAGAAGATCGATGCCCAACTGACGGACATGAAGAAGCGGGAAGAGCTGATGTACCCGGAGCTGAAAGAGAGAATCTCAGCGGTTGACAGTAACCTCATCGGTGTTCGTAAGCAGATCAGAGCCATCAGAATACCAGATCCCAAAGAATACCAAGTACAATCCAGCAAGATGTCCCTTGAGGAAATAAGCAAAGATCTTTCCGACATGGGATATCCGAATGAAGTCCGATAAGGAGCAGACAGATGAAAAGAATGATAGTAATGCTAGTGGTTCTCGTGTTACTGATAAGCCCTTCACTTTCGCTTGGTGGCCAGACCCCCGGAAGCCCAGGCACGGGAATCTTCATCGGGTACACGACAAGCCAAAAGCTCCGCTCGGACCTCCGGTGGTTGAACGACGCACTCAAGGCAAACCAGGAGAAACTGGCTCTCTGTGAGAAAGAGACCGGGATGCTCACGGGTCAGAATGCCGACCTGAAGAAACTGGTGGAAGGCTTGGAGCAGGACAAGGCGGATCTGAAGCAGGTCGCGGCGGACTACAAGAAGTCCTATGAGAAGGCTGATGATGCTCGGCTGAAGTGCGAAGAGAGCAAACCAAGCAGAGCCACCTGGTTTGGTCTTGGATACATCGCAGGGTTGCTTACGTCAATAGCCGCATTTTTTGGTCTCTGATAAATAAATGTAACTTTATTTCGGAGATTTGATGTGAACGAGAAGCTTATCATAATGCTTGAGGAAGAAATTCGATTGGATGAGAAGTTTGGTGATATTATCGATTCTGTCCACCGCTACTTCTCTGAGTTCAAACTGGGTCATAAGCGAAACCCGAGTGGACATACAATGACCATTGATGCCGACCCGATGGATCATGACAGTATCCACCTCGGTATCCAGGAAGTAATGAAGAAGCATGGATACAAGAAGATGCAAGGTGATGATCCAAGTGAACATGTCTATGCCAAAGACACCTCGATTGTAAAGATCAAGAAACCAAAGAAATCCCGCCAGTTTGAACTTACTTTCAATCACGGCGAATAATATACAATAACAAGGAGCAACGAATGATTTTCCTCGAATACCTCAAAGAACACCAAACCAAAGGCACCCATCTCAAGGTGTTTCTCACAAGCGGAGCAATGCTTGAGGGGAAAATCAAAGGTGCTGACGAATCCGGCATCATCCTCAATGAGTGTCTGATTATGCGTGACAAGATCGTTTCAATATCACCTCCTGTCAAGGGACCAATCAAGCGATAGCAATAAAAAGTATTGACATGTAACCCCCCTTTCCTGTATTATGGAAACATAATATGCGAAAGGGGTTTACAATGATTGAATCACTGAAGAAAGATATTGAAAGACTGAACCGGGCATACCGTAATGGTGACCCTATCGTTTCCGATACTGAGTATGATGACATGCTCGATGAGCTGAAGAACCGTATGGGCAACGATGCAGAGTTCGAAGCCTTCCGTGCCACCCTTGCCGATACCACTGACGGTAAAGACATCAAACACCTGACAGTCATCGGCTCCCTTGATAAGGTCAAGGCCGAAGACAAGGTCCTCCCTGAAGTTCTCAAAAAGATTTGCCCTTCCAAACGTGCTACCATCATGCCGAAAGTAGATGGGATGTCCTTCGTTGCCACCTACAAGAAAGGCCGACTCGTCCAGGTAGCATCACGTGGCGATGGTTATGTCGGTGAAGACATGACCGCCAAGGCACGCTTCATCCTCCCTGCTGAAATCAACTGTACCAAACCTCATCGCGAGTTCCGCGGGGAGTTCACACTGACCGGTGATGATCATCTGAAACTTGGCTATAAGAACCGCCGCAATGGAACGGTCGGTGTCATGAAGGCCAAGACTTGGGACTCCAAAGATGTCCGCCTGGTGAAAGGTATAGTTTACCAGGAGATCACTTCTACCGAATCCCGTAGCGGGCAGATAGTAAATGCTCAACGGCTCGGTTTCAAGACCGTTTGTGCTTACAGTGACAACATCTCTCTGTTGAATGATGAGAATGTGGTCGAGCTCCTGAAGAAATGGCGGAGTGAACTTGAGTACGACATTGACGGCTTGGTGATCTGTGATGAGCAGTACGTGGCAGAGACCGACCAGTTCATCCCGAAGGGAATGTTCGCCTACAAAGTGAATGATCAAGTAGCGGTTGCCAAGTTCAGAGGCATTGAGTGGAATACCAGCAAGAACGGCTTGGTCAAGCCGGTGGTTCTCATCGAGCCGGCTGAACTGTGTGGTGTTACTGTAAACCGGGTATCTGGATACAACGCAAGGAACATCATCGACAGCAAAATCGGTGAGGGTGCTGAGCTGGAGATTGTCAGAAGTGGCGATGTCATCCCAAAGATTCTCCGGGTCCTAAAGCCGGGCAAAGTGGAGTACCCTGAGAACTGCCCGTCATGTGGAGAGCAACTCGGGCTGGGTGATGTGGACCTAGTGTGCACTAACGAGAACTGTGGTGCGATGGGAGTGATGAAGGTTGAGTCATTCATCAAGGCCCTCGAGATTGAGAACGCATCAGCTAAGAGCTTCGAGAAGTGGGGAATCACTACCATGGACGAACTGCTCGCATGGAAGCCCAGCAAAGGCAAAGCAGAGATTGGCTTCAATGATGAACTGAACAAGAAATTGTTCACTAAGAAACCATTCAATCTCCTGGCCGCGATGAACTGGAACGGTGCAGCAGGGACCAAGACTGCGCTGCTTATTCTTAATCACTACGGTGATTCGCTTGCAAAAGGAACATGGCGGTCAAAAGAGTTCCCGGCTGGAGTGGGCGAGCGGACGATGGAAGTCTTTATGGACTGCTGGGATGAGAATGTTCGGATCCTTGATTTGATCGTCATGGATGAGCGGTATAAACCGGTTGAAGAAGAGGTGAAGGAAGTAAAGCAGAGCGGTATCACTGGGAAAAGCTTCTGCATAACGGGTACCCTGAGCAAACCCAGGAAGCACTTCGAGACCCTCGTCACGGATAACGGCGGTACCCTAGGTTCGGTGAGTAAGAACCTGGACTTCCTCATCGTCGGTGCTGATGCTGGGAGCAAGGAAGACAAGGCCAAGAAGCTCGGCATCAAGATCATCAGTGAGCAAGAGTTTCTGTCCATGATCTAATTTGACATTCAAGATAAAGGTGTTATGTTATAGACATGCATTGTACCTATACAACCCATATCAAGGTTAATCGAACAGATATTGATAATGTCAAAGAAATTTTGGCTAAAGGTATCTGTTCTGCTACTCTCCGAGACATCAAAGGGAAACACCTTACCTATATCATCGAATCAGGAAGGATTGATACCCTCCATAAAATAGCAGAAATTTTAACCTCAAAAGGGATTCCTGCTACATATAATCCCAAAGGTTCGGGTTCATCTGTTGGACGGGTGGAGGGCGTTGGTTTTGTTATCTTTGTCCGGCCAAAAAACCTTCGTTTTGGTGAGTCAGCGAACTCTCTCAATGAGAAACATCTTTTTGATGAAATCCAAAGAATTTCGTCGCCAGATCATCCTGTTGATGTTATATTCGATTCAGAGGATAAGAAGTTTGAAGTGACTGGTGTTATTGGGGCTGTTCAGTGTAATACCAAAACAAAAAACGCAAAAGGGCAGGCACTCAAAGCAGATGTAACCATCAAGACAGTTAATGGGGATGTGCCCATATCAATCAAGTTTGATAATGCTGATTTTTATGCTTCAATCAGTAATGACGAAGATGAGGTTTCAAAGATAGCGGAACGAGTCATTGAATGGATAAGAAAAACAAATCCTGGAATTATCAAACAAAACCGGGATCTGTTTTCAATGTTTGGAACCGGTGTGATTGCGATTGAAGTTGACAAAGCATTGATTGTTGACTACATGTTTGGTGCTGACATTCTCAATGGTGGGGCTATTCTGTTCTATAACTATCACGATGAACGTTCAAAGATGCACAATGTCCCAGACAAAAAATCAACATACAAGATGCATGTGAAGGATATCATAAGAAATGTTGATGATATAAATAAAGAAGGACTAGGCCTAGATTATCCGGTTTTGACGATCCTAAATCATTCCCGAAAAAGGCTGGGTAAATACAAAGGGTTGAATCTTCGGTTAGCAACAAAACGACGAGCAAGGTCAGCAAAGTTCTGGTTTACATATCACAACGGAAATCTCTCCATTAAAAAGGAATAGAGGACAAAGATAATGAATCAAAAATTTGTTTTAATGATCGAAGAGGCAGGAATAGAAGATCATTCTAAAATCCACGAATTTCTCTCAAAAATTCACCCAAGACAAAACTCGAAGTCAATAAAACAGGAAGGATTCTGACTGTTACTGGACCTCACGGAACTGCGGTTGTTCAGAAGGGTGCCGGGGACGGTAAGTGGCGTGCTCGCTGAGGTGAAGGGAACGTTGATGAAGTAGCATCTGCTCATAGTGGTGTTGAGCATGTTCTCGACTGGGTTGACAAGGATTATGGTCAGACAAAATTCAAAAAGCAATCAGCAGTAGCTGCCGAAGGAGAAGATGATGAATAATTTCAAAAAGATTCTTGAAGAAACATACACCGATCCGGAGTATACTGCACACCGCAATGCTCTCGATCGGATCAGAAACAAACTGGGTCTTCATTCGGGCGAAACTATTCGTGTTCCCCTGGTAAAGAAGACTGGAGCGAATGATCATCCGATCGGTTTTGCTCCGACCTCAGATGTCTACAAGGCCAAAGAGGTTGAAATCACACCAACCGACATCAAGTACACCGGCCGGGACTATCGTGGGTATTCCCTCCAAGCTCATAACTGGGAAGACCATCTCGACCTTGATGCTATGAAGGGTCATGTTGAAACCAAGCGTTCTGAAAATGCCGAAAGGATCAAGAAGGCGAAAGAGCACAGCAACAAACCGTCCCAACATGACATGGAAGCCCATGCTTTAAAGCATTATTATGGAAATGATACTGCTGCCTTTACGAAAGGAACCTGATGAGATCCTTCAAACAACACCTGAATGAAGACATCAAAACATCGAGAGCTGATGTTGATGTATTGGATGGTTGGCATAAGTTCCCGGGCAAAGTAACTATGATTCACCCCGCCCCCGAAGGTGAGAAAGGTCATGGTGATTATGCAGTCCAGAAAGTTGAAGGCTCCGCTCAACATGGACAACACGCTTTGTATTACAAGGTCAATGACCCTAATGCAGAAGGTGGGAAGGGGTTCCGGTGGGAGTTGACTGCGATTAGACCAACCGTTGGAGAGCTCAAGAAGCATGTCCAATCACATTACGATATCCGGAAAAGGACTGGTTTTGAGCACCCGAAGTTTGAGAACTCTGCTGTTATTCCTAATCACAAGAAATCCGGAAATCTTTAATGTGGTCTTACCTTTGCAAGAAATGTGGGTCTAAGGACGATTGGATGTCAAAGCCAATCGCTCGTTGCCCGAAGTGTGGGTCTACTGTTTCATCACTGAGAACCAAAGCATCAGCAGGAAGACGACCACCTAGATGATTCGTTTCCGTGAATATCTTAATGAGGACACCTACCTGGATTCCATCAAGCCGAATGGATGGAAGAAAGGTGATCCTCTGATTGACATATACAAAAACCCATCCAAGACCGACATCGCCAAGATGAAGAAGGTTCGGTTCATTCTCGATGCTCAAACCAAGACCTGCTATATGTGGGACGCTTCGGTGATGCATTGGGACGCTACTCAAGTAATCAACAAACATGCGGACATCCCTGAAGATATGATGGCTTCCAGCTTGTATGGCCTGCTTGACAAGGGGTGGCTTAGGTATTTCCTTGGCTCAAGGAGTGGGGATAAGGTCGAGTCTGATATCCTTGACTCGTTCTCTTTTGATGACTGGGCATGGAATCGAGGAGAGAAGGGCGAGGTGGAGAAGGCTAAGAAGCAGGTACAGAAGATAGCTGCGATGGACTGGTCCTGGGCTTCCCGCTATGGGATCGATCCTGGCAAGATCAAGAAGATACTGGACGATCTGAAGCATGAGACCGAGAAACGATAACCTCATCGATATGCTCGAACAAGTTTGGAATCACAAATCTGCGTTCGGGACTGACTATACAGCGATCCCGACTCCCGATGTAATTTCTACTCCTGAGAATGACCCCTCCTTGTCAAAAAATCCTATAAAGAAAAAGAAAAAACGGTTCAGAGACTTCGCTAAATAGTTGCGGAGGAATGAATCAATGACCATAAAGAATTTTATCACCTGCGACCTATCACTCAAGAGCTCGGGTCTCTGTTATTTCAGAGACGGCGAGCTTTTTGATTTTGAGGTCATTGACTCGCTCGAGCCAGCCGAGCCCGAGCTGGTCCTGATCGCAAACTCCACCAGGATCGTAGAGTTTGTTAAGAAATATGCGGAGGATCTTGATCTCATTGCTCTTGAACGGTTTGCCTTTATGGCCAAGAGCGGAGATAAAGATCGCTTGTGGGCTAATTGCTGGATGGCCCGGTGTGGTATTCGATCCAAGGGTATTACATCTCCATTCCGTGAAATCTCTGTCTCAACGTGGCGAGGGCCGCTGTTCGACAAATTTGAGAAGGATGGGGTAAAGCTCGCTGCTCAACAGCTCAAGACCTGCAAACTCAAGGGACTGAAAGGTGAGGCCAGGAAAGAGATGCTGGCCAAGAGGGAAAAGCTTGAGCGGCTCGCTGATATAAAATGGGCGACAGTGAAGAAGCTCCCAGGTGAGGTCCGGTGCCGGTTTGAGACCTACCTTGAGAAGAGGGAGCTCCCGGAAGAATGCATCTTTGACATCACTGACGCGTATTTTATTGGCCAGTATGTTCTGAGCGGGAAAGAGCCGGTGAAGAAGCCCCGGAAACCTCGAAAGGCAAAGAAGGGATCTCAAGAGGACTGAATGAATCCAAACGACTATTGAACCCTCGCCCCCATCTGCGATTTGAAGATAACACAGATTTTCTGTGTTGTCAAATTCGCAACGTAAACCGCGGAAATCTCACGAAAGACGCCATCCGTCAAAAATAACTTGACAGGTCGCGTCTTTTCTATTATACTCGTATCATAACTTGATAAATTACCGCAGTGAATGTCCGAACCAACAGCAGATAATCAAAACGGGTCCTAGACCCAAATAGCATTGAAAAAGACATCAAATCTGGAGGCAAGAATGGGCCTGTCCTGGTTCACAGATGAAGAAGTAGTTCCCAAGAAGGAAGCCAAACAAAAAGCAGCGAAAGGTGAGGCTCCCCTTCGTAAGGACGACATCAAGGAGATGAACGATGTCGAGCACATCCTTCACCGGCCGACTATCTACATCGGTTCCGTCCTTGAAGAAGACATCGAGACTTTCGTCTACGAAAATGGGCGGGTGGTGTCCAAGCCTGTGAAGCAGATTCCGGGTCTGTGTAAGATCATTGACGAGATCATAGACAACTCCGTTGACGAGGCGATCCGGACCAAATTCCAGTATGCCACGAAGATTGATGTAACCTTCAAAGATGGAACGGTAACGATCGAAGACAATGGTCGTGGTCTTCCCATCGAGCAACGGGAAGATGGCAAGTGGACCCCGGAAGTTATCTTTACCAAAACCAAATCCGGCTCTAACTTCAACGACGACGGCCGGGCTACGATGGGAATGAACGGGGTTGGCTCATCCCTCACTAACATTTTCTCAACCATCTTCAGTGTAGATACCGCCAACGGTGTCAAGCGGTTCCGTCAGACCTACGAAAATTCCATCTCGAAGATTGGGAAGCCGAAGATTGAGCCTGGCAAGAGCAACTACACCCAGGTTTCCTTCAGACCGAACTATGATTACTTCAAAGCGTCAGCTGAGACCATATCCAACCTGCCGTTGTTGATCGAGAAACGGATCAGGAACCTGGCGTTTGCGTTCCCTGAAATCCAGTTCCGGTTCAACGGTCAGAAGATTGCAGGCGGAAACCTCCGTCAGTTCCTGTCACAGATCCACGAGGTGTTTGAGTACAACGAAACAGATGACGCCAGGATTGGCGTGTTCTTCTCAGAAAATGATTTCCAGCAGATCTCGTTCGTCAACGGTCTCGAGACCCGCCGGGGTGGTGTACACATCGACCAGATAATGAACAGGATCGTTGACTACCTGCGGGACTACCTGAAGAAGAAGCACAAGATCGAGGTCAAGCCGGCGGACATCAAGAGCAAGATCTTCCTGATGTTCTCGATGCGTATGACCAACGCCCAGTTTGATGGCCAAACCAAAGAACGACTGATGAACAGCATCACTGAGTTCAAGGACACAATCGAGGGTGTGATAACTGAGAAGTTTCTCAAGACCATCGCCAAGAACGAAGAGATCATTGCTCCCATCGTTGAGTCCTACAAGCTCCAGCAGCAGGTCAAGGAGAACCTGGAGCTCAAGAAAATGTCCAAGGTGGCCAAGAAGGTCAAGGTGGACAAGTATTTCTCAGCTACCAACGAGCAACGGTATCTTATGTTGTGCGAAGGCGACTCAGCGGCAGGTGGATTGATGGCAGCTCTGGGTAGGGACCAGTTCTCTTACTTCGCCCTCCGTGGTGTACCCCTCAACGCTCACGAAGCTAAGGTCAGTAAGATCACTGACAACGAAGAGCTCAAGAACGTGGTGCAGATACTGAATCTGGACCTCACTAAGGACTTCCAGGACATTCCTGAAGGCAGCTTATGGTTCGAAGTTGAACTTGACGGTGAGAAAATAGTAGTAAATGAAAACGATGAAGTATATGTCAATGGTAAATGGATAAAGGTAACAGAACTATGAACAACGAACGTTATCTAGTATATGACCCTGATGGCAACTTCGTAAACATACTTGACCTGACTTCTATTCTTCATGACCATGCCGCATATAAAAAGCAATGGAAAGAAAAACAACAATGGAAAACCTCGGGTATACATTCGTTGAAGACATCGCATAAAAAACCGTCTAAATCATGGTCACATTTATAAATAGACATGGAGGAAAAAACAATGCCATGTCCATTCTGTAACCAAGAAGTCATCAGTGAAAAACCATTTCGTTGCGTAAATGATGAATGCCGTTCTAAAGTGTTGAACAAACAGTCTAAAGAGTACATCAAAGTAAAAAATGGTTGGACCGATGAACAGGTAAAAGAGTATCTGTCATCTAAGACCAAAGCCGGCCATTCCAAACGAGACCATTCGGTAAACCCCAATAGTCGAGAAGCATGGCGGCGTAGAGGACTTTCTGAAGAAGAAATAGACACCGTCATGAAAGCCAAAGGACAGAAAGTAAGTAAAACACGAAAAGAACTCGGTCTTGGACGTGGCGACTCAAATAGCATGTCCAAGAAAAAAATGCTTGAAAGTGGAATGAGTGCTGAAGATGTGGAACTGTTTACCAGATCGCGCATTCATTCTTGTCCTGAGTACTGGGAGAAACGTGGTTACGACCGCCAGCAGGCAGAAAAACTCGCGGCTGATGCTGGCAAAACTATCACAAAAGAAAAACTTGGAGAAGAAGGTTTCAAACTAGCAAAACACCGGATGTCTAAAGTTGGTAGGATGGAAAAACTCATCAAAGAAGTCGGTATTGAAAACGCCGAGAACGAGTTCATAAAGCGTTACATCAAGAACTCCTATATAAAGGTCGGCCGTTCATCGAAACATGCGATGCGGCTATTTCTTCCCATTTATAAAATGTTGCGAAAAAGTGGTATGACGAAAAAAGACTTCTTTATCGGAACACATAAACGAAATGAAATGTTCATTCGCGATGGTAATGACATATTCTTCTATGACTTCGTTATCAAACCACTAAACCTTATATTCGAGTTCAAAGGAACTCACGTTCATCCTTCGCCGAACATGTCCATTGAAGAAAGAAATCAGTGGCGGCACGCGTATTCAAAATGCTCAGCCGACGAAGTAGATAAAAAAGATAATCGCAAAAAAATAGTTGCAGAAAGTAGAGGTTATGTGTTATATTATATCTACAGCAACAACACCGACGAGCATAACATTTCTGAAATGGAAAGGATCATCAAATGCAAGATGCAAGATGTAAAAAGAAACTCATTGACCCGAAGGTAGCCAAGAACCTTTATCAGAAACGGCCCAATGTTCGCCGGTCAACCAACATGTCACATGAATGCGTCGTGTTCGCTTCCGACCAAGACCTAGATGGTTGACCTTCGGGTCAACTATCGATCCAACCTAAAGAGTAAATCGGCATTCATATTCGTGGCTTATTATTGGCATTCTTCCACCGTTTCGCTCCGAGTCTCATCAAGCAGGGCCGTATCTGCTACCTGCAGACTCCCATCGTAACTGGCAAGAAGAAGGGCAAGATCGTCAAAGTGTTCTTCGATCTGTCAGAGTACCGTGCCTTCGCTCAGACAGAAGAAGCCAAGCAGTACCAGTTCGACTATCGCAAGGGTTTGGGAAGCTGGGACATTGACAGCGGCGAACTCCAGGAGGTCATCAAGCTCGTTGGAATGGAGAACATGCTGAAACCCTTCGAATGGTCCGATGAAGCTCCCAAGAAGATTGATGACTGGCTTGGTGGGAAGAACTCGGATGTTCGGAAGACCTACCTGAACGGTCGCAGCTTCAGCATCGACGGGATATGAAATTCTTGACATTGATACCTATACCTGTTATTATGTAGAAAATGTCAAGGGAGGCTAAATGAAGATTGCAGATTTCTTTGCAAATGATTACACCGATTTTGCCACCTATGATAACTACCGCAACCTCGGTAGCTACATAGATGGACTGAAACCGTCCATGCGGAAGATCGTCCACGTCTTTGACAAGAACAACATCACCACCCCAACCAAAGTAGAACAGCTCCAGTCCAAGATCGCTGAGCAGACAGAATACCTGCATGGCTCCCATACGTTGGCGGGTGTTATCGTTAACATGTCAACGAGCTACCCTGGCACCAACAACATGCCGCTCCTTCTCCCTAAGGGTAACTTCGGTACGCGCTGCGTTCAACGTGCGGCGGCTGGCAGGTACATCTACGCATCAAAGGCACCGGCATTCAGTAAACTGTTCAGGGCGGAAGACAGACCCATCCTCATCGAGCAGGAGTTTGAGGGGACCATCATTGAGCCGAGATTCTTTCTCCCTGTCCTTCCCTTGCTCCTAGTAAACGGTTCTGAGGGCATTGGAAACGGCTACAGCCAGAAGATCCTCCCTCGTGATCCCAAGCTCCTAGCCAAACTAGTCTTTGAATACCTGACCAAAGGCAAGCTCCCCAAGAACATCCCACCTTACTTCGAGGGCTTTCAGGGAACAGTCTCTCCCGTTGAAGACAACCCGGGCTCGTGGGTTATTACCGGATGTCTCGAGAAGACAGATCGGGCAACTCTCAGAATAACCGAAGTCCCGGTTGGGTATGATCTCGAGGGTTACACCAAGAAGCTCGACGACCTTGAAGAGAAGAAAGTAATCAAAGGCTACACCGACCGCTCCGACGGTAAGAACAAGATCTGTTTCGACGTCAGGGTTGATCTCGAGTTCATGCGGAAGCCGTTGGAGTGGCAGTTAGCTCAACTCAAACTCACCCGCAAGTTTAGTGAGACTTACACCTGTCTTGATGAGAATAACGGAATCCGTGAGTTTGAATCTGAGGTTGAAATCCTTAAGGCCTACTGTGACTTCCGTGTCAAACAGTATGATGTCCGGAAAGCCTATATTGAAGGAAAGCTCAAGCAGGATATTGGTGTACTGAAGGAAAAGGCCCGCTTCGTTGAACTGGTAGTAACCGAGAAGATAAAGATCTTCAGGATGACTAAGGTCTATATCGAAGAGCAGTGTGAGAAACATAAGCTCTCGAAGAAGGATGGCTCGTATAATTACCTGACCGGCCTTCCCATCCATTCCCTCACCGAAGAGAAGATAGATGAACTCAAGGCTGAGGTTGTGAAGAAGGAAGAGGAGCTTGACTGCATCAGTAAAACCCCAGCTCAAACCATGTGGATCAACGATATCAAAGAGGCAGTAAAATAATGGGCGAGCATGTTGTATTCACATTGGACCAGATTAGAATAGCAACACAAAGAGTTGCTGCCGATGTATACAGGGACATCTTTCACCAACCTGCTGTTGTTCTTACCGTGATGAACGGCGGCCTCATGTTCGCTGCTGAACTGGTCAAGAACTTGCCTCTGGATATTGAGATGGATTATATCCACGCAACCCGGTACAGTGATGGCCTAACTCGAAACGACATTCGGTTTCTTGCGTACCCTAATACCGATCTCAAGGGTAAGATCGTTCTGCTCGTTGACGACGTCTGGGATGAAGGCCATACTCTGGAAGAGATCAGGAAGTGGTGCAAGAGTGCAGGAGCGACAGATGTCCGAGCTGTTGTTCTCGTAAACAAGGAACACGATCGGAAGGTAGGACCCACCCCTGAATATATCGGCTTGACTTGTCCGGACTGGTATCTCTTCGGGTACGGTATGGACCTCGACGGAACCTGCAGGAACATGACATCGATTTGGAGAGTGACAGAATGAAAATGACAGGCATCGACAAAGCCGGGAATGAAGTGACTCTTGAGCTTTCGGACACTGCTCAGCTGAAAGTGAGCATCGAGTACGTCAGGCCATTTGGTGGTGACCTCAACGAGTTTGCAGACAAGCTCGGAGTACAGATCACTGAGGTCGATTATCAGACCACCACGGAAAGGATGGTGCACTAATAGCAAAACTAACGGCAGCACAGGCCCGGGAAGAAAGCCTGAAGAACCTCAAAGGTCCGGCAATTCAGGCATATATCGACCACATTGATAACCGCATTGAAGAGGCCATCAACCAGGGAAAGACCATCATATATCATCCGTTTGCTAAGCTCGACAGCATTCTCAGACGGCCAACCATCGAAGAACGGGAGGCAACACTCAAGCATTTCACTGATGAAGGGTGCACTGTGAAGTATTATCCGAACCCTGACCCAGGACACCCTGCAAGCAGCGACTATCACACCATCGAGTGGTGAAGACATGACACCAAACCCACTGAAATTCTATCGTCCAGTAACCAACACAGGAGACAAAACAATGGCAGCTACCTCAGGTCCGTCCGAATCCTTGAACCTCACCCCCACCCGCGAAGAGCAGTACGAGCGTATGATCCTGAACGTCCAGAACTCCCATGGATGCTCCCGCAGTAAGGCCCGTCGCATCTTGGAATCCATTGCTCGCAAAGAGACCAAGAAGTTCATCAAGGCCGGCAAGAAGCGTCAGGCAGCACTTGCGGCGGCTGGCAAGCTGGTTACCCCCGAAGATCTTTTGGGACAGGAGGAAGCTGATGCCTAACAGACCGGCAGAATGGCCAGTCATCCAGGCGTTTGAAGTAGTGAACCAACTGGCGGAGGACGAACTTATGGTTACTCCATGTACTAAGTCCTCCTGCTGGTACAACTCAGGGAAAGACCAGGAATGCACCCGCAAACTGGATAACATCACGCCGAACTCATACGACTGTCTCGAGTATCGGGATGCCTTTATCACCCCACCAAAAGATCAACCCTACCGATAATTTCTGTTGACAATCGTTCTCCCTTCTGTTATTATGGAAACATAAAAACATGAAGGGAGAACGATATGATGTTCCAACCTACCCAGTACCACAAGTTTTTTCGCGGCGGTGTCCTGCCAATCGAATTCTTCAACATGACCACTGAACAGATCACGGGTATTCAATCCGAACACGAGTACGACGTGCAGATCAACAAGCAAGTTCGTGAGAATGCTGCGGCTGCTCGTGCTGCTGCTATCAAGAAGACCAAAGAGCTCTTCGAGTCTTTCGGCATTCGCACTACCGAGTACAAAACTCCTCGCGGTGGTAAGGCTGGTCATTACCCCACCAAGCAGATGGAAAAGTGTACGAGATCGCTACCGAGCCGTTCATCTTCCGCGAGCCGTATCAGTCATCTACCATGGAGTGTAAGCTCCCTGACGGTTCCACCTTCCGGAACGCCTGCTCCCCGTGCACCCTCGTGGAACTCCACACCAATGCCCATCGGTTCTGGAACAACCGTCAGACCGCCAAGAAGCGGGAAGGTGAAGCATTCGCCGGCTATCTGAAGTACGCTATCGAGAACGGCATCCAGGTTTCCGTAGAGCAAGCGTCAGATCCCCAGGTGTTCATGCGGACCGTGGACGAGATCGCCTCGGAGAAGTGGTTCAAGGAGACCTACCCGAAAGGCTCCGAGGTTTCCATCTCGTGCTGCCCTGAGTGTTCCACTCACATTGTCGGCGAAAACCGGTGCTTATGTGGAAACGTCCGGGTAGAACTCAATGTCGAAGGTTCTGTACTCAACGGGTTCTATCTTTACGACCAACGGCACTAGGAGAAAACCATGAATGAAATCCCATGTAAGATGCACTGCGTGTTCGCTATAGACGGTTGTTGTACATGCAAGCCGTTCAACATAGCACCCAACAGTAAGGCATGCCCTTCATACTTGACGGTTGAACATATGCACATCTATCGGCCGCTTGAGAATCAGTGAAAAAAAACTGTTGACAAGTTCCTCCTCATTTGTTATAGTAAAACTACAATAAATGAGGAGGTAACACAATGACCACAACTGTTGAAGAACTCATCGCATATCTCAAAACCCTTCCCCAAAAAGCTGAAGTTTCCTGTGCCGTTCATGTAGACGGTTACGACGGTGGATGGACTTCTTCAGAAGAACTTGAGCTTCCTATCCGTCGTGAAGATGGTACCTTCGAACAGTGTTCCGATAACATCGACTTCACCAGCCTTGTCGGCAACCAGTTCGTAAAGGAAACCGACCCCCGCTTCGGTAAGTCTTACCTCTTCATAGGAAGGAGATAATCATGAAAGAAGAAATCCTCAAGAAAATTGCCGAAGTTGAACTCGAGAAGAAGCAAGCATATGATTGTGCATATTACAACGGTAGCATGCACCCCGCTTACGAAAGCAATCAGGCAATGTATGATTACTGTTTGAAAAAAACTCAGAGAGCTTCTTTAGAAGGACATCATGAGCGAGACCAAGTCCATAATGACAGATGAGCTTACCGGCCGGTGATATGGCTTTCAAACTCCATATCGCCGTAGAATGGCTCAGTGGGCATGACACTAGATGTGATGTCTGTAATGGTACCGGGAAGATAGAGGACATGTGGGGAGATGATAAGCCATGTCATTATTGTCACGGGTTTAGCCGGATACCAGACCCGCTTCCTCGGGTGCCTAAGGACTTACACGACCACATGATCGCCGCATGGGTTGAGTTCTGGAATGCACGTAGACCGAAGGAAGAGTTTCTCGACGGAGGGATGAACATATGATACTCAAGCAAGGTGCCACCTATCGCTATACGCAGAACGGTGTTGTTCGTTCGGTGATCATCGAAGAGATCGTGGTGTACATGTCTGAAGGTGTCATCCATGCGACTGTGCATTACAGTGAACCAGCATTCAATGCACATATCACTGAGTCGGCTGAAGCATTTCTCAGCAAAACACCGACCATCATCTACTACTAGGAGGAGCCATGCAAGTTTTTCTATGTGTTCTCAACAAGCAGACCAATGCCAGGATGTCCAAGGTGCACTCCAATACTCCCAGGGTTGCAGAGGGGATGAAGGAGCACGTCGCCAAGCTGCAGAAGATGTTCGGTGGGGAGTATGTGGTTGCTCGGTTCATTCAAACCAAAAAAGGGCTGAAGCGCTTATAATTTCAGTTGACCTTTTCTTTTTGTGGTGTTATCATGTTTTTAAGATGGACACAACACAAAGCGGAGGTAGACAATGAGCCTCATTAGCAACGAGCGTGCAAAGGTCATCGAGAACTACACTGAGGAACTCCGTTGTCGTCAGGAAGAGAAGAAAAAGCCGCTGGTGCTCCCAGAGCGGCTCGAGCAGGTCATCCAAGAGATGCACCGTGGGGTGACGTACGGTCCTGCCGGGCTCGTGCCTGTCGCTGTCTGGGATGAACGGTTCGTCCTCATCAAGAGGCCCGGGCGGTTCGGGAGGCGTGGCTGCGGTTCCCGTTCGTACATCCCGACAGCATACACCCTGCATGACCTCCATGAGTACGTCGTGGGTTCCATGTGTGGTATCACTCTCTTCTACAAGACCACCGTCTGGGAAGCTCCTGAAGGTACCCGTCTCAACAAGGTGCTAACATCAGCAGCAGTACTCGCGATAAACGCCCGGGTTGCGAATGAGACACAAAATCTTTAGGCTGAAATTTGACAGAACCCCTCGTTCATGTTATGTTGTATTCATAACAAATGAACCAACCAACAAAGGAGAATAACGAATGGCAAAAGGTAAAGAAACAACTGCAGGATTCAGCTTCTCTGAGGTCGAGATCAACGTTCTCAAAAACTTCGCTTCCGTCAACCCCAGCATGGTGATCTCGCCGGAAGGTCTCGGGGTCATCAATACCGCCAAGTCGGTGATCGCCAACTATCCCTTCGCCAAACCGTATGCCTTCGAAGAGTTCGGTGTCTACGAGGTTCCCGAGCTCCTGTCCGTCCTGGGCGCCTTGTCCAATCCGGTCATCGAAGCGAACGACAAGTACCTGCTCATCAAGGACGGCGAGTCCAAGACCCGCTACTTCACTACCGCCAAGGACCTGCTCCCGAAAGTGCCGGCTGTCGAGAACAAATTTTCCCAGGTCAAGTGCGAACTGGACTTCACCCTCCCTGCTGAGAAGCTCGCTGCACTGTTCAAGATGGCGGCAATCATCAAGGCAGAGTGGCTCTTCCTCGAGAGCGACGGCAAGAAGATCCGCCTCACTGTCGGTAAGGAACTGGACACCTCCAGCAATACCTTCGACGTAACGATCACCGCCGACATCGCCGCAAACGATCTCGAGAAGCCAGTCAAGGTTCCCCTCTCGGACCTCAAAGTTCTCCCTGGTGGGTATGATGTGAAGATTTCCACCGCCGGCATTTCCAGGTGGACCGCCGACGTTGGGGCTACGTATTACATCGGGGTCAAGACTCTGTAAACAGATCAACACTAAACGGAAAAGACGCGGATTGTTATTAGATCCGTGTCTTTTTTATTGACATCATTTTAGAGTCATGTTATCATTTTTTAACGATACAGAATGCAACCCAACCGACTAGGAAGACATATCATGGAAAAGTTTCACGTTCTTTCAGCCGCCTGCCTCTTTGTCCTGCGGTATGTTGTAAGCACTCTTTCAATGATTCAGTACAACAGCAAGTCAGGTGAACTTGAACGGCTCTTAGATGGTATGAAAGGATACCGCAAGGTTTACAAGACTGGCGGCAAGGATCTTCTGCTTGCTCTGTTGTCCATCGCGTGGCTCGTCGTTTACTACTTCGGATAAGGAGAACACTCATGATCGAACCAGGAACACTCATCGCCGTACTTTTTCTCACCGCCGTCCTCTTCATTCTCATCTCTGCTTTGCTTGCTTTCAAACTTCGCCGGGAGAAGGACAACCACCGGAACACCCAGTGTCATTTGGATGACTTCATGAGTTCATCCGCACAGCTCATCATCGATAACCATCAGCTTCGTCAACAGATCGCCGGTGTCGTGGACGATGAAGAGACACACTCATGATGTTCATCTGCAATCATGCCAGGGAGTTTGGTGTATGCTCTGACTGTTCCCATGATAAACCACACGAGAAACAACCCATGAAGATGCTCGGGGATCGCTTCTCCTGCCAAGTTTCTGGACCATGTCAGTTGGATGGAACCGTCGTTGGCTGCCATTGCAAACCTATCGGCAGTCGTGCCAAACAATAAAGAGATCACAATATGCTTGAAAACATCAAGATTCTTTTCACCACCTTCCTCATCTTCGGCATTCTCGTAGTCTCGCTCTACTTCGCGCCGGCATATCCGATTGCCAAGTTTGCTCTTGGGGTTATCAACACGATACTCATCTTCTGGGCGATCGTTCTTGTTATCGGTGCAGCGTTCCTTTGCTCAAACAGTGCTCGTTCGGATATTTCTAGCAAAATTGTGAAGGATGCTGCCTTTCGTGCGGACACCACAACGAAAGTACGCAACATTCTTTCCAAGACCACATATATCTACGTCTGGAACTTCTGCATCGTCCTCTGCTACATTGCAGCATGTGCCTACGCCACAGCCAACAGTTTCTTCTTCACTGCATCCTTGATGCTCGTGTTGTCTATCGTAACATTCATCTTCCCTAGGGCAGTCGTTTCATTTGCGGAGTACTGTAATGATGTGATCATCAGGTATGACGAACGCGCAAGCTGGCGGTAGTAATTTGACAGAACAATCATCTTCAAGTAATATAAAAACAACAACAAACGAAGGAGAAAATATGAAACATATTGGTACGAGTAGTTTATGGGTAGAAAAATACCGCCCAAGATGCGTCGCAGACTACCTGGCAACACCTAAGGTCAAATCAATTCTCGACCACATCATTCAGACCAACGACATTCCTCATCTCCTGCTCTACTCCAAGAGCCCAGGCACAGGTAAGACCACGTTCGCAAACGTGGTGGCTAAAGAGCTCGAATGTGACCTGCTCTACAAGAACGGGTCAATCGACACTAGCATCGACAGCATCCGGTATGACGTGCAGCAGTTCACAATGACCAGCTCACTGATGGGTGGGAAGAAGCTCGTGGTGCTCGACGAGGCAGAGCGGCTCTCACAGAATGCCCAGGAAGCACTGAAAGTCCTGATGGAACAGTGTGAAGGAAACGCACGGTTCATCATCTGTACCAACAACATGCAACGGGTGGTGGCTCCGGTTATCAGTCGTTGTCAGATCGTTGAGTTTGACCATACTGAGGCGGACAAGCAAGCACTGATGATTCAGTATTTCAAGCGGGTCCAGTTCATCCTCTCCAACGAAGGAGTTGAGTACGACAAAGCAGTGCTCGCAGAGCTCATCAAGAAGCTCTACCCAGACCTTCGCAAGACTATCGGTCAGCTCCAGCAATTCTCCAAAACCCACAAGAGCATCACCCAAGAAGTGTTAGGTGATCTCGACGATAGTCAGACCCTGGATCTCGTTGCGAAGATGAAGGCAAAGAAGTTCGAACCGATCCGAGCAGCCTGCAGTAACATTGACCCAAGTGGATTTTTCTCAACGTTCTATGCTGAGATATCAAATCTTCTTCAGCCAGAGTGCATTCCCGATACAATTTTGATTTTAGCCAGGTACGCGAACACGCATTGCCTAACTACAGATACCGAAATAAATCTCGCGGCATGCATCGTTGAGCTCATGTCAACCATCAAGTGGAAATAATTACAGAAGATTCTATCCGGAGAGACCAACCAGGTGTTGAAGAAAGTCTCCGGATAGAATCTTTCTTTTTCAAACCAGGGCTGATATTGATTGGAGGGACAACAGTTCCTTTGTTGGCTAGGAGCTGTTTTGGTGATAGGAGATGCTCATTACAGAAATCCCAAAGATCTGCCGTTTTAAATTCCTTACCATCAGGGCTGGTTAGTATATAGAGTTTATTTGTTATCCTTATGTTTTTGCCTTGGGTCTTTTCCGGCAATGGGCTGAATTGATTTGGGGCATCATATAGTTCGGACAACAACCATCCTTCGGTGTTCATGAGACGTTGGACTGAATTTGGTTTGTGTAGGCCCAATGGAATTTCGATTTTTGGGACAACAGATCCAAGATGAGCCAAGAGATGCTTAGGAGAAAGGGTTAGGTGAGTACACCACTGAATCAGGTCATTGATTAGATATTCATTGCCATTTGGGTCTGTGAGATTGTAGAATTTTTTATTGTGTGGTGTCGATCCTTTTATGAATGGTTTCATTCTTTCTCTGATTTGTGGTTGGTTTGTTATTTTCCCTTGATAGTTTGGGTTATTTTCTCCGGATCGAAACCCAGAACCGCCCGGAATTTGATTATAAGTGTCTGTTCTAGATATAAACCAGTCATCAACAATCATTTTTTCTAGTTCATAGGCGTGTTCATCCGATAAAGCTTCGTGAAGAATTATTCGTTCGAAGTTTTCTCGGCCATAAAGTTTGATTGCATCAGAAATTATGGTTCCGGACCCAAGGTATGGATCACTTTTGGTATGAGAAGAATGTTTTCCAACGTAGATTTTACCGTTGATCTTATTGCGGATGAGATAAACGAAATGATAGACTGGGTCTTTTTTACCACGACGGGAACGCATGACATTCACCTCAATAAATAGATGTGACGGGGACAGTGGAGTTTCACCTCCTCCATTGGTTGTCAGTGCCACCTGCAACCTTACCTGTTCCTTTTATTTATCATTTCCCAAAAAATAAAGAAAATAGAGTCAACTAATGAATAAAGAAATGAAGATCAGATGTCAGGTTTGTGGGGAATGGATTCCTGTTCGTTATATTCACGAGCATGTTGATTGGCAACACCAGGTCAATACTGAATACCATAGTTACATCATGAGTTTAACAATCGAACAGATATTAGAAAATTCCAAGAATCAATTCCAGATTAGAATTTGACAAGATTTGAGTTCGGTGTTACTGTATAGAAAAGGAGATGATCCATGGCTAAGCTATTCGATTACATTGACGCTCTGACCACCAAGAAGCCAATCAAAGAGGACCCGGATGTCTTCCAGAAAGACTTCCAACCGTTTATCATCAATCGAGTGTTTTCGTGTGATAATAACCTGGTTCTCATCGCCAATCTCTGTAACCAGGGTGGAATGACCAAGGAGATGATCCGGGATCTGTATTATTACGGAGTCCCGAAAGGCAAACGGTTTATCAAGTATTCCGCAAAGAAAGAAAAGTCAGACGGACTGATCAAATACCTGATGGACTACTTCGGAGTCAACCAACATACAGCGAAGCAATATGCTGTGCTTCTGGATAAGAAAGAGATTGACGAAATTGTCGAGTTTTACGAGAAAAGAGGGAAGGGTTAGTCCAGACAATCGTCAAACCCAAAGTCCGTTCATACGCATGGATTGGATGTCCGATTCATAGAAATATTAACCAAAGAAAGGAATGTCACGTGTCACAACCGCAACTCGGATTCACAAGAACAAAAGATGTACAAGCACCAAACCGGGGAACCCCCAAATCCGCTGGTGTTGATTTCTATGTCCCGGATACCTTCAACGACGGACACCCACTCACTATTCGCCCCGGGGAGCATGTCAAGATTGAGATGGGCATCCATGTCCGAATCCCGTCTGGCTTTGCTCTCATTCTGTCCCTCGACAAGAGCGGGATTGGTGCGAAGGGTATCAAGGTCACTGGTGGGGTCATTGACGAGGACTACCAGGGTGAGATCATGCTGTTCTTCTACAACATCGGTCAAGAGCCGCAACTCATCAAACCCGGCCAGAAGATTGCTCAAGGCCTGCTCATTCCTGTCCTGTACGCAGATGTGGTTGAGTACGAGTACAAAACTGATCTGTATGCCGACCATAAATCCGAGCGTGGTGAAGGCGGCTTCGGCTCGACAGGAGTGTAACCATGCACGTCGAAGGAATCTACAAGGGTTATGTGGTATTCACCAATGACCGGGAGGGACTAGTGAACCCCCGCTCTATCTACTCATACGAGAAACCCGGCGCAGTCAAGACCGGCGACATCCGGGTTATCGAAGGGTGTATCTGGTATGTCAGCACCATCGACGAGATCACCGAGGAACGCCGGATGCCGCTTGAAATGTTCTTGGGACCGAAGCACGTCCGTGACCAGGTGTGGTGGCGCCGGGTTCCTGAAAAGAGCACCAAAGCCATCGAGGACATCCAGCACCGCCTGGGTGAAATCGAAAACTGGTTGAACAGTCCCGCTCCGTGGTGCACCGTGGATGATGTGAAGGCTCTCATAGCCGATGCCATTACCGCCAACCCGAGCATCACCGCTGCTGAACTGGATGAAACCATCCGGCATCATCTGGATACTTACAAGCACAAGGAGCGGACAAATGGCTAAGGTGATCGGTATCGCCGGCAAGATCGGCAGCGGCAAGGGCTACTTCGCCTCCAAGCTCATCGCTGACCTGAAGAACGACGGGAAGAGCGTGGCCTACACTGCATACGCCGATCCACTCAAGGACGTGCTCCTCAGGAACTTCGGCCTGACCAAGACTGGCTTCAAGGGGTACTCTCCACTCGACTACCAAGGTGACGGTTACACCAACACCAAGGTCAGGTTACGGAAGGGACTCTGGCATTGGCACAAGAAGATCGTCAGCTGGGACTTATTGTCATTCCATGATCAACTCAACGAGAGCCGATCGTTTGATGCTCTCTTTGAGGAACTCTTCGACACCTACGGCCCGAAACTGGTAGGGCTGATGCGGAAGATCGGTGATGCCGAGGCGAACTATGATGACACGTTCCGCCAGATCATCCAGATGGTCGGCACGGAGTTCGGCCGTGGCATCAACGAGAACTTCTGGATCCTCGCCACCTTCGCCAAGATCCATGCAGCACTCGAGGGTGGCTTCGATGCCGCCGTGATCGACGATGTACGCTTCCCGAACGAGAAGACCGAGCTGGAACTCTTCTGTCAGGAGGCGGACTACATCTGCGAGGTGTGGGGTGTTACTGCATCGGATAAAGTGAGAGCTCAGCGGAGGGGCATGACCGTAAATGCCATGACTGAGTTTGATCAACACGGCTCCGAGCGGTATATTGACGATATCATCGCCACGCTACCGCCGGAGTTTATTGTGGTGAACGACTAAATTGCTCTTATTTCACTTTGAATATAGTAGCAGCATGGATCGAAGCAGGTCCATGCTGCTTCAAAATCCTGCTTCCTTCTGCAATCGTTGATCCAGACGTTAGGAAGTCATCCAGAATGAGAACATGCTTGCCTTGAACTTTCTTGGTCATTTCTGGATCTGCCTTCAGAAATCCACGAAGGTGTCTCCTCTCATTACCAAGCACCCTCTTCATTTCGAGAGTTTGGTTCCCTTCCTTTTTCAGGCGGTCTATTGTTTTTGTCAGATTCTTATGTACCTTCTCATTATCGAGATCAGGGCTGATGGTGACATTATCGATGTGGGCCTTATCAAGTGAGCCAGGGTGATAGGAAACACCAGGCATCCGGGTCATGAGGTGATGGGCAAAACGGTGAACAAGGTCCGACGATGACTTTGGCGTAACAATCATGTCGAACTTTTTGCCCTTGAGGTCTGTGGCGAGAAGGTGTTGAGCAGTCCTCGAAAGGAAATGTTCCCGGTCCTCATGCTCGAATGTGATATCCGGGTGTTTCCCTTTGAGAGCTTTCATGATATCGCCTGACTGCTCAATGTCATGCCCAACATGGTAGCTCGAGGAAACAGGAACCTTATCCGTCTGGGTGCTGTGAGTGGAGAACGGTGTTTTCTTCTTTCCCTTCCCGAATTTGGTTGATATGCCCTCTTGGCTACTGTAGTCGAATTTTAGTTTCCCGTCGACAGTAATGCCCTCGTTGATCTCTATGAATTTTTTGAATGATATCATGTGTCCCTCCAAAATTATATCCTTATTTATTTCTATTGACATTCTCCTCCTGTTCTGTTATCCTGTTTATAACATAAAAGGAGGTTCTTATTATGAAAAATCAATCCGATTGTTTACGAGATGAAGAAAAGTTCGGCCCATCCGCCGTGCCTGAGACTGAATACATTGGCGAGGGGAACATAAGGGGTTCTTCGGATATACCGGTGAGGAGTCCAAGCGCATCTGTAAGATCTGTGGTGCGGTTAAGTATTTTTACAACAATGAGGAAGAAGACAATGAGTAAACTTGAAACACATTATTTCGACTGTATATGTTCCTCACCCGAGCATACCCTCCGCTTCACTCTGGATAAAACACCGAGTGAACCCGAGATGTACGTGGAGGTTTACCTACATGAACGGAGCTTCCTGTCACGTCTGTGGTATGGCCTGAAGTACATCTTCGGCTATAAGTGCCGCTATGGTGCATGGGACTGCTGGACCCTCAAGTCCGAGGACATCGGCAGGATGAAGAATCTCCTGGATGTCTACGAGATGCTCGAGAAGGCTCCCAGTGATAAGCCGAAACCCTACTGATTTTTGACAATCACCCCTTCCTGTTATACAATAAGGAATCAACGAACGAAGGAGTCTCACCTTGGGAAAGAATTATATCAACGTCTACGAGTCTGATAAAGATGTCATCACCCATGTCTACGTGGAGGATGGTGTTCGGAAGGTAGAGAAGGAAATCTTTCAACCGTTTTGTGCTGTCAACTCGGTTGTGCCTACCGGTTGGACTGACATTCACGGAAGAGATGTCAACCCCAAAATGTTCCGAAGCATGTCCGATTATCGGGCATGGAAGAAAGAAAATGATGGATTGTTTGACATATACGGAGATGTCAAGCCCGAATATCAATTCATCGCCAAAAACTACCGAGAAACAATCGTTCCCAACAAAGAGGGAATGAACATCTACAACTTCGATATCGAGGTTGAGGTCCCGCCCGGAAGTGGTTTTCCTGACACGGAACAGGCTCTGTTCCCAATCAACGCCATCACAATCCAGAACATGGTGAAGGACCGGTACTACTCCTTCGCATACAAGAAACCCAAGGCATTACCTGACGGCGTTGACGTTGTCTATGTCCAATGTGAATCTGAGATTGACATGCTGGACAAGTTTCTCAAGTTCTGGACTGACTACCCATGCGACATCATGACAGGGTGGAACATCAGAATCTTCGATATTCCCTACCTCATCAATCGTTTGAATAGGGTTTGTGGTTCAAATACTCACCTCAAACTCTCACCGTGTCGGAAGATAGGCAAGCATGAGTCAAAGCACATGCCGGGCGAGTTCTACTATGTGATCCGTGGTGTAACGGACATGGACTACATCGAGCTCTACAAGAAATTCACCTACGAGTCCAGGGAACGGTATTCCCTCGATTACATCGCACAGTACGAACTCGGGAAAGAGAAGATCAAGTTCAAAGAAGACCACGAAGACCTGTATGAGCTCTACCATCAGGATTTCACCAAGTTCCTAGCATACAACATCAAAGACGTTGAGCTTGTATCTGACCTGGATAAGAAGCTCAAGTACATCGACCTGGCTCTCTTCGTTATGTACAAGGCCAAGTGCCTTCCGGAAGATATCTTCGGTACGGTGAAGATCTGGGATTCATACCTCTACAACGTCCTGATGGACCGGAAGATCTTCTGTCCGCCCAACAAGAGGCACAGTGCTCAAGAATACCCGGGTGGGTATGTTGGTGATCCTGAGGTTGGGATGCATCGTTGGGTCATGGTGTTTGACGTTGCATCATCTTACCCGAACCAGATCCGATCATACAACATGTCACCGGAAACGATTATTGACGAACACCAGTTGTCCTCTGAATTGAGAGACATCCGTGCTAATTTTGGATCAATCGAGGGATGCTTAGACCAGGATATCCTCGAGAAGGACAATATAAGTGAAGTTCTTCAGAGACATAACGTTTCAATGGCACCGAACGGACATTTCTTCGACATATCACAAGAAGGGATTCTTCCGGGTGTGATTGGTGAACTGTTCAATGAAAGAAAATCAGTCAAAAAATCGATGGGTTTATTGAAGAAAGAATTGGAGGACCTTAGGAGGAAGCTTTCTGATGGCGATTTTGAAATGCAAGATTGATGATATTACTCCATGCAAACACAGATGTCATGGTTGTTCGGAAGGTTTATGGTTTTGTATCCGTTGTCATGCATGGATCAGACCAGCTCAGGATCGGTGGGTATCCTGTCCGAATTGCGGAAACGAAAACATAACATTAGAACCCTAGAGTATCAAAAGTTCAAATACATACCCAGCACTTTTTGTTGCTTCCCATTTAGCATTGTTCCTATCAACATCTTGGGTAGCTGTATATAATGATTTTACTTCGATAATAAGATTTTCCGATGGGATGAAAATATCAGGATAATATCGCCGATGTTTTCCTTCAAAGGTGTACATGATTTTGGGTATACGGGATTTTTCGACAATGATATCATCCTCTGAATATCACTCAAGCAACAGATCCAGAGCTTTTGGTTCATTACCTTGGACACGAACAATTTTGCCGGACGGAAATGTATATTGCTTTTGAGAAAACCAATCCCTCCGGTCAAGATACTCCGGTACGTGCATGTTACTTTCTACTCCGTATCTATCCATTAGACTCTGTCTGCTTTTTATTCTGAACTCGGGAGTTGACATAAAGAAACGATTCCCGTGGTTTTGTAGGTTTGACTCTTCGACCTTTTGTTGAATATTTTTGTTTTGGAATGGAAACTCGACACCATATCTTTCTTGATTTGTTTTGGTAATTCTTGCTCTCAATATAGGGCTATTCATGGGACCAGAGCCACCATACCGTTCAATCATAGTGTCAGTGCCCTTTTTCTTTATTTCTGGGTTTTTATTATGATGAGACACCCCATATCGTTCTTCACATGTTTGCTTTGCTCCGGATCTATTATTATACGTTTCCGAACCATGTCTTTCTAGTAAGGTTTGTTTCCGTTTATCATTCCATTCTTTGCCTCTGCTCCGGCAAGAATGTGAACAGTAGGTTTCTTTATAGGGGACAGTTGCGGAACAGAATTTTGTTATTGGCTGGTTACATGTTGGGCAGATTTTAGGATAATCAGACCAATCGTTTAGGATCCAAACAATCCGCTCTATTATATTGTCACTTTTACATTTTTGGGTTGATGTGAATATTTCATGTTTTATTTCTTCAGGACATTGTTTGACTTTTGAAGGATTTATGCCTCTGGAATGAAATAAATTATTTCTAATAAATGTTTTCAAATCAAGTCCGCTCATGTGATGCCTTTCTTGACGACAATGTGTAATCATGTTATTATTTATAAAACTTGAACAAAAAAGGAGTATATTTTGACTAAGACAGAAATAGAAAATAGAATCAAGGAGATACAGAATCAGCTGGCCGCAATGGACGCAATGCAACAATCCATAAAAATCCTTATGAATAGCGCGTATGGTGCCTTTGGTAACCAGCACTTCCGGTATTTCGATATCCGCATAGCGTCTGGTATCACCACTGCAGGTCAGGTTACGATCCGTGGAGTGTCTCAATATTGTGAGAGCAAGATACCGTTGCTGTCGAACATCTACAACGACACAGACTCGATCTTTCTGGCCCTGGAGCCGATGGTCAAGAAGCGTTTCCCGAATGGTGCTTCAATCAAGGAGACAGCAGATTTTATTCTCAAGCTCTCTGATCAGGTTATCTCTCCCACGATAGAGGAATACTTTACCAGACTGAGCAAGAACCTCAACATGCGAATCTTGACTATATCACTGGAGCCTGAGTGCATCTCAGACGTCTGTTTCTTCAAGGCAAAGAAAAAGTATGCCATGAAGCAAACCTGGGTAGAAGGGTCGTGGTATCTGGACAAGACTAAGCTGAAGATCAAAGGTATTGAGATTGTCCGGACGTCAACACCTCAGTTCTGTCGGGATACATTGAAGAAGGCTGTTGAGCTTATCTTCGAAACCCAGGACAACCAGACAGTGGTTGACTATATCAAGAAGGTTAAGGAAGAGTTCCTTCAGCTCCCGTTCGAACAGAAGGCCTTCCCGCGTGGAGTGAATGGGATTGATAAGCATCAGATTGGTGGACCCGGCATACCCATTCACGTCAGAGCGGCATTGATCTACAACAATGCAATCAAGTCCATGAAGCTAACGAAGAAATATCCCCTGATTGCTGAGGGGAATAAGCTCTTGTTTGGGTTTATCAAGACACCCAACAAGCTCGGGACTGAGGTTATTGCATGTCCCGAAAAGATGCCTGAAGAGATTCTCAGCATGATTGAGATGGACGATGAGGTTCAATTCGAGAAGGCATACCTCTCCCCGATCATGAGTATATTTGAAGCGATAGGGTGGCACTTGGAAAAGAAACAACAGAGCCTGGAAGATTTCTTCGGGTAGAAAGGAACGATGATGGCTAACCCACCAAATTCAGCGAATGGAATAGGAATGTCGTACAATTACAACGAGGGAACATACCACTTCCGGGAAAGTAATATCGACGTGAGTTATATCCCGAAAGAGAAGCTTGACCCAGCTTTCGTGAATACTGTGGATGCTCTGACAACGGTCATTCGTCATCAACAATCCGAGATTGAGCGGTTGACGAAGATGGTGAACGAGCTCTATTTTCCAATGAGGAGCCGCGAATGAGTGAGATAAAGATGCCGGAACTTATCACTCCAACACCACAAACCGACCGCCATACAAAAGGGTTTGACCGTCATGCCCCCAGACAGATTGGATTTTCAGAGAGAACCCCTCTGAGAAACGGGCCGACCCTTGCTGATTGGGAGGCTGCGGTCCTTACCGGTCAGGTTGGGGATAAGACCATGACTGACGAGCTGATCAAAAAGCTCCAGGAAGAAGAAAAACCACAGATGCTGACAGAAAAGATTTGACACCCAACCCCCTTCATGTTATTATTGAATTACAATAAAGACATGAAGGGGTTACAATGAACACCACTGCATTTGATGAATTCTTTCAAGTAACCAGCAAATATGAGGCGGTCATTCACGTTCGTTTGTTTAGAATGATCGAAGCATACATCACCAACCACACCGATGAGCTCGGACGGGTGTCCTTTCCAAGCGATCCCTGGTCACGTGTTCCCTACAACTTCACTATGACATCATCACCAGACATGCGGTGGTTAAAAACAAACTTGCCAACCGGGACTTCACCGTTGAGAGCGGCCGGCGGTACTTCACTCTGCTGGATGATTGGCGGACCCCTGTCATGGTTCGGATCCTTAAAGAGGCTGAAGCAATTGTTGCTGGGTGGCAAATGAAGATGAAAGACAAGCTGGAACTCATCTTCAAACACCGTGACGACCCGGAAGGATTTGAAGCAGTCGGAACCCACGATCAGGGAATGTTCAGGGTACACTTCAAAAACGGTGACTCCTTTACCGTTCAGAATAAGATGATCATCAACGTCAGCAAGAACGGTAAACTGTTCAATCAGTGGCCCTGTACTTTTGGAAACATCAAAAAAGGTGGGGGAGTTGTACAAGAAACAATCCGAGAAATGGATGAAGTCTGAATTCTAAGGAGCTATTTTGAGAGACTACAGGGATCAAGGCATCAAGGGATTAGCACCTGACCAACTCAGGTATCTCTTCGAGGAGGAGATTTACCCTGCCGCAAAAGGCATGCCGTTCAGGGAAGCCGATAACAAGTATGAAGAACGCATTTTGAATTTTGGCTATCAGTGCTTCATCCGTGGTGTCAAGCTCGGAAAGGAGCGGTTCAGATGAGCAAGAAAACCTATCAGATACCCTTTGACTTTGAAGGGAACCAACTGGCTTATCCTGATTCCAGATACAACCCAAACACGCGGACCTGGGATACTATCTGGAAAGACAACTACTTCTTTGAAGCTACACTTACCTATGATGGGTTCAGCCGCGGTCGCTCTGCTGCTGGTTTCGATCTGAAGGATGAGGAAGGACATCTCTACTACCTGATGATGTCCGAGATGGACCGTATCATGGCTCTTGGTGGCTGGGATGGCAATAAGATCACTGGGAAATGGACCTTCGTCAAGAAAGGTCAGAACTACGGGATCACGCTGATAGAGAGGGCCGAGAGATGATCGAAGGAGCCGCTCTTCTTGGAAAGCTCGTCCTCACACTGGTGCTCTACCTGAACGTGGCATATCTCATGGCAGAGCTCATCAAGAAAAATCGGGGTGACTGATGAAAGTCATGATAGCTGGTGGATCCGTGCATAGAGCCGAGATCGTAAGGAGAATTATGGACACGATGGAGAAGGACGGGATTACATCTACGCCGGGGTGCTTGAACTGGCGGTGCTGGGTGAACGCATCACAAGTGACACCATGGAACAGTACGATCTCTAGGAGGCATCATTGATAATGAAGATGCATGGCTAAGATAATTATAAGTTCCTTTCTTTCTCGTGCTAATCTTTTATGTGTAGCTGACATTTTATTTTTAGTTTCTTCTGAAATTATCTGTTTTGCCCGGGCTTCCTTGATTTTATTTTTAGATTCATCTGAATGTTGTTTTCCAAAGAACGAATTTTTATTTCCTTTGTGGGAATCGCTTTGTTGTTTGATGTAGTCCTCGGAATAGGCATACCCATTTGCAAATTTAGAATGCCTGGTTTTTGATATTTTTTGTTTAGTGCTTTCGGATTGAATGTAACCCATTTTAGCATCAGATATTTTTTGTTTATGTTCGTCTGAATGTGAATAATTTATTCGTAAAAGTAAATAATCTTTTGACCCATATCTCTTACAATTTGTCATTCTTAGAATTGCTTTAGCCATTTTTGGGCCTTTGACTTTATGGCCACGCCAGATACGAGCAAGAAGCAGATGGGCAATGAAGTGTTCCCTGATGGGTAGATTGACTCTGTTCCATGAACCATGTATATCTTCTATTCCATCAAGCTTTGCAAACGACTTTGGAATAATGTGATGACTTTCGGTTTGTTTTTTGATCTTGGAAGTGTTTCAGTTGTGTTCAATAAGACGGTCGTAAATGGACTGGTAATTCATGACAGTTCCCCTATAAATAGATGTGACGAGGACAGCAGGGAAGTTCCCCTCTCTGTTGGTCGTGTACGCCCATACCGACCTTACTCGTTCTATTCTATTTATAATTTCTTTTCAAATAGTTGACTTTTTATATCAATGTTGTATAATTTAACTTATTTGTAAGGAGAAAATATGACAATTTATTATCTCGGTGGACCGATCCGCAGGCACGGCAGCTTCGAGCAGTATGACAAGCGGTGGCGTGACATTTTCATCAAGACTGTCCAGGATCGCGGCTTGGATGTCGCCTTTGAGAACCCGATGGAGTTCTTCAGTCAGCGCAATGATCCGATGGTGATCGGTATGCGGGATCGGATGCTTATGGACAGATGCAATGCCGGTCTGTTCAATCTCTTCCCATTCACCAAGGACAAGTACCCATGCATCGGTGCTCTCTGGGAGATGGGCTACATGGCTGCCCAAGGCAAACCGGTCTTTGTCATGGCAGCTCCTGATAGCCCGTTCAGAACTCATCCCATGACGTGCTATTCAGGATTCTTCAACAGTCTCCAGGATGCACTGGACGAGCTATTTTAGGAGATAATCATAGGTACTCCCAGGATAAAATTTGACATCCAAACCTAAATAAGGTATACTGTAAGTATCAAATGAACGAAAGGATTTCTGATGTCAAGTGCAATAGTCATTCGTAATTTTACCTGCCTCGACCATGCATACGTCGACGCTGCTGGGATGGTTTGTGGTGGGTCATACAACGTCTCTGTCACTCTTCGGGGTGAGGTAGTGGGTAATGAAGCGGTAGTGATTGATTTCTCGAAGGCCAAAAAGGCCTGCAAAGAAGCAATCGACGACAACCGGACTGGGTATGATCATAAGCTCATTCTTTATCCGTGGTCGAAGGTTGAGGTAACACCGCTTCGACATGGTCTAACCCTTATATCACCGTTCCTTGAGATATGCTGTCCCGAAGATGCTGTCAATGTTGTTACCATTTCTCTCGAGGCTGAGCTGGAACGACTGATTGACAATAAACTGAAGAATCTGTTTCCTGAAGCCCAGGTGTCATCCGATGTTTCTCTTTCCACCCATCCATTCAGTGATGGTGAATATTCCATGTTCTCATACGTGCATGGTCTAAAGCACTCCAGCTCCTACGGTTGCCAGAATATGAATCACGGACATCTCAGTTTTATCGAGGTGGAGGGCCCAACGGCTCGGCTCGTCGCAGATCAGATTGCTGGATACCTGAATGGGACCGTCTTCATTAACAAGGAAAACATAGTCTTTGAGGATGATGAATGGATCTCAATAGGCTACCAGTGTAACCGGGGATACTTTCGGTCTAAATACAGCAAGGAACACAAGATTGTCATTCTCAATTCTGAGACGACTGCCGAGAACCTCGTTGAGTACGTTCAACTCATGTTCCCTCAGTACATGACATCTCGATACAAGATCATCATTTCAGAAGGCCTTCAGAAAGGGGCGATCGTCAATGAATAGGCTTCCCATCGTTGAAAAATTCGGTCCGGCCATCCAGGGTGAGGGGTTACTTGCAGGAACACCGTCACTCTTCATTCGGGTCTTTGGTTGCAACCTTCGTTGTCAGTTTGGGTGCTCCTCTGACGAATACGCAGCGTTCCGAAAGCAACTTGCTGAGGATACCGCTGGGATCACCAATCTCGATGATTTCCCGGTTGTGTCGACGGGGTGTGATACCCCTTACTCCATCTTCCCTGAGTATCGCCGGTTCACAAAGACGGAAAGCCCCCTGGACCTTGAGCGGTGGGTTGTTGAACGGCTCACTCGGGACATGCATTTGGTTATCACTGGTGGTGAACCACTGCTCCCGGGTTATCAGGAAGCATGGGAAGAGCTTCTTGAGAATCTCAAAATACAAGGATATGATCTCGGAAAGGTCACGTTCGAGACCAACGGAACTCAGCCACTAACTGGGTGGTTCTCCAGGTTCCTTTGGCGTAACGATGATGTCAATTTTTCTATCAGCCCAAAGCTCTCATGCTCCGGGATGGCTCCTGAAAAAGCACTGGTCCCTGATGCTATTCAGTCATATGAAGACGCCGGCGTCAATATGTGGTTCAAATTTGTCGTTGCATCAGACAAGGACGCAGAGGAGGCTCTGGAAGCGGTTAAGAGCTTTGGCTTGTGCTGTGATTACCCGATCTACTTTATGCCGATGGGTGGCACGAAAGATACGCTCTCTGAAAGAGCAACATACGAGCTGGCTCTCAAGTATGGCGTCCGGTATAGCCCGAGACTACAGGTATCTATCCTTGATAATGGGATTGGTGTTTAGGTTTGCTACATCCGGGAATTCGACCCCGGACCCAACCCATTTCTAAATAATGTTGAGCTTGCTCTGGAGAAACCAGGAAATGCTGAGAATGGTTAGTCACCCATACCTTACCTTTGGTGTTACTGACCATCCCTTTCATTGTTTGTTTTCTTTTTTCGTTTGATTCGGGTGTTGGTGGCTGTCCTTTGGGGTGAGAATAGAATTTTTCTTTCGTGTGAGCAGGCCACCCCATCTGGTATCCCATTTCAAGATACCGAGGAACCTCTTCGGGTGGTACTCGAAAACACCCAGAACTGTTATGAACAACCTTTCTTCCCGTAAACTTTTTAGATCGATTGATATAACCAGCCTTGCAATTTTCAGTTCCGTGAGGAGGAGTATCCCCTCCATCCGTACTGTTTGTCAATGGACCACCATTGATCGTTCTACCAATCAAAGAAATAAGAAACGGTTCGTAGCAATACAGAGCAGTAAACTCAACCAGGTTGGAAGATGTTTTTATAATATAATCTCTTATATCAAAATGCTGCATTATAGCCCGAATGGTGTTGTTTTTATGTTTATTCGTACATCTCTCCATGCTTTTCTTCTGCAAGTGATATCTCCATCTATCACCAGTACCCTTACCAACATAGAAAGGTTCATAGAAGAAGGTAACGAAATTTCCGTAGGTATATCTTCCGGGCTTCCGAGGGTCAAGATAGATGTAGACATAATACTTGGGTTCGTGGGAGAACTTTGCTGTTTTCACGATTTCACCTCTATAAATAGATGTGACGGGGACAGTGGAGTTTCACCTCCTCCATTGGTTGTCAGTGCCACCTGCAACCTTACCCGTTCCATCCTTATTTATCAAATCCTAAGAAAATCAATGGAAATAAACCAATGAATAAAGAAATGAAGATCAGATGTCAGGTTTGTGGTGAATGGATTCCAGTTCGGTACATTCATAACCACGTGGATTGGCAACACCAGGCCAACACCGAATACCATAGTTACATTATGGGATTAACAGTCGAAGAGATATTAGAAAATTCAAAGAATAATTTCCAGCTCAGAATTTGACAGATCCCTCTCTTCATGTTACCATACTTTTACATTGAACATGTGAACAAGAAAGGAACCACCAATGGCATTTGATCCATCAAAACTCGACAAAACACTCGGCAATCAAATTCACGAACATCTGAAGACACTCGGGATTGAAACTCCCACGACAGATCTGCTTTTGCTGGATGATGAACAGAAGATCCAGACCATTATGCCACACGTCCAAGCAATTCTCGAGACTCTCGGTCTTGACCTGACCGATGACAGTCTTCAGGACACTCCGAAGCGGGTTGCGAAGATGTGGGTTCGAGAAAAGTTCTGGGGTCTGTGTCCGGGCAAGTTCCCGAAGATGATGACTATCGAGAACAAGATGAAATACCAACAGATGGTCTGTGAGAAAAACATTCGGGTCCTGTCCGACTGTGAACACCACCTGGCTCAGATCGATGGTTTCGCTCACGTCGCGTATATCTCCAACGGCAAGATTCTCGGTCTGTCCAAGCTCAACCGGATCGTTCAGTATTTCTCGGCAAGACCCCAGGTCCAAGAGAGGATTGGCGAGCAGATCGGTGAGGCTCTCAAGTTCATCCTGGGCACAGAAGACGTCGCTGTATGCATCGAAGCTTCTCATTACTGCGTGATTGCTCGTGGTGCAAGGGACTACGAATCTTCGACCACCACATCGTTCCTTTCCGGCGTATTCAGGGATGATCCCATGGTCCGGTCGGAGTTCTACTCCATGGTCAACGGAAAATAAAACCGGTATAAATGAGAGGTGGGTGAATTTGACATCCACCTCTCATTCTGTTACTATAAGGTATCAAACAAAGGAAGGAACCAAATGGCCAATCATCTTGAGTATGTTCTGTCTGGTGTAGGGTTTACTCGCCTCGTGGCAAAACCCCTCCAGGAAAGTGCCGAAGGTGTTGCATGGGTCAACGATATGTTCACCTCCATGCAAAGTGTCGGTGCTACCCACGGATTTTCCCTTCTGTACAACGCATGGATCGAGCATAGCTTTGGTGAGATTTTCAAGCTGTTCCGACCTGGGCTTGAAAACGTGTATGCTGACTCGGGTGGTCTTCAGATCGTTACCCAGGGTAAGGCGATCACTGAGGATATGAAGGAGAAGGTCTACTTCAACCAGGCAAACGGATCTACTAAGGCCATGTGTTTTGATGAGATCCCGGTAACAATCCTGGGTGACAAATCAACCCGGCTGGATCTCGGGTCTCGTTTCTTTGATGAGACCAAATTCATGGACTGTGCGATCCTTACCGGCAAGAATATTGCCCGGCAGATTGAGATCTTCCTGGATGAGAAAACCAAGTCCCAACCGATCCTAATCACCCAAGGTAACTGTCTCGAGACCTACATGCAGTGGACTGATCTCGTTCTCCAACAGATCCCAACGAGCCACCACAAGTATATCGGTGGTATTGCTATGGGGGCGGCGGCTCTCGGCCATGGTCAGCTCGAAGATATCAAACGGGCGTTTTATTTTACCCAGCTCCCGTTTGAGGCAGCTCATAATCACGTTCACATCCTGGCTCTCGGATCAGTAACCAGAATCCTTCCTTACCTCATCTTCATGCAAAACGGGGTGTTTCAGGATCTGCACCTGTCATACGACTCCACCACCCACAGCTCAGGGATTCACATGGGTCGGTATTACAGCCGAAAGGGTGCAAATCTTGAGTTTGGACGGAAGATGGGCCCTGAGTGGGCTGAGATCTACGAAGATGTTTGTGCATTGGCTGATGTCGGTCTCGACTTTGAGGAGTTTGTTCGAGTTATTAATATGCCGGCAACCGCGTACGAGAAAGAAACCGGTGATAGAGTTCCTGCGGTGAAAGCTCTTGCTGCGATGTGTTGTGCATCAGTAAAAAACTTCATTCAGCACGTGGAAAGATGTGTACAATCAAGGAAAGATGTGTTAAAATTAGCAGACAGTCGGAAGAGCTACCTGGCGTTCAAGCATTTGCATGAGGTCAAGACCCTGCAGGACTTCGTACATTGGGAGACCCAGCTTGGACGGTTCCTTCACTCTGTCCCTGTTCAAAGCTCAAGGCCGGCAACACTCGAAAATTTCTTTGAATAAGGAGAACGAACGAATGATCAAAAGGTACATTGAAGTTCAGATTGTTAAGGAAGGGTGTCACCGTTATCCAGCAGCAGAAACAGATCCAAAACTGGCTGACGTTGATTATCTAGCAAACAGACATTTTCACTATTTCTACATCACGGTCAAGATTGAAGTATTTCATAATGATCGGTGTCTTGAATTTCAACAATTTCGTCGATATCTCGAGAAACTCTATAATCAAGGAATTCTCGAGATAGATTTCAAGTCATGTGAAATGCTCGCCGAAGACCTCATCGGAACTTTGAGCCGAACATATCCAGACCGGGATATGTCAATTCGAGTGTTTGAAGATAATATCAACGGTGCTGAATTAGTGTATACTGTTGACTAGGATTGAACTGACAGTTTCTGGGTTATTGTATATTTCAGATTCTTTGAATCGAATGACACGATAACCCAGACTGTCAGCAATCAATTCACATTCATTATCGCGTTTTATTGTTTCTGGTTTTGAATGCCAATAATCACCATCTACTTCAACTAGGATGTTTGTATTTTTGATCAAAAAATCATAACAGTGGCGCCAATTTGAATTTTTGGTCTTTTTGAATTGGATAAGAAATTGTTGCTCATATTCTATTCCAAGAGATGACATGATCTCAATCATTTTCCTCTCTGGTTTAGTATTGGAACCCAAACGACCGGATTTGATTAGAGAAATAACATTTCTCGACGTTGCATCTTTGTGTTTTTCCGTTCTGGTATATCGCCCAATTCTAGAATTATCACGAACAGCAGCAGATCTCTTCATTTTTTCTTTTGCATCTTCAGAATGGGTCTTTCCAAACATGGGATTATTTTCACCAATCGTTTTGCCCTTCTTTGCATTGGAAATATTCTCATTTCTATTCTTTACCCATTCTGGATCTTTTGATTTTTCATCTATTGATTTTCTTGCACGTTCAGCCATTCTTTTTGCATGGCTGGATCTTTCTTCCGGGGTTGTTCTCGCTTCTCTTGATTCTTTTTGTCTTCTAATTATTTCGGGGCATTTGGTTATTGATTTTTGACATCGCTTTGTTTTTGTGTTATAACTGATGTATAGAGCAGGAAGACCACAATATGCACAGACGTCTTGTTCGGTTGGGTTCTCAATCAATGGCATGGTAAATACTCCAGACATAAATTCATTCTATCCATCATTATTTATCAAGAAAGGCAAGAAATAATGAAAAAACAGCTCTTTATCTTCTCTCTGGAGCCATTGGAGTCCCGCTACACCAAGCAATGGTTCACTCATTTGCCGAAAGTGTTTGGCGAGAAGCTTCCTGAGTTTGAAATCATTCAGCTCAACGGAACAACGACGTCAGGAAAGCCCACGGAGGGTGCTTTCCTTGACTTCGCTGCAACCAACCTGTGGAAGAACGAGCAAATGAACCTCTTCTTTCAACGGCTGGGAGCAGGTCAGATTGATGACAATGCTGTGATCCTGTTCACTGACGCATGGAACCCGACTATCCTTGAGGTCAAGTACACCAAGGATCTACTCAAGAAGAATTGGAAGTTGGTTTCGATCTGGCACGCAGGGTCCTACATAGATGAAGACCCACTCGGTCAGCTCATTCAGGACAAGAGATGGTCCTTGGCTGCCGAGCGTTCGTTCTACGAGGCATGTGATGTCAACCTGTTCGCCAGCGTTGATCACATTCGCCGGTTTGTTCATGTTATGCCGGGTATCAATGTCAAGAAGGCACACCGGACAGGATTTCCGATGGAATATATCAGTGAGATTGAACTTCCAAAGGTTCCAAAGAAGAATCAGATTCTGTTTGGTGCTCGACTCAGTCCTGAGAAGCAACCGGATATTTTCGACGCTCTGTCTGTCCTGCTCCCTGAGTACGAGTTTGTTGCTCCCTTGAGGGATCCCAACCCAACGAAAGAAAAGTATCACCTGGCTCTGGCGGAATCAAAGGTCGCTGTTTGGTTCTCAACTCTCGAGACCCTTGGCATAGGTCAGCATGAGGCTCTCCACGCTGGGGCGATACCGCTAGTTCCTTCCCGGTTGTGTTATCCAGAGCAGTATCCGATCAACTCACCGTTCATCTACCCAGGGGAATGGGCTCAGAATCTTGCTACATCCAATTTACCTGCGTTGGCTAAGAAGATCAAAGACCTGGTTGAGAATCACGAGAGCTACCATGAAGAAATGGCAAGTGCATATCACTTCCAGCGTGAGAATTTCTTTGGCTGTGACATTATGTGTAATATCATAAGGGGACTCTAATGAAGAGAGACTATTCGGACGGCAACACAAACAAAGCAGTTAAATTCTTTGTAGGTAATGAGATTGAAAAGACCTCAGCCTATGGAAAGAAGACTCTGTTTGTCGTAATCGACGAAGGCCTTACCAAAGAAGAAGTTGTTGATCAGCTTGTCAACGATGTATCCATTGAGCATGTGTATCTCGGAGCAAACAAGTCCAACGAAAACAAATTCAGAGAGGCGTTGCTTGAAAGGATAATCAGGTCAATTCTTATCCTTGATCACCGACCCATCCACGTCACCATCGATGTCCCATACGAGAAATATGCGAATGTTACTCGGTGGGATCCGGAACTGATGCTTCATAATCGGGTTCATGTGAACTTGTCTGTTCCTGTTGATAACATCAAGAGGATTAAAAATCTCACAATTAAGATAGACGATATCGGATTCAATATCACCAACGATGGGGTCTGGTGTTTCGAGCTTGACAAACATCCCGAGTGCAAAACTACATGGGACGAATACAAAGATGACAAGATCATCGAATAGAGGAATCAATATGATACGATCTGGACTTATCATCTTCGCACTCATCATCATGAGCATTCTCGGTGTTCATGCCTCTGCGTATGGCGTCGAGTTACTCGTGGAGAACATCAAGGTTTCTGACGGTGACACGTTCAAAGGGATGTACTACCAACTCCCAATGACTGTCCGTCTAAAGGGCATCGACACTTTCGAGAGTCGACTCGGAGCACGCCTAAACACCCAGATGAACCGGTTTGGCTTCACTGACCAGTATGAGGCTAAGGCGGTCGGTGTGGCTGCTCGTGAACGACTGAAGCAGATCATGGCCAGCACCCGAGCATGCGTGGTGATTGATGAGAATGACCCTACCGACAGCTACGGTCGGTTTGTCGGAAAGGCTCGTCCTGGCACGTGCGGCATTCAGTCGGTCTATGCCATGGACACACTCGTCCGGGAAGGACTGGCATACGTGGACTACCGCGGCACCACTGATGTGTACTATGCTGATTTGAAGTTGATCGAGGCTCAAGCCAAGGCAGCCAAGCTGGGCATCTGGAAATACACCAAGTAATTACGATGAAAGGAAAGAACGAATGAGCAATCTGAAGGTCGTACTTTTGCAGCACACCCCTGAGCCTGAGCGGACATGTGCTCTCGCGGCTCGGCTCTGCTACTCTCCGGTTGGCATCGAGCAGCTCCAGGAGAAGATGAGCGACAAGGACTGTCGTACGCTGTTGGAGAAGATCATGTCCATCGGGCACTTCTCGGTGCTGGAGCACGCCTCCTTCACCTTTGGCATCGAGGGGATCAGCCGAGCCTTGAGCCATCAGTTGGTCCGGCACCGTCTGGCATCATACTCCCAGCAGTCCCAGCGGTATGTGAAGTTCAGCGGTGGTATCCCGGCGGTTATCCCGGAGAGCATCAGGGCAAACGAGGATGCCATGAATCTCTTCGAGTGGGTCATGGAGACATGCGAGCAGGCTTACAACGAGCTGATAGAGCATGGGATACCGGCTGAGGATGCCCGCTTCGTGGTACCGAATGCTGCCGAGACGAAGATCATCATGACCATGAACGCCCGGGAGCTGCTCCACTTCTTCGGTCACCGCTGCTGCAACAGAGCACAGTGGGAGATCCGGAAGATGGCCGACGAGATGCTCAGGCTCTGCTACCAGGTGGCGCCGATCATCTTCGAAAAGGGCGGACCGAGCTGCGTCTCTGAAGGTGTATGCCATGAGGGCAAGATGTGCTGCGGCACGGTCAGGACCAAAGAGGAACTGCTTTACGGAGTCTGAGGAATGACATTTCGTCCATGATAAATAAAGGTGCTTGGGACATAAACCCAAGCACCTTTATTCTTATTTGAGGATAATCATGGACAAATTTATTGGAATACTCGAAGAACAAATTATGATCGATCTTATTAATGAAGAAAGATCACAAACTCAAAAGGATGCGATGGAACGAGACTATAAAGCTCTCAAAAGTATTCATCGAATCACCGGAAAATTTATTCCTCTTTCAAAAATGGATGGATTGAGATACTCTGTAAATAACAAAGGTCAGCATTTCCATCTTATACATGATAGTATTGGTGTTGATCACAAAGTCAGTTTTGATGACGTCAACCATCATGCTGGAATTGGAACACATGAATTTGCAGATTTCCTTAATAGACACGGTGCAAGACAAGTAGATTACAATGGGAAAGATATCCCAGATCATCTCAAGTTTGCTCCATCCAGAGTTGCCTCATCGTCAAATAATCAAAATGGATCAAAATCATGGAAACAGGTTGGTCCTAACGGATTTTGGAAACTCGTCGACGCCTAGGAGAATAATGTGAAACGCTTTCTTCAATATCTAACAGAAGCTCCCCTCAGCCCCAAGCATAAAAAAGAATTGCACCTTATGATGGGGAAAGAATACCCAGAACCAACCAAGGATGATCGGATCGAGATTCCTTTACACTCAGGACCTGATGTTACTCCACATCCCGATGTACAATCCCACCTGGAGAAGCACGGTTATCAGATCAAGGATTACAAGGCTGGTATTGCCTACCACCCCGAGAAGAAGCAGGAAATCAAAATCGGTAAAGCTCTGGAGAAAACCAAAGCTGAAGGATCGGTTGTTGCTGCGTTCAGAGATGACCCAAGGCGTGCTCTGTCAAAGAAGGCTGATAGTGATCTGAAGGTTGTTATCACCAAACATCCCCACGATATCGCCAACAAGAGCACCAACCAACACTGGACTAGCTGCATGGATATGGATGGTGGGTCAAATCGTCATTATATTCCAGCTGATATTCGTGCTGGTGCTCATGAGGCATATCTGGTTCACAAAGATGATCACAATCTCGAGAACCCACTTGGTCGCATCTCACTCAAGCCGTTCCACTCATACGATATCGAACATGGAGACCACACCATCCTCCGCCCTGAGGGTAAAACGTATGGTGCCGGTCATGCTGCGTTTCATAAGACAGTTCAGGATTGGGCTGAGAAGACACACCCAGCACATCCCGAACGAGTCTATACCAAAGACGAAGATCTGTACAATGATGATGACCGTCATAAGATTTACGGATCGAAAGTGATGGATCGCTTCTCTAAATCAGAAGACTTTGATCAACGCAGTTACGCAGCACAACATGGTGAAGCTCATCATATCGACAACATAATCAAAACGATGGGAAATCATCCGTATAGCTATGGAATAACGAAAGCAATCGCCCAAAACCCACATGCGACTCCGGAACACCTTCGGACTCTCGCACACCATGAGCGGGCTTCAGCTACTTTGATGGGTCATGTTGTTAATCATCCAAACGCTCCCGATGATGTGATCGATCATGCAATTGACCGATTTGATACTCATGCAATAGAGTTTGCTAAGAGTCCAAATCTGAAACCGGCTCACATTGATAAGCTGTTAGCGAAGGGAAGTGGAAACGTTGCTCGGGTTCTTGGCTCTCACCACAACCCGCAACCACATCACTTCGACGCGTTGGCGAATCACGAACATTGGACCGTCCGGCAAGCTGTTGCTGAGAACCCAAGGCTCCCCGTTCATCACCAAGAGAAACTGGCTGAGGATGAGGATAGTGACATCAGGGAGAGCCTGACAAAGAACCCGAATCTGAAACATCACGTCATAAGCAAACTGATTCAGGATCCCGTCAACTCGGTTATCCAACATGTTGCTGAACATGCTAAGGTCAATGATGATCACGTCAAGGAGCTTGCAAAGCATCCGAATAACGGGGTCCGATTCAATCTTGTAAACAACCCACACCTCAAGTCTCATCATCTGGATCATATTATCGATCACAGTGATGATGAGACGGTTCATAATCTGGTTCTAGAGAATCCTCTTGTCACTAAAGATCACATCCATAAGATGATCAAGAAGGGCAAGGTATTTGGCGGCAGAGTCATTGAGCATCCTTTGACTGATGAAAGTCACATGGAAGCAATGGCAAAATCACCAATTGAGGATATGCGGTTCACTGTTGCTCGGCACAGAAACGCACCAGAGCATGTTCTCAAGCATTTGTCTAATGATTCTGATGAAATGATCCGCAGTAGAGCACAGAGACAGCTCAGACTACGTTTCGACCACGATACTGAATAATCTGAGAGGAATAAATAATACAAGATGAAGATTTTTGGACCGATAGACATAAACCTGAACCAGGCCATCGAGCTTGGCCTGGAGAGACTGCCTGACTTTCCGCCGGTAGATGATGCCAAGCTCGGCCGGGTGTTCTTCCATCTCGGGAACTCCACTGCATACCTATGCATTCTTGAGTATGACCCGCTGAATCCAACTACCACACCGATCTGGAAGAACATTGGCGGCGGTGCAGAGATCAGCGACACTGAAGTTACTCTGTTCAAGACGTGGTCGTCCCAGAAGATTCGTGATGAGATCGACCTGGCCAAGCTCAACCGTCAGACGGTGTATGACATTGCTGGATCTATCCATGGGGTTGTGCCGGGTGGTGAAGTTGCAGTCATGCGTTTCGTTGCTGTTACACCGTTCTACTTCGAGAACAACTTCCCGAACAGCCAAGGGCGGTGTGAGAATGTGGATCACATGGGCATCGACCTGGGCATAGTCATCTCGTTCACTATGTGCAAGAACGGTGTACCATTTGGACAGATGACATTCACCTCTGAATATGCGGTGTTCACTGGGCCGCGGACAGACTTCGAGATTCGGGATGTGCTGACTGTACTCTCACCAGCAGTCGTGCCAACGGTTGAGTTTGCTGGAAACCCATACACGCCATCCAATGCCGAATGGACATTGGTTGCTACTTTACGATAGGAGAATATGATGGGTCACTTTGTTAGAAAGCATGGGTTCGTCTCATGGCCTGATCTGATAGGAGACGTGGTTACCGAGATGAGCAATAACGGCTTCAATCTCGTTTTCACGGGTGTGGATAAGTACACGTTGGAGGCCACAGCCACGGTAGATCCGTTGGCTGCTACCCAACCTTGGCGGATTCACTTTGATGCTGCTTACTTTGAGTACAAGTATCTCCCGCCGATTTCCACGAACCATGTTGTGAATGTTGACAACGAGTTCGTAAAGATTGTGGATGTGCCTGAAGATGTTTCCGGACGGCTTCGTTGTCAAACCAAGCGTGTTACTGACTACGGAAAGATCTACGTCGGTACACCCATTCAACTCCCTGATGATGGAAGTGTAGCTTCGTATTCCCCGACCATTCGGATGTATGACAAGTATCTCCGGAAAGTTACGAAGATCTTCCCAGGTCAGCTTTACACCCAGATCCCGACGACTGCCTATAACTTCGACCAAACCTCGGAGATCTCTCATCCGTCCGATGACTTTGTGCCGGGCAACATCGATACGATCTTCAACAGCATCGACATGAACCCGTGCAATCCATGCACTTACACGTTGGCCATCAGTGATCACGGGTTTGTTCTCTCGGTCGTATCTGAAAGCAAGGCGTTGGGTACCGGAAATTTCTGGATGAACTGTCAGCGATTGGTTGACAGTAAGACCGGGGAGATCTTCACCACGGGTCACAGTCCGGTAGTTTGCCTGTATCACATCGATGTTCTTGATACCGAGACCACCACATTCGTTCTCGGTGACGATAACGTCTTCGTTCCTGACTGTCTATCATTCAATCTTGCTCGTTATGACAACACCAACATGATCATCATCAGGGAAGCGGATGTATATGCTCCAAACCTACCGGTGCCGGTCAATCAGAGCAACCAGTACATCAACGGAATATGGAATGCCAATAAGCAGCTCTCCATCTCCAAGACGGATGAGTATATCGTGAACTTCCCCGACGGCATCACCACTGACCGTCACTTTTATCCGAACATGCGGATAGACATGGTAGGCTTCATCTCGGCTCAGGTAATCGCTGAAAGCTCGGTCTTCCCCATCACCCTGCATGAGGAACCGACACAACGTACATACATTGCACAAAGATCCAATGTGGGTTACATGGAAGGCTCACGGATGGTCATGCAGAAATCCGGTCAAGGAATTGACTAAACACTAAAGGAGAAATAACTCATGGGATTCACTGTTGAAAGAGGCGGATTCGTAGATATCGCAACGCTGATGAACGCCATCATTAACGATCTTGCTGGACACGGCTTCACCCCGAAGTATGTAGACCTCGGAGCAACCACTGACACTCCAGGAACTATGACTGCCACCAAGGCTACCTTTGAGGTAAGCTCGGCTGTTGACCCACTCAATGGTACACAGACCTGGCGTCTGATGGTGGACGGTACTGTCCCGGGTGGCCATGTTGTTTTTGGTACTGCTCTTCAGCTTCCGGATACTGGCGAATGCTACAGGAGCAACGGCACGGTCGTTCCTGCTGGTAACACCACATTCATGGCTGACATCAAGGGCTCGTTCGGTGCACCGTTTGCTGACGCTGCTTACATCAACCCGGCTACTCCGTGGAGCTACCGTCTGGCTATCTCCGATCGCGGCCTGGTTCTCGAGACCTGGCAGAACGCTCCGATTGCTCAGCGTCGGTTCTCCTGGTTCTGCGCACAGCGACTGGTTGATGCGCGGACTGGTGAGGTGTATGTAGTAGGCCATGCACCGGTAGTTGCTCTCGGTTCGTTCAATGCTTCCGCTACGGTCAGCAAGATTGTCATCCGTGAGAACGACGTGTTTGCTCCGACTCCGCCGGAAGTCGTCTCGGCCAACTCTGACTACATTGGTGCTGTCATCAATGCCGTGAAGCAGATCAGTCTGGCAGAGTCCAACCAGTACTACGTCACCTTCCCGGCCGGCTTCAACACCGAACGGCATCTGTACAACGAAGAGATGGACATGCTGGCATTCACCTCTGCTGGTGTTCTCTCCCAGTTCAACGATGCGGTCATCAACGTCTACGGTCACCGTAACATTCAGGTCGTCAACGGTACCTTCGCCAACACCGCTCTCATCAAGGGTACCGAGATTGTTGGTGTTACTTCCGGTGCACGTGCCAAGATCCTTGCTCTGAATAACGAGGCAGGTACCTGGAGCATCGGCACTGGTACTGGTGTTCTCTTCGTCTCCATGTGCGGCGGGGAGTTCGTTGACGGTGAGCTCCTGAAGATTGGTACTCCTACCGGTGATACCCTGGCTACTACCGAGATCATCTCCCAGGAGTCCACTGTCATCACCCGTACCTACAAGGGCGGCAATGCCAACTACATCAACGACTCCGAGGGTATGCGGATTCTCATTCTGGTTGGTGGCGGCGGAGTAGTCTAAGTGTTCATTCCAAGAGGGACCATAGCGAGGCTGCCATTTGACGGCAGCCTCGCGGATGTTATCGGTACATCCGATGCCACCCTTTTGGATGGAGTGGCTCAGTACAGCACTGAGGCCGTGGATAACCAGTGCTTCGTTGCCAACGGTGTGGAGTATGCCAGTATGCCCTTCACACCCACTACCGAGTGGACCGTACTCTTCTACTCTAGACCAACAGTCAGTGAGCAGAATGCCAGTTCGTCTTTCTTCATCCTGGACGACGGTGTTGGGAGATATGGCATAGGGGTGTACATGCCACCGGGCTACGGCGAAGATGAGTATAGCCTGGGGAACCACGGTGGATGGGGTTCGCTTGGACTCATCAACAGCAATGACGTGCCATCCTATACGGATAGTCAGATGCTGATCATGGACCCGCTCTTCCAAGCATGGGCACTGCGGCTGAGCGGTGGATCGGTGGATGTGTTCCTGAACGGTGTCAAGCTGCCGGTGTCCATCACCAATCTACCGGTACTCACTGCACCCACGGCGTATCTCTTCGGGAATGCTGATGACGGGGGTTTGGTCACCAGGACCGACGAGCTGGTAATCAGTGAGGTTGCTCTGACCGATGAGGAGATCCTGGAATGGGTGAACCGCAGGAGACCATTGAAGCTCACGTTCTACCGTAGGCCTGTCACAGTGCAGTTCATCAAGGCAGAACGGAGTGATGCACTGTTGGTGGATGCCAAGCCTGCGGTGAAGAAGATCCGCTCCACCGAGAAGCAGGTGAGTATTCTCCCAGAGTGGTTGGCATCATCCCAGAAGTACACCATGAGCACTGAGTTCAGCAAAACTACCAGAAATCTGCTGATGAATCCGGCCATCCCGTCGTATGTGAAGAAGCTCACTAGTGTGCACCATGAGCATATGATCAAGCGGGATGTCATCAAAAGAACTAGGCAGTCAACCGCGAACATCCAGCAGATGCGGTTGATAGTTGGTGAAGGCAGAGGTCATCTGAACATTGCTCTACCGAAGTACAAGGAAGCACTGCATGTCTCAACGATCGCGGCCGGGTACAGTCTGGTCGAGGGCATGGGACGGTTCGGTTATCTGAACGGAGCGGCGTTCAAGTTCATCACTGACCAGGAGCATAACGAAGCCGTCCAGATGATCTATGAGACATCAGCAGTCATCTCTCACCTCGGGCAAGTCCAACGAGCCATGGAAGAAGCAGGTAGGTTGGCCAAGATTGTCCAGCAGCGGATGGTCAACGAAACCCAGCAGAAGTCCCATGTTACCAATCAGACGATGCAGAGTACGGCAGTCAGACCAAACATTGCCACCATCGTTACCAACAGCGATCCGCTCCTGAACAAGAAGATCACCTCCAACGGTTTCGCTGATAGAAAGTATCAGCTGCCGAAGACGAAGGTGATTGTTCCCGGCACGATAGATCCGCAACGGCCGAAGATTCAGACGACCGTTCGTACTCCAATCAAGAAGCAACCTGTCATTCGTCGTGGGGTAAGCCACGAAGGTAAATACATAAAAAGAGAGCTGAATGTTGCGGTGAATGCTGAGGAGAAGGCGTTCATCAAGAAGATTGCTCCACAGAACCCCACTGTCCGGGCGAGCTATGCTAAGTATCTCGACAAGAAGAGAAAACTCAGCAAGTATGTCACGTCGAGTACAGGCAACATTCAGCGCATCATCATAAACTGCACCCCGTGGAAAGGTGAAGAATAATGCCGACAGTTTACACCACAACGCCGAACCTGGGCCTGAAGAAAATCGCTGACGGTGAGCGTAACTGGGGTCCATTCACCCGGGAGAACCTGGATAAGCTTGACCTCATCTCCGCCTATCTGTTGTCAAGCGGTAAGATCAAGATCGGTCTCACACCTCAGTCAGCTGCACTTGTTGGTAAGGCGAATGAGCCGGTTATTTACGGCATCCAGGGAGCAGTCACCTCCTGGTACGAGCTCCGTTATCCCAACTCCGACAGTGCTGCCTTTTGGGTCATTCCTGGATGCATCACTGCTGACTTCACCAATGACCTGCTGAAAGCCACAATCCGCTGGAAGACTCCCACTGTCGGTCCGGTGGTGTGGCAAGTCCAGATGGCCGCGATCCTACCGGGTGATGCCATGGATGTGGTGATGCAACCGGCCAGACTGTTCTCGGCAGTGGCTGCTGCTGGTGCTGAGAAGATGGTGGAGTCGGAGATCACCTTCACCCCGACCATGCAGGAACTCCGAGCCGGTTACCCGTGCATCATCTCCATATCCAGATTGGCGACTGATCCGGGAGACACACTGGCTGATGTGGCGAATCTGGTTGACGGCAGTGTAACCCTGAGCCTGCCGTTCGTTCAGCCGACCTTCACCATCAACACTGGAGACATCGTGGGTGAACCGGATGCTTCCCAGGCAGTGTACAGCTATGACGCTGAAGGACGTGTCATTGGAGTCAGCGAGATGGTTGACAGCGTGCTGAAGACCACCACGATCACCTACTACCCTGATGCAGACCCGAACTATCCGGAAGGGAAGATCCACACCGTCGCTGAGCAGTACGGCGGCACAACCCGCACCGAGACCTACACCTACAATCCGGATGGTACCATAGCTGGAATGACAGCCACGGTGGTGTAATCATGCCAGTCCTGAAGAGAGAAGGGTATGATGTCTATACCTCACCCCTAGACACACGGTTCGCCAACAACACTCTGTGGAGCCTTGGGAACTTCTACAACGGTCAGACCATCCACTTCTCTCGGACATCCACATCCAACATCGTCTGGGGGACTACCTACAAGGTGCACATGGTATGGCGGATGATCTCTGGTGGAGGTTATCATCAACTCGTGCATCGGTCTGCTGGTGGAGTGGACACCTACTTCCCGCTGCCGTACGAAGGGCTCGGTAACGCGGTGGCGAACGCATGGAGAACCACCAAGTATGACATCGTGATCGACCATACATCACCGGGTGTCATCAACATCACCGGGCTTTACAAAACCGGCCCATTCAGCTTCAGCGGTGCCACCGATCCTATCCCAAGCATTCCACTGAACGTCACTGTAAACGTACCAGTAGAAGACGGTAGGCTGAACATCTACGTCGGTAACGGTGGATGGTGGGAGTTGTACATCGTGGATGACCTCGAGGACCAAGGTCCACTTATGGGCTCCTATGTGAAAGCGGCAAGACCAGATTCAACTTACATCACAAATGCCCCGATTTCTGGATGATAAATAAGGCTGACCATGATAAACATAGCCAAGATCATATCCGTCGTCAAGTCTCTGCTCGTCAACTATTACACCAAGAGCCAGGTTGACAATTTGGTGGTAAGCGGTCTTTTCTGGAAATCTCCAGTAGACACTTATGCCGACCTAGCCACTACCTACCCAACACCGGAGGAAGGGTGGACTGTTTCCGTATCGGACACCAATGAGGTCTATCGGTACAATGCGGTAGCACCTGATGTGGGTTGGCTACGGATTGACAGCGGCGCACTTGCCACTACCGAGGTTGCTGGCAGAATTGAGCTTGCCACATCGGCAGAAGTAACAGCAGGCACCGATAGCACACGTGCCGTTGTTCCGTCTACTCTCAAGACCGAGTTGGATAAAAAAGAGGACGATCTGGGCAACCCGTCCATAAACGGACAGATGCTGGTAAGTACCACAACTGGCGTAAGATCATGGGCCACGCCACCAACAGGCGGAAGTGGAGGAGCTGACATTGAAGGACTTTTTCACATGCAAGATCATGGATAAGGAGAAATAGATGAGGATTCTCGGTAACGTCAACCTCAAACATAACCAACTTCAAGAGTCAATTATGGAGTTGGTTTCATCTTTTCCGGCCGCTTCAGTCGGAAAGTTCGTTTTCAGGTTGGATCTGGCACAGGCATATATCTGCATCAGTGATTCGCCGGTTGCCTGGTTGCCTATCGGTAATAAAGCAGCCTATGTGCATTATCAAGCTGTTCCTGCGATGTTGTGGACCGTCACCCATAACTTCGACAGCACCGACCTCTTCTTTGAGGTGTATGACACTGCGGGGAATGTGATCATTGCTGATGAGATCACTATCGTTGATGCCAACTCCATTACCGTGTCATTCGGCACCTCCTCAGTGTCTGGTAGAGTTGTCATTGCCGCTCTTGACGGCAATGCTGCACAAAATCTTCAGCTCATCAACGATGCATTGGAAGGACCTAACACCACATGGTCATCCGATAAGATCGCTGCCGAGATTGCTGCTGGTGGCGGAGGAGGCGGTGGAGTAATGGATGGGCTGCATCTGATGGGTGGTATGGGTGAGTAGAACACATCCACGAGCTGATAAATAGACATAGTTCAATACGGAGGATAATCACATGGCAGTTTACACACCTGTTTCACTTTACCAAGGCGTTCTTGTTGATAGCGATACGGAAATTATTACCGACGTCGCCAACAAGACTATCATCAAGGAAATCATTCTCTGCAACACCACCGGAAACATCGTAAACGTCGACCTGAAAAAGCTTCTTTCCGGCGAAACTGTACCTGCAGCTAAGAACATCCTGTTCAATTCAAACGGGTTGACCCTTCAAGCCTTTGAGACCAAACAACTCACTCTGAGCATTGTTCTCGAGACTGGTGATTCTCTCTGGGCCAAGAGTAATGCTGCTTCTTCGGTTGCATGCCAGGTTTCCGGCGTCAGCGTAACGGCATAAGGAGACTATGCAATGATTCATAGCTCGCTCGGCACGGTTGTCCAAGAGACATCCAACTTTCTGGTGGAAGAGAAGATTATTGCTTCTCCAACTACCTCCGTCACTTTCTCAGATCTAGATGGGATAAAAGATGCTGGTTATGTCCTGGAGATCGCCGGCATTATTAACTCAGCCGCTGCCTCACGTTGGTTCTGTTATGTCAATGGCGATACTACCTTAGCAAACTATCATTCAACATGGGTCGGTCAATCCAGCAATACCGGGGGCACAGCGGCATACTCAATAGTAGCCGAGCCTTATCAAGCATTTGGTGTTGGGGTAGGCACGCGAGTCTTTTCAAAGGCAGATATTCTCTTCTGTCCCGGAAGTGGTCTCACTACCTTTTTCTCAATGACACGTTCATTCCATCCAACTTCTACAACAAACGGTGGTTGGTCTGGATATCATGAACATCGTGTTGCACAAGTAAACATCACCTCGCTTACTATAACATCGGATGTTGCTAATGCAATAGGAGCTGGAACTGTCATTCGTTTGTATCGCAAGAAGCAGGGCGTTCCTTCGGCGTTTCCATCGGCACAAGGGATGCTGGTTGCGGACATTCTAGTTCCTACCAATGTAACACAGATTGACATCACTGGTCTGGATGCAAATCTGCATGGTGGATATACCATTCTTGCCAATGTAAGTAATGCAACATCATCATCTTCATTGATTTCATGTTATGTGAATGACGATGTAACCGCTGCTAACTATTATACACAACAAATAAACGCCGATTCAACATCTTTGACTGCTACCAGATATAACACCAATAGATGTATGGCAATGGAAGCTTCTCTTGGAGCTGCTGTTTTTGGAATGATTGAAGTTTCTTTAGGTGGTGGTGATAGGTGCAGGATTTCATCGACTACCTCAAGAGGCAATGGATCTGGGATTACCATTGACCAAGAGTTCTGTACAAAGGTCGCAACTGTTTCTAATATTACCAAGTTATCTTTTGTTGCTGCAGTTGCCAGTTCCATAGCTGCAGGATCAAGGATTAGTGTGTATCGTCGCAAATAACACTTTACCATAGGAGAAACACTCATGGCAACAAATAAGATTCTTTCGTTCGATGCATCCACTGGTGAAATGACCGAGACCACCGTGCCGTTCGTGCTCCCGGACGTTGCTGCACTCAAGGAGCAGAAGAAGGCTGAAATCGAGGCTGCTTGTGCCGCCGAGATCAACAACGGGACCGAACTTGGCCTGCTCAGCTCACTCGGCTATCGGGTCTATGACGCCAAGGAGGACCTCGGGAACTACCAGGTTGCTCTTGCCGCCATGCAAGCTCAGGGGATGACCGAGAGAACAATCAAGGTGAAGGACCCGGTTGATCCGTTCAAGACTGTCACCGAAGCACAACTCAAGATCATCCTGGGTGAACTGACTGTTCGGGGCGACAATCTGTTCCTGAAGAAGTTCACGTTGAAGGGTCAGGCAGATGCCATTACCCAGGAAGCATATGAAGCTGCTTATGCTGCTGGTGTAGCAACTGCCCAAGCCGCCGTGGTCGCCGCTGCTGCTCTTCCGGAAACAACGGATGAGGAGAAGGCAGCAAAGGCTGATGCAGTTGCCGCTGCTGCTGCTGCTCTCGAAGTTGCTGAATTGAAGACCGACTATCTCTTCGAAACGATCGTTTGGTAATCCAACAGAAAGGGAGACATCAATATGATCAGTTCATCTTTCGGTCAACAACTTGCACAGTATCAGACGAGTTTCTTGGTTGAGGAGAAGATTCTCGCTGCGGCGGCCACCTCGGTAACCTTTAGTAACCTGAATGCACTACGTGATGGTGGGTATACTATTGATATCTTAGCCATATCCAACACAACAGGCCAACCCAATATAAATCTCATAGTTAACGGTGATACCAACACCGCTAATTATACCGGCAGAATGATGTATGCATCCAGCAACAGTGCTCTAGGTTTAGCAACAACCAATCGCATATCTGCTCTTGCTCCAGCTGTCGGTCAACTATGTGCATCATTTACTGATGTTGCATTTGCTGGTGGAAAGATATCGGCTTATACAAGAGCTACCGATCAGTTCCCGGAAGTCTTTGTTGTTGGTACTCAATACACACCAACAGTAAGCAATATCACTTCTATTACTATCGAATGTGCAACTGCATCTGGATTGGCTGCAGGAACGATCATTCGTCTTTATCGTAAGCTTAACGGAAACACCGCGACATTTACTCCACTTCAGAACAATCTTGTTGCGGACATCATGATTACATCAGCAGCTACTCAGGTGGACATTACTGGGTTGGATGCAAATCTTCATGGTGGCTATGATGTTATTTTTTGTGGTGTGCCTGGTGTAGCAAGTGCTATTAATACCTACATAAATGGTGATACCAATAATGCAAATTACGCAGGAAGAAGAATATATACTTCCGGCAGCGGCACCCCGGGTGAATCGGTTCTGCAATCCTTTGCGACATCAGATACACAGTTGGCATTCGCAAAAATTAATATAAGTCCTGTGATTAATTCCAAAGCTTTAATGCTGAGTCATTTCAGTTATCAAGGTGCAGGAACTGAATATCTTATGTATACCTCAGTTAGATATAGAATAGCAATTTCAAACATAAACCAACTTTCATTTGTTGGCACAACAAATGCTTTCGGTGTAGGATCAAGATTCCAGGTGTACCGTAGGAAATAAAAGGCCTTTAACTTGACTACCGAGTCTCATCTATCTACACTGATAAATAGACTCGGTAGTCAACCATCGTATGAAAGGATGGAACAGTGAAGGTCTTCGGGTCCATCGATCTCAATAATAATGAAATAAAGCAAACGGGCTTCGAAGTCCTGACCTACTTTCCAGCAGCCAAGGAAGGCAAAGTAGTTTATCGGTCAGACTACGGTGACACCTATGTTTGTGTCTCTGTTTCTCCACCGGTTTGGATGCCAACCACCAACGCCGCTGCATACACTCATCATCAACCCGGTGGAGGGATGATATGGGATGTTATGCATATGCTTGGAACGACTGAGGTGTTCGTTCAGGTATATGACGATAACGGTCAGCAGATCATACCAGACTCCATCAACATTATCAACCAGGACAACATCGTCATCACATTTGGGTCATCCACTGTAGCAGGAAAAGCGGTTGTCTCTGCTCTCAAGGATCACGTCGGCATTACTCTTGAGGGTGCCACCATTTCCGACATAACGACCACCACGACTGCTACTTGGTCCTCCCAGAAGATCCAGGACACCATCAACGCAGCGGTGTCTGGCAACATCACACCAATCGTTGCTCAAATATTATACCCAAATGTCACTCAGGACGATGTGTTGATTTTGGATTGTAAGACCGTTGTGGGTATCTATGAGTTTGATGGTTCTGGGTATGACCAATTGATACCCGGTATTGATTATAGCATTAGGCGTGAATTTGCCGATGGTTCCCAGATCCACGTCATTACCAAAATAAAGCAAACCACGGCTGATCTTGTCGTGGATTACATGTAGGAGCTGATATGGCCCGCAAACCAACTGTAATGAGTAGAACCTGGCTGCGATCCCGTTTTGAGAACGGTGACACACCAGATCAGAATGAATGGTATGTAATATTTGACAGCTTCGTCCATAAGGTAGAAGACAGCCATCTATTCAATTTTGCGGACATCATTGATGACGATGTAACTGCTCTTGATAAGACTTGGTCATCAGAAAAAATTGCTGATGAGATTGCTGCTAATGCTTCACCTATTTTGAAGATTAAACAGACCTTCACAAATGCAAGCATTGTTGACATATATCACAATTTTAATACTGACTACATCACATACAAAGCATTTTATCCAGGACCTGATGGTTATGAAGAATTCATTCCTTCTAGGTTTATTCTGATAAATAGTAACCACGCCAGGATGGAAATGAACCCACCAACATCCGGATTCGTTATTCTAATGGGAACAGAAATCGCGTAACAACTGTCGGGTGGTCCGACATACAACACAAAGGAGAAAACACGCATGAAACTGTATGGTAACCTCAAGCTTCACGGAGGCGAGCTTCAGAACCTCAAGCTGGAAGTTCTGACAGATGATCCGACTGGCATAGGTCTGTTTGAAGGTCGTCTGTGGTACAACAGCACCGCTGATGCTATCAAGTATTATGACGGGGCTGATGTACAAATCGTTGGTGATACCGCCGAACTCCAAACTGTCATCAACAACCTCAACACCGAGATCACCGCACGTCAGAACGCAGATACTACTCTTCAGGCTAACATTGACGCTGAAGAAACTGCTCGTGTTGCTGCCGATGCTACTCTGACTTCTAACCTTGCTGCTGAGGTTACGAACCGCCAGAATGCAGATTCCACTCTGCAAAGCAACATCAACACCGTTCAGAGCAACCTGAACACCGAGGCAACGACTCGTCAGAATGCAGACACAACTCTTCAGGCCAATATCGACGCTGAAGCAACTACTCGCGCTGCTGCGGACACAACTCTGACCAACAACCTGAATGCAGAGATTACTGCACGTCAAAATGCAGATTCAACGCTGCAAGCAAACATTGACGCTGAAGCAACTGCTCGTGCTGCGGCTGATTCCACATTGACATCGAACCTTGCTGCTGAGGTTACGAACCGTCAAAATGCCGACTCTACTCTCCAGGCTAACATTGACACTGAAGCAACTGCTCGTGCTGCTGCTGATACGACGTTAACCAACAGCCTGGATGCAGAGGCAACTGCTCGTGCTAATGCTGACACCACTCTCCAGGCTAACATCGATAATGAAGTCTCGGCCCGTACCGCTGCCGTTGCTCTGAAGGTAAGCAAGTCCGGCGATAGCATGAGCGGTAACCTGGCCATGGGCGGAGTTGCCAAAGTAACCGGCATGGTTGCCCCGACTGATCCGACTGATGCTGCTACCAAAGCATACGTTGACAGTCTGGCTTCCGGTCTTGTCTGGCGTGATCCGATCGTTCTCATCAACTTCACGGGTTCTGCTTCTGCTCCGGTTGCTTCTCCTGTCAAGTACGATTCGTATGTCATCGATGTCGGCGGCGCTACTGGTGCATGGGCAGGCTTTGCTGAAGGTGATGTTGTTCAGTGCACCGATGAAGCTGGCCCGGTTTGGACCAAGGTAACCGATTTTACCGTTGGTCAGCACTATGTAATCTCCGGTATCACTGAGACCACCCCGATTGGTATTGCTGCTGGTCACCTCACCGATTACATGACCGTAACCAATGCTGTTCCGGGTTCGTATGCAGCTACCTTTGACGAGCCTATCGAGGGCAACGCAGTGTTCGTTGGTGATCCGGGTGCCGCTCTGTTCGGCCGTTCATACACCTATGCCGCTTCTACCGCTGCACCGACCGGCAACCCGACCCATACCTGGATTCAGTTCGGCGGTCCGGGTGCTACTGGCGCAGGCGTTGGTCTGTACTACGAAGGCAACGTTCTTCACGTCAACCTCGGTGCTGGTATTGCTCAGCTCCCGACTGACGAAGTTGGTATCGACCTGTATGCAACTGGCGGTCTTGAACTGGTTGATCCGGGTACCGGTCTTCCGTCGAATGCTTCGGATGCAGTTCTTGCTATCAATGCAGCTGATACATCCATCACTGTAGACGGCAATGGTATCAAACTTGCTACTACGCTTCAGACGGCAATCTCTTCCAACACTTCTGCCATTGCTGCTGAGACGACTGCTCGTCAGAATGCCGATACCACACTGCAGGCTAACATCGACGCTGAAGCAACTGCTCGCATTGCAGCAGACAGCACTCTCCAGGCAAACATCGATGCTGAAGCTACCACAAGGGCAGCAGCTGATACGACATTGACCAACAACCTCAATGCAGAGATCACGGCACGTCAGAACGCAGACAGTACGCTCCAAGCTAACATCGATGCAGAGGTAACGGCAAGGACCGGTGCAGATACCACCCTTACTAACAACCTCAACGCTGAGATCACTGCACGTACCAACGCTGACACTACGCTCCAGGCTAACATTGATGCTGAAGCAACTGCTCGTGCCAACGCTGATACGACACTGACCAACAATCTCAACGCTGAGATCACTGCCAGGACGAATGCTGATACGACTCTCCAGGCTAACATCGATGCAGAGGCAACCGCAAGAGCCAATGCTGATACGACGCTCCAAGCCAATATCGATGCTGAAGCAACTGCTCGTGCTAACGCCGACACAACGCTCCAGACCAACATCGATGCATGTGCCAAGCGTTATCAGTTCACTGCCGGCGCTGCGAACACCTCGTTCACCATCAACCACAACCTCGGTTACAAGTATGTCAACGTAACTGTATACGACTCGGTTGACGACGAAGTTATCATCCCGAACAGCATCCAGGCAATCAGCACCAACAGCCTAACAATCACCTTTACCTCCGCTGTTCAACCGATCGTCAAGATCGTTGCCTAATCTGAACAACTTCGGTTGTCATCAGGGGAGGAGGGTTTCCTCCTCCTCCCCTTTCTTTATAAGGAGTCTCAATGAGAGTACACGGTAACGTCAATCTCAACGATAACGAACTACAGGACTTCCTGATTCATCCAACATCCGAGTTTCCCGGCACCGCTAAAGTCGGTAAAGCGGTGTTCAGGGTGGACCTGGGTCAGGTTTATGTCTGTGTTCAGGAGTCACCGGCTATCTGGTACCCGATGGCCAACCATAACACCTACGTGCACACCCAAGCCTCTCCCTCTGCACAGTGGAACATCACGCATAACCTCGGCACCACCGACGTGTTTGTCCAGACCTACGGTGACGACGGTGAGATCTTCATGGCTGACACCAAGGTCATCGATGAGAACACCGTGCGTATCACCGCGAGCACCACGATCACCGGTAAGGCAGTCATCGCTGCGCTGAACGATCTCGTCGGCATACCGGTAACACATAGCCACACCAACAAGGCCGTGCTTGACCAACTCTCTGATGTTGGGGGTGCTCTCTACTACAACGGGAATGCCATCGGTGGGGGTGGAGGCGGTGCTGACTCGGTCATACTCAATCAGCCAGGTGCAGTGACGGTACTGTCCGGCTCAGCACGTTGGTATGCACCGGGAAACATCACTGTGGATGACGTCATGGTAGCATGTGGGGTTGCTCCGACCGGTCAGAACCTCGTCATCGATGTGAAGAAGAACGGGGTGTCCATTTTCAACAGCACGAAACCGACTGTCACTGCTGGTCAGAATGCTGGTTCAACGGTAGCACCGTATGTAGCCACCACAATGACCGATACCGACTACCTGACCGTGGATGTCACTCAAATTGGAAGTATAAACCCGGGTGCAGACATGACGGTCCGCATCCGTTATCACTGATAAATAATCACAACAACATCATAGGAGCAGATGATGACCAAGAGAGAAATAGCTACACTTTTCATTCCTGAAGCAGTCGACCCTGAGTATGTGATCGATGCTTCCCTCCGGTTCTACGAAGTACCGGGAGAAACCGTGCAGTCCGCCGGAGAGCATGCGGTGACTGACATTTTCGCTACCCCTATCGACGGCGGCATTGCCGTTATGACTGCTGGTGAGTACTTCGCCGGTACGGAGGTTACTGCATAATGGCTGTAAACAATATTGTTATCGGACCTAACTCCCATCGCATCCAGTACGGCCCGGCGACAGCTCTCGCAGATCTACGGGCAGCTGTTGAAGCGGCTATTCTTGCTTCTCACGGCTGGGAAGTACACGACGCTGCTGCTGGTACAAATGCGGTCTGCTATCGTGCACTGAATGCCGATGGTATCACCTACAAGTATGTTGTCCTTGACTTCAACACTGCTGGGTATATGTTGTTGAAAGCCTTCGAGTCTTGGAACAGTACAACCCACGTCGGAACCAACCAATGTTATCTCATGGAGTCAACAAACTACAATCAGCGCGTTGATCTTACCAACGGTGGCAACATATACATCTTCGTCAGTCCGAGATGGTTGGCTGCGGTGTCATATAACAACGGCGTGATCGGATCATCCAGCGGACAATCGTTCACTGGCTGCTTCGAGAGGACTCGGGTTGAAGATGAACTTGCTTCCGGGTCAACTGATCTGCCGCCGTTCATTGGTGCTATCCCGGGGTGGATAAACGGTATATTGAACTTGCCTGGATTCAGTGCACCAAGAATCAAATCAAGCAACTTTGTTGGCATCAATGCTTTCTGCAGATTGAGTGATGGTATTCGTACCCTCGCCAACTGTTCATCCAACCCGTATCTGCCATATCCGAACCAACCGAGTCCTTGGACTGGGAAATACGTTGTTCGTGACATTGTTGTTGCATATAACAATGCTCAGGCAGGCTCGAGTTCTGGCGTGGGTAACGACGAGCCTCTTGGTAAACTTTATGGTCTGAAAGTAACCGCTAGAAGTGTTGGTACCATTCTCGATGAAATGACCATCAACCTGGACGCCAACTACTTCTGCGACCCGGCCGGATCGCCTGCAGGATGTTGGTTGCTTACAGAAGCAGCCAATGCAAACGCGGGTTACCGATACGTCATTCCGAAATAAGGATCTCATCATGGCAATCATTGATGCTATTGTTGGTGGAGTGGCAACGAACAGGGATGCTTCATACATCGACAGACAACCCGGTCTTATGGGGTTATATCCAGAAGTTGTGAGCATCTTTACAGTCAAGAAGTCAGATATGACTTCTCTTGGTATTGCTGCTGGTGTTTCCACGATCAACGGGCAAGCCCAGGCTGCTCCAGTTCCATTCCAGGTTTGGGGATAAAACAAGGGGGAGGGGAACCTCCCCCACCAAAGGACATCACATGAAGTCATTCAAGTCATTCATTGCTGAAGGAAAGATCCCTTCTGAGGTTGCTGCCAGGAACGAGCAGATCGACATTGAGGCCGTTGTGCGCGATGCCGTCAAGGAGTTTCATGGTATGGATGATGCAGCCATCAAGGCCATCACTGACTATATGCGTCCGAAGAAAGTGTTCAGCCTTGGCAAGATGATCGACGATCTTCCTTACGGTGCAGGTGCAATGAAGGCTGCCATCGAAGCGGTCAAGAAGGCTGCTTCCACTGCCGGGTTCGGTAAGACGGGTGGTGGGTCTAAACCTCAGACCCAGGCTCAGAGAATAGACACGTACCTGAAGCAGAAGCACATCGGACCAATCAAGAGATAAGGAATAAACATGCGGTTCTATGGTGATGTAGATACACAAGGCACAGGTAAGGTACCCTGGGAAGATGTAGCCAAGACAGGTGCAACTCCAGCTGATATCGGAGCAGCATCTTCGACTGACCTACAGAACCACATCAACGACGGCCAAGCTCATTCCGGCTCCGCCTCTGTAGCTACACTGTCTGATGCTGTTATTACTACACCGGCTGACGGGGAAGTGTTGACATATGAAGCATCTACCCAAAAGTGGAAAACGTTGCACCTACTGGTGGACCCGGTGGCGGTGCATCGGAGATAAACGGTATGAATGTTATGATGGAGTGGTAAATCAAAAAAATCCATCTTTATAAATAAACGTAGAATTGTTCAAGACGCTCTCGGAAGCGATAAAACAAGGAGACATTACACATGAAGAAATTTACTGACATGATCCGGGAAGCTGCTGAGACCAAAGCGGGATCCCAGGCACTGACCGACTTTGTTGGTCTGCTCAACGATTTCATCGAGCAGGACGTTGAAGAAGGCTGCTGTGAGTCTGCTGAAGATCATCCCCTCAACGCTCTCATCTATATTGCCAACACCCTGCCGGAAGACTGCCTCGGAAACATCACCCACGGTCTGATGGACTTCTACGGATATGACACCGACGAGACTGCTGGTGAGGACGACGAAGATGACGTGATTGAAGAGTCCATCGATCCGGAAGAGTTTTATCTCATCACGGAAGGGTCCGTTGCTTCTGATATGATCGCTCGTGCACGCCACGCTGTTGAGAAGAGCAAGGAAGCTCACGGCAAGAAGGGCATCCAGGCTCTCATCGCTCACGGCTACAGTGCAGAAGGTGCTCGTGCACTCCTGAAGCAGGCCAAGAAGAACCTCAAGAAGGGTCGCAAGAAGGCTCTCATGACGAGGAAGAAGCACCGCAAGATCATCGCAAAGCTCCGTGATAAAATAAGCAAGATCCGGTCTAAGATGGTCGGCAAAGACTAACCGAAGGTCAAGACAACGGTTGACGAAGGGGAGCAAGAGATTGCTCCCCTTTTTCTATGAAAAGAACATCAATCCAAATAAATTTGACAGATAGTCAGATCTGTGTTATCCTTGAATCAGAGGTTGGGGCTTGGTTCTATATCCATTCCTGATCATTGTCTATCGTTTGAGAAAAAAGGAGAACGAATGATTGCTATTTCGGCAAGTATCGAAAAAATTGAAGCAAACCCAGAATTTGATTTTCAGTGGTCTCTTTTCGAGTGCACTGAACATTACATCCAACGGCTCTGGGACAATAACATCCCTGACAACGTGGCAGTTATTCACCTCCCACCAAAGAGCACTGAGGCTCAGATCGAGAGGTTGATTGGATGGGCAGCAATCAATAATGATAGGCCGGTTGTTGTCCACCCAAACCATACGGTGATGCGGGTCCTCGGTAAACATGAGAGACAGGGTCTCACTCACATCTGTCTAGAGAATTTTCCATACTCCAGCAAGAAACCACTCCGGACACCACTGAACATTATGGACTATGCTGTCAGGAACGGCTTCGGGATCTGTTACGATTATGCTCACGTGGATCCGGATAATGAGCCAGCCTTTCGCTCACTAGAATTCCTCAGATCATATCTCCCGTTCGTTAGAGTGATTCATTTCTCAGGGAACCGACACGATAAGCTCACTGAAGATGACTGGAGGGTGTGGAAGAACCTCATTCTCAATTACCCTGGAAGCTTGAGTGGTGTTGAATGGTTCTGTCTTGAGCATAAACATGAAGCAGACAAAACAAATGACGGGAACAGGTTGGCAAAGGTGTTTAGTGAATTGTCTAAACAATAAATAATGACATGGTAAAGTCATTCAAAAAATATCTTGCGGAAGAAGAATCGGTATCTGCTACTAAAAGGCAGAATATGCAACATCTCACCCAAATGAAGCCCCGGGAATTTATAGATCTCATGCGGCAGTTTCGGGATGAGCTCAACGGGATTATTTCTTCAGAGAAGGTTGATGTCTCAGAGAAGGTTGATGGCTTCGGTATCCGTTTTGGGGTTGATGATGGTGGTAAGTTCTTCATTGAATCATCCCGGTCCGGACCACAGTTCCACCACGGAGCATTCTCAGCCTACGCAAAAGCAAAGTTTGGCGTCGCTGATAACATCTCAGCAGGGTATGATGATATTTTCAAGAAGCTTGGAGAGTATAAGCAACTTCAGGATCTTTTGAAGAAGAATGGCCCAGTCAAGGTCATTGGTGAGTGTCTTTACAATCCGAACGCTACTCTGACGGATCATGGGCTGAAATTCATTGCCACAACATACAACCCGAAGCTGCTCGGGAAGTGGGCGACCTTCGTTCTCTTCCATACTGATCCGGATAAGGATCACCTCATAGATCAGATCAAGGCATTATCCACTCATGAGATCAAGTTCGCAACACCAGAAGTTGATTATAATGATGTGGATATTACCTATCACATCAAAGACTTCTTCCAATTCGTTGATCAATATCCTAATATCAAAGAGATTCTCGCTTCCAGAAAAGCAGCGGATCGAGACCTCAAGAAAATGATCATTGACACATTCCAACGCTTCCAGAAGGATGTGACTGACAAGATAGCTTCGGGGATTGAGAAAGGGCAGTTTGGTCCGGAGGTTGAGGGAGCTGTCTTTGGGGTCAATGATACCAAGTTCAAGGTAACCACTCAGAGCTTCAAGAAGAACAAAGAACTGTTCAACACAGAATTCAAGGCCAAGAAGGGATTATAGATGGGCGGTAATGCTTCGGTATTCAAGGATGGTCAACTCGTTGCTCAGGCTGAGAAGATAGACCTCAGCAAAGTAAGCAGAGGGTCCATAATTCCTGAGGTCAAAAAGACCCTTCATGCTATCGACTCTGCTTTCGCAAAGGAGTATGGTGTCCATCTCTGGCCCAATCATTCCATCATTGACAACGGGTCGATCTTTGCTGGGTCGTCACAGTTCTTCATGGACCAGAGTATTAGTCACGATGAGTTTACACAACACAAACCGACCGTGGGTGACATTGATGTCCAGATACCTCATGCGTACAAAGATCACCTGGACAAAATTCTCAAGCCAGGAAAACATTTTGGGTTGATGAAATATCACGGTCGGGCTGATACTTCTCTGTCTCAGCTCAACTGCGTGTTTGAACTCAAAGCTGGAATACACACCATCAACATCCAGATCGACTTCGAACCCGTTGATTGGCACGAGGAAGGCCCGACTGGTTGGTCGCAGTTTGCTCATTCAGCAGATTGGGACGACATCAAGAGCGGTGTCAAGGGAGTCTTTCACAAATATCTGGTTGGTGCGGTTGACTTTGCTTACCAAAAACCAATCACTGTCCTTACAAGAAAAACCCTGAAGCCGAAGAAGGTTGATGCCCACGATTATGCCTTCAGTGTAGAGAAGGGCCTCCGTCAAAAATATGTCCTGGCCAAAGATGAGCACAGCAAGCCGATCATGGTTGATGGTGTCCAGGCCTTCTTCGAGATAGACCCCAAAGAGGCTGACTATATCACCGACGTGGCTAGCATCTTCGTGGTTCTCTTTCGTATCGTTCCTGATCACGATGATCTGAAAAAGTTTGCGAGCTTCACTGGTGTTGTTGACCTGATTGATCGGGAGTTCAGTGGTTCCCAGCAGGCTTTGATCGTTGACGAGTTCCTGAAGCGGTGCTGGGGCAAGGGGGCTCAAGCTTTAGAAAGGGACGCACCAGAAATAGACGCTAAAGCTAAATGGGCAGCCGTCAACTATTTGGCCGATAAGTTACAAATGCCAAGCATTATAAAGAAAGCAGAATTATTAGTCGGCGAGTATTATAAGTCATATAAGATGAGTAAAGACAGGAGGGAGTATGCTAAAAGTTGACGAAGTACCAACAACTCCAGGACATGATAAAGTGACAGTGCTTATCGGTCGCTTTCAGCCTGTCACTTTCGGCGGCCATGGGAAGATGTACAATGAGGCCAAGAAGCTCGGTCATCCAGTAGTCATCTTCGTCGTCCGTGGAGAGAAGTCTGACCCCAAAAAGAGTCCGTTCCCACTGGATCTAACGATAGAGATGGTGAGGAGTACATTTCCGGAGGCGACTGTATTACATGTTGGTTCCGCCTTTATAGGAGATTTCGTAAAGATTCTGCGGGATCAAAACATGGAACCAACCACTATCTTTTGTGGAACGGATCGGGCTAAAAGCTACAGAAAACAGATTGAATCATACAGTGATGTATGGAATCTAAAACTGGATTTACATGAAGTTGAACGAAATTCAGAAGATGTAAGTGCTACCTCAGTTCGGGATGCAATCAAAAATAACGACCGGATTCTTTTCCAAAACATGACAGCACCTCAGTGTCATCACTATTTCGACAAGCTGTTGTCCTTTCTCAAATAAGGAGAGAACAAATGAAAGAGCAGTGGAAGACTTTGGTTATTGAAATTGACTTCATGCCACCAAATGACGAAGCTGAGCAGAGTTTCGTTGATTATGCTATTAAGGCGATGAGTCCGCAACAAATAGCAGATTTCCGATACAAAGTCATTGAAAAGAAGTAATAATCACCTGTGATAAATAGTTCCAGTTAAATTGAAGGGAGACTATTATCATGGCACATTTTGATAAGATCATCAATGCTCTGGAGAGTGGCAGGACAGCAGAACAACAGGTTGGTGACAAGTCGAACGATCCGGCTGAGAAGAGGCGGTATTACGACGCGATGCACGATTCTTCGATTGCTATCCATACTGGGTCAAAGAGAGAACACCAAGAAGCTCTCAAGAACCACAAGGACGCTCTGTCAAAAGCAACTACTCCGGAGATAATCGAAAAAGCATAAAGAGTACATCGAATATCACTCCAAAGAGATAGGAGTATAACAATGGCTGACGACTTGATGGCAATATACAAGGAAATTCGGGAAAAGAATCCAACCGTGATAGAGGAAGCACTGGATCCAATGAAAATGGGGAAAGTTAAGCTCATCTCTTTTCTTCTCCCCATTGTCAAGGTGTCTGAGAAATTCCTCAAGAAAATGGCTGAAGAAGATCTCCGCATTATGGCTGCACTTTTCCTCAAGTTCGGGAAATCCAGACTGGATAAAGATCTCGAAGGCATTCACGTAGAAGAGTAAGGTACTATCATGACAACTGGTTATAAAAAGAACGGAGTTGATATAGACACGCTGTTGGAACCTCGTACCACCGGTGACCCTCAAGCAGCTGCCACCGGTTACAAGGTCAACGACGTGGATATATCCACGATGTTCTATCCATTGGCTAGTGGTGGTACTGCACCATCAGTGATTGGAATGAAGGTCAATGGTGATGATCTAAACACCATCTTTGCTGCTATCGGCACTGTTAGTACTACCGGGTCTGGTATTTTTACCGCATATTGGTTTGATTCTGCTGGAAGCATGTTTGTGGATGGTGTTGCCATTCCGTATGACACACTCATGGATGTTGTTATTGATGACCCGGCTGACATAACAGCCGGAGCTGATGGTTCTGGGTCATTTGATGTTTATGATTTTTCAACCCAGGGTTTAGTTGGAACGGTGGCTTGGCCGAATGGAGGAACCGATACATTAGGATTAACTGTTCTCGATGGACATTATTATGGAAATGTGACAGTGACAGTAATAAATGAACTCGGTCCTGGAGAAATAATAAAAGCCTACCCAACCATACCAACAATCGCGGGTGAAAGTTATGCATCGGCATCAAATACTAATAGCTTCTTTTTCGGTGCTGGGCATTATGTGTGGGCTAATGTTCCCTTTGACATAGTAAATGACATCGGAGAAATAATGTTTGCATCAACACAATCACCAAGTGGCAAACATTATGTGAAATCTAATGTACCAATGTCAACAACATCTAATCACGCGGTGCCAAAGACTTCATTATTCAATGATAACTATACATTCGGTACCATTGGTGAACTTGATCCATATTACACACCAACCGGATTTACCGGCGGCAGTGCAAGTTGGTCCATAAGTAGAAATGTTGCATTGGAAGCTGTTGATCTGATAGGCAACGGCGGAGCATCCGGTGAGAACGTTTTCACTATTCTTTCTTTCGATGCACCAACAGACATTTCTGGCAAAACGGTGAAATTCCATTATAGCCTAGATATACCGCACATTGGGCAAATGGGATTCATTTATTATTATGTAGCAGGTGGAAGTGATATTGTTGAGTTGTTTGATACCGGTGGGACAGTTCAATTTGCTGAAATAGTTCTACCGGCCGGTGTATCGGTAATAACATGGACTCTTGGCACGGCAGGAATATTAATACCAAACACTAATACATTCAGAATGTTTGACTTGATAATCGTATAAATAGTTTGTAATGATTGATATAACGAAACAACATATTGATTTTGCTAGAGCTTACATCTGTTATCGGACTACACCGATGATAGATATTGACGTGAAGCAGTTCAAGAAGATAAACACTCTTCTTGGAAAACTGGAACGGACTGAGAAAGACTCTTACGCACTTGAAATCATCAACATTATCAGAACCCTCTCAAACGTGATGGATCTGAATTTGATTATCCTTGCGATGTATGAACTTATTGATTTCAAGTACCACCCAACAATGGAGTATATCCTTTTAAGGATAGATTCAGTTGACTCAGTGGCTGTTCGTAAGGCGTTCGAAGTGGATGAAACAGATGTCATTTTTGATTAGTGAATCTTTATCAGATACAATCATTACCTACATGGTTTTGAAGCGGCTTACCAAACCTTTTGAGGAATGGGACGCATATAAACTGGGTATTATTGATGCTGAGGGTAAAAAGATCAAGACTCCCACATCATCGAAAGAGAAAGAAGCGTGGACTTCTCTTGATGTAATGGTGTGGAACATGAAGAAGTTGCTGGGTAAGTACATCAACAAGTCTACTCTGGCCAGATACTTCACTGCCGCAATGCTTATTTCAGAGAACATTCGGCCGTACATGAATTACAAGCTGATAACAGAGAACAAAACATATCCAGAGCTGAATGACTTTGATTGTGACAAGCAGCTTATTCTGTTTCAAATAATCAAGAGAGTACAACTCAATCGTATAAATATGAATGAGGATGATACAGTAATCTATGAGATTATGTTGAAGGAAAAGACAATAGATGTTTTCCTCAACGAACATGAAACAGAATTTCTCAGAAAGATAGTAGGTGAGTGATGGAAGTATCACCCCCACAAGGTCAAACTACCACATCTGATATAGCGCAGGGCCCCGGACAAGTGATAGGAGACCCAGCACGCAGGGGATCTCAACCCAAAGCCGGTTCAGGCAAACCCAAACGATTCCGGGAATGGAAAAAGGAGAAGTCAAGTGAGTGATAACAAATAACGTCTTAGGGCCTCTCTGATTTAGATTTTCTCTTTTCCCAAGAGTTCTTTATTGCCTGTTTATGAGATTCTGATTTTTTCTTTCCTGTATGAATTTCTGATAATTTTTTCTTTGTTTCTTCGGACATTGGCTTTCGATTTTTTGCTGCTTTTTTCATTTTTTGTTTCGTTTCTTCGGACACTGGCTTTCGATTTTTTGCTGCTTCTTTCATTTTTTGTTTCGTTTCTTCGGAATGTTCTTTACGGGGTTTCCCTTTGTGGCTTTCACTTAAATTGTTTTTGTGTTCTTCAGAAAAGAGTCTACCTTTTAATGACTTAGAAATTTTGGCCCGATGTTCACTTGTAAATTTTCTGTCTTTGAGCGTATTTTTTATTTTTTGTTTTCGCTCATTATCAAGTAAAGAACCCAATAATTTGCCTTTATTTGAATTTCCAATTTTTTGTTTGGTTTCTTCTGAATGATTGTAGTTTAGGTTCAACCATTTATAATCTTTAGAGGTATATTTTCCATTATTTGACATATAGGAAAATGCTCTAGTCATTTTCGGCCCCTTGATTTTATGTCCTCTCCATATACGGGCAAGAAGTAGATGAGCAATGAAGTGCTCACGAAGGGGAAGATTTACTCTGTTCCAGGATCCATCAATATCATCTATTCCGTCGATTTTTGCAAATGAACGAGGAATGATGTGGTGATCCTCTGTTTGTTTCTTTACTTTTGGGGTGTTACGATTACGTTCGATAATGCGGTTATAGATTGTTTGATAATCCATATAAATACCTTTAGAGAAGTTTTTAACTATCAAACTTATTTATCTACATCGGAGAAAATTATGAAAATTTCGGATTTTGAAACCCATGTCGAATATGAGCTCGAAACACCCGAAGGACATGCTGCATTTGTCCAGGGTGTAAAGAGCGGAGATCGTGGACAGTGGCGTCGATCTCCAGAAACTGCTGAGCTTCTGGATCAAGTCAACGCAAACACCAGACACAACAGAATCTTCGTCAAAGTCGGGAATCTCAACACCCGAGTGAAGTAATCCAACAACGGAGAATGACATGAAAGTTAATGAACGACACACCTATGTCAGCACTGCCAAGACATACTGGTGGGGTGTAACTGATACAACACATTCTCTCAAGCAATATCCCGATACTCCTCCACTTCCCCTCCCTCCAGGCTGGGTCCAGACGTACCATACTGAACGCTTCACTAACCACGTTGATCTCTATAATGAGATTGTAACGCTGTTGGACGGTATCAGCGACTACATTGACAATTATTTGGACGATGTGTCTGTCACTGGTTTGGATAAGATAAAGAACATCCTGATGCCGCTCTATACCTACGTCAGTTTGAAAGAGTGTATCCTTCCTGATGTTGGTGATAGCGGCGTTCCTGATATGCCCCTGCAGCTTGGAAGCACAGTGAAGGACTGGTTTGCTTGGTGGACTAAGGACCTTCCGGCATATACGCCGTTCTTCGAGCTCAGAGAGTACTTTACCTTCACTCAGAAGTTCGCTGATGATTTAGATGGCGAATACTATCTCCCGACACAGTTCCAGCCATGGGCTCAGTACCTTCCCATAGTCATCCCGGAGCAACCCGAGCCTACCCCAGAGAACCCCACACCGGTCTTCATTCCGATAGAGGCACAGTCGTTCGTCGGCACCGATTTACAGAGGGATGCTTTTGACTTCATCGCCTGGGCCTATGCTGAAGGTTACGCTACACCCAAAGGTAGTGCATGGGTGCAGATCAAAGATGAGTACAACGACCTGCTCGTGGAGATCACTGGGTATGCCTCGGCTGACCTGAACAACATCACCACATTTCAAGCGTTCGTTCCTGGTGCCATCCAAGACCGGATGATCTGGCAGGTGTATGCTCAGCCAAGACTTCGTGCTGTTAGCAGAACTGTCACAACCAACGATCCAATCGTTCCTGAATATGATGAGCCAATACCAGTCAGAGAGTTTGTCATTGGTGATTACGGCCTAGGTGATGTGGTGGATACGTTCGGGTGGGTCATCCGGGGGATCAATGCGTAAGCAGGGCGAGTCCTGCCGGTTCTTCTGCACCGACCTCTGTGGGCAGGTGTTATCGTGCACGAGAGGACCGGACAACGGCTGGATATGTCCGCTGAGACCGTACTGGGAGAGGCCGAAGAATGCAAGTCGCGAGGGTGTCTGACGTAGTAGTGGGGACGTGCTGCTGCCATGCCGATCCGCCGTGCCGGGGAGTCACCGGGATGATCGTGAGCGGCTCTGGGATGGCGATGGCATCAGGCCTGCCGGTTGGTCGTACCGGAGATGTGGTGATGTTCTCCTGCGGACACACGGCGGTCATCGTCACTGGTTCACTGATGTCATCCTCAGACGGTCTGTTGATAGCGCGAGTTGGTGATGCAACGGCTGGGTGTGTCACTGGTACTATAGTCACAGGTGATCCGCTGTCATCGGCGGATGGATAGGAGATAGAGATGGACATAACAGCGATATTGGCAGTGATTGCTCTAATAGCAGCGACGAATGAGCGGATCACGGAAGTAGTGAAGGGCCAGGTAGCTCCGCAGCTGAAGGGACTGAAGGAGAACACCAGGAAGAGTGTGGTGATTACTCTCTCGTGCCTGATTGGTGTAGCGGTGGCGTTCTTTATGCAGGACTCAGTCTATGCGGTGCTCCCAGTTGCTCTGCAAACCTGGCAGTCTCTCGTTGGGTGCGGACTGATCTCGGCATCGGGTGCTGGATTTATCAACAGTCTCCTGGAAGTGGTGAAGATGCTTCCGAACAAGAAAAAAGACTGAATTTGACTTTTCCTTTCCTTGGTTGTATAATGAACTAAATGGATAGTTTACGTTTCAGATGTGCAAGTCTCATTTTTTCTTTGGTTTCAGGTGAATGTGTTTTTCCTTTCATGCCTTTTGGATGCCCATTTTTTAAACTATCCTTTATTTTTTGGCAATGCTCTAATGAAAGTTTTTTACCTTTCTTTTCTGAAGGTTTTCCTTTGTTGGCTTTACTCATGATGTCTTTAATTTCATCAGCACGGTCAGGGCTCATTTCTTCTAAAGTACGTCCTTTACGCGCTGATGGTTTTCCTTTATGCCATTTTCCTCCACGTGCGCTTGATTCTCTAAGTCGCTCTTTGGTTTTTTCATCGGCAAATTGATACGTATTGCCGCCATTACCACCAGGAACTAAGTTATAGGTGTCTTTTCTGGAAATAAACCATTCATCAACTATTTGTTTTTCTATTTCTAACGCATGTTCAGCTGATATACAGTAATGAAGAATAATTCTGACGAAGTTTTCTTTTCCATATTTCTTTACTGCTTTGACTATGTTTCTACCAGAACCAATATAACCGTCATCAATGCGATTAGTTGACCTTTTTTCCAACATAGATTTTGCTGTTTATTAAATTGGTGGTAAGATAAACAAAATGAAATGACTTTTCTTCATGTGCCATGACGGTCTCCTATAACCATAAATAGAGTTGACAGGGACAACAGTTTCCTAGCTGCTGGTTGTCGTTGGCAGACGCAACCTTACCCGTTCAATACTATTTATAAACTAAGGAAAGAAAATGATAAGTTTACCAAATGAATTACGATTTTCTCCCTACAGTCACAGCAAGATGTCACTCTTCTATGAGTGTCCTCACAAGTGGTACCATACATACATCACGAAATCCATGCCGCGTGAACAGAAAGCCGCGTTTGAGAAAGGCGGCTTCATTCACTACGCTCTGGATCATTACCCCAACCCCACCCCGAAGAAATACACGTTCAAACTCGCCAGTAATGAAATGCAAGAGGAATGGGTTGATCTTCTCAAAACCATCCTTCAGCAGCCTCGAGTCAGAACTATCATCAAGAACAAGATTAACAGTGAATTTACCTGGATCTTGGATCACAACTTCACTCTCGGAACAAACAAGTGGAAATCGTTAATCTACGGGGTTGTTGACGGAATGACACAGACAGGAAACCGGCTCTGTCTGTACTACTGGAAGACCGGTAAGTCCGATGGCGATAGTGACCAACTCAAACTCTATGCTCTCTGGGCAATGATTGCTCGTCCCAACCTGAAAGAAGTCCTTTGCAGTTTTGAATATGTGGAGCGAAACACTTTCGATGAATTCCGGTACGACCAGAGCCAAGTCCCGGAAATGAAAGAATGGCTCTATGAGAAGATATCAAACATAGAAAACGCAACAGAATTTAGTCCAACTCCGTGCAAAGGATGTTCTTACTGTCCGAAATACACAGTATGTCCGGCACATAAGATCACAATACCTATTTCACGCGGTTGATATGTGATTGTCTGATTTTATTTTTGGTTTCTTCCGATCTGGCTCTACCTAATAATGAGTCCCGAATTTTTTGTTTGGTTTCTTCTGAACATTTTCTTCCAGTGTTCACTTCTAATAATTTTGCTCTATGTGATTCTGATATAGGTTTACCTTTTCTTGATTTACTCATATTTTCTTTATGTTCATCAGAAAATATTATACCTTTTCTAGACTCACTTATTTTTCTCTTGGTTTCTTCTGATCTGGGTTTAGAATTTTTACCTTTCATTGCTTTGCTTCTTTTATCAATATGCTCTTTTGATTGTTTTCTGCCTTTTTGAGATTTGCTCATTTTTATTATTGTAGCTGACGAATGTTTGTAACCTAACTTTAGCCAAGAATAATCTTTGGATGTATATTTTCCATTATTTGACATATAGGAAAAGGCTCTAGCCATCTTCGGACCTTTCACTTTATGACCTCGCCATATACGAGCAAGAAGCAGATGGGCAATGAAGTGCTCACGTAAAGGAAGATTAACTCGATTCCATCGTCCATCGATATCATCTATTCCATCAAGTTTAGCAAAGGACCTAGGGATGATGTGGTGATTTTCAGTTTGCTTTTTGATCTTGGGGGTGGTACAATTGCGTTCGATGATACGGTTGTAAATTGATTGATAATCCATAGACGGTTTCTCCTAACCGATAAATAAGAGTAGAACAGGGACAGCGGTTTCTCCACCGTTGAGTTTCAGGGCCAACTGAACTCTTACCTGTTTCATGTTTATTTATATTTTAACAGAAAGGAATAAGACAATGGCTGAGAAATTTGAAGTAGTAGCTCCGAACGGGAAGGATATCACCTTCTCTGACATGAAAGGCCGTAAAACCTATGCTCATGGCGAGCAGATTGAGATGAATTCTTTCGTTGCTATGTTCCCGGGATTCTTCAAGCGAGTTGAAGATGCAGTCAAGGAAGTAGTTGCTGATGCCAAGGAAGCGGTCGAGGAGATCGTGGAGAAGGTTGAGGAGCAGATCGAGGAGATCAAGGAAGAGGTGGCTGAGGCCGTCGAGACCGCTGAGGAAGTAGTGGAAGCGGTTGTCGAAGAGGTGAAGGAAGCCGCCGCCGAGATCGAAGAGAAGGTCGAAGGGATCGTCGAAAAGAAAACGGCTGGTAAGAAGGGCAAAAAATAAGAGGTGACTCATGGCCCTTCCGGTCCGGATCAAGAAAAAGTCAGAGCTGGTTGATTACATTCTCCGCAAGCTGGGTTCCCCTGCTGTCAACGTAGAATTAACCAACGAGCACCTCGACGACGCAATTGAGGATACGCTCGAGGAATTCCTTCCTCGAGCTTATTCCGGCACACTCGAACGGTATGTTCAACTCCAGCTCATAAAGGATCAGCAAGATTACAGACTTCCTGATTCTGTTTTTGCTGTTCTCGGTGTGTTCAACAACAACATCGGTGACTATACTGTCTCCTCCACTGATATGTTCTCTGCCAACCAGTACATCGCCGCAGACATCTTTGGCGGGAACCTAAAGAACGTTGACCTGCTTACCTATACAATGACCCAGCAGTTTATTGAAACGATGGGTTTGATCTTTGGTAAGCGGATCACGTTTGACTTTAACTCCAACACCAGAATCCTTCACCTTCATGAGCCGCCGAAGAGCAACATATTCACAGTAATGCACTTCTACATGTTCCTTGAGCGTGACGAAGATCCATTAACTCAGGACGAACTCACGAACATCTACGATAACAAGTGGGTCAAAAGGATGGCGGTTGAGATGGCTCGGTATCAATGGGGTGTGAACCTCATGAAGTACAATGGCACAGTCCTTCCGAACGGGATGAATCTCAATGCTGGTGGCATCCTGGATATGGCAGAGAAGAATAAAGAGAAACTGATGGAAGAACTCCATAACGAATGGTCTTTACCTACCGACTTCTACATCGGGTGAATGTAGGTTTCCGGTTGATTTTTTACCTTTCTTGATAAATAGTATTACAAGAAAGGAAATATCATGCGAGACTTTATTCTCAGCACTTTTATCACCAAACGAGGAACTTGTGATAGTTCAAAAATAAATCTTCTCTCAAATTATCATGATGACCTAGTTGAACTTGTTCCTGGGTGTGATGGTGATGATAAAGAACGATTGTTTTGGTTATCGAGAGGGATAACAGAAGCTCCGGTTTGCAAAACTTGTGGTGGAAAAACAAAGTGGAAAGGGCTCTTTACTGTTGGAAAGAAGAGCTCTTATCCACTTTTCTGTTCTCCTGCTTGTAGAGCAAAAGATCCAGATGTTACCGAAAAACTCAAGGACTCTCAGTCAAATCTCTATCAAGATGAAATGTTAGCAGTTTCTAATAAAGATGAATTGATAGAAATAATCAAACGTCGTTATTATAATGGCAGCAAAACAAATGGCAACTTCCTTCGTGCTCTCACTCCAAATATAAAAAGTCTACTCAATACTCTTACTCCAAAACTCAAATCTAACGACTACAAAGAAAAGATCTATTGGGTGATGAACGGATTTGAAGACTACCCAAATTGGTGTTCGTGTGGCAACCCAATCACTCAGTTTAGAAAAGAATATAAGTGGAAGTTCTGTTCTAACAAATGCAAAGCAAATGATCCTGATTTCCAAAAACAAAGAATCGAAACAACAACCTCACGATATGGGACTTCAAATAACAATGCAAAAACCAAACAAACAAACATAAAGAAGTATGGTGTTGAAAACGTATCACAAATCCCAGCGGTAGCTGATAAGATACTCAAAAATGGACACAGAAAGAAAGTATACACATTTCCTTCTGGAAGAAAAGTATTCGTTCAAGGATACGAGCCCCAAGCAATCGATGAATTGTTGAAAACATATAATGAAGATGATATTGTTCTTGATCGAAAACAAATACCAACATTTTGGTGGAACGACAAAACAGGAAAGAAGCACAGATATTTCCCTGATATATTCATCCCAAAAGACAATCTGGTAGTTGAAGTAAAGAGTAAGTGGACCTATGACTCTGCAAAAGATGTAAATGAGCGAAAGTTCGAACGTGTTCGGGAATCTACCTACAACTTTCGTTTGATGATACTTGATAAATACCAATGGAGGATTCTACCATGAACAAATTCATAGATATGCTCGAAACAGCTCCACAAGTCAATAAGAAACTTGCTGACAGTCAGGCCAAGATTGCTCAGCGAATCCGTATCCAGAAGGAACGGGAAGCTCAGATCAAAGCAATGACCATGCAGGAATCTGAGGACTTTGATCAGTATCTTTCGTCCATTGACTCTGTGATCTATGAGAACGCTGCTGTTCATCCTGAAGGTGGGGCAGTTCGGGATGGTGGTCGTTTTGTTCTGAGTCATCATGTCATAAAGACGGATCCCTATCTCTTCGGCATGGACACGGACGAGCACAAGCGATTCATTTCGAAGGCAGGGACCAAAGGCGATGCAAAAGTAACAATGCATGCTCCTGGGTTCTACGATCTGTATTTTGACGATGGTGACATTGTTCCAGCAATATCCGGTCATTTCGTTAAGCCGGCATAATATACCAAGGAGAAATCAAACATGAGTAAAATGGATCTGTATCTCAAAGGTCTCGATGGTCTTGCTACAGTGATCGGTGCTGCCCTGGTTGTTGAGAGCAAAGAAGAAGTAAAAGAAGAGCCGACAGTCATCGAAGAGAGTGTTGAGGAAGAATACCTCTGTGAAGGCATCAAATCTTCCTCACTCAAGAAGGGTGATCGGGTGATGATGAAGGACAAGTATGAAGAGATTCCGGTTGAAATTCTCGGGTTCTCTCATCACTCCGCTAAGTATGGTGATCATAGCAAATATGACGCCAAACACGACCCGGAAGGCAAGTTCAAAGGCAAGGACTTTGAATCCCATAAGGAAATGTTGGATCACTACGGAGTAAAGAGCCTCAAGGACCTCGAGCAACACGAAGACATCAAGAAAGCGGAGTATGGTCATCACCCATACATGAAACTCAAAGCCCATGAGAACGGAAACTCGTACGACTTCAACGCATACCCGTATAAGGGTCGGTGGAATGTTGGTACTAGCGCTGACAGCATTTCCTTCCGTAAGATGACCCCGGAAGAGGAAGAGAAGCATTTCGGTAGTAAGTAACCTATACCGCTTAGATCATTTCCAGAAAAGAAACGCGACTAGTCCAATAAGGGCGGATTCACGTTGTTCCGCCCTTCGTTGTTTTATTATTTTGGACATGTATGCTTTGTGTTCATCTGAGTGGATGTGTTTACCCTTATTTGCTTCACTTATTTTTCGACAATGCTCCTCAGACCTCTGGGGTTTTGGTACTCCCCTCAATGAATCGGAAATCTTACGTTTGGTTTCGTTGGATAATGTCTTACCAGTTTGTGCTCTGGAATTTTTTGCTCTCTCTTCCACACTCACAACTCGACCAGATAGAGATTTACTTCTTTTCTCTCGAGTTTCGTTGCTTATAGATGTTGCTGCTATCCTTTTCTTGGCTCTGGTTTCTTCTGATGGGTTACGATTAGCATCTCCTATCTTCTGACGGTGTTCTTTAGAAGGGGACCTTCCTTTTCTATTGGGTGGTCTATATCCACCAGGCGTTAGGTTATAAACATCTGTTCTGGAAAGAAATGATCTATCCACAATCCAAGACTCAATCTCATAAGCCTCTTCCTCGTTTCTGGCTAGATGAAGGATGTGTCGTTGGAAATTATTCTTTCCATACTTTTTGATGGCTTTGAGGATGTTATCTCCCGAACCCAGATATGAATCCTTGAGTCGATTAGCGGAATGGACGCCGACGTAGATTTTGCCGTTGATAAGATTGTGAGTGAGGTAGATAAAGTGATACAGTTTCATGGTGACTCCGATAAATAGATGTGACAGGGACATCGGGAGTGACTCCCTTCCGTTGAGTCTCAGCTGCAACTGGACTCTTACCTGTCTATTATTTATAATACCTGGATAGAAAATGCCAATACCAACATTCAACAGACAGACGACGGTTTTTAAGTTCAATGAACGTTATGCACCAGACCAAGGTGAAGCTCATTTATATCATACAATCTTGTGCGAGGCCGTTTGGAAGCACGGAACTGATGTTATTTTCATTCCCCGGGTCATCTCGGGGATTGAGAAAATCTTTGGAGAGTACCTTGCTCCTGTTCTGGAGAAAGGACATCCGTTCCGGATGTTTGTTGATGAGGTAGAGAACTGGAACGGGACTGGTGACATGTATTCCCGCTTTGGTCTCAAGGTTCAAGATTCGATGACCTGCTGGCTCCCCATCGATAGCTTCCGGGAACAGAACCCAGATGGTAGTGATGGGGAGTTGCTTTTCCCTCAGCACAATGACCTCTTATACCACGTGCCGTCCAAGAAGCTCTTTGAGATCACTCACGTGGAAAATGAGAGTCACCCAAGTTTCTATCTGTTTGGAAACCTCCGTTGCTATAAGTTTACCACCACTCTGTACTCTTACAACCACGAAGAAGTGGTTGACGATGCATCGCTCCCTGAAGGGCTGTTTGAGCTTAGCCAGCAAGCTGAGCCCCAAGATTTTGATCGAAACAATCAGCGGTATCAGGATAGAACAGTAACAGAGCAAACGTTGGACAAAACTGAGAAAAATCCAATTTTTGAGTAGCTATTTCTTATATTTGCAGTTATCACCATGCCATCTCTTTATCAATGAGGGGATGGCTTCTTTTTTGCAATAAGGACATATAGCATTTGGTCTATTTCTTATAGACTCACTCATCTTCTGTTTGCTTTCTTCAGTGTGGGTCCACCCAGTATAAGGTGTTCGTTGTTTTGCTTTTTCGCTTATTATCTTTTTTGATTCATCCGAATGTTTCCACCCAGTATAAGGTGTTCGTTGTTTTGCTTTCTCACTCATTATCTTCTTTGAGTCGACTGAGTGTTTTTGCCCCTTTCTTCTCAATGCTCTTTTTTCTACATGTTCTTTTGATTGTTTTTCCCTTTTTGATTTGGTGGTCGACGACCACCCGGGACAAGATTATAGGTGTCTTTTCTCTTTATAAAAGAATTGTCAACCATCCAAGATTCAAACTCGTAAGCTTCCTCTTCATTCCTACCGATAAAAAGAATGGTTCTTTTGAATTGATCTTTTCCATACTTTTTGATCGCAGGAAGTAATAAAAACCCAGATCCCAAGTATGAATCTTCAAACGAATCAGACGAATGAACACCAACATAAATCATATTGTTTATAAGGTTCTGAGTAAGATAGACGAAGTGATACACGAATGTCTCCTGATGACATAAATAGGATTGTGGGGACAGCAGTTTCCTGGACTGTTGGTGTTCGTTGCCCGACGACACCTTACCCACAATCCTATTTATCAAAATGGATGTCAACATGGTTTATTTCGCTCATAACAATCTAACTAGACGGGTTTTGGTATCTTTTCTGGATTTCTTATCAAGATTTACCATTGAAAAATATCAATATAACCAAACTACGGGAGAGTTTGAATCCAGAAAGTTCGTGAGAGTTCCTATACAATATGCGAGCAAGGAAGAATGGTTGCAGGTTCTCGATTCTACGACAGGAAGGAGACAATTCAATCCTGCTCTCATGAATCCAATAGAATCTGAATGGATTCTCCCTAGATTGTCTGCCAACATTGTGAATATGACGTATGATTCAAATAGAAAAGTTTCATCGTTGAACCGAGTTCCTGACATTGGAAGAAATCCAGACTCAACGATGAAAAATTACTACATGCCGGTTCCTTATTCGCTGGATCTTGATGTATATGCTGTTGCCAAGAGCATGGATGACATCCTCCAGATAACTGAGCAGATGGTTCCATTCTTCAGTCCGTCTATGAGCATGGATGTTAAGCTGTTCCCTGATGCGCCAGCAGAGAGCATTCCCGTTGTTCTCCAAAGCACAGTTCCTGATTACCCGGACGAGATTGGTTCTGAGGATGAGATCCGACTCTATCAAATGACCTTTGGGTTCCAGATCCGCATGAACTATTACCTGCCGAGAAGGATTGACCCAACTGTCAAGAGCGTTGTTGTTGACTACGAGCTTGAGGATGCAGAACGGTTTGCTCGGTATGTTCAGACTGCTCGAGATCTATACCCAGTAGGTGAGTATAAGGACCGTCCTAATCTTGATCTCAATCCTGTTGATGTCTCTGAGGATTTTCCTGGGATACCTTGATAAATAAAGGTGGAGGATTCCACCAATGAATAAAAGCGAAAAACTACAACGACTTGAACAGAAATTTGGAGCAGCACAGACGGCAGTTGCACAGATTGATGATCTGGTTTCTGAACTAGGTATTAATAACATAGACGTAGAACCGGCGGGTGCTTTGACAGTAAAGGAAGCAAATCTTCCCTCTACTGAAACAGAGCACCTTGAGTTATTTTCTGTTCAGCGATTACTGACGGACTTTGAAATGGTCCGGAGTAACATCATTCGTCTTATCAATACCGGACAAAGGATTCTTGAAAGTACCCAGGTTCTTGATCTGGGAGATCTAAAAGCATCACAGCTTGATGCTCTCACAAATCTTCAACGAACGATTGCTGAGAACACGAAAATGCTCCTTGAGATCTACAAGGACATGGCAGCAATCGAGAAGGCTCGGGGTGCTGGGAAAGCAAAGCCTGTTGATGTACCTGCTGGAAACGTTATGACGGGACCAGTGACACAGAACAACATTGTGTTTCAAGGAAGCACCGCAGAGCTTATGAAGTTGATACACAATGGCGGAAAAGTGATTGAGGGTGAGACTGTATGATTCATTTCTCTCTTCCAGATTTTACGGAAGACCTAAATGGCAATAAGCTTCAGTTCAACGGGAACGAGCAGCTTAAGGGCTTACGTCAACCGCTTGCATTTACTCCCGAACACATTCAGGAGATAATGAAGTGTAAGGATGACATCCAGTATTTCGCTGAGAAATATTATCACATCCTAAGTCTTGATGATGGTATGATCAAGATCAAGATGAGGGACTACCAGAAAGAACTGGTCCAGAACTTCAAGAACCACAGATTCAATATCGTTATGGCCACTCGGCAGTGCGGTAAGTCAACGAGCTTTGAAGTTTTCGTTCTCCATTACATCCTTTTCCATACAGACAAGAACGTTGCTCTTCTTGCCAACAAAGCAGCAAACAGTTTCGACTTGCTCCGGAAGATTAAGAACGCATACGAGCTTCTTCCAAAGTGGCTCCAGGTTGGTGTAAAGGTTTGGAACCAAAGTCGAATTGAACTTGAAAACGGTTGTATGGTAATTGCAGCAGCAACAAGCTCATCTGCAATTCGTTCGAAGTCCATCAACTTACTGATCATAGACGAATGTGCATTTATTCCGCCCAACATCTGGGAGAACTTCTATTCATCATCATATCCGACGATTTCATCTTCCAAAACATCAAAGGTCATCTTCGTTTCTACTCCGAACGGTATGAACCACTTCTACAAGTTCTGGACAGATGCGCAGGCAGGAAAGAATACTTTTACACCATATCAGATCCACTGGTACCAAGTACCTGGTCGTGACGAGAAGTGGAAAGAAGAGACCATTGCTAACGTCGGTCTCCAGACATTCAACCAGGAATACCTCTGTCACTTCCTTGGGTCGGCAGGTACTCTTATTGAGGGACATGTTCTGTCCCTCATGCGGTACAAAGACCCGCTCGAGTTTACTGAGATACATCAGGACCTTCCGAATGACCTCCATAGCATGATGAGGGTCTTTGAAGTACCACAGAAGGGACATACCTACTCCATTGGTGTTGACTCGTCCAAGATGACCAAGGAGTCCAACGGTGATGCATTCTGTGTTCAGGTCCTTGACATAACCTGTCTCCCATACCGGCAGGTTGCTACGTTCTATGCCAAGAACGGATTCAACTACATGCAGGGACCTGAGGTCATAGTCAAACTCGGGTGGTGGTACAACGATGCTTATATTTTCATCGAGAACAATGAGATCGGTCAAGAGGTAGCAAACATCACCGCCTTTGACTACGAATACGAGAATGTGTTCTACGAAAAACCATCTTTGCCTGGATTCCGAACCACAAAGCTCTCAAAGCGATTGGGATGTTCAAACACAAAGATCCTTGCTGAGAACTTCAAGGTTGAGATCAACGACTTTGAAACCATCAGTCAGTTCAGTACCTTCATCAAGAAGGGAACGTCGTATGCAGCAGAGGGTGGATATCAGGATGATGCTGTTATGTCATTCATGGCGTGTTTGTTCTTCATGCAACGACAAGAATTTCAGGAGCACGAGAACAAACAGGATCTCTTCAAAGAGATTTTTGACAAACAAGCATCACAAAGAGCAGCAGAAGTTCAGCTCAACGATGATGTCCCGAGCTTCGGGATCTGTCCGGACATTGATGTTGGTGGGGACATCTCAATGCCTTGTGCATTTCCACCAGATCCTTATGATTGGTAAAAGTAAATCGATTTCTTTGATTGAGATAAATAAAGAAGAACTCAATGTGGTAGATTGAAATGGGATAGCCCTCAGTCGAGAACATAAAACAAAGGAGACATAAGACATGGCATTTTCGCTCAGCCCTTCAGTTGATGTGAGAGAGTTCGATCTGTCCTTGACGATTCCGAACCTCCCTTCCGCTAAGACCGGCATGGTCCTGCCGGCCGACAAGGGTCCTTGCCTCGCCATCACTGCAATCACCAGTGAAGCCGACCTTGTCAACAAGTTCGGCAAGCCGACCAAGGACAATTACAAAGAGTGGTTCAACGCATGGAACTTCCTTCAGTATGCATCGAGCCTCTACGTTGCTCGCCCGCTGCCGCAGGTTGGTGGTGTTCCTGTTGAGAACGCAGCTCTGAAGTTCAACGCTCCAGGCGGGGTTTTTGATTCCGTCAACAATGAGAGCCTCGGCGATTTCTACAACGAGGAGCTGGCTTTTGGACAGATTGAGAACCAGCATACCATGGTCGCTCTTGACGACCTGATCTTCGTCAATCGTGCTGTTACGTCAACACAAGACGCTGCTGTTGCTACTTGTTCCGACCCAGCATACTGGAACAGCCCAATCGCTAATGATGTTGCCGCTAAAGGCAAGATTGTTTTCACTGCCGGCGTTGGTGATTGTGTTGTTGATGCAACCCTGTTGGGTGAAGGTACTCCGAGCAACACCAGCCCGATCGCCACTCGCCCTGTTTATCCGGCTGGCTCTACCAAGATCGGAGTGGAAGACGCTTCATTCTTTGCTGTAGGTGACACCTTCATTGTTGGCAACAAGAACATCGTTGTCAAAGATGTTGATGTAGTGAACAACATCCTGACAATCTCTCCGGGTCTGCCTGTTGCTGTCGCTCAACTCAAGAAGCTCTCTATCTTCTTTGACTTTACTGCCGGACCGATCCCGGTTGGTGCAACCACCATTCCGTGTCTTTCAACATCCGGTCTGGTAAACGGAGATAAGGTTGTTGTGTATGATGACAACACCGACCAGAAGATGGAACTGACCGTTGCTGGATTGACTCCAACTTCGTTCAGTTGTGCTGCTACTACGTTCACCATTGAAGAAGATACTGCCGGATACGTTGTTGGGTCTGACTCATACCTTCGTTCATACGATGCTCTGTATGATTCCGCTCTGGTCAAGACTGTTCAAGCTGGTGGTTCGACTGTCAGCACCTACATCATCGGAACTGGTTCGGTTGTAACGGAAGAACTTGTTACCTTCAACGAACTGTTCGAGTTTGAGCCGGACTGGTCCAATGACGAGTTTGTTGTTGTTGTTCTTCAGAAGTCCAATAACAAGTTCGGTCTTGCTGAGACCTTCACTGGTTCCTACAATGAGACCGCACGTGACTTCAGTGGCCGCAACATGTTCATGGAGTCCGTGATCAACAGCCAGTCCAAGCTCGTGTACTGTCTGGTCAAAGAGAACGGCAACAAGGTTGATACTGCTCCTCAGCCGCTGCAGAAGTTTGCTTCTTCCGCTCTTACTGTTGGCGATCCAGTCGGCACCAACGACATCATCTTCGCAGAGGACCTCTTCAGAGATCCGGAAGGCTTCGATATCAACATCCTGATTGCCAGCAAAGGCAACCTTAACGGAATGTCCGAGATTGCCGAAACCAGGAAAGACTGTGTTGCTATCGTATGTCCGTATCAAGAGACGGACTACATTGGCAAGTCTGCAACTGACGCCTGTGCCAAACTGATTGAAGAGTTTGGTGTCAAGTCCACAATGACTGGCTCCAGGGACTTCAGCAGATTCGGTACTTACTCCGCAGTATACGGCAACATGAAATACCAGTATGACAAGTTCAACGACGTCAACCGCTGGGTAGGTGTTGCTGGTGATATCGCTGGTCTGTATGCTGCGATGGATGCAGACAGGGATCCGTGGTGGGCTCCGGCAGGTCTCGAGCGTGGTAAGATCAAAAACGCTATCAAGCTCGTCATCAACCCGAACAAGCAAAACAGAGACGACCTGTATGTCAACAGCATCAACCCGATCCTGGGCATCCCGGGTGAAGGCAACGCTGTTGTATGGGGTCAGAAGACTGCAACTGCCAAGCCGAGTGCATTTGATCGCGTCAACGTTCGTCGACTCCTAATAACGATCGAGAAGGCTGTTGCAACTGCATCCCGCTACGGTCTCTTCGAGTTCAACGATGCATTTACCCGGTCCAGGCTGTTTGCTCTCATCGACCCGTATCTCCGCACCGTTCAGGCTCGCCGGGGTGTTTATGACTTCCTGGTTGTCTGTGATGAAAGCAACAACCCGGCAACTGTGATTGACGCTAACGCGTTGGTTATCGACGTTTACCTGAAGCCGACCAAGGTAGCAGAATTCATCCAGATAAATATGAAAGTAACAAGGACGGATGCTAACTTCCAAGAAATTGTCGGTCAAGCCCCATAACATCGACAATAATTCATAAGTTGATAAAAATCCTCCTTGTGTTATAATAAACAAGGAGGATTTTTTATGGCCTGGAATGCTCAAAAATATAAAGAAATAGTAGATGAGATTTTGTCCAATGATACCATTATCCCAGCATCAGAAGAAGAATTAAAAAATCACATAATAAAAAATAATTTAGAAAAAGATCCTGCGAATATCAAGAAAAAAATAATAAATTATCCATCAATATTCAAATCGTTTATTATACTGCAACAGAAATTTGGAAATGAAACTATCCGAAGAATTTTGGAGCAAAATTTCAATCCATTTTTTTGTTCATGTGGCTCTGAGATTGCGTTTGGAAAAACACTTTGTTCAAGATGTGCAGGTATACAAACAAAAAAAGGATGGAAAGAAAATAATAAAATCATAAACATTGATGAATTATATAATTTACTTAATAATATCAAAAATAATAATTCAATGTCTCAGGAAATCATCAAACAGGGACTCTTATCTAGTCTAATTACTCATACATCTTTTTTGCCAAATTCAGCAAAGATTACAGAACGATGTTTCTGTATATTAAACCATATATCTTCTATTCAATTGTGTAAATGTGGTGCTCCTTTATCATTTTCTACTTTTAAGAAAGGATATAGATCTACATGTTCAAAAGTATGTAATGGGAAAATATCCAAAGGAAGAAATCAAACTAAGAAGAAAAATCAGGGTTGGGAAACACTAAACAAAAAATATAACGACAATTCAACAATGAATATCATATCACCCGCTATTGATTTTTTTGATTCTAGAAAAATTACAATCAAATGTTCAAAATGTGGGTTTGAAGAACAATGGCAATATTTAGGATCTACATATTCAAAAAATTGTCCCAAGTGCACAAAAAATGGAGTTTCTTTTCCCGAAATTCAGCTAACTGAATTTCTTACGGAACATAATATCAGAGTTGAACGGGGGTTGAAAAAGAAATTTGGTCATAACGAAATTGATCTTTTTCTTCCAGAATACAATCTTGGGATCGAATACAATGGTTTATTCTACCATTCTGAATATAATGGAGGGAAAGACCGAAGATATCATATCAACAAAACAATAGCAATGGAAAATTGCGGATTTCAATTGCTTCATATATTTGAGGATGAATGGATTTATCACCAAGAAATAGTTAAGTCAATGATTTTATCAAAAATAGGGAAACTTTCAAATCGAATATATGCAAGAAATACAATACCATCCATTCTAACATCCAAAGAAAAATCATTATTTCTTAATGAAAATCATATTCAAGGAAATGACCAATCATCAATAGCAATAGGTCTAAAAGACAAGACGGGAAATATTGTTGCTGTTGGTACATTTGGAAAAAGAAAACTAGGACAAAATAAAAATCCAGATTGGGAATTGATAAGATTTTGCAATATGATAAATACTAATGTTATTGGTGGAATGAGTAAAGTTATATCTGAATTTTTCAAAATAAATCCCGAAATTAACAAACTTATTTCATATGCTGACAGACGATGGAGCACTGGAAAATCATATCTGAAAATTGGGTTTGAGCTAGTATCAGTAACACCACCAAATTATTGGTATGTCAAAGGGCAAAAAAGAATACATAGAAGTGCTTTCATGAAGAGCACATTACATTCAAAACTAAAAGATTTTGATCCACAGAAAACCGAATGGGAAAACATGATTATAAATAATTATGATCGAGTATGGGATTGTGGATCGATGAAATTTATTCTAACCAAATAAAGGAGATTTTACAATGGCAGATATCAAACTGGATAGCTTCAGAAACAACCTGAAGGACCTTGCCCGTCCGAACCGGTTTCTGATGATCTTTACCAGGAGCTCAGACGAGACTCTTTCCTATCTGGCGAAAGGTGCTCAGCTCCCGGGTAGGGTGATTGACGAGATTCAGGCAAACTGGCAAGGAATGCAGGCAAAGATCGCAGGCGACCCGACCTTCAACGACTTCACTGTTACCTTCATCAACGACTATGAGCTCAAGGCTCGCAAGTTTGTCGAGAAGTGGCTCGAAGACATCGCCGCTATGTCGACCAACGTTCGTTCAGCTCCCAGCTCAGCTGTCGCTGGTCATCACCTGGATCAAGGGTGTAGGGTTCAGCAGCTTGGGCGGACTGGTGAAGTGCTTCGTGAGTACAAGCTGGTCAATGCATGGCCGGCAGACATGGCTGACATCGATCTGAACATGGACAGCACGTCGCAGATGGCGGAGTTCACGGTTACGTTCAAATATGACTACTTCGAGGTTGTCAAGTAACCAGGACACGTCACAACATTCGGCAGGAAAGAAAGGGGTTTCTTTAGCCCCTTTTCTCTTGATAAATAACATAGAACTGGAGGAAAAATGAGACGGTCATTCATCTACGCATTCATCTTGATTTTGTTTCTGTGTTCGCTCCCTTCACAAGCAGGGCCCAGGAAAGATCTGATTGCAATAATATTCCCAAGCAATGTCAAAGAGCATCTAACATCAATGACTGAAAATAGTGTTCTTGGTTGTTGCTTTCTCGGCAAGTTCAACGAGTACACCATCCGAACGTTTTTTTATGATGCTCATATCGACAGCCTGGATATTAGTCAATATAAAGCTAAGAAAATTGTTGAACGAATTACTCAAATCAAACCGAAGATGGTTGTTGTTTACAGCGATCAAACATTTACCGATATAGCAGTTCCTTATCTTTACGGAAAGGTTCCTGTGGTTTTCGTAGGTGTGCATAAAGATATAGTTGACAAGAGTGGTGTTGATAAAAAACTACTCACTGGAAGTGTAATCGACCACAATAAAGTCAATATTATAGAAAACTTATTTTCCAGTAGAAATATCAACATTTCTGGATGGACTATTCTTTACTCAAATGATCGGATATCAAAAACCGAACTTTCCATGCTACAACCAACTCTCAAAAATTCAACAACCATCCTAATAAATAACGCTCAAGATCTAAAAAGAACATTACACGATCTAAATAAGAAAAAACCAATGTTTCTGGTAAGTCTTATTCATCAGCTGGATGACGTTGATCGTATAAATAAACTTTACCGTGATGACATAACAAAAATCATCGTTCAATATAACAACAAGCATCCAGAAATATCATTTCATCAAGATTATGTCTATAATGGGTATATGCTTTCTATTACTCACCGAAATCATGTAGGGTGTAAAAATGAAAGTATCGACTTTGGGTCATACAAAATATTCAATGAAGAACTGTTGATAAATAGAAATAGAGCCATTGAACTTGGATTTGACGACCTATTCGACCAGCTCGATTATATAGATGAGGTTATATAGTGATTGCCCAAGAAAGGACAAAAAAGTACGTCGAACTGATTTTGATTGTTATTTTCGTGATATTCATTGGCGCTAGAGTAATAGGCAATTTTTTTGTTGATTCTAATAAGACAGAGGTAGTCAAAACATTTCCGATCGAGAAAATTAGCAGAGTGTGCGTAAAGACTTCTGATGTAGAGGAGTGTATTGAACTAGATGGGACTATGGTCAAAGTCTCGCTAGTTAAAGATAACATACAGAATGGCCGGCCAGGAATGGCATTATTAATAGAAACGAGGACGAAGTAATGCTGGAATATTTGGATTTACTCAAGTACATCCTGTCCTCGGACACAATAGCATTCATAGTTGTGATTGCATGTGCCTGGATGTATTTGATGAAGTATAAGCCCGCAATGGAGCGGAAGGAAAAACTCGAAAAAGAACTTGAAGTAAAGATTCTGGCAATACCAACGATCGAAGAAATAACCAAAGTCATAACTGACAATCGAGATGAACTTGCTGAGCTAGCTATTCTTGATTCCCACCGCAAAGAAATCATCAAACAGATCGAATTCCATGTGGTTGAACTCAAGAAGGCATTGACCCAGCAGGTAGGGGAGCAGGATACACAACACCGAACCTTTGGTGAAGGCATCAATAAAATTCTAAACTTCATTTCTATCGCCAAAGACTACATCATCAAATCAGAAAACCGATTGGATGCAATAGAGAAACGTCTGGAGAAGGTAATGATATCCCTTCGAATGACGTATGCTCTGCTTGACTCTTTTGTTTCAAAAATGGAAGAATCTGGAAATGTAGGCAAAGTCGATAGAAAGTCAATAGATGACTTCCGTGAGAACATCCAAATTACCCAGGATGAACTCACTGATCTCATGACAGTTATTGGGAAGTTTATGAAGCAATCGAAACAGACCTCCAGGATGGATCGGTTTCTTAACGAGGAATAAACCATGTGTAACTTTGCAGTTGATTTAGCAACATCGATTCTGAATCTGGAGATTCGGAAGAACCGTATACTTGAGAAAGACTCAAAGACAAAAAGACTCTGTCACTGTCGTAGGGAAATTCTCAAATCGTATATCAAAGCATCAGAGATGTTGTTCGTTAGAACTACTGCGAGGATCATGAAGTTTATTGATGACCACAATCCTCAATATGCATCCATCCATGATCCCGATGAACTGAGAGAGTGGTTTCGTTCAGCTACTTATTCATCCATGTATTCCAACCCTTGTGTTAGCAATAAGATGGTTGTTGTGTTCAAACTCCTCCAGGAAGTCCTTGATGACCATTTCTTTGATTTCTTCCAGGAAAAATATGAGAAGATGATTAATGAAATGGACCCATCCACAATACGAAGTGACTCGAAACTTCCTGTTGTTCGTGATTTTCTCAATGAAATGTCAGAATGGCTCGAAGCATCTGTATTCAACATCCTATCGATTCGTATCGACTGTCGTCATATAAGCGATGAAATATACTCAGATTACTATGTTCCGAGAGATACACAATGCTGCACACTGAACAATGAATTAGGAAACTGCTCGTCATGTGTTTTTGTTGACAACAAAATGACCGACTGTTCTTCACAACATGATTTGATGGTGAATCATGGTGAAGACATTCATTTGTACATAGTAGAAGAAATGCTCGGAACTGAAGGATGGATGTCAAACTTCTTTACAACCATTAACAAATATCACACCAATATCCAGAATGTTTACTTAATACTCGACTTCAGTCTTTTGGAAACAGATCAAATTATCAATCAGAAAAACATCGATGCCATAAACAAAGCAAAAGAAATATTCTGCTCTGTCTCATTCTTAGGGTATGCACGAGTTAAAAATATCAACGAGGTCATCTGATGTCTTATATCGACGTAGCAAAACAGAGTAACTTCTACCTCCTGTTGAAGGACCGCAAACATGCTGAGTTCTTTGTTCAGGAGGCTTCTCTGCCTGGATTTACTCTGGCAGATGTTAACGTTCGATTCAACTGGAACCTTGTCAAACATCCAGGCGATGAAATAACCTGGGATCAACTCACACTGACTATTCTGTGTGATGAGGATCTCAAGGCATGGACTGACATTTTTGATCTCATCTGTACCCTCAAAGACCCCGTCAAGAATACTATGGAGCTGAATGTTCCGATTTTTGATGCAGTTCTGCTCTGGACTACGAACAAGAAGAATATCGCATTTGAAATAACGTTCCACGATGCATGGTTCAGCTCATTGAGTGCTCTTCCACTAACTCACCAAACCCTGGATGATGATCCGATTACATTCACTGCAGATTTATTCTACAACTATTATACTATAAAAAAGAAAGAGGTAGCATAAAGGATCGAACGAATGAATGGAAACAAGTATTATTCCATCGTGGATATGTTCCCGCATCTCAAAAATCCCGAACGATACGTTGGAACCCGCCCAATCACCCTCCGCTCTGGATGGGAAATCAAATTTGTAACATCCTTCCTCGATTCAAACCCAAGTGTGGTGCAATGGTCCTCTGAGTCTGTTGTCCTTCAGTATTTCTATCCTGTTGACAAAAAGTGGCATCGATACTTTACTGACTTCTGGGCCCGGATGCGTCAAGAAGATGGAAGCTACAAAGACTTTCTGATTGAAATCAAGCCATACTCTCAAACTCAACAACCAAAAGAACCTAAACGAAAGACTAAGGGTTACGTCAACCAAGTCCACACCTACATCAAAAATCAAGCGAAGTGGGATACCGCTCGAGCATACTGTGCAGAACAAACCCGAGTTGGTAAGCCGACGGAATTTTTGATCCTCACAGAAAAAGACATCCCAGGTGTCTAATTTCTAATTTCTAACTGATTTTGATAAATAAATCAGGAGGAAATAGTAATGAGACAACCACACAGTGAAGAAACAAAAGAAAAAATAAGACAATCCCTTCTTGGTAGAAAACATTCAGAAGAAACTAAGGAGAAAATCGGAAAATCTTCTCAGGGTAGAATTCATTCAGAAGAAACTAAAGAGAAGATGAGAAGCCATAAACGATCTGAGGAAACGAAAGAGAAAATCAGACAATCTCGTTTAGGAAAACCACTACCCGAAGAAACTAAGGAAAAATTACGGGGTCAAAAAAGATCTGAGGAAACGAAAGAGAAAATCAGACAAGCAAGACTGGGTACCAAAAGTTCTGACGAAACCAAAGCAAAAATTAGTGCAGCTACAAGTGGATCCAAAAATCCAATGTATGGAAAAGTAGGTGCAATGAAAGGTAAGCCTAGTGCAAAAGGCTTTCTCGGAAAGAAACATACAAAAGAAACAAAACAACAAATGTCAAAGAATAATAAAGGTAAGATATTATCACCGGAAACAAGAGCAAAAATTCAATCATCTACTATTCATCATATGAGTCAACTTACTGATGATGAATTCAAGAAGTATATCCCCAAACCCAAATCAGAAAATGATGCCATTGAATTAATCAATCAACCACAGGATATTGAATTATGGGATGACATTTGCTCCCGTATTTTCAACTTATAAATAGAGTGGGAGATTACAATGGCCAAACCTTCAAAAATATCTCATTCAAGCATGTACTATTTCCGGTATGTTCATCCTGCTGGAGAAGGAAAACTCAACGTCTTTGACAAGGCTCCGTTGGTTATTCCGCTCGACTGGAACCGGAAATCCATGCTCGCTGTCAACGTTCACTGGCTGCCCCGGGGAACTAGAATGAAACTCATTCAACAAGTCCTTGCTGTTGCTGAACAGAGACGAAATGGTAAAAAACTTCCGAAGTTGCTTTACAGCATGGTTAAGTATGACCCGAACTTTCGGTTTGCTATGCAAGCAATTCGTCGGTACCATATAGGCAGGATTACAAATTGGACAGAAATTCCACCAGAGAAATGGGAACATGCTCTGGGTGTTACACGATTCAGGGCCCGGAAAGCATATAAAGCAAAAGGCTACCGTATATAAAGGACAGATCATGGCAAATCTACTCGAAATAATCAAACATCCGTTTCAAACAATTGAAGAAGCTCTGAACAAACCGTTCTACAGTCCTGTTGAAGCTGAGCTTGAGGCTCTCAAGGATTCGAGTCAGATAACCAAGGAAAAGGATACTGAACGCGGTTACGTTGCTTACGATCCATTCTCTGTCACCGCGAACATGGATCTCATCAGCTCCATTTCTGCGAATGGAAACTATGTCGATCGTCTTCGTAAGTGGCGGGATGTTGCTCAGCTTCCTGAAGTTGATGAAGCCATTCAAGAGATTGTGAACGAAGCTATCGTTTATGATGATATTGAAGAAACGATTAAACTGAACCTGGATGGAGTTGAACTTCCCGACAAGTTTAGGAAAGCCATGAAAGACAGTTTTAATCACATTCTCTACTTACTCGACTTCAACCAACGCGGTGATGAACTGTTCCGTCAGTGGTATGTTGACGCTAAACTGGCCCTTGAGGTTGTGTACGATAACGAGAATGTTCAAGCTGGTATCCAAAAGGTTGTTCTACTTCCTCCTCAGTACATTACCAAAGTCAAGAACGTTCAAACCGGTGAGTATCGATGGATCGTTAAGGAGAAGCCCTCATACAATCCAGTCAAAGATATTGAAGATCCAGAAAAGACTCTGTATGACGAGCAGGTCACCTACATCGATTCCGGAGTATACTCACAGGATAAGAAATTTCCAATTTCTCATCTGAACAAGGCCCTGAAGGTTATCAACCAGCTGTATCTGATTGAGGACTCAGTCATCATTTACCGGATCACCAGAGCCCCCGAGAAAAGGATCTTCTACGTTGATACAGGTAACCTTCCCAAGACCAAGGCTGAAGAATACATCAAGAGCTTGATTCTCAAGTATCGCCAGAAGAAGATATACAACTTCGAGACTGGTCAGGTTGAGAACAAAGCTAAGCAGATATCCATCCTGGAAGATTTCTGGTTCCCAGTCAACGCAGCAGGTAGGGGGACAAAGGTTGAGAACCTAGCTGGCACTGGTGCTGATCTTACCAACCTGGCTGACATTGATTATTTCCAGAACAAGCTCTACAAGGCACTGAATCTTCCTATCTCCCGGAGAAACCCGGAAGGTCGGATGATGATGGGGTCTAACCTGGACATTGAGAAGGACGAGCTCAAGTTCTTTAAATTCGTCCTCAAGCTACGTCGTCGCTTCAACAATATGTTCGTTGATTTGATGAAGAAGGACCTCTTGGCTAAGCAGGTCTTTACTCTGGATGACTGGAAACAGATCCAAGAGAAGATTAAGTTCATCTACGCTAATGATAATGCTTATTCTGAGATCCGTCAACTGCAAATCCTGAACATGAGAACTGAAGCTGCTCAAGGTCAATTTGGTTTGGTTGAGCAAGGCATGAATTCTAAGATCCGCATCCAGAAAGAAATCTTCAAGCGGACCGATGAAGAGATTATGGAGATTCATAATGAATGGCTTGCAGAAAACCCACCGCCAGATGCATCTCCTGCTCAGATCCAGGAAATGATTGAAGAAGCAGTGGATGGACTCAGAGACGAAGTAAAATCCGCTCTCAGCTCAGTGATAAATACGTTGAACCTGGAGAATCTCGCAGAATTGGTTGCTGAGAAACTCAAGCCAGTTACCTCAAAAGATTCCGTCGTTATTAAGCGTTCTGTTCTCGAATCCATGAAAGAAGGCGATGTTATTGAAAGCGGAAACGAGCGATTGAAGGTCGAGAACGGCCGGGTTGTTTTTGAAAAAATAACTAAATAGGATATACAGTAGATGAAATCCTTCAAGGATAGAACATTGGGTGAGCAGACTGGTCCTGTCGAGGTATTTGACACGATCATCCGCAAAGATCACTTTGATGCACAGGTATTATCCGAGGCGATCGTCACTGCATTGTCCTCTATTCATCAACTGTCTGTGACCCAAGGTGAGCAAGGCCCGGCAGGGCCCTCAGGTCCTCAAGGCCCGCCTGGGGAGAAGGGTGACCAGGGTCTTACTGGACCTGAAGGACCGCAAGGTATCCCGGGACCAAAGGGAGACCAAGGCATCCAGGGCGAGCAGGGCCCACAAGGGGAACGGGGTCCTCAGGGTCCACAAGGTGAGCGTGGCGAGCAAGGGCCTGAGGGTCCTCGGGGTCCTCGGGGGGAACAGGGTCCTGAAGGTCCGATTGGCCCACAAGGGGAACAGGGTCCTCAGGGTCCACAAGGTGAGCGTGGTGAGCAAGGCCCTGTTGGCCCAAAGGGTGATAAAGGTGATAAGGGAGAACGTGGTGAGCAGGGCCCAATGGGTCTTGAAGGTCCGCGTGGCCCAGCTGGTCCAAAAGGTGATCCAGGTAAAGATGGAAAGCCAGGCAAAGACGGAGCTAAAGGACCGAAGGGTGAGAAGGGTGAGAAGGGTGAGAAGGGTGATCCTGGTCCTCAGGGTGAGAAGGGTGAAAGGGGTCCACAAGGCTTTACTGTTGTAGGTCCAGAAGGCCCTGCTGGTCCGCCAGGCCCACAAGGGGAACAGGGTCCTGAAGGTCCACAAGGACCAAAGGGCGATCCAGGCAAGACACCCGCCCATCAGTGGAACGGTGCAGCTATCCGTTTTGAGAACCCAGATGGGACCTGGGGTACAGCTGTTGACCTGAGCAAGCTGATCGTTCGTGCACAACCTACAGGTGGTGGGTCTGGTGCACATCCCATGTCGTTCGTTTATGATGGCCAGGTTTTACAAGAGCCACGGTACATCATCGTCGACGACCACAGCATGGAGTTGATCCCTGATGGGCTCGGTGGGGCAACACTGAAGGCCAAAGCTGGTGGTGGAGGGAATGTAGGGAACGGATGGGAGCGATCACTCTTTGTGGTAACTAATCCAGCTCAAAGAGACTACGTGGTTCCTGGAGCTATCTTTGAAAACAGCGAGACGGTAGATGTCAACGGTCTGGTTGTTGTGAATGATCCAGATTGGGATTATGTCGTAATAAATAGTAACACCATAAGATTCAGTCCTGCAGTCATTCTGAAAGCAGGGTGGAGAATCCAAGTAAAGTACCAAACTCCGGTATAACCGGACATTTCAAAAAGGAGAAAAACAGATGCCTATCACACAAATCCATGGTAGCGATCAGATCCAAGATCTTACCATAAAGAACGTCGATGTGGCTACCGATGCCGGTATCTACACAACGAAACTTCAGACCAATGCCAACTTCGACATGATGGATGTTGACACTGTCACGATGCGGAAGATCGTCAACCTGGCTGATGGTGTTGCTGACAATGACGGTGTGAACGTTGGTCAGCTGAACAATGCCATCACGACCGCTCTGACCTCGGCATTCATCTACAAGGGCACACTCGATGCCACCCTTGCAGCGAATCTGCCGACAGTCCCTGCTCCGAAAGTTGGTGACTTCTACAAGGTCACTGTTGCCGGTAACTTCGAGAACAGCGTAAGCCTGACCGATCCGACTGCCTACTTCAACATCGGTGATGCCGTTGTATGGAATGACACGACCTGGGACAAGATCGATAACGTTGACACCGTGTACAGCGAAGGCAACGGTATCAACATCACCACCAACGGTACGGGCACTGAGACTGTTTCTGTTCAGGCTAAAGCCAACGGCGGTATCGGTGTTGATGTAGACGGTGTTTACGTCGACCTCGACGGCAACTCCCTTGTTGCTGGTCCGGGTGGTATCTCTCTGAACCAGAACGGCTTTGTTGTTGGTGAAGCTCCTGCTCAGGACGGTGGTGACGCTCGTATCTTCACCTTGGCAAACACCCCGGTTGCTTCGTCCGAAGCCGTGTACTACAACGGTGTGAGGATGCGTCGTGGAGCCGGCAACGACTACACCATCGTCGGTGCGGTCATCACGTTCGCTGCTGGCGTAAGAGCACCGAACCTGCTCGTCGATAACGTCATCGTCGATTATCGTTTCATCCCGGCATAATCAGTAGCTGATGGTGGTGTGAAAGCCATCATCAGCACCAAGCAGCAACCAAGGAGCATCCATGGCAATCACCAGAGTCACTGATGAGCAAATAAAAGACGAAGGCGTAACCAGAGCTGACCTGAACGTTTCCACTCCAGGTCAAGCGGTTATTACGAAAGTCGTTGCTGGACCTGGGGTGAGCATCAGTCAAACCGGTATCGATGACGGGACAGGTGATGTCACTATTAACTATGCGGGAACATACTCGTTTGCTGAGTTGATAACATCAGCACCTCAAGCAATCGCTCAGAACGTAAACACGAAAGTTGTCTTCGGTACTGTCAGATCAGACCTAAATACTGAGTGGTCCACCGCCAATAACAGATTCGTTGCTAAGACAGCAGGGGTGTTCCAGGTCAACTCCATAATTACCACCACCACGGCTTTCAATAACAGCATTTACTATATGTCCATCTACAAGAACGGTTCTGAATATGTAAGAGGCATTCAACATCAGAGATATAACGGATGGTCTGTCATGGTGAATGGACTTATTCCGCTTGATGTCAATGACTTCATCGAAATTTATGTGAGGTTCGATGCCTCAAGAACAATCGCTGCAGGACTTGGCTCACATCTGTCAATAGCAAAGGTATAATATGACTTCTCAAGAGTTGTTCAACTACATAGTACCCAGAAGCAACGTTATGCGTGCTGCTGAGATAATGTACCCTGGAATCACTGCAGATGATTTCTCTGTCAGATGTGATGATGGGGTGAACTACTATGTCGACATTTGGAACACTGCTTTTGGACCGAAGCCGACAGTCGATGAGATACTAGCGGTTGTTCCAATCGTTTATGCTCAGATAAAGCGAGAAGAAATCAACGAGGCACGTGATAAGGAAGAGAAACTTGGGTTCAACTATTTGGACAGACGGTTCGACTCCGATCACGAAGCACTCCGCCGAATAAGCGTTGCTGTAATGTCTGCACAGGCTGCTATCAGTAACGGAACACCCGAAGCATTCTCGATTATCTGGACTTGCCAGGATAACTCCACTATCACCTTGGATGCATTTCAGATGGTAAGTATGCCGGTTGCTATGGCACAACATGGTGCTGCCATACATTACTATGCATCAGATCTCAAGAACCAGATTGAATCAATCAAGCAACAATACATCAACCAAGAGATTGATATGCCAACCGCCGCCAACATGATGGAAGCAATAGTCTGGGCGTTCCAAGAACAATGATACCAACAAGAAAGGAACGCTTTATGCGAGCCGCATTCTACATAGGTGATCCAAAGCTCAATCCTGATGCTCGGACATTTGACAAGCTCATCTCATGGTGGACGAAGTCTCCGTACACTCACGTCGAATGGGTGTTTGATAATGGGATGTGCTTCTCTGCATCTCCGGTGGATGGTGGGTGCCGCTTCAAGAACATCGACATCACCACACCGAAGTGGAAAGTGGTTGATGTACACTGGGCGAACCATGACGAGATCTGGGAGTTCTGTACGGACCGCGATGGGCTGAAGTATGATTGGTTGGGGATCTTCCTGAGCCAAACTCTGCCGCTGAACGTTCATGACCCCAACCGGTGGTTCTGCTCGGAGATCGTTATGGCTTCATTGCAGTGCAAGAGACCCAATGCTTATAACCCAGCGGATGTCTATGAAGTTTTTACAAGAAATCGGTAAATACAAAAAGGATAGATAAATAACATCACGGAGGAACTAACAGATGTCAATGAAAACTCAAACTATCGGTACCGCGGTGCTTTCCGCAGCGAAAAAAGACTATGCCGGCTTCTCGGATAGCATTGAGAAGATCTTTACTGCTAAGATGCAGGCAAAAGTTGATCAGATGGTCGCTGACAAAAAGAGCACTCTATTCCACAATGCGGAAGAGGAGTAATCATGAAGCCCAGTTTGTTGATTGAAGAGGTGGACTATCAGTCCATCGACAATCAAATCATTGTTGAGGCAGAAGAAGGATCAGCCCCGGTAAAGAAATATTACATCAACGGGCCTTACCTTGAAGCTGAGACGAAAAACCACAATGGTCGGATCTATCCTCAGGCCGTTCTTGAGCGTGAGGTCAAGAAGCTCGTCGAAGGTAAGATCAAACAGAACCGGCTCATGGGTGAGCTGGAACATCCCACCACTACCACCATCAATCTGGATCGCGTTTCCCACCTGATCAAAGAACTGAAGATGGAGAAAAACATCGGCGTCGGGAAGAGCCTTGTTCTCGAGACCCCGATGGGTAAGATCGCACAGAGCCTGATCGACGCTGGTGTGAAGCTCGGTGTATCTACTCGTGGTGTTGGCTCGCTGCGTGAGAGCATCGTCCAGAACGATTTCAGTCTCATTACTGTCGACATCGTTGCTGATCCTTCTGCTCCGAGTGCTTTCGTTGACGGCATCCTTGAGTCCAAGAAGGAATGGGTCATGGAGAATGGCATCCTGGTCGAGAAAGACTTGGAAACACTGGAAGAAAATCTTGATAAGTACACGGTAGAAGAGAAAGCAACCGCGGCTGTCAAGGTGTTTGAAGACTTTATGTCCATGATTCGCGGCGAGTACATCGCAAAAAAGTAAGAAATTTCGATGCTCTATTATAAATAACCGTGTAATAGAGTTTCGGAAGTATTTCACGATAAGAGGAGACAACACAGATGAAGGAACTTTTTGAGAAGATCAACTCAGAAGTTCTCACCGACGAAGTAAAACTCCAGATCTCCGCTATCTTCGAGTCCCAGGTGAACGAGGCAATCAAAGCCAAGGAAGCCGAGCTCGAGGAAGCGAACCGTACTGAGATCGCAGAGTTCAAAGAGAGCCTCATCGACCAGATCGATGAATATCTCGGATACTTCGTTGAAGAGTTCACTAAGGAGAATGAGGCCCAAGTCAATGAAGGCGTTCTGACCTCAGTTTCCAAGCGTGTTCTTGAGAACTTCAGCAGCATGGTTGAAGAATTCAACATGCAGCTCGCAGACCAAACCCTGGAAGAAGACAAGAAGATACCCGAGCTTACCAAGCGGCTCAACGATGCAGTAACCAAGCTTGGTGAGAAGAATGCGGAGCTGCAGGAATCCCTCCGTGAACTGGCAATTCGTGATCGTATGGATCTTGTCCCTGGTGTCATTGCCAAAGAAAAGTTCCGCAAACTGGCTGAGGGCCTTTCCTACACGCTGGGCGAGGAAGAGGAGTTTGTTAGCAAGCTCAACTTCTTTGTTGAGAGCGTGAGGAGTGAAGTTACTTCTTCCGCCGAGAAGCTCGAAGAGCCCCAGGAAGTCGTTGAAGAAGGCACTAAAGACGAGAAGACCGTCATTACCGAATCTACGGAAGAGAAGCCGGCAAGTCGGATCACCGACTATCTGTCTCGGCTGTAATTCCCATACAACACAAAGGAGACATATCAGTCATGACTAACAAAGAACAGTCCAAGATGCTCGTTGAGAAGTGGGACCAACTCATCGAGTCGCCGAAAGCGAAAGTTGTCGGCAACAAAGAGGCAATGGCCCAGCTGCTCGAGAACCAGGAGAAGTACGTTCTTGAAGAAGCTCAGAACGTTGCTGGTGACGTTGCTCAGTACACCCCGATCCTCGTTCCTGCTGTCCGTCGTATTTTCCCGAACCTGCTCGCCAATGAGATTGTCGGTGTTCAACCGCTGTCCATGCCGACTGGCTATGCATACGCTCTGCGTTACAGCTATGCTAAAGGTACTGGCGTTGCCAACCCGCAACTCGATCGTGGCATGACCAACCGCTTCAACCTCAATGCTAACAAGCCGCTGTTTGGTTCTGTTGCATTTATCGTCGACGGTAACATTGTTGCCAACGAAGGCGACGCGGTAACTGATGCTGCTGCTGTTGCAATTGGTACCGTTGCTTACGTTGAAGACAACAAGGTCCTGGTACAACTGACCGCTCCGGGTGCCATTGCTGCTGGTGCAACTTCCATCGTTATTGGTGCGTCCACTTACCCGGTCACGTTTGTAATGGACAACGAAGCTGGTTTCAACCTCATCTTCAAGAACTATGCCCAAGTGCTTTCCACGGCACAAGGCGAGCAGCTCGGCAAGCCGGGTACTGACTTCCGTTCCATGAGGATGAGCCTGGAGCGTACGTCCGTCGAAGCAATGACCCGTAAGCTCAAGGCTGAGTACACCATCGAACTTGCTCAGGATCTCAAGGCCGTTCACGGTCTGGACGCTGAGCAGGAACTGATCAACATCCTCGAGTACGAAATCTCCGCAGAGATCGATCGTGAGCTTGTTGACCAGATCAACAGTATCGCTACTCCGGCTGCAGCTTGGTCCTACGGCTCCACCGGTCAATGGGCTGCTCCGGCTGCTCCGGCTGCTGATGGTCGTTGGGAGCAAGAGAAGTTCCGCACCCTGTACACCAAGATCGTCAAAGAAGCAAACGCGATCGCACTGACCAGCCGCCGTGGTGCAGGTAACTTCATCATCGCCTCCACCAACGTTTGCACCGCCCTTGAAGGCCTCAGCTCCTTCATGTACTCCGCAGTTCCGGGTCAAGTTCAGGCTACCCTCGGCGTTGCGAAGGTTGGTGTTCTCGACGGTCGATTCACTGTTTACCTCGACACGTTCGCAATGACTGACTACGTGACCGTTGGTTACAAAGGACCGGGCCAGTTCGATACCGGCGTCATCTACTGCCCGTATGTACCGCTTCAGCTGATGAAGGTAACCGATCCGGAAACCTTCCAACCGAAGATCGCGTTCATGACCAGGGATGCCATCACGTCCAACCTGTTTGGTGCTCAAAATTATTATCGCACTTTTGCAGTCGACTTTACTGGCAGTTCGTTGGCCGGTGTTCAATTCTATTCCAGCCATAACTGGTAAAAAGTAACACATATATGAGAAAAAAGGAAGCAACGAAACTTGCTTCCTTTTTTCTTGATTTTTTATATAAACTTAGTAAAATTATAAGTAATGAAGACAAATACTGAACTTAAACAATTTATCAACGAAAAAATGAGAAGATCTAATGGTCATCTCAACCCATATAAGTCCGAAAAATGGTTAAAAGAATTCCACCCAGATATTTTAGATGAAATTCTAAGATTGTCATCATTTCTTCCCAAAGATACACCATTTTCTCTAAGAATATATTGTATAGTTAATGATTTATATGAAATTCCAAAATGTGAATGTGGAAAAGATGTAAAATTATATCATTCTGGATTTGCAAAATATTGTTCAAACCAATGTCATATGTCAAGCAAAGACAGAATAAACAAAATTAAAAAAACATGTATTGAAAAATATGGCACAGATAATGTAAGTAAAACTATCCATGTTAAGGAAAAAATAAAGCAGTCAAATTTAAAAACAAATGAATCTAGAAGTAAAAAAATAAGGGAATATCTAAGTAAAAAATACAAAGATCATAATATCTATTCATATCAAGAAGCAAATTTAGAACCACTAAATGATATATTTCAAAGTAGAAAATATCAACAATTCAGATGTATAAATTGTAATCACCAATTTTCTTATATTCCTTTCATGCAGAATGGATTAAGATGTCCAAAATGCTTTCCCAAAAAAGAAAACAAAATTGAAATTTTACTCGAACAACATTTAAATAAACTAGGATTATCATTTATTCGAAATGACAGAACTCAAATAAACAAAGAACTTGATTTATTTTGTTCCGAACATAATTTTGCTATCGAAATAAATGGAATGTTGTGGCATTCGTATGGGATATCAAAATATTCTTATCTAGATAATCTAATAAATGAAGATAAAAATAAACACATTAAAAAACTTAATCTTTGTAAAGAAAAAAATATTAGGCTATTTCAATTTACTGACATCGATATCTATAACCCTAAAAAATTAGAAATTATTTCATCAATAATAAATGTTTATTGTAATCAAGCCCAAAAGATTTATGCTAGAAAATGTGTTATAAAAGAATTATCACAGAAGGAACACGATGATTTTTTAGATGAGAATCATCTGATGGGAAGATGTAATGCGAAGATTAGATTTGGTTTATTTTATGAAGATAAACTTGTTTTTGTGATGTCATTTTCAAAACCAAGATTCAAATCAAAAAATGAAAAATATGATTTTGAATTAATTAGGCTCTGTTCTATTAAGAATACAGTTGTGATTGGTGGATTTTCTAAAATTTTAAAATATTTAATTAAAAATAAAATAATTTTTGGAAATATCATTAGTTATGTAGATGCATCATTCTCAGACGGAAAAGGATTTAAAACAAACGGATTCAAATTAATCAGACATTCAAATCCTAACTATGTCTACTATCATCCATCTGGAAAAATTATAAAAAGATATGAAGCACAAAAACATAAATTATTAAAAATTTTAAATGATAAATTCGATCCTAATTTATCAGAAAAAGAAAATATGATCAATGCTGGTTATCGAATTTTTTATGATGCAGGAAATTATGTAATGACACTAAAACTTCAATAACAAATATTACAGAAGGGAGGCTAAACAAATTGCTTCCCTTTTCTTATGACTTTTATATCAGATCCGAACCTGAGACCCGTTGATGGGGTGATAAATATGTTCTGACCAGGGTTGACAACGAAAAGGAAAGAAGGTATACTCGAGACATGGAAAATAAAGACGAAACTACCTTGCTCGAAAAGGTCTATGCGAAGTTGAACGAGCTCCGGAAGGAAGCTGCGGAAGACATCAAAATAGACAAGGGGTCAATTGAAACCCAGTTCAACAGCCAGCAGAAGGTTGTGAAGTGGTTGAACAAGCGGATCGACTGGTATCGGTCTTATACGTCAATCGAAGCCAAGCGAAAGGAAGCTTGGAAGAAGGCGTATGAATATTACCGGACTGATTACCCCATGAAGCTCAACAACGCTGAGGAATACCGGATGATGATCGAGTCAGATCCGACATATTCGGTGATTATGAACGAGGCGATTGCTATACAGGAAACCCTCTCATATATCGATTCGGTGATTGATGCTTTGAAAGGGCGAGCATTTGATGTATCCAATCTTTCAAAGTGGCTCATGTGGACCAATGGTAACAGGTAAGGAGAAACAAATGAAGCTTGATTCGAGATTTGAAGCTCATTCATTAACAAAAGCAATTCTGCCCTCAGTACTCAAAGGTCTTGGATATCTTTCCAGCGATGATTCAGAAAATGCCCGTCAGATGTACGGACCTCAGCAATTCATCAGGGAAAGAGGAATAATTGGTTTGGTCCTTCCAAGACAAACCGGAAAGACCACTGCTCTCATTGATCTTTATGCTTTAATAAAGACTGCTGGGATGAATGTTATCATTACCAGTAAATTCATAAGAATGAATGATAACATTCGGGCCAGAGTAATTGAGCGTTACGGTGTTGACCCAAGGGAGGATATGATTGAATACACGAGACTCCCTGCTATCCTCATGGACGACAGAAAGGTGATTGACGTTGTTCTATGTGATGAGCACGACCCAGGGTCCCAGATCAATAATTTTCCTTCCCGAGCAACCAATACTCTCTTTGTGTTTTTCAAGACTTAGCCAGCATTAAATAAAAATAATGATGATATGGGCGTAGAGAAATCTACGCCCATTCTTTTGACTGATACAAAATTCCCTTTATTTGCTTGGAAAAATCTTGATAAATATAAGTTTTAGCCAAATTTGACAGGTCCCGGATTTTCGTGTTATCCTTAAACCGTAGGTTGGGGCGGGGGTTCAATAGTCTTTATCCCTTATTATATCTGAGTCCTTTAGTTCCTCTCGAGATCCTCTAAGTCGCTTTAGATCCCATCTGTCTTGTCAAAAATCCCATATAAATAAAAGAAAACTCAGGGATTGTTATGACAGACAGAAATCAAGTAACCATAACCAAGATAGATGAAGCAACGGTAGCTATTGACGCAAACCCCATCATCACTCAGGAGCTCATAAACTTCTTCTCGGTTTATGCTCCGAACTATCGTTGGGCCCCAGCATATAAGCAAGGTCACTGGGACGGAAAGATCCGGTTCTTCAACTACAGTAATCAGCTGCCCATTGGCCTTGTGAGTAAAGTAGCAGAATTCTGCCGCATGGGCCGGTATCCTCTCAAGATGGATTTCCAGACAGAGATCAAGCTGGACCAGACGGAGTTTACTCGGTTCGTTCATTCTCTTCATATCGTCGATGGAGATGGAAATCCGATGGAGCCGAGGGACTACCAGTTTATGTCTGCATTCGAGGCATGTTTCCGCCGACACATCTGCATGGAAGTTCCTACTGCTGGTGGTAAGACTCTGATCGCCTATATCATCGCTCGTTTCTTTGAGAAGATCGGGAAGAAGTTGCTTATCTGTGTCCCGAACGTATCTCTGGTCGAGCAGACCTACTCGGATTTCTTCTCGTATGGATGGGAAGACCTGTCTCAGTTTGTTCACATGATTTATTCTGGGAAAAAGAAAGATAGCTACTGCCCTGTGATTATCTCAACTTGGCAATCACTGCAACCAAAGCTGAAGGAGAATCCTGAATATTTTGAACAATTTGATGGTTTGCTCATCGACGAAGCTCACGGAGCAAAAGCTACTGTCTTGAAAGACCTGACTGCTAAGTGTGTCAACGCTCAATGGCGTATGGGACTTTCCGGAACCTATCCAGACAGTAAATCTGCGGACTGGTACACAATCGTTGGTGGTCTCGGTCCGATCAAGAAATTCACTACCTACAAGGAACTCCAAGACAAGGGTCATATTGCAGGTCTGAAGATCTTTACTATCATTCTCAAGTATCCACTCTCAGTAAAAAGAGATTGCTACGAAAAATGTGGGGATGATTATCACGTTCAGAACGATTATATCTACGGTCTTGAGTCAAGGAATGACTTCATAAAGAAGATGGTTTCTCAGCTCGACAAGAACGCTCTTGTTTTGTTCACAAAGATAGAAAAACATGGTGAGCCACTCAAGAAAATCTTGTCAACAATTCCCAAGAAGAGACTCATCTATATCGTAGGTGGAACTGAGGTCTCAGAACGGGAAATGAGTCGAGCTGTTGCTGAAAAAAGGGACGATGTAATTATTCTGGCCAGCTATGGCGTATTCTCTACCGGAGTGAACGTGAAAAACATTCACTTCATTCTCTTTGCTTCTGGGTACAAGTCTCGGATCAAGGTACTCCAGTCTATTGGTCGGGGTCTCAGAAAGCACAAGGATAAGGTTGACCTTGTTCTCTACGATATTGTTGATGACATGAGCTTTACCAGCAAGAAGGACGAAATCCGGTTCATCAACCATTCCGTAAAGCATTTCAAGGAGCGGACGAAGATCTATGATGAGCAGGGATTTACTCACAAGTATATCACCTACGAGATCAAAGACGAGAGCAAAACCGACCTAACAACTCTCTGATGTCAACCGAATTTGACATTCTAATGAAGTTCATGTATTATGGAATTACGATATAAGAACGCGATGTAACAAGGGAGTAACATCATGGCGAAGCGGGAAAAGAATCACTTCATCTCCAACGCGAGACTCACGGAAATACTTGGAGCTTGGGCAGATGAATGTCGAAAGAAGAAGGAAAAGGATGAACCCCATCCCCCTATGCCAGACGAGGTTGCAATAGCGATTCTCCGGATGGTTGAGAAGTATGGCAGGATGTCGAACTTCTCGGGATATACCTATCTTGATGAGATGCAGTCCGAAGCAATCCTTACCTGCGTTCGCTATGCTCACAACTTTGACAGAAACAAGTCGAACAATGCTTTTGCCTGGATCACTCAAATCATCCATAACTCATTCGTTGCTGTGATCAATGATGAAAAGAAGGAAGCCCAGAAAAAGTTTGAACTCACCAAAGAACTCAACCCAAAGCTTGGAAAGTCAGACTTCCACGATATCAAACTCGACGATTCAAATTCCATCTCAATCCCGGAAGGATTTTTGAACTAACATGACAGAGTCTATAAACATTCCGATTCTATCGGATATACATTTCGGACAGAAAGCATTCAATAAATCTGTCTTTGAAATGCAGATGTACTTTTTTGAGAAGCAGTTTTTCCCTTGGTGTTTGAAGCACGGGGTCAAGTATGTCCTTCACGGTGGTGACTTGTTCCATAATAGGAACATCATCGACTGGTACATCATGACCGAGGTGAAGAAGCGTTTCTTTCAGTGGTTTGATGATAATGGGATCGAATTCCATACTATAGTTGGAAACCACGACAGCTATTACAAGTCCACGATTGAGACCAACTCCCCTTGTGCAACAACTGCAGAATTTAAGAACGTTCACATATATTCCAAGCAAACAGTCATTCAGCTCGGAAAATATACGTTCGGGATGGTTCCGTGGATCATCGACGAGCACAATGCTGTTCTTCCGAAAGATGTTGATGTTATCCTCGGTCACTTTGAAGCCAAAGATTTCCAGCTAATGAAGGGGATATATTCTACTGATGGTTTTGACCTAACCTTCTTCAAGCCATACAAGCTAGTCTTGTCTGGTCATTATCACATCAAATCACATAAACAGAACTTCTACATGGTTGGCACCCAGTATCAAACGTCCTGGGGTGACCACGGTATTGAGAAGGGATTCTACGTCCTTCAAGATAACTTCAAGATGAAGTATATCGACAACACCGTTTCCCCTCGGTTTGTTAAACTCTTCTATAGAGAGATTGACGGTGTAAAGCAAATTCGCACTGTGGGTGAAAAGGGTGAAAAGACCAGAGAAGTAGATGCCAGTGAAGCCATTCAGGTTGTAAAGAAGAATTACTGTAAACTGATTGTGGAAAAATCCACAGACCAAGCGGCACTGGATTCATTCTTTACTTCCCTCCAAGCTCGGTCGAGGGATGGTTACAAAATTGAACTCATTGATGCAAACGAAGTTATAGAATCGTTTGACTTTGATGAGATCGAACAAAAAATCGTTGAAGAATCTGATGTTTTTGATACGATACATACATTCGTGGGTGGAATGACATTTGATAGTGATATTGACAAAGATGTGATCTTTGATGTGTTCCGTGTTTTGTACCGTGAAGCAGAGGAACAACATACTGAGATCCAACAACAAAGAAACGGGAGTAACGAATGAATATCAACAGAATCCTTCATCAAAAAGGCCTTTCCAAGTTTGATCTCTGCTACAAACGCTCCAGCACCGGGTTTCCTCTTCCAAAGCAAACAGTAATAACGGTGGTATGGTCCGCTGGTGTGTTTGAACCCCCACATGAAGATGAGTACGGAATAACCTACGGTATTTCCGTCAAGTGTGCTGCTGATGAGATCTACATCCCAAAGATCGGATTGACCCTGGCTGTTCGTCGTTATGATCAGTCCCCGGTTCGGTTCAAAGGAAAAATCGAGACCCTCAAAACGGAAGGGCAGTTTGACTCCAACAAGGTGCATGGAGCAATCTGTCATTCCATTTTCAGTGAGATTTCTGAAGGCAATCTCAATCTCTTTAGTGAGAACAGCAAAACCAAGGATGATGTCCTTGCTATGTGCTTTGAGTTTTTTGACAACTCCGGTCTTCGATAGTAAACTATAAACATCACTGGAAGTTAGGGGCAACGATGCTTGAGTTTGAAAGTCTTGAATGGTCGAACTTCCTCAGCTATGGGAATCGGCCAACAAAATACGACTTCAAGAAGGGCGTGTCGAGAATAGCAGGAGAGAACGGTACTGGCAAGTCCACTATCGTTGATGCTCTCTGGTTTGCTCTTTTCGGGAAGACCTACAGGAAGATCAATCTTGGGATGTTGGTTAACTCAATCAATAAGAGAGACCTTCTGGTTATTTTGCGTTTTCGGGTTGACAACATTAAATATCGGATTGAACGTGGGCTCAAGCCGAACATTTTTCGTATCTACCAAGATGATGAGCTTGTTCCGCAAGAGGCAAAGAACAAGTCATATCAGGAGATGCTCGAGCAGGAGATTCTTCAGTTCAACGAGAATCTTGCGGATCAAATCCTCGTAAAATCCCTCACTAAGAACATCTCTTTTCTTACCCTGGGAAAGGGCCCGAAGCGAGAGATTGTTGAAGGGATCTTTGACATTGAGATCTTCTCTACCATGAACAAGCTATGCAAGAGCAAGCTCGATCAGATTGAAACAAAGATTCTTGAGGCCAGGAAAGACATTGATGCAGCTAAAATGCTCCTGGATAACGAGTTTGCAAACGTCCAGCAGTTGATCAAACTCAAACAGCAAATCGAAGATGATGCAAGGAAAAAAGTAGAAGCAACTGAAGAAAAGGTCCAGGAGCAACGCGATATTATTGAGAAGTGTCAGGTCGGACTTCAAAAAATAGCATCGTTCAAAACCAGGAGAAGTGACGCTAACGTTGAAAAGAGTAACGTCCTTGCCGATCTAAAGGAACTTAGGGATCAACATGCCAACCTGAAAGCAAAACATCAGTTTGCTCTAAACAAGATGAAGGTGTTTAACAGCACCTGTCCTGGCTGCCCTAAGCTCAAAGAGATTGAAGATAATACCGGAGCAGAGGACATTCTTCAGGCGATATTATCCAACGAAGCAAAACAGGAAGAGCTTGAGACTGTCAAGGCAGCACTGAATGAGAAGATCAAAAAACTTGACGAACTGATATATAACGAGAACTTCCTTCATTCAAAAATTAAGACTGCCCAGCAATCAATCAATGATATGATAGAATCTGTTGCCACAACCGCCTCTGAGTCTATCGTCATTGATGAATCAAAGATGAAAGAATTTGAGAAGCAGAAAACTGAATGTGAATCAAAATACAATGCTCTTGTGTATCAGAAGAAGCACCTGGCTGTCGTTCGGATGCTCCTCTCGGATGAAGGAATCAAGACATATATCATCAAGCGTCATTTGCCAAGTATCAACAAGCTCCTGAATACATACCTTCAGAAGTTTCATACAGACATCCTGTTCCACTTTGACAGTGAGTTCAATGAAGTGGTTCTCACAAGACACAAGGAGAACTTCAACTATTACAGCTTCTCAGAAGGACAGAAGAGAAGAATGGACTTGGCTGTTATGTTTGCCTTTATGGAATTTGCTAAGTTCAAAGCCAAGAAGAGCAACAACAACCTTCTCATCCTGGACGAGATAACTGCTGGGTGTGATGCCATCGCTGAAAACGCTCTTTACGACATCCTCAAGGAAGTGGTAAATAGAGAGGGTAAAGAAATCATAACTGTCAGCCACAGTATGGCTATCGATCCTGAAAAGGTCGACCGACTTTTTCAAGTAACGATGGAACGTGGATTTAGTGTCCAAACGTCAGTAGAGGCATAATATATGCAGTCAGCAACTCCGGAACAACTGTCACAGCTCCTCAGACTGGCTTCTATATTGAGGGAAGGATTGAGTATAGTATGTGATACTACCAACTACCCAATCAATGTATACACTTCCGAAGATAGAACAAGTCTTGTTCTGGATGGGCCGCAGTTTGTATTCTTGATGCTACACCCGACTCGAAACAGTAAAGACATGATGACTCTTCATTTAGAAGTAGACATGAAATCAGCCCGAGCGGCTGCTATCGTAAAGACCATCTCAAACTTTATTGAATCAAAACGATGGCGTCTAGGCGAAGAGTTTTACTTTGATGAATCTGACAATACTGTTACCTATGGTGAAGAAGCCAGAATTAAAAAGAAAGAGAAATTTATAAATAACAATGGATTTGAAACATGTCTTTTCTGTGAAAGTGTCGTTCAACAAGGAGCAGTGACAGATACTGGTTGTCCGTTGTGTCAACATAAAGTAACATCAATGCTCTGGAGCTAAGAATGCCAACCCCATTAATGAAATCACTGGCAAAGAAGTCTGGAAAAACGTCTGCTCAGGTCGAAAAAATGTGGGATTCTGTCAAGAATTCCCTCAAAGAACAAGGCCATGACGAAAATGACCAAAGCTTCTATCCAAGATTGGTTGGCATTCTCAAGAAGAATCTTGGTTTGACAGAGCAGTATACCATCAATGAAAAGTTCATCACTCTTCTGGAGAGATCAATAAGCGACACGAAATAATCTACATACCCTACCACATACATCTATTATCCATCGCTAATCAGGGCACAGACACCGTCGCTTGAGACAAAGTCACCGCCCACAACACGCAAAGGAGAAACACAGATGGCCAAAGCACCAGCCAAAGCTGGCGGTCTCGCCCAGCGAATGAAAGCAGCAGCAGGAACAGAGTATGCAGTCCTCATGGGAGAGGACGACGATCGTTTTGAGATTAAGGAATGGTTTGACACCGGGAACCTCCTTCTCAACGCCCTCATCTCTGCGGATCCATACAAGGGTGTCCCGGGCGGAAAGATCATTCAGCTCGCCGGACCAAACTCCGTTGGTAAGACCTACTTCTGTCTGGAGCTGCTCAAAGCTACTCAGAAGGCTGGGTATTTCAACATCCTGTACGATTCCGAGTTTGCCAACAACAACAAGCAAGATCTCATCAAACGTGGTTTGGATCTTGATAACCTGCTTTGGGTAGGTGTTGACATCGTTGAACGCCTCAAGACCTCCGTTCTCAAACAGCTCGACGAGATCCAGGATGGTGAGAAGGTAGCCATGATGATTGACTCCATCGGCAACCTGTCCACCATCAAGGAAGTCACGGACTCCACTGAAGGTAACGACAAGAAAGATATGACCCGAGCCCAGCAGCTCAAGGCTCTGTTCAGAACCTGCACCCTCAAAGCCGGCGTCAAGGGTGTTCCGATGTTTCTTGTCAACCACGTCTATGCTGTGGTCGGTTCCAACGTGCCAACCAACCAGGTCGGCGGTGGCTCTGGATCCCTCTACATGAGCTCCATCATCCTCGAGCTGTCCAAGGCCCAAGACAAGAACGCCGACGGTGAGATCGTTGGTACGTGGATCACGTGTAAATCAGTCAAGAACCGCTTTGCTCGGGAACGCCAGAAGATCAAGGTCAACATCAACTTCAAAGAAGGGCTCGGTCGCTATTCCGGTCTCTTCGAGTTCTTCTACGACGAGGAAGAGGTCTTTACTCGGTCCGGCAACTACTACAAGAACCCGTGGACCGATCATTCCCTGCTCAAGAAAGATTTCACCCCTGAGGTTTGGGAAGAGATCCTCAAGGCTGGTGGTGCTGATTACCTCCGCAACCGGTTTGCCTACCAGTCAGACGCTATTGACATTCCTGATGAGGAAGAGACCGAGCCGGAATTGCTCACTGAGACCAAAAAGAAAAAGGGTGGCACAATAGAGATTCTGTAAGGTTACGTGAAAAACGTACCAAATTTGACAGAGAAGGGGTTTGGTTGTATCATGGAAACATGAACACCAAACCCCTTCATTCGTAAGGAACGGCATGCTTACCGAAAACCTGTTTTACCACCTTGTTGAAAGCGAAGATTTTTGGCGAATCGTATATCCCCACATCAAGCTTGAGTACATCGTTGAAAACATCGATCGAATTCTGTTCCAAAAGATCAAGATGTATGAATCGATGTATACCAAACGTCCGAAGTGGGCGGACCTGAAATTACTGGTCGAATCTGATACAAAAATCTCAGAAAAAGACACCCAGGATGCGTTTGATCGGATAGAGGAATATCGTAACACCGACCAGGTAGGCGACCTCAAACTTTTGATTGATGAAACAGAGAAATGGGCTCAAACGCGAGCTCTAGAACTAGCCATTCTTGAGTCGGTGGATATCATCCAGGATCCCAAAAAAGCAAACAAGGGTCTGATCCAAGATCTCATCAAAGATGCTCTCTGTGTTCAGTTCCAAGTCTCGATTGGTCACGACTACTTCAAAGACGCACCAGCCCGGTTGGAAGCATACACCACAGACGACGAAGTAATTCCCTTCAAGTTTACCCAGACTCTGAACGAAATGATGAACGGCGGACTCCGGAAGTCTTCCATGTTCATCTACTGTGCACCACCAAACAAGGGTAAGACTCTCATTCTCTGTGACAACGCATCCCAGCTCGTTGCTGCCGGGTTGAATGTTCTGTATGTTTCTGGTGAGATGGCTGAGACAATGATATCAAAGCGAGTTGATGCTAACTTGCTTGATATCGACATGGACAATCTGTCATCTAAGGTTGACAAGAAGCAGTTCATGTCAGGAATAAAAGATCTGTATGAGAAGTCATGTGGCCGGCTCATTGTCAAACAATATCCGGCAGGAACAGCCACAATCCACCATATTCGTGCTCTAATTCAAGAGATCAAGCTCAAGAAGGGGATTGATATTGATGTCCTGGTTCTGGACTACCTGAACCTCTTTGCATCAACCAGACTTCCTTCTTCTGCAATGACCAATACCTACCTATATGTCAAAGCAGTTGCAGAAGAGTTCCGAGGTCTATGTGTTGAGCTGAACATTCCGTGTATCACTGCAACCCAGATCAACCGAGGTGCAACAAACGCTGCTCCGGACGCCGTTGACATGACGGGTATCTCTGATAGCTTTGGTATCGCAATGACAGCAGACTTTATGGCTGCAATCATTCAAACCCCAGAACTGTTCGAACAGAGTCTGTATCTACTGAAAGTAATCAAGTCTCGGTTCAAGGATAACATCAACGAGATCTACACCATTGGGGTTGATAGGCCAAAGATGAGACTAGAGGACGTTGATGATAGTAGGAAGCAAGTGCCAATCAATGTGAAAGACCAACTCGCAGCACAAGCTCGAGGAGTGGCTGATAAACAAAAAATAGCCGGGGTTGCGATGGTGAAGGAGCTGAAGGATGATGTGTTCGAGTTCTAGTTTATTTCCTTGACACTTTCCTTTATTTTTGTTATCATTTGCATAGAATGAATTCCAAGGAGAACTGAATGGCTATCATCATTGACAGCTCACACCTACTCGCCCGGTGCGTGCATGGCGGAAGAAAAGAGATTCTTGAGCGACCGGAGTATGCAGCTCACATGCTCTTCAACTCCATTCTCATGAACTCCCGGAAATTTGGAGCGTCAAAAGAGAATCCGGTTATTATGGCCCTTGACACCAAGCCATACTGGCGGTCTAAGTATTATGTCGAAAATAAGGATCAGTTCGTTGAATACCGGACCAACCCTAAGTATCAAGCATACAAAGGTCAGCGGGAAAAGGACGATACCTTACCATGGGAAAAAATCTACGAGGTGGCTAATGCCTGCTACGCTGCGATTGAACAATATTCCGATTTCCATGTTGTTGGAGTCATTGGAGCAGAGGCCGACGATATTATCGCTGTCGGAGCAAATCACTTCTCAGAAAAAGGACAACCTGTCACTGTCGTATCTTCCGATAAGGACTTCCAACAACTCCACAGACCAGGAAGAGGAGTCCAAGTCTGGGATCCAATCAAAAAAACCTTCAGACCAGACATTGACCCGGAGTATTACAAAAAGTTACACGCGATCTCTGGAGATCCCGGAGATAACATTCTCCCTATCAAAAGAGGAGCAGGTCCAAATACAAAAACAGCTGAACGATATGCTCGAGACCTCGATACTTACCTTGCTACAGACGCAGAGCTCAGAGATCGTTACAAATTCAACAGAACACTCACAGACTTCGATTATATTCCCGTTGAAGTATCCAGTCGCATAGTTGAGGCGATTGAGAACCATACCTACTCATTCTCTGCAATGGACTTGATGAAAGTTTTCATTAAATACAGGCTCAATGCAATTGGTGAGAGAGTTCAGGAGTTTCGCCTTCCTGAGAAGACACAAGTCAAAACCAGCACCAGTGCGAAGGTATACAAGGAAGCCGCAAAGCAACAGCAGGTACTCAACAACACATTGGAGGATTTTTTCGGCTAACAACGACCTAGAATCCAACCTTCAGGTTGAGTGTTTTCATTATATAACCCACATTCTTTGTTATATGGATTATTATACCAACGTTTTCCTGAAGGTATTCCTTTGTTATGTGCTGGTCTTCCTTTTCGTGTATTTTGATTCTGTTCGATGATACGGTCGTAGATAGATTGATAATCCATGACAGTTCCCCTATAAATAGATGTGACAGGGACAGCAGGGAAGTTCCCCTCTCCGTTGGTTGTGGTGGTCAGACCCAACCTTACCTGTTCCCTTTTATTTATCAAATCCCATGAAAGGTATAGAAATAATATGAATGTGATGTGTAACGCAGATCCCAAGACTAGACCTAGACATTGTTGTCAACGCACCAACCTTTGTTGTGTTTTCTGTCTCAAGATTAAAGACTGTTTTGCTGAAGCAGAAGCATGTAAGATTCAGAAACCATGTGACGCGGATTGTAACACTGTTGATGATCCGTGTCCGTTCGCAATCTGAGGTGAGCCATGGAAGATCTCAATAAATGTTGGTCCTGTGGACAGGAAAATCAGTCTGGGGATTCTGTTTGTGTCCGGTGCGGTAAGATCACTAAAGAACCTGGGATATTTGACAACCCTGTGAATGGGTAGTAAACTGTATTCATGGCACTCGACCCGTATGATGAAATGCAGTTGGTATATCGGATAAACCTCCGGAACTTGAGAAAAGTCCCAAACGGTTACATCTTCTCATGTCCTATCTGCAACGAGGGTACGCACCCCAATAGAAAGAGGGGTGCTATCCTCGGTCCCGTTGCAAACAAGCCCTACACAACCGTTCTTTGCCATAACTGCAATCCAGATGGGATGTCTTTTCGTCGGTTTGTAGAGACAGTCGACCCAATTCTCTTCCTCGAATACCAACGTCTTGAGAAAGAGCAGTTCATTAAGGATCTCAAAGAAGGAAAGATCAATAAGAAGCAAAAGATCATTGACAATGTAGCTCCAGTTTATGATGAGGTTAGCTTCTACAAGCTCAACCCCGATACCTTCGTTCAATGCACGGATAATCCGGCAGCATTCCAGTATGCTCACTACCAACGGAAGATCCCAAGAAATATCATCAGTGAGTTGATGTATTGCCCTAAGAAGACTATCAACGGAAGGCCCAATCCTTTCTATGACATGCTGATCTTCCCTCTGTATAGTGAACAGATCAAAGGCTACCCGATTGATGCACATGTTCATGGGTTTCAGGGTCGAAGCATTAGGGGTGAGAAACGGTTCTATACATTCAGTAAGAACGAAGCATTCAAAGTGTACAACCTTTTTCGGGTAGATCGTCGGAAGGATGTTTACATTTTTGAAGCAATCATAGACTCCCTTGGCATTCCCAACTCGGTTGCTGCTCTGGGATCGTCCATGAGTGATCGGGTCAAGGACATGCTCCCTAAGCGGGTGTGGTGTTTGGATAATGACGACACTGGATATAAGAAATCTCTAAAGCTCGTTGAACAAGGCGAGCGGGTCCTTATCTGGCCTGAGGAGATCAAAGCTAAGGACTTCAACAAACTGGTAGAAAAGGGTGTATCCCACCAGCAGTTGACACGTCTGATAGAAGAATATACAATGGAAGGGATCAAAGCAAAAGTTCATCTTGAACTGAAACTATCAAAAAAGAAGAGGTGATGAAGATGCCAGCGTATGATTTTTACTGCTCGCAGTGCAACAAAACGTATGAAATCAAGATGACCATGTCCGAACACTCCGAACAGAAGGACAAAATGACCTGTCAGGAATGCCACCAACCCCTCAGTCAAACCGTATCTCCACTCCGGTTTACTCTCAAGGGCTCTGGTTGGTATGCTGATGGGCCTGGAAACAACTCGAACGGTTCTGGATATGGTGTAACTCAACGTGAGATGGACAAGAATGGGGATCTCACGAAAGGGATGGAAGACGCTATGATGAATGCTCCTCCCGAGTGATAAATATCCAGCCCCAAGAAACGAACCAATCGAAAGGAATACCTTCCATGTCTCAATTTTCCACCACTGATTTCTTTCTAACAGATTTTCAACGGCTCATTTGGGCCGATAACTATCGGGATCCCCAACATGATCCGACGGTGGAAGCAACATTTCGACGAATGGCTGCAACAATCTTCGCCAATGAATCTGAGGAGCTCCAGCAGGAACTCTTTGATCAACAACTCATGGCCAAGATCTTCTTCGGTGGTCGCGTGTATAACCTCGGTCGTGGCCTGAAGAACGTCAATGCTTTCAACTGCTATGCGGCTCAGCGGTCCACCATGCCAGTTGACTCCATCTCCAACATCTTCGCTGATATCACCAATGCAGCGGAGATCCTGAAGACCGAGGGCGGCATTGGGTTCAACTTTAACCACATCAGACCGAAGGGTACTCTCATCAAGGGCGTCGGTGTTGGTACTCCGGGTGTCCTGGCTTTCATGGAGATTCAGGACAAGACCGCCGATGTCATCACCCGTGGTTCTACCGGTGACATTATCCAGGCCGACGAGAATACTCCGACCAAGAAGAAGATCCGCAAGGGCGCTCAGATATCCCTGTTGGACTGCCGCCATCCGGAAATCTTCGCCTACATCGATGCCAAGAAGATCCCCAACCGGTTTGTTTGGTTCAACATGTCGGTAATTATTACGGACCGGTTTATGGAAAGATGTTTAGAAAATATAAATAAAATAGTTATTGAACTAAATGATGGAACAAAACATGAACTAGACCCCAATGAAGAAATAGAAATAGATGGGGTTATAATGACAGCGAAGGAATATAAAGATGGGTGTGAAAATAATGCCACCAAAAGACGAATTTATCAAGATGATAAAACAATCAGTTCTTCTGAAAGATGTAGCTGAATATTATAAAGTAAGCCAACAATCAATAATTAAATGGATGAAAAAATATAACATCTATGATGAATTTAATTTTAAGCGTAATGTTGGTAAAGGAAATCTTGGAAAAACAATAATTTGTTCCGAAGAACTAATAATTCGATTAAGAAAAATGGCAGATAATCGGAAAGGACAACCCGGCCATAAAAGAATACAAAGAATAAAGGAAAGGTGTTATATATGTGAACACGAATTTATAAAAAAAGAATCTGACGAAAAAAAAGTATGTTCTAAAAAATGTGCAATAGTTCTTCGAAGTATTGAAAATATAAAATCTATAAATGTGGTGTGCACATATTGCGGTACATTTATTGAAAAACCACTGTCTCTCATCAAAGAACATAATTTTTGTGATTATAATTGTTGTAATGCATGGCGAAAAGGAAAAACATATGAAGAACTATATGGTGAAGATAAAGCAAATATTATTAAACAAAAAATAATGGCAAATAGATCAGAAAATACTATTATGGTTCTTACTCGTCCACATATCAAACTCAAAAAATGAAATGATTTCTAATGGGTTATATGATGGATTCCAAACTTCAAAGAAAATGTATCAATTTGAAATAGATGAATATAATCATGATTTACAATTATGTTTAGAAATTGACGGCGATTATTGGCATAATTATCCTTATGGAACACAACAAGATAAAAGGAAAAATACATTTCTTGCTAATAAGGGATTTACTGTATTAAGAATATGGGAACATGATATAAACACTAATTTGGGTGGTTGTATTGAAAAAATTAAGGAGACTATTGAATGCTTAAGCTCTCAAGCAAAGAAATAAAGAACGTAAGAAATGGTGGTGACTGGGACCTGTGGTTCCCTGACATCAAGCATCCCGAGTACGACAAGCTCTGGAAGGGTGACTTCGATGCATGGGAAGCTGCCGGTCTTCCCAAGGTCATCTATCAGACCATCAAGGCACGGGAGCTCTGGGATAAGCTCATCCAAAACACCTACACCAGGAACGAGCCAGGCATTCTCTTCATCGACAATGCCGAGAAGAATAACAACCTCACCAGGTACATGAAAGTGACGGGTGTGAACCCCTGCGGCGAGATCCTGATGTGTGCTGATCCTGGCATCGTGGAGATCGACGGTGTTATCTATGAGTACCTCGGTGACATCTGTAACCTCGGTGCTATCAACCTCACCCAGTTCTTCACCATCGAGAACGGCTTTGCCTGGGATGCTTTCAAAGAGTCCGTAGCAGTGCTCGTCCGTGCTCTGGATAACGTCATCGACATCTCTGGGTATCCGCTGGAGAAGATCAAGAACGCCGCCATGCTTCGCCGTAAAATCGGCTGTGGTGTCATGGGATACGGCTCGTTGCTCTTCATGATGGGCTTCAAGTACGGCTCCCAGAAGGCCAACGAGTTCACCGAAGTGCTAATGAAAGAGTACGCCAATGCTGCATATCAGGCATCGGCCATGCTCGCCAAGGAGAAGGGTGCATTCCCGCTCTGGAAACCCGAGATGATCAACGATGGGTACATCGGCAACTCCGGGATGCTCACCGATGAAACACTGGACCTCATAGCAGCACACGGTCTCCGTAATGCTCAGCTGATGACCATCGCCCCGACAGGCACCACATCCATCTTTGCCGGTCTCGTCAGCGGCGGTGTTGAGCCGGTCTTCGAGAAGGAGTACACCCGGTGGGTCATCTCCAACCACAGAGCAGAGGAGCTTCTGGAAGGGCTCGATGCTCCTGACTACCGCAACGGTCAGTTCGTTGAGACGAAGGACTTCAAGTTCTCTATGGCTGGGGATGAGAAGGTCCTAGTGTCTCTGGATGGCACCCTGATGATCGACCAGAATCATGGCCTTCGCAAGAAAGAGATCTGCGAGGATTACGGTTGGTACTGGGCGAAGAAGCACCGCGATCCGGATGCCGTGACCTTTGCCAAACGCCTCGGCATCTACAAGACTGCCATGGAGTTGTCAGTCAAGGAGCACATGGATGCATTTAAAGTTATGTCTAAAGCAGTTGATATGTCAATTAGTAAATGTGTTGATGTTGAAACCACTATGGTCGAAATAGATGGGAAGATTGTTTATCTTGATGAACTGGAATATGGGGAGGAAGATTCCTTTGTCCAAATGTCCGGCATGATAAAAAATCATAATCACATTGATGTTCCGATTAAAGCAACATATAATAATGGAATCACCGATGTGGTAGAAATAACTTTTTCTGATCGGTCCTCAATCATATGTACACCCAACCACCGGTTATATACCGAAAATGGGTTTGAGCCGGCTATTGAAATTTTGGTAGGAACAAAAATTGTGTAAACATAACCATCTTATATAAATAGATATACTCATATTGACAAAGAGGATCTATTTATGCGAAATGTTGTTAAAAACACAATTCATCGATGGAATAAGACGATGGATTTATCGCAGTATTCCATCGATGAATTGGAGGAATTCTTACAAAAAAAATTATATTGACTTTCCGAGAAATGTTAGGTATAATATAGGAAAGTGGATTGGTTCAGGGAAACCATTATCTGATTATTCTATTGCCGCAGCAGCACAACATCGGTCTGTCTTTTCTACTACCTATATTGCAGAGAAAAATAAAAGGTATATAGAAAGTCTTCCGGAAAATGAAAAAAAGATACGGTATAAAAAATCATGTGAGAAGGGGCAAATAACACGAAAAGAGAGACACGGTTCTATTTCCGAATCTTATCGTAAAGGGTTAATCCTAAAGGGCCAACGAACCGCATTACTATTAGGAATAACCGACACATTGTCTGATACTGAATTATTGTCTTTATCCGGTTACCAAAAGAAAAATAATTACCAGTTATTAACGGAAAGTGAAAAAGAGAAAAAAAGAATAGCCTGGAAAAAACAAATCTTAAAAATACCAATGTGTTTGAAATCATCATTTCAGAATATCCCATTTTTTCAACCGTCGATGTGAACCAGTTGTCGGATGAAGAAATAGAAACCTGGTATAGATGTTACCGATCAATAATGTCTATTAGAAGAATGAACAATAAACATCATTCTTATGGGAGATCAGGTCATTATTATTCTAGTAAAACACGAAAGAAACATTATTACAGATCATCATATGAATTGAAGTTACTACAAATTCTAGATGAATTTGAATTTGTGATCGATTATATGACAGAACCGTACCACATTACATTAGACATAGGAAAAAGATATGTTCCCGATTTTGTGATTGAAACTAAAAATGGTCGAATAGTAGTTGAAGTAAAACCAACGTTTAAACTAAAAGAATTTCTCGAATCTAAAGGTTATCAATTATTTTCTCAGCTATCCAATTTCGTTATTATGACCACCGAAGAAATAGACCAAGGAGAAGAAAATGTCAGATCCCAGATTGTTGAATATACAAAAAACGTCAGATCGCATACCAGCGAGCTACAGATCAGAAAAAACGATTGAAGATATAAAAAATGACCTTAATTCACTAAATTGGGATGATGTAACCAACCAACATTTATTTAACCTGCGGGCTGTTATTTTTCCTCAACCGAAAACTGTAACTGGAATTCGTATGGTTGGAAAAAAACAAACCGGGGACCTAGAAATAGATCATCCATCACATTCTTATTATGCAAATGGTGTACCTACTCATAATACAGTGAACCTCCCAGCTGATTATCCATATGACGATTTTGACAAACTCTTCAGGGATGCATGGAAGAGCGGTGTACGGGGTATCACTACCTACCGTGAAGGCACCATGACAGCGGTCCTCGAGACCAACAAGAAGAAGGACAAAGAGACCAAGAAGGCCAAGGAAGAGCTGAAGGACTTCTACGAGGAATGGGAAGGGCATGAGGACGGCCGTGTTCGCATAGACGATGTCCAACTTCCGTCCGAGTACCCCATGACCGGTTTCAAGATCGTCTCTGAAGGCCGCAAGTGGTACATCTCCGTTGCGTTCAAAGACAAAAAGATGACCAAGCCGTTTGGCATCTTCGTCACGACGAATCACCGTGAAAATGACGTGAAAACGTACTCTGCTCTTTCGGCCATGGAGCAGTTGGCTACTGAAGCAGGCATCCTTGAGCGGATTATCGAGGACAATCGTAAGAAGTATGCTGGCCAGACCAATATCAATAAGCTGGCTCGGACTATCAGCCTTCTGTTGCGACACAACGTGGACATCGCTCTCATCGTAAAGACCCTCGATGCTCTCGATGACATCCCGGTGTTCTCATTCATCTACCGCATCAAGAAGTTCCTCACCAAGTACATCACCGAGATGGAGAACGGAATGAGTTGTCCTGAGTGTGGTGAAACGTTGATCTACACCGAGGGATGCATCAAATGCTCTCAGTGTGCATACAGTAAATGCTAAGACGAAAAAGAGAAAATGGCGGGTTCTATAAATAAGTAGAATCCGCCATTTTCTATTTTTTGGAGAATATAATGAGCAAGTTTGTCGTACTGTTGGAGCAGGTTCTCAATGAATCCCCAACCACCTATGAGCGACTGGTATCAAATGCCATCGAGAGCAAGAAGAGTAATCCTTCTGCTCCTGACTCTGAGCATATGAAGCATGTTGCTGGTGCAGACAAGGATCACAAAGATCTTGTTGCTGCCCATCTCAAAGGTGATAAGGCCGTTGTGAAGGGTAAGATCAACATGATTTCAGGCAAAGGCCGAGTATGGAGCGACCACGCAGAAAAGCTCCGTGGAATTCTGGGGGTGTAACATGAATAACTTCACTCGTCTTCTCGAAACCATCAACGAATCATGTCAGGGGCCAAGTCAGCTCCCTCTTAACAGTGAAGGGAAGCTGGAACTGTACAACCCGGATTTCTATCGCCGCCATGGTCTTGATCAACATGCTGAACTGATCACTAAAGCCAAGGAATATCAGGGTAAGAAGAAAAACCTGGAACAGAGGAAGCAGGCCCATAACGAGTTGGTTCTTCTTTATCGGAATGTTGGAAAGGCAGGGGGAGATCATCACGCTCTAGCCAAAGCAGTGCTCCATTACGCTGGACACACCGACATCCATGACAATCCGTCCACGATGACCAATCAACACCTCGAAGACCTCAAGAAGGATCCAAGCAAGTATGGTATGGATCATCGGGTTGCTATAACCCACGCGAGGTTCAAATAATCTCGCAAAAGATTGCGAAGCATATAATAAAGAAATTTGACATTCCGAAGGGTTGTATGTATACTGGAAACAGTAAGTACAACCCTTTCGTGTGAAAAGGAACGAACGTGCCAAACTTTCTACCATTCTTCCAGAAAAAATAATTTCGACTCAAATAGGCCCATCTATTATAAATAAAGTTGGAGGATAATCAACATGTTTATAATAGAACCAAAAAAGACTAAGTCGAATAAAAAAGTAGCAGATTATACTAGGTGTGAGGTTTCCTGTGACAAATGTGGTAAAGAATATAATAGTAGCTATAAACAGGTTACTGATGGTAGACTAAAATATCAGGTTGATTTATGTCGAAGTTGTAGACAGATTTATCAATATGAAAATGGAATTAGAGATAATCAAAGAGCTTCAATTAGTAAAAATGGAAAGGTAAGACGTATGAAGAAGTATTAGGGATTGAAGGTGCAAAAAAGCGAAAGAGAAATTGAAATCTTATACTGGCGAAAAATCATCAAATTGGGGTGGAACATGGCATGGCAGTAGAGAGAAAGCGGATCAACGAAATGCTAGTATAAAAGGTAAGACTATTATAGAGATATACGGTGAAGAGAAAGCAGAAACAATACGAAAAAAATTAGGTGTACCTGGCTCTCGAAATGGACAATTTGGAAAACCGGCACCTACAGGATCCGGGAATGGGTGGTCTGGATGGTATAAAGGGTTCTTTTTTCGGTCATTATTGGAATTATCTTTTTTGGTATCAATGATGAAACAAGGAAAACACATCATATCCGCAGAGAGTAAAGAATTTAGAACAGAATATACAGATTGGGAGGGAAAAAGAAGAAATTATTTTCCAGATTATGTAATTGACGGAATTGTTTATGAAATCAAACCTAGTGGATTAGTGAATACTAAAACTAATAACCTAAAATTCAATGCTGCTAGAGAAAAATTTGGTACGGAAAGATTTATCATTCTCACAGAAAATGATGTTGATAAAATATCCGATTCTACAATAAAATTCTTGTATGATAATAACGAAATAAAGTTTATTCAACGATATGAAGAAAAGTATAAGGAGCGTTATGCCGAACTTTCTTGATTTTTTTGAAAAGAACAAGATAAGTCCTAGAAGTCAGCAGTGTGAAGTATTATCCAAACTTGAATCAAATTGGGATAGATATGATAATTTCGTTATATCAGCCCCAACCGGTGTAGGGAAAAGCTTCATTGCTCTCGCCATTGCTATGGGCACCACAAACTCATTCCTTCTCACCGGAACCAAATCCCTCCAAAGTCAGTACATCGAGACGTCGGATCAGCTCTACAACATCAAAGGACGGGCAAACTATCCCTGTGGTCTTAACCGGACCGTTCGTGCTGACATGGGGCCATGTTCCATCATGCCTCAGATCAAGCGAAAATGTTATGGGAATGGGTCCTGCATCTACCACAACGCAAAGCTTGGTGCGAAGAAGGCCAAGACTATGCTGACCAATTATGCTTACTTCCTGACAGCTCTCAATTCCGGGTCTTTTGGTGAGCCATATGAGTGTAAGCGAGCGGTGGTTCTATGTGACGAAGCACATGACCTTGAGAAGTGTCTAATCAACTTCGCTGAATGTGTCATTTCACCATCTGATATCAATAAGAAGTTCCATATCCAAGATCCCGCGTGGAAGTTTGGAAACAGTGAGAAGAAAAATCTCGAGATCCTGTTTGATATCAAGGCTGAGATTGGGAAGGAGATGAACAAGTGTACCTCCCAAATCGATCTTATCTACGCCAAGTATGGCATCACTTCGGAAGATACTTCCGGGATGTTCAAGATGAACGGAGCAGACACCGATAAGATTGCTAAGCTAGGCCTTAAGTTAGCTCAGCTTGATCGAACAATCAAACCCATCGACATCTATGAGGCAAACCAGTCGTTTCGGTGGATTATTGATGCAAACACTGATGACAATACCTTGAAAATATCTCCCATATCTGCCTCTGGTATTTTCTCTGAATACATGCAGCACTTTGGTGGAAAATTTGTATTCATGTCAGCCACCATTGGAGATCCGAATGTATTCTGTCGGGAGCTTGGTCTAGACCCGGAGCGTACTGCCTTCATTCGAACCGGAACTGATTTCCCTGCGGAGAATGCTCCCATTGTTTTTTGTCCTGTTGGGAAAATGAATTACAAGGATCTTCCTGCTACCATGCCGAAGATTGTGGCAGGTGTGATTGAGATTCTCAAAGGTCATGCTGAAGATAAAGGGATCATACATACCGGGAATTACAAGATCTCTCAAGCCATCATTGACGGACTTCCAAGAGAGCTTAAATCCAGACTGATCCATCGAGACATGAAGTACGGACAGAAGATCAGTAACGAGGACCTAGTCCGGATGCACACCCACGATAAAGGTCCGACTGTTCTCATCTCCCCATCGTTGGGAACTGGAACCTCCCTTGATGATGACCTTTCTCGGTTCCAGATCATTGTCAAGCTGCCATTTCCTTCACTGTTGGACGCAAGGGTAAAGATAAAAGCGGATGAGGATCCCGACTGGTACCTGGACACCATGTGGCGTGAAGTTCAACAATCTTCGGGGCGATCCATTCGAAGCATGGAAGATCATGCTGTTACTTACGTTCTGGACAGTTCTACTGATTGGTTCTTCAAGAAAGCAGAAAAAGTTCTGCCTCCTCATTTCAAGGAAAGGTGGCACTGGTGATGAAACAAACATGTGGCGGGTGTTATAAATTTAGTAGGGACTCATTAATATTTCATTGGGGATTGTGTTCCGTCAACAAAACCAAAAGACGGGACAACTGGACATGTGACGTCCAAAGAACAGGAGAAAGTGTTATGACAATCAAAGTGAAACATGTGGAAGGTGTGGTGGTTTGCCCGAAGTGTAGAGGGATCGGTGCAGAGATCCAGCATGATGGCAGTAAGCACTGGTGCAGGATGTGCGGAGGCGGCGGCCAACTCCTGGAGAATGATAACGTTTCCGAATAATTCTTGACAAATCCTCCCGAATCTGTTATTATTGAATAAAATGGATTCGGGAGGATTGTGTGAGCTTCAATAAAGCTATCAAGTCCGGCAAGGAAAAACGAAAACCATATCGAGGAGCAAAGAGTTACGATGTGTCCTGTCGTAATCATGGATCCTGTGATTACTGCAAAAGCAACCGGATCCACTTTGATGAAGTAAAACGAAAGGCAGCAGATGCTGACCTTAACGAATTCAAAAAGAAGGACAACAACGAATGATTCTCATCTTCGAAGGTCCTGAGCGTTCTGGCAAAGGAACCCAGTCAATGATTTTCCGTGATATGTTCGCTATCCGGAGAATGCCAGTCCACTATCTCTATTACCCAAAATTCAACATCGCCGCGGAAAACTATAGCGGATATGCTTCAAATGAATTTAGGAGCATGTTCCGACTAATGACCATGGCGGTTGAGAACAAAATGAACCTCATTTTGGACCGGGCTCACCTTAGTGAATGGGTCTACGGCCAGATCTATCGTAAGTATATTCCTGATTTTATATGGGACCATGAACAGCAGTATCTCGAGAACGATCTGGCAATGAAGAACACATACCTTGTGACCTTCTACGCGGCACCGGAAACGTTAATCAACCGGGACGACGGCCTTAGCTTTACCACAAGCCTGGACAAAGAAACTGCTCTCACCAACAAGCAACTCGAGCTGGACCTGTATAGTGATTGCTTTGAGCGAACCAAGTTTCGCAACAAAATCAGATTGAATAGCGACTGTAATACAATCAGTCTACTCACCGGAAGAATCAAAGAATTCGTAGGAATGTAAGGAGAACAAATGAAGATCAGAGAGTTTTCCAAAACATCTTCGAAAAGAAACGTGAGCTTCGGAGAACCATTGCTTCCCTTGAGAGCATCATTGATTCCAAGGTAGAGATCATCGATGAGCTCAAGCGGCAGGTCAGTGAAGCACAGGAAGCCCTTTCCAAGAAGTACGAGGACTGGGCCGATGAAGCAGTGATCGACTTTGAAGGGCTGAAGGTCGTCAGTGTGGAACGGTTCTACCGTGAAAATGCTGACATGCCGAATACCACCATCGGTTATTGGGGTGTGGACGGTGACGGGAACCCCAAGATGAAGGAGTGGATCCTGTGGATCTCCCCTGAAGAGCACAAGAAGATCGCCGCTGATTTCAGAGCATATCTGGCTAAGAAAGGAGCAAACGAATGAAAGACGAAGCACTGTTCAAGGAGAAGGTTGACGAGTTTGCTGTTCTACGTATCGAGCGAGGTGAGCAATCGTCCCGACTGAGTAAGACCGCCAAGCTGGCAAAGAACCTGATTGGGATGAAGGGGTCCGACTACAAGAAGATCACCAACATCATCTATTCCACCACGCCGGCTGCAAAAGAGCGGGCTGACAAGAAGAACACCAGTAAGAAGAAGCCGCTCACCAAGCTGGAAAAAGCGGCTGAGCAATTTGCTGAGCTCTACTCCCAGCTCACTCTCCTAGGCGAGGGTAACCGACTTGAGCTGCTCATGGCCAACAAAGGTGTGAAGATCGAGGCCGCATTCGAAGGTGCTCTCACCGACAAGTATGAGCTCCGCAAACCCAGTGAGAAGACCGAGGAGCTCTGGGAAGAGCTGATGGGTGGTGAAGAGATCCCCGCAACAACCCAAGAAAGGGCCAAGTGTCTGATCAACGCCGGCCTGGTGTGTCTCAACGATGTTGCTGAGATCTCTGACAAGATGAACAAGGAGATTCTTGAAGAAGCGGCTGAGGACTGTGGTGTGATCAAGAAGCACCTTGTCAAAGCAGTTGGTCTCCGGGTCAAAGCAATCAAGAAAGGGGAGGATGTTATCCCTGAAGCAGTTGACGCAATCTCGTCGGACGCGGAACAACTCTGTGAAACCCTCTCGGCAATGATTCCGGGAGAGAAAGAAGAATAAGCCATGAACACCAAGGATGCAAAGCATCTGGACCTGCCGCAGCTCAAGTCACGTCTCCGCGGTACCGACTATGCACTCATCCGGTCAGTGGAAGACATCGTAGATGCACTCGTGAAAGCAGGGATCCTCAAAAGATCCCTGCTGCCCGAGGATGTCTGGGATATCATCGAGGAGCGCAAGGAACTCCGCACAAAGATCAGGGAGATTGTTGATGCCAAAAATCCATGAATAAAAAATGACATATTTCTGTGTGTATCTCATAAATACCTATGGAGGGATACACATGAAAAATAAAACTCATAAACACCACATCATACCAAAGCATTCCGGTGGAGGGGATGAACCAGAAAACCTTATTGAACTAACAGTAGAACAACATGCACTGGCACATCTAAAATTATTTGAACAGAATGGTAATCCTAAAGATTATTGTGCATATAAACTTCTTTCTGGCCAAGGAGACAAATTCTTTGAGACTGCATCGTTGGGTGGAAAAATACAAGGAGCAATAAACCGTGATTCTGGTCACATGAATAGAATTAGGTTATTGGTTGATGAAGAAAAAAGAATAGCCAATGCGAAAAAGACAATGTTTGAAAGAAGAAATAATTGTTTTCTCGATCCAGAAAAAAGAAGAATATGTCAGTCAAAAGGTGGAACAATTGGTGGAAGAAAAAATGCTGCGAGCGGCCACCTAAAAAGAATATCCGTGGAATCAGCAAAAATAAGATCCGAAAAAATGAAAAATAGAATTCTGATCAACAATGGTAGTGAAACAAAAATGATACCTGAGAGTGATTTCGATCTCTATCCTGGATGGAATAAAGGAAGACACACTGAAGGAAATAATAAGAATACAATATGGATCACAGACGGAAACAAAAGAAAAAGAATCAAAAAAGACACTGATATTCCCGAAGGCTGGTCTGCGTGCAAAGTTGACATTATGCAGGTTTCGTGTTAGAATGAAGTATTAGAAGGGAGATAGCAATGAATGAATTAAACGATAACCAAATGGTTTTGTATCTCAAGAAGACTGGAATACCAGTCATTGTCGATCTAGGCGAGATTTCTGAGGACGGTGAGATACCCATCGAGATTCAACTGGAAGACAAACACAAACACCTGCTGGATCAAGCCCTTACAGAAGTTCAGGAAGTAATTCAGCTGATGCTCAAAGAAATGGCGGAGGACCTTGAAAATGCTTGACGGAATCTCCCTAAAGATCGAAGAGATGGCAAAAGAAAACGGTGGGAGTTACATGGAGGCAGTTCTGGATTTCCAGGAGCAACATGAGATTCCTGACGTGGAGGACATCACAGAAAACCTTCATAAGAACATCATCGAGAAGCTCAAGGAAGAGATCATCAGAAAGAACTTCCTGGGCAAAGACAGCAAGTTCTATCAGGAATCGAAAGCAATCCCTTCCGAGTTTTTCGAGGACTAATCCATGCACATCAAACCAAACTCCGAACTGGCTATGAAGTGGGCTCACTTTGGTGGCTCCTTGGGTGGTAAGATCATGGAGCTCAGACAAATGAACTACATCCTGTCGGGTGGAGTAGAAATCACTCCAGAAGGTCTTGAGAAACTCAAGAATCGGTTGGACCGGCTCAATCGAGAGCTCGTTATGCTCTGCAAAACCACCCCAGAAAAACTCAATGATCTAGTTGAACAAACGAAGGAGCACCTGTGATCCATAATCCCCTCATTATCAGTCACTACGACCTTGATGGTGTTGTCTCTGCCATCTGTATGAAGAATGCTCTAAGAAAACTGGGACACGACGCTCCAGTGACTTACCAGAGCTACAAGAAAGACGACCAGCTCGTTGATAATCTCATCACTGAGTTTACTGGTCAGAAAAAGACCATCTTCTTCCTTGACTATAGGCTTGGTCTTCCTTACATCAAACAGTTACTCACTGAGCCTGAGTTCGTTGTGATTGTTGTTGATCATCACGAGTGGGAAGATCATGAGGTCACAGAGTGTCGTGATCTGGAGAAGACCGGCAGATTCCGTTTCCGGTGGGATAAGAGCAAATGTGGTGCTGAGCTAACTCAAGAAATGACCCGAGCAATGGGCCAGTATGACCCAGATCTTGATTTCCTGGTCTACTGTACTCGGGTTTATGATCTGTGGCTGACTGATGAGCCCGAGTTCAAAGACCATTCCTTGGCCCTAAATGAGATGTTCTGGGAGCTCAAACCAGAAGGGTTTATTCATCAGTTCGATTGTGGATACTTTGGTCACCTCTCACCAATCTGTGCTGAGATCTGGCGGAAGTTTGATGATACCCGGGAAGAATACATGGCCAAAGCAATGGAAGGGTCAATGCAGTATACTTTCCCTACCGAGAAGAAGGTTCTCATCATTGGAACCCCTGAACCAAAATTCACCAACCTCTTTACTATCTACCACCCAGAGTTTCATTATTTCTTTGTGGTGAAGAGCTACAATAAAGACAACACCGTGTCTGTCTCTATTCGTATTCGTGAAGGAAACATGACTGTCCAAGACATTGTTGATCTGGCCAGGAAACACGTTCCGGAGATGATTGGTGGTGGACACAAGAATGCTGGTGGAGTTACTATTCCTGCTTCCATCGAACCGGGGGATTTCTTTGAGATGATAATCGACGAGATGGAGCAGGATGGAGCGTAGTTATCTTGAAGAAAATCTCAAGATTTGATAAATAATAGTACAAAATTAAACAGTTTAACAAAATTTGACAAAATAATCAAGACATAATAATATACTTTTATCAACCCGAGACAAAACCTCGGTAAACCCCAGAACCCTGCGAAGAGCAGAGGAGAAAGAGAGCAAAACAATGGCCGCACCACGTAAGTTCGCATTCGACTTCAACGCAGTAAAGGACCGCATCCAGAAGGACGACGCCAAGAAAGGCTACCAAAAGGATGAGCGGTTCTGGACACCCACCAAGGACGCTGAAGGTAACGCGTTCGCTGTAATCCGTTTCCTCCCTGACATGAACGGCAACCCCTTCATCAAGTATTACGCTCACTCGTTTGACTATCTGAAGAACGGCGAGAAGAAATACTGGATCAAGAACTGCATTAACACCTTCGGGTATGAGGAAGAATGCCCCATCTGCAAAAAGAACATGACCCTTTGGGACTCCGCCTTTGAATCCGACAAGAAACTCGCCGGCAAGCAGGGCCGCAAGCTCCACTACGTCTCGAACATCCTGATTGTCAACGACACCAACAACCCGGAGAACAACGGTAAGGTCATGTTGTTCCGGTACGGTAGGAAGATCTACGAGAAGATCAAGAAGCTCATGTTCCCTACGGAGCAGGACCTGGCAGATCCGGATTTCGTATCCTACGTTCCTTTCGACTTGTACGAAGGGGCTGACTTCAAGCTCAAAGTCAAGAAGCAGGGTGACTTCCCGAACTACGACGACTCCTCTTTCGCTCAGCGTCAGACCCCGGTAGCAAAGGGTGACGACGACGCCATCGCCGCCATCATGGAGAAGACAGTCGTTCTGGACGAGTTTCTGGATCGCAAGCTGTATCCGGAGAATGATGAGACCATCAAAGTTCTCGGTGAGTATCTGAATATGGTCGTTCCCGAAGTGGCCGACAAGAACGACGAGCCGGCTGCTGGTGAGGAACCGGCGTTCGGTTTCCAGGACAATGAGCCTGAGCCTGCCAAGCCGGCTGAGAAGAAGAAAGAGCCGCCTGTCAAGGTCAAGATCGATCCGGCTGCTGGGGAAGATGACGACGTCCCGTTTGACGGCGGGAAGAAGATTGAACCCGCTGTTGAATCTGCTCCGGCTGCATCCAACGACGACGATCTCGACTCCGACGCTGAGTTCTTCAAGACCCTCCGATAACATCAGCTCGGAATAAAACAGAAAAGGGAACTGGGAAACCAGTTCCCTTTTCTTGTGATAAATATCGAAGAGGAATTCGACATGGCTAATAATGATCTATACTTCTTTGATTTGATGAAGACAGGACGTAGCTATTCTGGGTCTAAGGACGTTGCTATCATCGCTAATACCAATGCTGTGATTGAATCCATTCATAATATTCTGTTGACAGAGCCAGGCGACCGGCCAATGAACCCAGAGTTTGGCATTGCTCTGTCTCGGTACCTGTTCGAGCCGATCGTTGATTATGTTGCGAAGTTTATGGCAGATGACATTACCAAAGCTCTAACAAGGTTTGAGCCAAGAATCAAAGACATCAACGTAACAGTGGATGCTCTACCCGACTTAAATACGTTCGACATCACCGTTTCGTTCTCAATCGCATACTCAGCAGAAACACTTACTGCTGAGGTCCGCCTCAATAAAATCAGGTAAGATAGGTGAAACATGATTTTCGCTCTTAACTCTCTCCGCTATGAAGATGTTCGTCAACAGGTTGTAGACTTCCTGAAAGATCGGGGTGAATACAACGCAGAGTTTGACTATGAAGGGTCGAACTTGGCGTATGTTATTGACACCATGGCCTACGTGACCATGCTGATGTCGTACATGCTGAGCCAGGATGCAAACAACCGCTTCCTTGATACAACTGAGATCAGAAAGAATGCGGTGTCCATTGCAAAGACCCTTGGATACCGGCCGCTCAGAAAGAAGGTTGCACGGTTCATCGGCACCTTTGTGTACCAAGGGAATGGGTTTGATTCCACTTCCCAAGTCACGATCGCACCAAAGAGCATTTTCAAGGCTGGATCAAATCAGTACGTCAACCTCGATCCTGTTGTTTGTTCATACTCTTCTGCCACCGAGTTGAAAGGCGACTTCGCTCTGCTCCAAGGTGAGTTCAGAGAGATAAGGGTTTTTGGTAATGGTGAAGCTCTTCAGTCAATCGTTGTTCCTTCCCTCAACGTTGCTGAAGACTATCTCAAGGTCTACATCAAGAACACAGTTGACGGCGATGATACAAAGGTAGAGTGGACCTACGCCAAGACCTTCTTTGACAGTACCCAGGAAAACATCTTCTTCGTTGAGGAAGACAGGGTCAACGAAGGCATGCCGAAGATTGTTTTCGGTAACGGTATCGTTGGCAGGATCCCGTCCCAGACAGAGACCATCATTATCGAGTGGCTCGAAACCAAAGGTGCTTCTGCCAACGGGGACAAGACCTTCGTACTGCCGATTGAAGACGTCCCTGGGTCCATCTACACCGCAGTCAACGCAGGCATCTTTAGCAAGAATAATTTCCGGACCCCGTATATCCCACCGTCTTCCTCTTCATATGGTGGAACGGACCTCGAGACCCTGGAAAGTATCAAATCAAACGCTCCGATGTACTACGCAGCGGCCGGCCGAGGTGTTACAGCGAACGATTACAGGACCCTTGGCAAGGAATTCACAACCATCGAGCATTTCAACGTTATCGGTGGTGATGAGCTCTTCCCGGGTGATATTACTAAACTCGGAAATACCTACTTCACTGGCATTCCGAAGTTGACCGATCCGTTCCTGAATAATGATCGGCTTTACTTGACTGAGATGGAGGAGCTTGAGGTTCTGGCTAGAGCCAAGGACGTTGGTATCATAGCAACCCAGAAATTCTTTACCAAGCCGAGCTATGTTTTCCTTGATGTGACACCGTATGTTGAACTCAAGCAAAACATCTCTGCGAATGACAGCATTGTGATCAAGTCCAACGTTGTTGACAACCTGAACAGCCATTTTAGCACTCGGTATGCTGCTCCTGGTGTTCCATTCCGTGAGTCCAAGCTCAATGCAGCCATAGACAATACGGAAGGGGTCATTTCGTCATACAGCACGATCAGCTACTCCATGGTGCTCAATTACGACTCGTTCTACCTGACCAAGGAGAACAGACTCTACTTCCCGGTTATTGCTGTTCGTGAGCCGTCCGGGCGGATTGTTCCTGGTGAGTTCACAAACTTCGTGAAGATGAACTCCCAGATCGTTGAAGAGTCAAATGGCCAGTACACGATCTTTGATCTTCCTCCGGCTCAGTGTTCTGTGTACGGACCGATTGAAGAGATTGATGGTACTCCATATCAAAAGGTTCGTTATCTCTACAATAACGATGCGGTTGAAACAGAAATCTTCCAGGTTCGGGAGCTGTCAAACAACACGTTGTCTATCGTTCCTAAGCAGTTCCGGAGCCAGACTGGCGACTATGTTATGCCGATGATGACTCCAGGTGGGTCTGGGTGGAATATATCTTTTGATAATGATCCAAACAACTTTGTTGCAACCATCGACTTCACTGTTAATCCGCCACTCATTCAGGAGCTAACCATTGACGGTCATGTTCAGGTTCTGGATGACTTTGGTGTCATCACTGTTGATGGTAACTACCTTGCAGTCACTCAGGTTGCGAGTGGTTCTTCATACTACTGGTCCATCCACTTTGTGATCGCCAGTGATATTACCAACATCAAGGTAAGCTCTGAGATACCAGCATTTACCTTTACCAATTCGAGCACGGTTACTGGACAATATATCCCAGCTGATAAGGTTGCAAACAACACAGATCCAATCAACGACCAACAAGCAGCCATCTACATTAACACCGGGTCTGCGTTCATGTGGGATGTTGATGCAACCAATGATAGCACCCTGCCAGATCCAGTTGCTAACGCGAGCAAGATCTGTAGGGTTGTGGTCCCAGGTAACTTCCCGAACAGCTTGATTGCGGATACCACAATCGACTATCGCAAAGGGGATTGGCTCTACGTTAATGCTGGAAAGTGGACTAAGGCCAAATTCCAAGGAACCCTCGACGCTTCTGTGGACCCGCTCCCGCTCCATGTTGAGCACGGAGATGTTGCGAACGACAGTGGGTCGTATGTCGTATATGATACCTCTGATCCGTCAAGCCCATGGAAGCCGGTTGTTCTCAATGCAACCCAGCTCTCAGGTCTGTACGATTTCCCGAAACAGAGGGAAGATTGGACCTATCAGCTCTGCATCACGGAAGAAGAGGTTGGGCAAACCGCACAGAGCGTTGCTGACATAACTGGTCTGACTCTTACGGTAGGGGATGTGATCTACTTTGAGCCGGCCCCGACTAGCGCATGGGTCAAAGCAGATGCCAACCCCACATATACCATCGACCCGAACAGTGTTGGTCTGCTTCCTAACCCAGCACTGGTAACGGGTAAGGTCTACACCTGCACCGACCGTGGAGCGTTCACCGCATACAACGCAGCATGGTTCAAGGACGGCGTGAGACCGACCGTTGACTTGGACGATAAGATCATCTCTCTGGATGGTGTTTGGGTCTGGCTGGATCCGGCAGATATGAGCTACAACCTGGATGCACGGTATGCTCAAAACCTACCGATCCCGTATACGTTCGGATCGCTGTTTGATGTATCAGAAACCGGCGACTTCAACGGGTATTTCTCTGAGGATATCCAAGACACAGACCAGCTCATCTTCACAGGTGTATGGGAAGTTTTTGCTGAGACTTTTCCATCAATCCCAACCATTCCGAACGGGCAGATCTACCAGATAGTGAAGACAGGCGATCTTGGAACAGCAACCACCTACTATGCTGGGGACCATATCGTATCATACAACGCATCGTGGGTCAAGGTCGAACCGTTCAGCGTTGTTATTACCAACACCGGTTTGGTGGACATTAACAGCGACCCGGTTCTTGACTGGTCGATGGCAGCAGACAAGACCTTTACCTATACTGTAAAGATTAAGGATATCTTTGATGGTGCTGTTGTTGGTCAACTCAACTATCTGACCGGTGAGTGTCTGTTCAACCAAACGATCACGGGTCATACCTCAATGAACACGACAGTGACAACACAAACCAACGATCTGTTCTCTCTGTTCAATACAAACACCAGCGACTATAAGATGGCTCTGTTCCGTCTCATCCCAGTTGACAAAAACAACGGAGACCCAGAGACTGATTTTGATACTGGGTACAACCAGGTTGTGAAGGCAAGAGTGAACCCAACAAGAAACAAGAGTGAGCTACAATGATCTTTGATGCAATAAAAAATCAAAAATGCCTGGTCACTGTATCTGGAGCCCAATCGGATACAGTGGCTTCTCTTATTGATCCATCATGGACCGAACGTCCGGTAGTTGACCTCATTCTTAATGACGGTGGGTGGATCACATTCAACTTCATCAATCCTGTTGACTTTCAGAATGCGACGATTCAATATACTGGAGCACCCAATCAGATCATTCTGCAAGGGTCTTTTGATGGGTTTGCGTGGTACGAGTTAGGTATCCGTCAGGGTCAGTGGTACACTTTTGATGATGACAACGGACCTATTCATGATGGAAATACTGCCTATCCTATGTTCCGTCTTTCTGTTGACACCCCAGCAGCGGTAAGAATCACCGAGCTGACCTTGAATGGGAACCACGAGCTATCTGATGTTGTTGAACGATTCGTTACTCCTTCAACAGCGACGTTGTGGCCCCAGAAATATTTTGAGACCTACCCATTCTTTCCGTCAACTCTGAAGACCTTCGTTAAGATGCTCGAAGGGGATGTCTCACAACTGACATGGCCTTATGGGACACCAAGTATCCAGAGCAATACATTCGTTTGTGATGGACTTACAGGCCCGGGTATATCATACACTTGGGAATCTGCTTCTCAAGTATACTCATCAAACGACCCAACTTCCCTGATTCCAGACCCAATCAGATGCGTGGTCCGTGATAAAGCAGGTCGAATCTTCGAGGCTGTTGTCTAGGGATAAATATCGACATGAGCGACGAAAAGATACCAGCATTCCGTGAATTTTGCAACGATATCTACAGCAAGATTATCGAGTCGTCTGACCTTCTGGATGCGGACGAGATCTTTCTAAATGGTGATCGATTCAACTATTCGATCCGGCCAACAGATTACGATCCTGCAACAAACACTTATGCAACCAGAACGTATGTCCCACAAGACGATCCGTATGCTGTTCATCGGTATGTGATTGACTTTGACATATCATCCATTCTTCAGGAAGAATTAATCAAACAATTCCTGCCTGAATATACAGAATATTTCTACGACATTAACCGGTATAGCACAGTCACCGCAACAGAGCTCAACCAGCTCAAAGACTTGCTTGTCAAGCGTTCATCCTTTACCAATCAGTTCAAAGGGACCAAGACGGCCATTGAGTTTGTCCTGTCCATCTTTGCGAACGCGATGGGTAATTATCTCATCTCAGCTGACCCAGATCCTTACCACAACTTCATCTACCGGGTCAGTACAGATCTAGATCGTAGCCTTTGGTTGAAGGATGTCAAGCCAGTCATTCATCCAAACGGATGGGGTGACAAGTATATCCTCATCGTCCCTGACCATCCTGATTATGTTCAGCTTAGAGGTGAGGCAGAGATTGCAGCAGACATTACATCAAAGCCGCCTTGCTATGCATATCTCGATGCTGCTACTGATTGGAAACGTCTCATCCAGCCTGACGGTCTGGCGAAGGTTGATGACTACCACACCCACTACCGCTTCCCGTTCACGATCGGTTGGTATCATGAGACTCTGAATTACATCGACAGCGTTCGGGTCGAGCTTATGCGGCCTGGCTCGTTCAACGTTGAGATCGACCGGACAGGTCTTGGAACAACATTCAACCTTGAATACCAGAATGGTGGTGTTGCTCTCGAGTATATCTGGGACGTCTACAGCCATGGAGTCCTGGTAAAAACTGATCACACCTTTGGCCCAAGCTGGTCGTTCTCTGTTAGTGATGATACACCATACTCAGTTGAGCTGACCCTGGTCCGTGGATCATGGAGAATGACAGTCGGTCCGGTGATCCTTGGAGCTCTCGGCAAATCTGGAATGAGCACACCCAGACCAGCTGCGGATTCCTTTGCAACCCTGCAAGTAGAGGAGACCAGAAACACCCCGTTCGAGATGGTGAGCGTTGATAATGGTGATGATCACCACCGGCTCCCGTTCAAGGATGCGATGTATGAAGGAACAGTGAGCTCAGATTGGATGAACGAGCTTATGAACGTTTATTACGATCTGGACTTGGCTGAAGAAACTACTTGGAAAATCAACCGAGTTTATTTTGAAGGGCCGGAGTTGGCTGATCGGTATGAGTGGACTGTGAGTAAAAATAACAGTTTGCTGATGGTAAAAGATACTACCGGACCAGAACTCATAATCAATACGCTTGAAAATGAAACTAATCCTGCTTGGACTGGATATACTAGCGGATGGGAAGTTCATCTTACTATCTGGTATGGCAATCAATCCAAGCATGTTGGATTTGTGACATTCGGAATCCTGCCGGATATTGTTCCCCCGGCGTCCTTCATTTTCAGCGGTAAACCAACAGCCCTCACCAACAGCACCACCGCAACGTTCACTCCTGGAGAAAACGATGACACCTTCGAGTACAAGTGGAAACTGGATAATGGAGTGTGGTCTGCTCCGATAGAGCGAGTTGGTGGTGTTTTCCCGGTGCTTACTTTTGCTGGGTTAAGTGAGGGATCACATACACTCTACTATCAGGCATCAGATGAGGCTGGTAACTGGAGCGAAACCTGGTCATACACTTGGACAATAGACATCACCGCTCCTGTGGTTACACTAGTCACTGACTTTGGTGATTATGCCAACCACACCACCGCAACGATAGATGTGAACGGTGCAGTGGATGCGGTAGATTATGACTACCGTGTGGATGGTGGAGCATGGTCGGCACGTAGATCGTTCGCTCTTGACATCGTCATCAACAGCATCACGGAAGGCTCTCATACGGTCGATGTCAGGGGCTACGATGCTGCGGGTAACACCGCTACGGTATCGAAAACATGGACCGTTGACAGAACCGCTCCGGTCGTTGACGTGACATCTGGATTCCCTGCGGTTTCGCCGACCAACCAACAGGACTACACTTTCACTGTTGGTGGCGGTGGAGCTACTCAGTATCAATACAAGTTCGACTCTGACCCGTGGTCTGGATGGATTGATGTTGCTACGCCGATCGTTCTTACCAACCTCTACGATGGTACCCATACACTTCTGTTGAAGGGCAAGGATGCTGCAGGGAACGAACAGGGTACTGCTACTACCAGAACATGGGTGATGGAATCAAGCCGGTTGGAATCGGACAGAGTAATTACTAACACGTCTAACAATTCTGAGATGCTAATATCGGGTGACTTTTTCGTTCAAGCACTGCAAAATGGCGCCGGAATAATGTTCACTGATAAAAACGATGTAACCGCTCCAGTCCAATATAAAGGACTTACTCCATCTCTTTACTTCAACATGACCAACGGTTATCGTTATGATGCGGATGGTAATCATCTTTATGTTCTTGGATATGGGCAAAACTATTTTGCAACGATAAAAGAACTGCATCTGCATAAGTTGGATGGAAGCAACCTGAACACTGTTCTTTCTACTCTTACGTTACCATACCCAGCGACCGGGACGGGCTTAGCAGTGTCATCATTGAACGCAGTGTTCATAAATGGAAACTTCATTTACGTGTTCGCTACGTCGGATACGGTTTATAAGATAAACAAGACAACGTTCACTATAGATTCAACTATTACTTTAGCTTCCCCGATAAATCAAACACATCTCTATGCATGTAATGTTGGAAACATAATGTATACCGTACGTCAAGGAGCTCAACAGCAAATAAACCGTTGGGACTTGGATACTGGTGCATTTCTCGGAACTACCGGATCATATGGCCGTAACATAAGTCATATGACATACGATGCTGCAAATGGAAAAATAGTAACCAACACATCAATCATAGACCCATCAACGATGGTTGGTGTTTACATTGTTCCGAATGTTCGTTATGTCGTTCTTGTTCCTACATATTATTTTGCGGTTACGTCTGAAGCTTTTACCACGCCGTTGTTTATTGAGAAACGACTTCAGACTGGACCACAAACATTAGTCCAAACCATCACCATAAATACACAAAATGCTATAAGCTCGGGTGTATATGATCCGAGCACCAATAGGTTCTGGACTATCAACCAAACTCAGCATCTTCTGGTAATCAATTCGTAACGGAGCAATCACATGCCTTACACTTTTCTTTCTGGCGCAACTATTGATGCCAACCTGTTCTTTGAGATTATGTCGTCCGGCGACTGTTATCTCGGGTTTGCAAGATCGGCTCCTGTCTGGGGCAACTCTGCTCTTGTTCGGGTTCAACACAACCCGGCAAAAACATGGCCAACACAGATCATGGGCCAAGCAGACCCAGGTCCGGGTGGAGCTGCTCTGTTCTTTGATAAGAACGGGTATGCCGGTGTGACTAACGATCAGCGAGCGGTGTTTCTGTATAAAACTCCAGTAGCAAATGCCGACTTTGATTTGACTGGCGGGTCTTATGTTCAAGACAACCAAGCCGGGGGAATTTATGTTGGTCAGATGGTGATTGACTATATGAGTCGAAATTGGGCTCGAATCCAAGGAATGCATCCGAGGATCACGGAAAACTTCGACACTGACAATTACAAATATTATCTTGCGTCTGTGACTGTTCCTGGCGTCGGATTGATTGTTGCAAAAATTCTTCCTCGGTCGGTTGTTGAAGTTGCTTCATATAGCCAGAAGTGCATCCTTACATACCATGATGGTGTGTCATACCAGAACATGGATGATCTGTATCCGTTCTCTGTCAACGGTCTTACTCTTACCCGAAATGTTTTGGGTGAGCAGGTTGTGACTGGGTTTAACAGCAATGTAGCATTTCCGTCAAACCTACTCACATCAACGTTCTATATCCGAAACGAGTCAAACACCGCTACGTTGATTGGCCCAATGACGCTAATTCCGGGTCAAACGGAAACTGCTATCGAGAACGGCATTGAGACCTATCTCAAGTTTGAATATGAAGAATCTAATGGAGCCCAGGTTTACCTGAAGGTCACTGACGGTGCATCTGATCTTTCCCAGCTGGCTGTCTACCACGAGTCACATTTCCGGGAAACATCAGTTCCGGTTGCTGATAACAACCCGCCGGCTCTGGATATCACATATCTCAAGAGCCCGTCGATCGACCTCAGCATCAGCAACGTGGTTGGAATGAACAACATTGTTGCATCTGATGTTTGGTTTGTGAAAGAGATTGAAGAAGCAGATGTACCGACATACCAGGCAATGGTTGATGTGTCTGTCGAGACCTTCGCATACCTTACTGGTGATGAGAAGGTGGCAGTGCTTCGTGTCGCTGCTCTCGCAACTGATACTGTCCTTCAAGTGGAAGATGGATTTACGATCGGTGTGGGTGATGTGATCTGGTTCGACGGTGGTCCAGTCAACGTTCAGAGCGTTGATACTACTCTTGGTGCTGGGACGATCACGCTGGATGCACCCACCAACGAGGCACTTTCGATCGATACAGTGATCCGAGCGTCCTCTGCTTCTGGATGGACCCTGAGCTACTACGCTAAGACCCAAGACATCGACAAGGCTCGGGAAGTGGGGATGAATCTTGTCATGCTTGACAAAAACGTGTCTTGTGCTGTTCCGACATACCAAGGTATATATCGTCAACTCTTTGTGTCGTACAAGCCTGGTGCTACCTTCACCCCAACTAGCACCACTTGGGATCAAACTAAATACAAGTACGACATCGGAACCCTTCTGTATCTCTCTAACAAACTACCAGTATATCGTAGGTATGTTGCAGACGGGGTTGAGAACTTCAAACTCATCATCTAAGGGTAGGACATGGCATACACAAACAATCTCTTCAAGATTCCGGAGAACGCCTCGGTCTTCGCTGTAAAGCAGGCTTTCAACCATCTGCTCGGAATGATGGCTCAGGTGGAACCGGCCAATGTCATCATCAACGGCAAGCTTCAGCACGTGGTTCGTGATGGGTTGCTGACCAAGGCCGATGGGTGGGACGGTGATGCCATTGCTCCGGGTATCATGTCTAACCACTTCTCCCAGTCCATCTCGGCTAGGCTGAAGCCAGGCACCCGCTACGTCCTCGCTGCATCCTACTTCAGTGATGCCGATTCGACTTTCGGTGTACCCCAGGTTACTGCTGGATTGGTGGATGCTCTCGCGGTTGTCGGAACACCCGTAGCAACTCCTGCAGGACAGCAAGCTGATGTGGTGGTAGAGTTTGTCACTTCTCTGTCATTTGACCCAAACATCCATGACGTGAAGGTGGAGTTCGGCGGCACACTTCCGGCTCAGACAACCATCACTGACATCAACTGCGTGGAAGCCGGGTTGCTCATTGGTAGTATTGACAAAGAGATGCTCAATGTCGACACACGGTACAACCTGACATCCGGTGAGTGGGAGCTGACGAACGACGGTGGTACCACGTGGTCATCCATCATCAATCGATCAAATCTGGCTCAGCACATAGTAGATACAATCATCGACCCTGCCGTCGACTATTCCAACGTTGGTGGGGCATTACAAGCTTCACATAAACCGATCGTCCTTGATATGGTCGGCGATGTTCGTGTTCATGGTGGTGGTGATCTCATTCTCCCCATCAATGGAGGCCCAGCGTTTGCAGTTGAATTGGATGTCCGCCGTGTGCATGGTGATCTCCAGGTAGACGGTAACTTCACTGTCCTCGGAACGAACACCACGATCAACTCCGAGACCATCACAACTACCGACCCGTTCATCAGAGTCAATGCTGACGATGCCCTTGCTCTTCAGAACTATGCGGGTGTCGAGGTAGCTCCGAGAGCAGGATATGCAACCGCTCCGCAGATCCGCTGGAACTATGGCACCCAGCAATGGGAAATGTCTGACGAGAATGGTAATAGCGGCGTTGTGCTGATGGGTGGCGGAAGTGTTACTGCATCAGACATCATCGGAGCATTCTCTGGCAAGAAAGGCATCACCGTCACCAACAATGCCGGTGATATCGACCTGGAGCTGAAGGTAAACTCTAGCGGCACTGTCACCGCAGCATATGATGCCCTGAATAACTGGTACACCTTCGCGATTGCTAACAGTGGCGTAACTCCTGCTACCTACCAAGGGCTGACGATCGGATTGGACGGCCGGGTTACTGCTGCTACCAACAACCTCACCGTATCGTTCCTCATCCCTGACTATGACGAGTTCGGCCCTCTTACTGATAACGGTCTTCAGGTTGTCAACAAGAACTATGTGGATGCAGTTGCTGGTGCCGGTGTTGCATCTCCATCCGACTTGTTTGATGTGAACAACAACTTCGACATATCCGGTGCCGGTCTTTATTGGGGTGGAACTGGCGATTACGGTAAGATCAAGTTTGATACTTCCGGTGTTCATGGTAAGATGGTCTTTGAGACCGGTAACCATGCTCTGGAATCATTTGACTTCGTTCAGTACGACTCTGTTACCAGTACATACACTACGGTAGCCACTATCGGTTCGACTGGCATCACGTCCATTGGCTTCAACGTAGCATCATCGAGAACACTCAAGACGAACATCGAGAAGATCAGTGGTGCACTCGAGCTCGTGGATAAACTCGAGGGTGTCCGGTATAACTGGAAGAGCAACCCTGACAGCAAAACCCAGATCGGTATGATCGCTGAGGATGTGGAAGAGGTTCTCCCAGAGTTGGTAACGGACGGCTCGGTGCTTGCTCCAAAAGCCGTCAACTATGCCCAGATGGTTGCTGTTCTGGTCGAAGCAGTCAAGGAACTAAAAGCTGAAGTGAAGGAACTGAAGGAGAAACTCAATGCCTGAGTATGATATCCATGCGGAATACCTGATAGGACCAAACCTTATCGCTGCTGTGCATCGGATGGACAGCGAAGGTGTTTATCAGAGCACTGACTTTGTTCGACGCGACGATAACGGTATGCTCTTTGTGAACTACCGGTGCACCACGGTTACTCTGCCGTTTTTCGATGAAGCCACTGAGCAAGCCAGGTTTGAACACGGCCTGGGCTGGGTGATCGAACCTAAGGGTGTCGAGGTAGCAGAACCACCGGTTACTCTCAGTGCTGCTAAGAAAAAGAAGCTGGCCGACCTGGCTGCATATCGCTACCAAAGAGAGACTGGTGGTCTTTCAGTCAAGGGAATGTCAATCCTGACTGACAGGGAATCCCAGGCACAACTCACCAGTGCCTATGTCAGCCTCAAGTTCGGTCTCAAGTCTTCCATAGACTGGAAGGGAACGAACGGTTGGACTTCCCTGACACTTGCAGAGATCGAGCCTATCGCCCAGTTAGTTCTGCATCATGTTCAGAACAGTTTCACCATGGAGAAGATACATTCAGAGGCGATAAATAACTTGACTACCGTCGAGGAAGTCAATGCTTACGATATCACCGTTGGTTTCTAATAAGAGGACACGATGAACGAGTATTTCAAGACACAACCTGAGTCTTCTCTCAATCACCTCAAAGATCTACACAATGACACTGTTGATGCTGTTGGTGGTGAGACCTTCCGTAACCTCATCGTGAACCCGCGATTCAACATCGAGTTCGATGGGTCATACGCAGGGTGGGTAGAACTTCCGGGTTCCATGACTCAATATCTACCTGATTGTCTCGAGCCGAATACTACATACACTCTGATAGCAGATGTTGAGTTTATGAATGACGTTCCAACAGATGACACTATCTCTATCACAGTAGACGGTAGAGTTCTGGTCATTCCGGACAATAACTCCCGGGCTAAAGGTGCTCTGATCTTTACCACGAATACCGTCATTGGTGACTACTCGGTAGTACTCAACAAGAACATTAGGAACGGTCGTCATACGATACATCAGCTCACATTAGTCAAGGGTGAGCTCGAGATCGGCCCTGAGCCGAAAGAAGTAGAGCTCAGTCATCTCCTGTCCCGGATGATCCGCCATGACGGTTCAACCTGGACTATCAGTCACGACGGTGTATCGTTCAGCAAGCTGATGAGCCAAGACTCCGTGGAGGGTACCAACGGTATAGTGGTGAGTACGGTCGGTGAGAAGGTGAGAATCTCCCAGCAGAATGTGGTGATTACCGGTGATGCATCCGGTACATCCGTGGCTGGGGCGACTGACACCACGATCAACCTCGTCATCAGCACCATTGCCGGTTCTTTGAACATTGGACAGAACCTCCGGGTTCAGGGTGATCTCCAGGTTGACGGCACTGTGTACTCCATGAACACCCTTGAGGTTGACAACCCGCTTCTCATCATCAACAAGGACGGCACTGACCTTACCGGTATCCCTGCAGGCATCTCCGTGAACCGTGGCGGCACTCTTACAAATGCTCTTCTGATATGGGATGAAGCATCCACTACTTGGAAAGTCAGCGACGATGTTGGTAACCTCCACACCATCCTGACGGACTTCGACATCTGGAATGAACTGGCAGACATGTTCGGTGCAGGAGTTGCCGGTGCACATCAGGGCCTGACGGTAACTTACGACTCCACCACGAAAAACATTGCCTTCAGGGTCAACACCTTCACCGTAAATCTGCAGGGTGATGTCAACGGCACATCCGGTCTGGTTCAGCTGGAGAACGACGGACAGACCATCACCATTGTCACCACGATGAGCCCAGTAGCCAACGTGGACAAAGTGGACGGCCGTGATGTTGATCCGACAGGAACGGTCGAAACCACCAACGTGCTCTGGCCTGCTGATGTTATCAAGGCGAAGATCGAAGCTGCTCTTGCCACCGTTCTCAATCCGATATCCAACTATTCTCGGATGTATGAGGAGAAAGTGGTTACTGGCATCTCTGTTCCTACAGCAGGGTTGACCTTTACTCTCACTAACCCAAATGTTTACACTGTTGGTACCAACACACTCGAAGTTTATCGAAACGGTCAGAGACTTCCAAATGCTGACTATATTGAGGTAAACACTACACAGATCCAGATCCTTGTGCCGCTCAATCCGGGTGAAACTCTGATCTTCACTGAGGGTAGGACAAACGGTTCCGCTTTGTGGGACTCAATCATCGGCAAGCCAACGTTCGCTATGGATGTGCCAACTGGTACGGTGGTTCCGTATGCCGGGTCTGTTGCTCCGGGTGGTTGGTCAGAATGTGATGGCGGGGAACTCGATAGAACATTAGATGCCAATTTGTTTGGTGTTATCGGTACAACTTTCGGTATAGGAAACGGAACCACCACATATAACAAACCGGATCTTCGCGGTGAATTCATTCGTGGGTGGGACCATGGACGGGGTGTTGACCTAAGCCGTCTTCAAAACAGTTGGCAAACAGATATGATTAAGGCACATAGTCACACATTTCACAGAACTATGCATAGAGCATCTATACATGATGTAATTACATATGATGTCGGCGGCGGTGAAGGTGTTATAAATGATGGAATTACTGATGTGTTTGGTGGTGTTGAGACCCGTCCACGCAACATTGCTATGATGTACATCATCAAACTCTAACAATGACATACGGAGAATCACATGTCTAATCCGGCAAGCCCAATAAGACCAGATCAGTTGCTTCTTGATTCTGAACATCGGTTGGTTACTGATGCACAAATAACACAATGGAATGCTGGCGGTGGCGGCACTATTTTGGAACCTATTTTGCCAATTTCACTTTATTCTGGTGGCAATTTTGGTGGTAGTGATCCATATACTACTACACCGTTTACACTTTCATACCCGCCGATAATCCCATCATATGCAACAAGTGTGATTTTGGGCGTTGGACTTAAGACTAGTTCAAGTTCATCTGCTAACATGTATATTTCCAAAGCACCATCATTACCATCTAGGCTTGCTACAGTTTCATACAGTCCAAACAACTCTGATGATGCATGTGGAAATTACAATGAAATAGAAATACCATATCATAGTGACAGAAATTTTTTAATCTCGCTTAGCCATTCTGGAAACGCTCCGTCGGGGTGGATAATTCAAGTTCTTGGTTATCGTCGTTCAACTGTTATCGATGCTCTTGCTCTTTCAAACACCAATCCGTTGGCCGATGGAACTGCATCGCCGGGCTCTTCTCTGTATGTTTCACGAGCCGATCACGTACACCCAGACAAATCATCTTCAAATGAACACGTTCGTTTGGGTGGTAACTTGATAATGCAGTGGGGTTCATTGACGAACATTCTTCTTGAACAATCTACCTGGTATTCTGTCACATTCCCATACCCATTGGATGCTGCACCATATAACATCGATACACAGCTGGTTTTTAATAGTTTAATGAACGGAACTATTTCTCTCAAAGTTCGTAATATTACCAATCTTGGTTTTGAGATAGGCGGTGAAAATTCCGAATATTCGTATTATGGTGACATTATGTGGAAGGCTATCGGACCGAAAGCCGTGTAAATCCTGACCACCAGATTGGATGATAAATAACCCTAGAGGACTCTTCCTCTGGGGTTTCTTATTATGGCATTTGGAATTAGCATATCAGATTTTAGAACACAGATCAAGGACCTTGCTCGACCGAACAGGTTCAAGATTGAAATTAATCCCCCATCCGGAATCCCGACAGGTATGTTTGAGGATTTTCAGGACATAGCATTCTTTGCTAGGAATGCTTCCATACCCGAGAGAACAGTCAACGAACACACCATCAAAAAGTATGGTATGATGTATCATGTCGCTGCTGACATGGACTTCAGTGACCTTACCATTACCTTCCTAAATGACTACGAGTGGAAGTGTCGGACATTCTTTGAGGTCTGGATTGACAAGATTGCTAGGGCGAAGGATAACAAACGTCTTGAGCCTTCAGAATATCTGTACCAAAGCAGACTCAGAGTGTTTCAACTCGGCCGAACCCAAAATGATATCCTCGCAAAATATGAATTCCATGATATCTACCCAAAGACGGTTGGGCGGATTGAACTCAGCATGGACAACCGAAGTGAGGTGGAAACTTTTGATGTAACCTTCGTCTATACCTACTGGGTTCGAATAGATGATCAATGGAAAAAGTTTGGTGGTGAATAATGAGCTTTCTTCAACACGTTGACAACCTAAAGATTCGGTTCTTGGACATTGCTCGTCCAAACATGTTTGAGATTCTGATTGATACTTCCCGCCTTGGGTTGACTCAGCCAGGTAATGAGATGATCCGTGCAGCTGTCAAAACTACTTCCTTTCCCTCTGTGACTGTTGGTGACCTTGGGTTGACTCGGATGGGCGTTAAATACCCATTACCGGGTGATGTGTCATGGGGTGAATCATCTGTTACATTCTTCAACGATGCTAACTTCAAGATATTTGACTTCTTCCAGGAATGGAGACGGATGTATCTTCGCCAAGGCATCAATAACCAAGGTGGTGTGCCAAAGAACGCTCTGGCTGCTGATGTCAAGATAGTTCAACTGTACGGTAACCACGAACAGGCCAAGATTTGTACCCTCAAACATGCCTGGCCATCTGTGATTGGAGATATCCAACTCGACCACGAATCTGAGAACGCTTCTGAATCGTTCCAGGTTACTTTCTCGTATGTCTATGCTAATTGGAGTAGAACACTCACAGAGAACTCTTCTGGTATTTCTGAGGACTCCCAAGGTTCATCTGATTCAGAATTGAGTGACATCCAGGAAGTTCCTGTTTGGGTAGAAGATCGAATTACTTTTTAAAGGTAATCTCATGGCAAAAAATCCGTACCGTGCACAATCACATATGAACACCGAGGACTTCATCTCTAACAGTTTCCTGAATAGGAATGCTGGTCTGTTGAGGAAGAACCGGTTTATCATCACTACGTCACTGAACGATGACCGTCTGCAATGGAATGCTGTTCAGGTCAACTGCCCGGGAGTTGAGATCGGGATGCAAGACGGTGAGTTCAACGGAGTTCCGAGATGGGCACCCAGGACCCGACAAGATAATGAGATGTCTATCACTTTTCTTGAGACTCCCATGCTTGAGATTAGAAGACTCTTTTCAAACCTCATTAGCGGTGGTGTTCAAGTTCACAATGAGTGGGCGGTAACTCGGAACTATCTCAAAAATCTGTACATGACTATCAAGGTCATGCCACTCACCCCAAAAGGCAACGCATACAACGGTGATATATTCGAGCACTGCTTTCCTTACTCGGTTGGGGCGATGGATTATAACACCGCCGAAGAGAATAGCATTGGCCTGACTGAGGTCAAATTCAAGTACGTCCTGCATCGTGTTTTTTAGCGATAAATAATAAAGAACATCCATCAGAAAACAACCATATGTCAATGAACAAAGGAGAACAAACAACATGGCATTACCCAAACTGAACGAAACCGTAAACTTCGCAAAAATTACCCTTCTTTCCGGAAAAAAGATCGGTATCCGTCAGTGGCGGATCAAGGACGAAAAAGACCTGCTCTTCGTGACTGAAGGGGTTGATGATGAGGATGTGGTGACTGAGGCGATGGTCAACTTCCTTCGGAATTGTGTTGACGATCAGGAGCTGTTTGATACCTTGTCCGAAACCGACATCCTGGAAGTAGCTTCTCAGATGAGACAACTGTCCAAAGGTGGAACGGTCGAATTTACTTTCCGGTGCAGTAACCCTGAATGTAAGATTCCCAATGAAGGGGAAGTAAAGATTGATGAGATTGTTCGGAAGAAAGAATTCGACGGTAAGCCATACGAAGTCATCCCAGGTGTGTTCGTCACATTCAAAGAGATCTCTCACAAACGTCGAGTTGAACTGGAAAAGGCGTCAGAGAAGCTGACGGAATACAACTTCAAATATCTGTGCAACTCCATCGAGACTGTCACAGTCAACGGAGTTACTTACACTGAGTTTACTCCAGAAGAAGTGGAACTGTTCCTGGGTGAGATCGACGACCTTACTGCCGGCGAGAAGCTTTACGAAGAGATGGACAAGAGAGTTGCAACATTTGACCTTGATATAAAAGGGGTCTGCTCCGCCTGTAAGACGGAAACGGAGGTTGTGTTCACAAACCCTTTAGCATTTTTCGTTTTCTAGTCACTGATAACAGTCTAGGAAACATCTTTACAATCATTTTCTGGATGAAGAAGAACTATAACTTCGGTATTCAGGAAATGGAGGACCTAAGTCCAGCAGAGTTTGAAATTTATTATTACATGGCCTTGGCTGATTGGAAACAAGAACAAGAAGCAAAGGCGAACGCCCGATAAAGCGAGTGTGAGATGGCTAAAAATACCCTAAGAGCATCTGATCTTGATACTAGCAAGATGAACCAGACTGTTGCTCAACAACTCCTCAAAGCAATGCAGGATGTCGCAGCCGAAACCAAAGAGGTAAAGACTGCGATGCAGGACCAAGTGAAGATTGTTAATAAAAGCAACCAGGCTCTTGTAGCTTTGGGTGGAGCTTCCTCTGACGCAAAGGCTCACATCAGTGCTTTTGGTAAAAAATTCAAAGGAATGTTGGATAGGGGTGAAGAATCCTTCGGTGAAGCTCTGAACAGGATAAAGGATGATGCTACTCTTTCCAGTAAAGCAAAGAAAAAGCTACTGGATGAGGAACTGACATTTCAAAAGCAGTACATCAAGTCCAGAGATAAAGTATTCAAGATTGAACTTGATCAATTCAAACAGAAACAAAAATACCATGAGTGGGAAAAAGCATGGAATAAGAAAGAGCTAAAAAGAAGGAAAGTTGAACGATTAATCGAAGAGAAAGAATGGAAGAGAAAGAAAAATCGTTGGCTGGAAGAAACAAGAAGACATAACCGTGACGAGGAGTATTACCAGCAATACCAAAAAAGAGAAAATCAAAAAAAGAGAGATGAACTTGAAGGAAAGCAACACCTCTTTGGTAAATGGGGTAAGGCCCTTCTTCAAGGCCATGGCCCTGATAAAAAGAAGGGCTTTGGTGGTATTGTATCTCAAGCAACCCAGGATTACGGTTCATATGGCAAATTGAAGCTTGCTTCCGTTCTTGGCATGCACACCATGGCTCTGGTCTTTAAGACCCCTCTGTTTACTATGATGGCAACTGGGTGGGATCGCCACCTAAAAGAAAGAGAAGTTGCTGCCCGGGAACTTGATCAATATAATGAACAGTTGATGCGGGAAGAGTTTGATCGTAATGAGAGAAACCAAATTCGTGAAGATGAAATACAGAAGAGAGAACTTGAGAAAGGAGAATATGAACTAAAGGCTGCCAGAAAAAGAATTGACGAAGAAAATGAGTCTCTTGCATTCAAGAAAAAGATCCTAGAGCACGAATGGGAAAATGTCCTAGAGGAAAAGAAACTTACTCAATATAAGAAGATAAAAAGAAACCAAACATCCAGAACAGCAGAAAAAGAAGTTGAAAAGGTTGTATTGGAACTTCCAGCCCACGCAGCTGGCGGAACGATGGCTGGTGGTCCTGCTATTGTTGGTGAGAAGGGTCCAGAGCTCGTAGAAGGTAAGAAGGGTGCCTTCGTCATGACGACAACTAACCTTGTCCGGAACCTGACCAAACTCAACAATGGTTTCGGTGGGATCATGTCCACGGTTGGTAGGAAGCAGGAGCCAGGTAAGATCTTTGGGTCCCTTGCTGGTAGATTACTCGCCAAGCCGATGAGCCTTCTCAACACGCTGCCGGCTATCAAGAAGACTGAAGACCAGCAGCTGATCGTTCTCAAGGCCATCCAGAAAGGGATCGCTGATCTCAAACCGAAGGCTGCTGGTCCTGCTGCATGGGTTGACACTGATAAGAAGGCTGGTGGTGGAGCTATCAGTCTCATCAAGGATCTGATCACCAACCCAGAGAAGGTCGCTGCTGGTATGTGGGCAGGGAGCAAGATCCTTGGGACCATCGGAGCAACTAAGCTCGGTGGAAAGGTACTGGGTAAGATTGGCCTTGGTGGTTTTGGGGCAGGTGCTGGTGCGGCTGGTGGTGCAGCAGCGGGAGCAGCTACGGGGGTTGCTGGTAAGCTCGGTCTGAAGGCTGGTGCCCGGTTGATCCCTGGTGTTGGTATCATCGCATCAGGCCTGCTCTCTGGTGGTGCTGCCCTCAGCAAAGGTGAGGGATGGGGAGCTGCTCTCGGTAAGGGTGCTCTGTCTGCTGTGGGTACTGGTATTGGTCAACTCCTTACTGGTGGTATTGGTGGTGGGGTTGCTGGCGGTCTTGTCGGTGACTATCTCGGAGATATGATCTTTGGTAAGAGTGCTGAAGCATCAGTAGAGCCAACCAAAGGTAATGAGCTACTTGACCAGAAGAAGAAAGGTAACCTCCAGGAAGAAGCGTACAAGGCAATGATTGACCTTCGAGACATGGGATTGCCTGCATTGATGTCGATGGGTCAAAATGCAGATATTCAACAAAAAGAAGCACTGACTGTTGCAACGGGAATGAAGGGCTCCGGACCTACACCAACGGAACTTCATGCACCACCAGAAGAGAACATTGTTAGTCCTATTGTTGAAGATGAAAAGCTGTCAGTTTGGAAGAGGATTGGAAGTTGGTTTGGTGGGGGTCAAGCAGCTTCTACTCAATTAACTCCAACTGTTGGTGGTACTGCTGGTGGGTCTAGATTTGTTGAAATTGGAGGCGAACGCCGCATTGGCGGAACCAAGAACCTTCGTAACAACAACCCAGGTAACATCAGGATGTCTGACCATGCTAGGAAATATGGTGCAACAACTAAAGATGCTGATGGATTTGCTATCTTCCCAACAATGAAGGCTGGTGAAGATGCCCAGAGGGATCTTTTGTTCAAGAGCAACCTTGGGACATCCTCACCGTATGGCAAGGGTAAAGCATACAAGGACAAGACCATCGAGGAAGCAATTTACACTTACGCACCACCTACAGAAAACAGATCCCGTCAATATGCGGATGCCATGATCCGTAAGATGGGTGGCAATCGTAAGCTGTCTGATCTGTCTCCACAAGAGCAAGAGTATCTGCGTCAATCCATTGCTGACTATGAAGGCAAGGTAATGCCGAGGATTGAGAAAGCAACAGCAGCTGCTCCTCCTGGCAACAATACAGGAATGAACCTAACTACCAAAGCAGTCACAAAGAAAAAGATGATGGACGCTTCGAGAGTCAAGGAGCAAGCAAAAGCAGCATACAATAATGCAGACACAACGATCATGGCTGCGGTTGCTGCACAAAAGAAAGCCGCGGAAAAGAAACAACCAATCAACGTAGCAGTTCCTCCGCCTCAGGTTGTGGTTCAGGGTGGGTCCAGCAAGGACACCGGGCCTATAGTAATCAGCAGTGGGGATAATGAAACCAGTGTATCATCATTATATCGATATATGCGTGGATAATCTTCGTTTATGTGCTTCACTCATTTTACGGCGAGTTTCATCAGAAATTGGCTTTCGGTTTCTAGCTGATTCATTTAGTTTTTGTTGATGCTCAACAGAACGAGGTTTGATTGGTTTTCCTTTTTTTGATTCACTTAGTTTTCTTCTATGTTCATCTGTTCTGGGTTCAAGTTTTCTACCTTTATTTGATTTTGATATTTTTCTTTTGGTTTCTTCAGAATGGGAAAATCCTTCTTTGGATTTTTTCATTCTTTCTAATGTTTCTTCAGACATTTTCTTACCTCTTCTAGCATTTCCTATCTTTGCTTTAGTTTCTTCTGTATGTTTATTGATTTTTCCTTCTTCTTTCCTTTTTACCCAAGCATCTTTTAGTTTTTGTTTATGGTTTTCTGATAATGGGCGTTTCATTTTATTTTTACTATCTTCTGTGTGATTATAATTCAGTCTCAACCAAGAGTAATCTTTAGAATTATATCTACCATTTGATGACATCATTTTGAGTGCCATTGCTGTTTTATACCCCTTTTGTCCATTGTTTCTGTGTATTCTGGCTAAAAGCAGATGAGCAAGGAAGTGCTCACGTAAAGGAAGGTTGACTCTGTTCCATGAGCCATGTATATCTTCTATTCCATCAATTCTTGCGAACGACTTAGGAATAATATGATGATCTTCAGTTTGCTTCTTGATTTTGGGAGTGTTACGATTGCGTTCGATGATACGGTCGTAGATTGCTTGGTAGTCCATGACGGTTTCTCCTTACCGATAAATAGATGTGAACGGGGACAGCAGTTTCTCCACTGTTGATCGTCTACGCCAATAGCGATCTAACCCGTCTCATATATTTATCTAATCCAAGGTTTTTGGACAGAATATGGAAAATATAGATCCATTAGAAAATGTCAAGACAGAAATCAAACCGGACACTCCAGTCAAACCTAAAGAAAAGAAATCTTCTGGGTTGACTAGATTTAAGAAGTTTATCAAAAGAGGTTGATAATGGCAACAAAGAAAGGCACATTTGATTCTGCTGTTTTGGGAACTAGCACCCTCACAGCTACCCCAACCACAGATGCGTATGTTGCTGGTGCTCTAAAAGATGCAAATAAATCAAAGATAGCCGCTTACCCTGCTGCCTCTGCTGGGGTTCCGATGGTGAATTTCCGAAAGAAGGGGTACAAGATGCCAACTCCTTTTGTGAAAGAAGCCAGAACAGAAGAATCGGCACCATCATCGGCTGGTCCGTCAAGTATCAGTCTATATATCCCGGGTGGCATGAAGGAATCCATTGGAGCTGAATGGGGTCCGGAAGATGTTCTCCGGACATTCTATACCAGCAAAGGTTGGATGTCTGGTGCAGGAGCTGATGTTATTGGTGCTGTGGTTGACAATGCAAAGCAGGGAGCATCAACTCCTGTTGCAACTGCTGGAGCAAAGACTGGGTCTGCACAATCACCAAACAGTCTATTCATCTTTCAGAAAGCAAAGGGATTTGCTCTTCAGTTTAACTATGAAATCATGATTATCGATCCAGCAGAAGGTAAGTATCTTCTGGAAGTAGCAAACTCGTTCAAAGCGTCTACTTTGCCTTCGATAGGAACTCTTCTTGAAGTTGCTTGTCTAAAATATCCAGACATCTGGGATATCTCATTTTCCGGCCTGAACGGAATTGGAAACCCAGTTATTGGTTCTGGTGGTAAATACAGAAACATGGCTCTTGTTCAATGTGATGTTGGGTATGGAGAAGGTGTTTCTGTTATGACCTATAAAGACGGGAACCCAATCAAACTATCCATTGGATTAACATTTCAAAGTATAGAACTTGCTTTCCAGCCTGGTAAATAAGGAATTCAAATGGCTACACAATCATATCAGAACTATAGCTTTTTTGATCAGTTCCCTGAGACGGAGATTGACCTCACTCAGTTTATCAAACGATTCTCAACTGAGACGCCATATGATTTCTCAAACATCCAGCCGGTTAAGACCACCCTCAAGAATCTGTTTGAACTGACTGAGGTTGTTGACAGTTTCAGGCGGAACGTTGCTACATTTGAACGGTATAACATTGTCGACGGTGAGCGGATTGAGAATGTGTCCTTCAAAAAGTACGGAACAGTCGACTGGTGGTGGATCATTGCTCTCTTCAATGAGATTAAGAATCCGTTTACCCAGTGGCCAATGAATGAGAACCAGATCGTTGAGCTTGTCGATCGCTTGGTGGAAAGTGAGAATAAATATTCCAGAGATGCTTACTACCAAATGGTCTTTGAACGAAACGAGGAGAGACGGAGCATAACAATCCCATTGCAGCAGTATATTCCTGAAATCGTGTGGCTATACAGCACGAAGTCTGCTGCAAACATTGTAACTCCTTTATAATACATGTCATCTGAACTTACCACATTATCCCTTCGGCTGAATAAGCTAGCGATAGCTGACATTCCGTTGGATTGCTCGTACGTCAACAAAATCTCAATCTATGAGAGCCTTACTCAGCCAGGAATAACCGGCAGTATCGAGTTCAGAGACTGGCAAGGTTTAATGGAACTGGGCCAGCCGATTCTTGGTGATACTATCGATATCTCTTTTGGCTCTGAAGACAGAACTATTCATCCACTAAAGTTTACCCTTCTGTCTATTGATGGCATCCAAGAGTTTGAAGACACAACATTCAACGTCTACAAACTGACATTCTGTTCACCTTGGCTTGTTCCTGCCATGTCTAAACAGGTAAGTAAAGCGTTCAAAAACAAATATATCCACGAAATAATCCAAGAGTTACTTGTTGATATCAACGCTCCGGTTGGATTTATTGAGCCAACCAAACAGAAACTTGAACATTATTGTTCTCCGCTCTGGACTCCACTCAGATCAATAACTCAACTCCTGTCTTATGCTGTCAACGAACAGAGGGTAGGTGGTTATGTTCTGTGGACCGACTTCGAGACTGGAAAGATCAACTGTGCAACGATAGATTGGATCCTGAAGAACATGGGGGAGACTGATCGCCCTATGTTTATGAAGGCAGGAAACTGGAAATATGAAGGCAGGGTTCATGCTGTTAGTGTTGAGCAAGACTTTGACCTCATCAAGTTTCTAAACATGGGAATGGGTAAGACTCTTGTTGCTGCTCTAGATTATGACCGAGATGATTTCTATGTAACCAAAGAAAACATCAAGGAATATAAACACAAGCACCTCGCAAAGAAGTATCCTCTTCCAGCAAAATATCTGACAGATGAGTATCTAACTAGATCAAGCACAGAGCTTTACCCGTCAACTGAAAATATGGTTGAGGAGCAGGATTTCCACGACCAAGTAGATGGAAGTCTATTCACCAATTATACCATGTATTTCTCAGACATCAATAAAGTCAATATCCTTGTCAACCCAAACTCAGACAGGCGGGTCGGTATGCTTCAACGTTTGGACTACCCATCTGTGAACGAAGCTAAGAAGGACTTTTCAAAACAGATGCAAGGAATGTATCTTATCCGTTCCATCCATCATATTATCAGCAAGAGTGACTATACCCAAGCAATCACCCTCGCATCTGATGGCTATCACAACCATGATAAATCATTAGTGGAGTGGTGATATGTTTGGTAAGGAATTTACAGCACGTGGGTCTGATGTTGAGCTCACTGGGTTCTTTGTTGCGAAGGTCCTGAAGAACGCTGACCCAAAAGCTCAGGAGCGGGTGTTTGTCCGAATCCTTGGTGTCCACGATATGGAAGTTGAGGATGAAGAGTACGGCTGTTGGGCTCAACATTGTGCTCCAAGCAAAAACTCCGGAGGAGATATCCCGGACGTAGATGATTGGATCTACGTTTTCTTTATGAATTCTAACGATCCGATGTCATGTGTTTGGCTCGGTTGGGTCCGGACAACGAAATAAGGTAAGATATGGAATTTAACAGCAAGAAAAATAGCGGATTTACTCTCATTGATAAGGGAATGTCCCAGATGCCGCCAGCGGCACAGGTTAACATCCCAACTCCGGATGGATCCCCGAAGCTTGTATACAACAAGGAGCTAACTGTTGAGGGATCTGTCGTCGAACCTGCTCTCACCTCTGCTGTTGCTACGGTAAAAGAGCTCCCGAAAGCAACAGAGTCCGGGATTCGGGCAGGATCACAGTGGCTAAAGGAACAGGTTGCTGTCGTTACTGAATCCCAGATCGTCAAAGATGCAAAGACCCTAGGGGAAGATGGGCTCAAGAAGGCTCAGGAAGCAAAGCAGGAATCATTGAGCTGGTATGCTGCAAAGAAGAAAGCTCTTGGAACCTGGGTTCAAAAGATCAACTGTTCGTTCCTGTCTAAGAATGATGCTAAGCCGGAAGCTCAACCACCAGCAAAACCTGAGACCAAGGGTGGTGCTAGAAAGATTGAAGAACCGGCTCCGACTATTACTCAGAATGTTTACGGAGAGACACGAGTCCTTGCTCTTGACAAGGCAGGTAACTCCATCACAACCACCTCGTCTGAAGGTAACAAAACGATATTATTTCAACATGGATCCGGCACCTATCTCAAGATGGAGGACGGTGGTGGAACCCTTGATAAAACCCGGGACAGAAAACTTACGATTATCGATAAAAACTGGGAGATTTCCATAGGCGAAGATGAGATTAAATTAGTCTCTGGTGATCAGGTCGTAAACATCAAAAAAACTGTTCTGACCAATATAGAAGAAGATGAGAACCATAACGTTGATGGTGAGCGGTCGATTAAGGTCGGTCAGAATCAACTTCACGATATAGGAAAGAATGATACTACAACTGTTGGTGCTGACAGAACTCTGTCTGTTGCAGGTAAAGAAGAGATTAAGGTTGGAGGGGATTCAACAACGACAATCATGGGTGGTGAAACAAGGACGATCAATACCCAATTGACTATCACTGTCAATGGTCCGATCTCTGTAAATTGCATGAGTGCAGACATTACTGCTCTCTCCATGGCTAAAGTCAAATCACCAATCATTCGGTTACTTGGCCGCATAATGATGAACTGATCCGAGAATAAATACTAACATGCCAATTGATCCAAAATATATACCTGAGATACCGTCCAGCTTCCAAATCGGTAATAACGGAAACCAACTCAACAAAGAGTTGAAAGCTGATCTCCGCAAAGTTACCCAGTCCGGCCCTCAAGCTGTTATCTGTAATGCTATTCTTGCTGAATATAACATGGCTGTTAAGACTTTGGATACACTGACACTCAGCTACCGAGTCCTGCAGGAAGAATTGAAAGGTGCTCTTTCCGTCTATGACCCATCTTGGTATGATGCAGCAAATAAGGGAATCAACCAAGTAGGTAATGGCGTTGAAAATATGAATCCCCAGACCACAATGACTGGGGCTCAGGCAGAACTGGCGAACGTGATGACCCAAGCATGCCCGGATATTGCAAACGTGATTCCGGATTCATTAAATAAAACAATCGCGGAATTCAAAGAGCTGGGTGGTATGGTAGGATCAGCCGCAGCAACATGTGCTAAACAGCTCGGAAAAGATGTTCTGACCTCTTTAAAGAATATGACTTCAGGAATGAAGATGGGGAAGATGGATGATTTACTTGGAGCGGCAAAAGCAATCATAATTACTCCCATCAAAGCTATTGAAACTTTTCTCGAGGTTACTGGTGCTCTCGGATTCTTGAAGATTCTGAAAATGGCCGAGGCATGTTTGACGAAACAAGGCCTTTGTGGTTTTGACCGAAGAGTATTCGTTCGTCCGGGAACAAACCAGACTCAGTACGAATATTTTTCAAGACTGCTTTGCGTGAACGAGAACGGGGAATTTGATCTGAAACTGCTCACTGACGTGGATCGCCAGAAGGCTGATCAAATCTCAACCCTCTACAAAAAATACAAAAAAGTTTCTGGATAATCTCAAGAGGAATCTAAACGACTAAACGACTATTGAACCCCCGCCCCAACCTACGGTTTAAGGATAACATGAGATCGAGCGACCTGTCAAATTCGCTCTGTATCCTCTTGAAATCACTTTCACACCCCATATAATCACTTCCCAACAAATATTTCTTGACATCCCTCCCTCATTCTGTTATCATCAAAACATGATAATAACGGAACAGGTAAATGTAGGTATTGTAGGTTCCCGTCGAAGAGATTCAGATGAAGATCTGGTCCTGACGAGAGTGTCCCTCCAAAAGCTCATTGAGCAATACGGACAGGGAAACATTACTCTAGTCTCCGGGGGCTGTCCAAAGGGAGGTGATCGTTTTGCGGAAATTCTAGCTAAAGAGTTTAACCTACCAATCATAATTCATTATCCAGACAAATCGAAGATGCCGGAAACCCCAAAGCGGTGGGATTACGCAGTTATAGCGTATGCAAGAAACACCTTAATCGCTCGGGACAGTGATATCCTCCTTGCCGTCGTATCGTCCGACAGGAAAGGCGGCACGGAGGATACTATCAAGAAGTACCTGAAGATGGGCAAGAAAAATCTCATATTAGTCTAGGAGGATACAATGAATGTCCGCAAGCGACAAAGCTATAACACCAAGGGAATGACTGACAAAGCGGACTGTCAGAAGTGGCACTTCCTGAAGAGAATTCGTGAGCGGTATGGAATTTACTTTGGTGAAGAGCGGTATGTCCAGATTGTAAATTCTATTCGTTCCGAACGATGTGCTGAAGAAAAGGGAATTGAAGTTCGCTTTGTTAAAAAGCAATCCTGGCGAGTTGACGAGTATGAAGTGATTCTTCCTGAGGTAAAGGAGCTCATCAATTTCTACAAAACACTGGCTCTTTTGAGCTTGTCACAGTGTGATATTTTGACCCTTTGCGTTGACTTGATTGAATCCCTTATCAAGAACGATGTTCAATCTGTGATATCCCAAGTTCCCGAACTTGAGCTACTCATGGAAATTGAAGAACTTCCCATTTCATTCACTGCATGTTACGATCACCAGAGAAGGCAAATTATCACTGCTTTGTTTCCTTTGGATGAAGGATTGTTTACTGTTCATCAGTTTATTGATTACTTCGGAAATACTGTCAGTACCCGGACAGAGTATGGAAAATACTTTGAAATCAATATAAATACAAAGACTTTACAAATACCATCCACAGATACCGAGTTGGTTTCAGCTAACGAAGAAATAATCCAATGGAAATCGGAGGACAAGAAACTATGGACCTGGAACCGACAAATGGAGCAGCTCTCGATGGAGCTGAATGTGGAATGGTAGAGGAATCTTCACCATTCATTCAGGGTACTCCTGACATTCCCTGCGAGTTCAACCTCATCTGCAAGACCTTTGAGGTGGAGTTCGATAATGAGCTCTTGAAGGATGAGGTCACCTACACGGTTGACTATCATGATGACAGGATCATCATCGTCCCGCGGTCCGAATACTTCAACCGCTCCAAGGAAGACGAGTATATCTCCTTCATCGCCTCCATCGTCTGCTCGTTCTTCATGTTCTGTAAGGCAGACGATGTTCTCGAAGATGACAAGATGATCCGCCTCTTCGCCCAGACATTCCATCAGATCGTCTCCACCTCTGTCTATGATGAGAAACCCGAGAAGCCTATGGTGGGTATCCCATCGTCCTTCCAACTCTTCGGCAAGACGATCAACATTCGCCCAGACTTCTCCATGTACAAAGCCAACGGTGCCATGGGTCTCGCCAAGCCGCATGAGTGTGAGATCCTCCTGCTTCCGGATAACGACCTCATCCCTCGGTCCTCAGCAGATCTCTTCGGCACATACCTGCATGAGGTAGTGCACTTGGTGTTCCATGCAATCGGTGAGGACGGCTTGTCCGCGAATGAAACGACAGTCAACCTCTTGGGATGCGCATTAGCCCAAGTCTATATGTCGGCTGAGTATTATGATCCAGAAATTGATGTTGAAGAGGAGGGAGAATAATGGCTGGTAAACTTTTTGTGACTGGAGATCTCCACGGTGAAATTGATGGAAGAATAATCAGTTCTAATAAATGGCCGGAAGGAAAAACATTAGATAGGGAAGATGTTCTGCTAGTGACCGGCGACTTTGGATTCTGGTGGAATGAATCCAGAAATGATTATTACTGGCGGGATCGGCTCGAATCTAAACCATTTACCATCGCCTTTTGTGAAGGAAATCACGACAATCAACCGCTGATGGAACGGAACCCTACAGTAGAAAAGTGGGGTGCTGATGTGAAGCAACTCCGGGACAATGTCTTCTGGCTCAGACGTGGCCGGGTGTACGACATCAACGGCGTGTCAGTGTTTGCTTTCGGTGGTGCCACATCATCCGACAAGGAAAGCCGTAATGCTTATGTGACTTGGTGGCCTGAGGAGGTTCCTACCTACGGCGAGTGGATGATCGGTGAGACTAATTTGGATGTTCGTAACTGGCAGGTGGACATCGTTATCAGCCATACTCTTCCGACGTGCATGAAGGATGAAGCATTCAAGCTCATCCAGGAAAAACGTGGGTTTATGCAGCCCATTGAGGATCCGACCGAAGCCATGCTCCAATCCTACTATGAGAAGACCCACTTCCTCGCATGGTTCGCTGGACATTTCCACACCAACACCCTACTTTCAGACGGGAAGACCCGTGTCATATACCAAAGAGTGCTCGATGTGAAGCAGTTGCTCATGCGAGACTAGGAGAAACGAATGGAACTGATGATTTTGATAGCCATTATGGCTGGGTTGGCTTTCTTTATGTTCATCGTAGATCGGCTGATTCGAACATACAAGAGAAGGAAAGTTGCGGTTGAACAAGCTATGGTCCTTCCAGAGCCGTTCAAAGACCACCCTGCGTTTCATGAGACAGATCTTCAGGAGTTCAGATATTTCTGGAGTATGTATGTCTTTTGTCAAAAATATCCAGGAATTCGATTGACTCTTCATTTTAACCATTACCCAACGCTTGACGATGTGTTCCGTCTAATCAACAAAAAATTCGGTGAGGGTGACGAGCGTTTGGATCATTTCCGAAAGGTGATCTGGAATCTTCCCTTCCCTGAGAAGCCTCAGCAAGCTGGAGGGAAGTCCGAAATATCCCTCTTCGGAAATTCAATCACCATCAGTCACGATATAATGACCGAGAACTAAAAAATCTGTTGACATCAAACCTCCCTCATGTTATTATTGATTTACGACATGAGGGAGGTCACAATGAAAATCACCAATAAGATCCGTAAACCACTTTCCAAAATTACCCACTCCGTTTCCACTGTCAGACATAATTCCCTCACTGACGCACTAAACATCATCGAGAAAGAAGGCCTCGAACCTCTGGGCCTGGAACTTCAGAACGAAGACGGCACCCCGTTTGGTGCGATCTTTTGTGGTGAAGAAGGTACTGCTTATATCAGGTTCGGAAACGCTGAAGAGATGGTTGATAACTCCCTCCTAGTATATTACTGGCACAAGCTGTCAAACAACCGTTGGGAAATCAACGCTTACTTTTCATAAAGGAGACCGCCATGCCGTTTGTCACTTCTGAAGTATACGCTGGAATGCCCGAAGAAGACCTCAACCTTATCATGTATGGCATTGTTGCTGAGCATGAGGAAGACCTCCTCATGCAGTATGATTTGGGTCTGGAACCCAATGAAACCATTGAGTATATGGCCGATGTTTACGAGATCGCCTACGGAGAAAAGTAATGAAAATCGAATGTAACGACGTAATGACTCTTATCCGCGGTTCTCTTATGGAGAACTTCTATCGCGAGAAGGACCGCATCATCAAGGAACACCTCATCAAGATTCTCGGTGAAGACTTCCGACTTGAACTTCCAAAACATAAGCTGTCGGTCAACATCTATCCGGATGGTTCAGAGCTTTACATGATCGACGGTGAAGGTATCGTGAAGTTCCTTTCGCTAAAGTCAGGTGTCGACATGCAGAATGGGAAGGGCAATCTGAGTCTTACCCAAAATTATTACTCCTTCGTATAAAAACTGTTGACACTAGGTTTCCGTTCTGTTACTATAATATAGTAATGGAAAGGGTAAATGAAGATGAATTTTACACGAGATTATTTGAAGAATATCTTTTCGACTTCGATACCTGATGCATTACTTGAACATGTTGATTCTTCTAAATGTTTCGTGGTTGGTGGTGCGGTACGTGATATCCTCTTAAATATTCCTTACAATGACATAGATATAACCGTTTCAATCAATGAACAGGAGTTTAATGAACTTCCTTTTGAAAAAGTTGGAAAAAAATTCCCGGTTTATATCGTCGATGATAAAGAAGTTGCGCTAACAAGAACTGAGCGTTCAATAGGTAATGGTCATAATGCATTTGAAATTGTATCAACGGGTGTTTCCATCGAGTCTGACTTAGCCAGACGCGATTTCACGATTGGATCTTTAGCGATTGATTGTAAAGGTAACCTCATCGACCCATTCGGCGGTGTGGAAGACCTGAACAGCCGCAAGCTCCGCGCTGTGTTTCCGGCAGCATTCCAGGAAGACCCCATCAGGATCCTCCGTGGTTGCCGCCTTGCCGCAAAGCTTGACTTCACTTTCGAGAGCAGAACCGCCGAGTTGATGTACGAAGCTGCTCCGCTGCTTGAAGGTGAGCGGAAAGAGATGATCGTAGTTGAACTCGAGAAGATGTACAAGCAGTGTGAAAAGCCGTCCGAGTACTTCTACCATCTCGCGAAGGTAGGTGCACTCGAGTACGTCTGTAGACCGCTCTTTGCTCTTCTCGGTGTTATCGCCGGTCCTGTCCAGTTCCATCACGACGAGCATGGGAACGAGATTACCGCTTTCGACCACACGATGTACGTGATCGACCGCTGCAAGGCCAATGGGTACAGCTTCGAGGTGTTCATGGCTTGTGTTGCTCATGACTTCGGCAAGGCAACCACCCCGACAGAGATCCTCCCTCATCACTATGGGCACGAGCTGCGGTCTGCTGGGATTGCCAACGAGTTCTTCGAGAATCACCGGTTCTCTGCTCGGACCAAGAAGCTGGCCATCAAGGCAGCCAAGCACCACATGAGCTTTCACTTCCTGACCCAGATGAAGCCACTGAAGATCGTGCGGTTTCTCCGATCGCTTCCGAGAGACCTCTTCTTCGAACTCATCGAGGTGGCTAACTGCGACCATCCGCTGACTGAAGAGCAACGTGTCATTATCTTCAGGTTCCTGGATGCGGTCAGACAAACTCCCATCGAGGTTCCTGAGCGAATCAAGAAAGATGGGAAGAAAATAGCAGAGTTCATCGATAATGAAATCACTAAAACGTTCAAGCAACTAACGAAAGGAGTGTAATCAAATGGATCTTCAAATCGCATGCCCGAAATGTGGTGCACAACTCACAAGCCCCGAGGACCGTCCGAAGATGGTGGTTGTAACAGGAGAACAGGTCGAAATGAACTGTGAAGTATGTTCAGGAACGTTCAAAGTCCATATTAGTATAGCAGAGAGGACCTAGATATAACCCTTCTGTTAAAGTCTTGTCAAATGTCTGATTTTGTTGTTTAATTTGTATCATTTGTGCTTGCATTTTTCACCGTGCCATCTTCCAAATGATCCGGGTTCACATGCTTTGCCACAGTATTTGCATATTCGTTTTGGTACTCTTTGTTTTCCTGAGATAATGTTATCTATATGTGATTTTGGTAATTTTTGTTCTTCATACGAATACTAGCTGCTGTTTTGAATTCATCAGACATTGATTTGCCTTTATTCCAAGAAGGTCTTCCTTTTCTAGTAATAGACATTTTTTGTTTGGTTTCTTCTGAGGCTTTTCTATTTTTCGCTTTTTTGATATCCGCTGTTTGGTTTCTTCTGAGTGAGAATAGTTTAGTTTGAGCCAAGTATATTTTCTAGAATTATATCTACCATTTGTAGACATCATTTTGAATGCTTTTGCCATTCTTGGGCCCTTAGCTATATGACCTCGCCATATACGGGCAAGAAGCAGATGGGCGATGAAATGTTCACGCAAAGGAAGGTTGACTCGATTCCAGGAACCGTTAATATCTTGAATTCCATCAAGCTTTGCGAATGAACGAGGGATGATGTGATGGTCTTCCGTTTGTTTCTTGATCCTGGGAGTGTTTCTGTTTCGTTTGATGATGCGGTCGTAGATTGCTTGGTAATCCATGACATTCTCCCTGATAAATAGATGTGACCGGGACAGCGGAGATATTCTCCCCTCCGTTGGCTGTCGACCCCCATCGCAGCCTTACCGGTTCCATTCTTATTTATAAATCTATTGACATTATCAAGAAAAGAACATATAATCAAATAAAAAAGGAGAATGAAAATGGCAATGAAACCTGTTCGGACTGGCGTGAAACCTGCAACAGCGTTGAAGGCAATAAAGGAATTCTGCATCGAATGCATGGGCGGCGACAAGAAAGAAGTCGAACATTGCACCGCCCCTAAGTGTCCGCTCTTCGACTTCCGCTTCGGAAAGAAGCCGGGCAAGGGTGAAAAGAGTGACAAGCCCAAGCGGGTTCTGAGCGAAGAAACCAAGGCTAAGATGGCCAAGGCCAGGGAAGCCAAGAAAAAGAAGGTGTAGTATGGAAGAGAAACCCTACATTTATCGAACTGCTCATTACCATCGCCATCATCGGCATTCTCGCCGCCATCATCATCCCTGCTCTTGCACCGGTCGGTAAGGTGATCACTACCGGTATCAGTGCGGCATTCTAAGGAGACACCATGCTAACTCTCGAATTATTGGCTGCTTTAGCCAAGACAGTTTCAATAATGGGCGGGGTTGGTATCATTCTTGCTGCTGTCAAAACTGCATTCTAAGGAGACACCATGCTAACTCTCGGAACACTGTTTGCACTCATCCTCATCGGTCATCTCATCGGCGACTACTTTGTTCAAACCGAGTACCAGGCCACAACCAAGAAGTTTCCCTGTACTGAAGGGCATCTCGCTTGTGCCATCCACTGCCTCACCTACTCGTGCACTGTGGTAGCTACCATCATGATCCTCGGGAAGTGGCTCTGTGACATCGACATCAGCTTCTACCAGCAGCTTGCCACGTTCGGTCTGGTCTATCTCAGCCATTACCCATTCGACCGAACCAACATCATCGGCAAGCTCATGGCACTAAAAGGTCTCGTCAAGCCGCCGGTGCTCGACATGAAGAACAGCACGAGCCCGAAGGACATCCTGGATGTCACCAAGTACTTCGTGGTGTACGTCGTGGCAGACAACACGGCTCATCTCTTCTTCATGACACTCTTCCTCGGCTTCCTGCTTCTGTAAGAAAGGAATAATAATGGGATCACTCAGTTTTTTCGACCTCTCAAGGTATAAAGGTGATGTTCTGGTGGAAACCGGAACTGGAATGGGGTATGGTGTTGACTATGCTCTGAACAGTGGTATTCCTAAGGTTCACTCCTGTGAGGTCTACGATGAGGTCTTTCAACATGTGACGAAGAGATATGAGAACGACCCTCGGGTAGAGATCTATCAGCAATCCAGCATCTATTTTCTGGACAATCTCCTGCCCCAGATACCCAAGGACTCCCGTATCGTCTTCTGGCTCGATGCTCACTTCCCTGGTGCTGACTTCATCACTCATCAGTACAAGAGTGACGACAATGAAATCAACCTGCCGCTCGTGCATGAGGTCGATATCATCAAGAAGCATCGAGCCGGCTGTTCGGACGTGATTCTCATAGATGACATGCGGATTCTCGACCCGTATGACAGAGCAACCCTGGAAAGTCTCGGTCTCTTCCTGAACTACCCAGGGCTCAGTTTCCTCGACGACTTCAAACCTACCCATCACATCGCCAAATATTTCGTTCATCAGGGATATATTGAGCTGGTGCCGGTGGACCTATAAAAAGTTCTTGACATCCCAGACCTCCTCTGTTATTATGGAAACACAATACAGAGGAGGCTTCCATGAGTACAGAGTTTGTTTGGCCAGATTTCGGAGTAGGCATCAGGGACATCGTGGTGAAAGAAATGCCCTACTCTGAGATGCGGGCAGCTTTCAACGAGATGGCAGGCATCACCAAGTTCCTCACAGCGGACATCGGTTGGTCGGACATGATCCTTCGGTTCGACGATGACCGTAAGTTCGACGAAGCCGCAAAACTCCTGACTGCTGCTAACATGCCATGGGAAGAGAGGGAAGCATGAAAGTTTCAGGCCACAAGAAGATGGTTGCGGAGTTGTTCGTGACCGTGGATGGATACACCGTCAGGTTCAACGATCTCTTCGAAATCGTTGAGGAACTGATGGATTGCGACGGTTTTACTGAAGCGGTGGTCATCTATAGCGATGAAGTGGCTCTGCTCTTGGGTGCGGGTGGATATGCTCGTAAGAACTCCCGCGGTTCCTGGTACCGGACGGATAAGACCGAGGCACTTTATGATGAACTCGGTCGGCTTGATGATTTTCCGATGAAAGGCTGATATGTACTGCACGAACTGTATGGGTAGGGTTCACGAAGTAGGTCATAACATTTCCACTGACCACGAAGAGACCCAGTTCTCCGAGTGTTATTGTGGAAGAATCTCGTCCATAGTCTATCCTTATGACGGAGATGAACGCATCCTTTTCGTTGGCCTTGCTCTCACCCCGTCGGAGAAGGCACTCTACGGAAACATTGAGGTTGATTAATTATGAAAAAGAGCAAATCTGAAAATTTGAATAAATCCGTATATGACCGGATTCGTAAACCAACCACTCCTCCGACCAAGGTGATTCAGAGCCAAAAGGAGAAGCTTCGCGAGCGCGAGGACCGCAAAGCAATGGAAGAAGCCGAATGGGAGGTTAATTCATGACCGATTTTAGCGTCTCGCCCGGCTATTGGGCTGTTTATCCTAATTTTCTTCAACCAGGAAAATTCACCGTCGAACAACGCGATGCTGCTATTCTGTGGTGTCGAGAGAATTGTGTAGATAAATTCATATCTTCGGATCTTCATCCATGGGCTTTTCTTAATGAACAGGACGCACTGAATTTCCAAAAACAGTTTGGTGATATTGTACAATATAAACCAGAGGAGAGAATCTAATGAACACTCCGTCCAAAGTTCGTTTTATAAAGAAGGCGTCCATCGATCAGATCCGCTGGGGGGAGCAACGATGACCCGAATGACCTCCTTGAGGTTGGTAAAGTGTACGATGTTGAGGACTGGGAAGTACACTCCTGGCATACCAAGGTGCATCTGAAGGACTTCCCGGGTAAGCGGTTCAACTCGGTGAACTTCGAGGTGGTCGAGTGAGAACAATCATCTTCCTGGATTATGATTCAGTCCTGAACGATCTGGGCCTGGCATGGCTCCGCTGGTTGAATCCAAAATTCGGTGTGAACATCACTCAGTCCGACATTCTTCACTTCAACTGGCTTGAAGAGAACTTCCCGGGTGCCAACGAGTTCTGGGCAACTCCTGGCATCTACCATAATCACGTGAAACCACTGCCTGGCTCACATGATTTTGTTGCTAGGTGTATTCATCTGGTAGGTAGAGAAAATGTCTTTGTTCTGACCAGTTCACTGTCAAACATGGAACATGAAAAAGACGAGCATATCATGTATCATTACGGTCTTGATCTGAGTCAAATCATCCATGCCCATGATAAGGCCATCTATACCAAAGAGGGCATTCTGGTTGACGATCACCCAAAGAACTGCATAAACCACATCAACACCCACTGCACCCATGCTATTCTTTTCGACAAGGACAGCGAGTACGGTTGGTCCAAACCAGAACGGTATGATTTCTACGAGCCATCGTACCATGACCGTTTCATCCATCGGTGCACTGATTATACCCAAGTCCTTCGTTGTATCAGGAGACACCTATGTTGATTGAAATCCTAACCTACATTGCGATGGTGGCTGCGATTGGTGGCGGTCTGATTATGGCCGGCAAAAATCATACCTTAGCAGTCAAGTGGTTTGAGTTTGGCAATGCAGTCACTCTTGCTGTAGGTCTGGGAACCGGCAACATAGCATTGATTCTGACCGTTCTGGGGTTCATGGCGATTAACACCAAAATATACCATGACCCAGAATACAGACTCTTCCTTGTTCTGATCTTCTGTTACCTCCTTTCATTGCTCGGTGTTAGTATGGAAGTCTTTATGCGAATGGATTGGATAGGTCTCATTGCTACTGCATCTGCTCTTCGTGGGGCATGGTGTGTTGTTCTTGGTCGATTTAGGGAGATGAGCTATCAATGGATCTTTGCTGACAGTCTATTCACGTATGTTGGCATCAGAGATGGACTTCCGGGATTTACGATCCAATCAATCATCTTTGTCATTTGTGGTATTTTCCGGCTATACGGTATAGATCCGTTCGAAGTGGTCCGTCGGTGGTGGGGTAATCTTCTCATTTTGATAAATAAAACAAGAGAAATTCCAACCACCGAAGAGAATAACCGTGAATAATGCAGAAGTAATCAAAGGACTGGCTTCCCGGCTGAACCTGACCCATGCTGAGTCCAAAGCAACCATCCAAGCCTTGATTGATGTTGTGACGGAAGGATTGACTGAGCAAGGCAAGGTAACCATCAATGGTCTCGGCACCCTTGAGGTCGTTGAGCGGAAGGCACGGGTCGGCCGGAACCCAAAGACTGGCGGTACGGTCGACGTCCCAGCTAAAAACGTGGTGAGGGTCAAAGGGAAGGAAAATCTTTTGCAGGCGATTCAATAAATAGTTGACAATTTCTTTTAACCGTGTTAGAGTATGACACATAATCACAGACTAGGAGAATAAAGATGGCAAACAATTTTGAGAGGATGATGGAACTGTTGGAGAATGATATGTCCAACAGTGGATGGTATGGGAAATTTCATGATGAAGCCTTCCGTGGTAAGGGAGATCCAGACCCAAAGGCTATTCATCGTGAATTGAGAAAACATGCAGAATACCAAGGTTTTGACGAGAAACCTGTGGTGAGCTACATCAAGAAAAACGGCGAAAACCATGGCAAAGAAATCTTCATGGTAGTAAAACACGAAGGCGCATCCATGTCCAAAGATTTATTGAAACATGTCAATACTTCAATGAAAAACCATTTTCTGGGAAGACACGTTGCGACTGAGGTGGACCCAGCAAGAAAAAATGGAGAACTTCGTCCTGGTTTTAGCGAAATAAGGGTATATGCCAAAGTTCCTGCTGGTCACCCAGACAAGGAAAGGAAAGGAAAACAAGTAAGTTCGGAGCTGATATAAATAGTCTGGCCCCGCAGAATATGAAAAAATTCGATTAACCGAAAAACCTCTTGACAATCCAAATCCCATCTGCTATTCTGTTTATAACGATAGCAGATGGGATTTTTCATTTTCAGGAGGTATATCATGTCGCTTGTTCCTGTCGTCAGAGTCAAACTGGTCAAAGAAGGTAACGTTCGCACCACTGATAAGCGGTTCACCTCTCCTGAGCAAGTAGCCGAAATGGCCCGGGCCTTTTCGACGACACCGACCGTGAAATATTCGCCGCGTTCTATCTGAACGGTAAAAACCAGATTTCGGGTGTAAACGAGGTCAGTGTCGGTTCCCTCAACCAATCAATCGTTCATCCCCGTGAAGTATTCAAAGGTGCTCTCCTCGCTAACGCGGCGGCGGTCATTCTCGTTCACAATCACCCTACCGGTGACCCCTCTCCCAGTCAAGAAGATAAAGAAATCACCCGCAGACTCAAAGCTGTAGGTGACGATCTTGGCATTCGGGTTCTGGATCACGTGATTGTCGGTGATGGTACCGAAAATTATATGAGCTTCTGTGATAGTGGGTTGATTTAGAAATTCAGGTAAATAATCTGTTGACATATCCTTTCTTTTCCTGTAATATAAAATTACAATTTGAGAGGGAGGTAGACAATGAAAAACATCAAATTCAGCAAAGACAACTGGTCCGGTGGAAGTTCGGTAGTAAAGATCAACGAGAAGACCGGTGAGTTTACTCTCAGTCATATGACTGAGAAATTCAAGCTGAAATTGACCGCCACTGAAGACTTTGAAAATATCTTCGAGATTTTGTTGGTCGAGAAAAAATCCTTACTGAAACTTGGTACTGTATATCATAACTATGTCAACGACTGTTCGGATGCCGTCGGCAACGGTGGTGTAGATCGCCAACATACCGGAAAATACTCGCACTATGTGGCAGCAGCAAAACTTATTTGTAACGTTCTCTAAAGGAGGATAACATGCCATCAGCATTCGTTGGTCTTCGTTCAGCAACCACTGAGTTCTATGTTGAATACACCGCCAAAAAGCAAACACCCGAGGGTGTCGTTATAAGTACCGAAGAAAGAAAAGAATTCCCGGGTACGGTTGAAGGTGCAATTAAACTCCGTGAATTTATTGATGGACTTTGTGATAAAGGTTATCTCGTAAACGGTTCAAGTGACCTCTATCACCCGAGGGAGTTTCCCGGGTTTGAACTAGGTGCAATCGACATCGCGTCCGGGGAAGTAGATGTCAGGCCTGTTCAAAAACGTGTCGTACTCCCAAACGACGATCACACCGCTCTTCTAAACAGAATTGCAAAACTTGAGCAAGGACTGAAAGAAGCCGCCGCTCATATTGTGAAACTTCAGAAGCACATCAATGCTCTTGAGCACGGTAATGTCGGACACGCGGGGGTAACCAAAAAATGATCATTCCATGCTTCGTTTGTGGTTCTGATAAAATTGTCATTGCCCCGGCTGAATGCAGTAATCGTTTCATAATAACGTGTCAATGCGGCGATACCCCTCATCAACCAGGTTCTGACACCGAGCCGATGTGCTTTGTTTCTATCGATGCGGCCATAGCTCAATGGAATCTTCGGGTTCACGGCAAGATGATGAGACTCATCAATCGTCAAAAGAACAGAATAGATAGTCTTGAAAAATTTATTCTCAATGTCCCTCATTCCAAGTCATGTTTGGATAGTTTGGCTTATGGTGGAAATGTTGCTGTGGTAAAAATCTCATTCTCGGAGCAGGACAATGAAAGAAGCCAGTAAGGCAATGCGCCGCCGTGCTCAGACCAATGAGTACGATCAGTACTTCAAGGGTCACGGCGTCGACATTGGATGTGGCGATGACAACATAGTGCAGTTCGCAGATCGCTTCGGGATGACATCATGTCGTGGGTATGACCTGCAGGACGGCAATGCACAACACTGTCTGAACCTCGAGGACCAATCTTTCGACTTTCTGCATTCCTCCCATTGCCTTGAGCACATGGAAAACCCATTCCAGGCCATGCATAACTGGATAAGGGTGGTGAAGACTGGTGGATACCTGGTCATCACCGTGCCCGATGAGGTGATGTATGAGAAACGGAAGTGGCCTCCTGTCTTCAATAAAGACCACAAGTGGTCCTTCCGGCTCAACGATAGCCCATGCAGCGACCGCTCTCTGGACGCGATGGACTTTTTCAGATCGTTCGGTCATGTTCGTATCGTCTCGGTGAAGTATCTGAATGATGGATACTACGAGGACGGAACAGACCTCACAGCGATAGCCGGGGCAAGCCATGAATGTGCCATAGAGGTCGTACTTCAGAAAATCTCGCATCCGTATAAGTCCGTTCGGAACTGGGCTCTGAACGGCTTTGCATTCGTCCTGAATAGCCTGGCCATGGGTGATGTGATCGCAGCAGTGCCGGTCATAAAGTACAACATCGAGCGGTTCTATGCCGACGGCCAGATGCCTTACCGGGTTGTGGCCAAGAAGATGTTCAGGCCGCTCTTCCCGTTCGTGGATGATGCTCATTGGCATGACTTTGAAGATGCCGCGAATGACTGGGGCATCCCGAAGAACTGGGCTGTGGGTGTGCTGAACCAGAAGAACAGCGGCACCAACATCATCCGGTCAACCCCGAAGACAATGCTGCTTGGACAGTATGCCGCACTGAAACTGACTGACCGCATGCTCCCGGTGGAGGTTCTCAACTACGTCCCGTTGGAAAAGGTGGACATCTCCAAGTTCAACACTGACTTCAGTAAGGCAGTGATCTTCGTAAGCACCTACAGAGATTACACCCGAAGCTGGCGTGCTGACCACATGCTTGAGGTGGCTAAGTTCGTAAAAAGCATCGGCCTGTTACCGGTGTTCATCGGCAAGACCGACATGAACCTCGACACCAAGATCGCTCCGAAGACATCCTTGCCCGACGATGTCTCTGAGTACGGCCTGGACCTTCGCAATGCCACCACTATCCCGGAGCTTTACACCATCATGTCAGAGGCCAAGATTGTGCTCGGCATGGACTCTGGACCCATCCATCTGGCAGGGTGCAGCAGTGTTCCCATAGTTTGCGGCTATACCAGTGTAGATGCATCAGTCCGCATCCCGGTCAGAAAAGACGGACCGACTGTCACCATAAAGCCGCGTATGGATTGTGCTTCATGTGAAACAAACTGGGCAAGCCACTTCCATAACTTCGAGGAGTGCTTCTTCGGACATGCCAAGTGTGTCGATGATATGTTGCCAGAGCGGTTCATCCATGCTATCGGCCTCATACTTTCAAAGGAGAAATAACGAATGGAACGAATGAACATCGAAAATACCAATTCAAAGATCCGAAGCACCTATAAGTTTGATTTTGATAATGGGGTCTGGCATCAATGTCCAAACGGAGTGAAGGACATAGAGAAGGGTGACCTTTTCTACATAGCCGAGCCCGAAGGCGGACGAGTAAAGGACAGAGACGGTTATGAGATCTTTGTCGCCATTGCCAATCCCACCCTCCATGAAGAATCAGGACGAATGCAGGTTGAGTGCCTTCCAGTTCCAACATTCAAGGAGAACTAACCAATGAAAATCAACGAAGCTCTTGAAGTAACCGGAAAAATACGTCGGGTAGGATGGGATTTTGACATCTTTGCCAGGCTCGAAAGTGCTCTTTCGTTCAAACTCTTCAAGTCATTCGGTGATGACTAGGAGCAACTTTACGGCGGTGGACTGGGAACCGGTTTACGACCGATCCAAAACACTGAACATTATCCAGGCCATGAACGAACTCACTGACGGTGCCAAGATCATCAAGCGAATTGATACCGGCAGAACATACAGAATGGTCAACGAACGACTTTATCCGACGCATGGTGGAGATGGGTGTTCTGGTCCGGCTGCAGTGGTTCTCTCCATGGAGTTTATTAATGCACGATATGTGGTCGTGTCATAGAAAGGTGGTGATTCCAAGTGGGTCTAGAAAAAGAACGCTGCTTGAAGTGTTCTGGATCGAAGCTTGTACCGCATTCATTCCTGACGTTTCAGTGCCGGGATTGTGGTGAAGTACACATCGTCAATGAAGAGGGTGAACTTGACGGTGAACTTTTGTGTTGTGCCTAAAAACTGTTGACAATCTCTAGGATGTTTGTTATTATAGACTTACGATAACAAACAACTTGGAGGTTATCATGAAACTCATTCCCGCTATTATAAGTAATGCCAAGTCGAACAGAGTACCTCAAAGTTACCTGTTCTATTTATAATTTTGTTGACATTTCCTTTAGAAAATAATATAATAGAAACATAATAGAAACATAATTGAGAGGAGAATGACATGAAAAATGTAAGACGCTTTAATGTTGACGGATTTGCTGACGAAAACTCTGAAGGTAATTATGTTCTCTACACCGACTACGAGAAACTCGAGCAGCGTTATCGCTCACTCCTGGAGATGGTTAAGGATACCGGACTTCACATCGCCAAAGACCTCAAGGAGGTTTGCCAACCATAAGCTGCCAGCACGCTGGGAAGGAATGATGGGGTAGTCGAAAGGCCGCCACATTTTTATTTTGCGTCTCTCATTTTTTGTTTACATCACTTAATTCTTGTGATATAATGTATTTAGAAGGATGATATTAAGTAAGGGAGGTACACACTATGTCGCGCTATTGGGAAGTTCCGGAATACAACATGAGCGACTGGGACGCTCAGCAGTTCGCCATGAAGAACAGCTACGGCCGCGCCTACATGAACGAGATCAGGGAGCGGTTCGGTCTCTCGCCCAACTTCGTAGCCGAGGTCACAGGGGTTAGGGCCGACGGTTCGCCGGCAACATGCACAGTCTTTGTCGTGACTGATGGATTCAGCTTCCGCACTGATGCTGTTCATCACAAGGGTCGGTACATCCTCAACGGTTTTAAGTCTTCCACTGCTCAGCGCGCCGTCACCTGCACTTACCAGGAACTCTCTGAGCAGATCAATGCAAACGAGATCTATCAGGACATCCAGGACGCGGCCAAGATCATCGCCCACGAGAAGCACATCGAAGTGATGGCACGCCTCTACCGCGGAATGAGCCCGGCGGCCCTCGAAGCAGCAACCGACCGCATCTGGGAATTGGCCGCATCCGACAAGTACGAGGAACTTTATGCATGGTTCATGGATCACGGGTTCAAGAACATCCCTCCAATTGAAGTGCTCCGCAGCAACCTGAAGCCCTCGATGAAGGACTGGGTCACCAAGTCCGGCCCCGACGGTTGGGGACATCAGTGTGGTTTGGCAATGAAGATCAATTGGAAAGCCCGCAACTTCGAATCTTACGGATGGTCGTCCGACGACTAAGGAGGGAACGTGAAGTTCTGGAAATTCGTGGCCGACTGCATCAAAACGGCAATAGATCTGCAACTCGCAGTGAAGAAGAAAGCAGAAAAAGTCAAGAAATAGATCTCGAATGGCCTTTGAGCTTTGCTTTTATAATGAATCTAGGAGGGATGTATGTAGCAGTCCAGAAATGTAGTGCCGCATTCCTTCCTGACAGTCAAATGTCTTAACTGCCATGCTGTGCACGTGATAAACGAAGAAGGTGAACTCTGTGGAGATTTTCTTTGTTGTGCATAAAAATTGTTGACAAATCCAGCCAGGAGGTTGCCAATGAAACCATTCTCTGCTATCATCTGTACCCTTTCCATTGTTGCCTGCATTATCGCCGCTGTTGAACTTCCGATAACTCCAGGTCTTCTCCTTTCCCTTTTTCCTCTCGCAGCATTCATCTTCCTCGGTGCCATCGGCAAGTTCGACCGTAAACCCTCTAAAGGAGGCAAGTAATGAAAGTTGAAGCCGAAGTCAAAGAGATGTTCACATTATCCCTTCAGAACCGCTGTCATTATGGCGGCGAATATGATTCTTCAAAAGACTTCACCATTTCCCATACACATGAGGATCGCGACCGCGTCATCAAGGTGATGGTCTACAAGCTGGCCAAAGCCATAGTTCAGCGTAGATTCCAAGCAGAGAATGTCGAAGGATATTACTGCATGTATCTCATTTATGACGGTAAGTTCTTTCCTCTTCAGGACATCGGCAACATGGAGTACGAGCCGATGCGTCTCGAAGGTAATCGCGGTTACTCCGATGTGGTTTTCTCACCTGACCTGAAGATATGGGTCGAACGTTTCGAGAAGAAAGCTAAACGTGATGCCGAACGTCGTCACCGGGAACAGCTAAAGCTCAACGAGGAGAACCAGAAGAAATGTGAAGAGGCATTCGAGATGTCGGAGAGGAAACTCCTCAATGATCTCCTCAAGAAATATGGGATACCCAAAGAAATCCGTTGACATTCAGCTCTCCATGATATACAATGAATCAACAACGATGAAAGGAGAGCTATATGCTCAACGTAGTGGAATACCTCAAGTCCGGCAAGACCTTCGCTGATCTCGAAGCAGAGTTCGGCATCAAGTCCAAGCCGCATCCCTCCGAGCCGCTCGTCATTCTCAACTACGACCAGATCGAATCTCCCAAGACTCACCCGATCGTTCGGGAGTGCCGCGGTCTCGTCCTGCACTCCGAGACATTCGACGTTGTTGCCAAAGGTTTCGACCGCTTCTTCAACGAGGGTGAGGCTTACGAGCTGACCAAGGACTTCGACTGGACCCGCCCGGTGGATGTCCGCACCAAGGAAGACGGTTCCTACATCAACCTCTTCAGGTTCGACGAGAAGGTCTTCATCACCACCCGTGGTTCCTGGGCTGACGGTGAATGTGGCTTCTCCGGGAAGACCTGGGCCGAGATCGTGCTGGAACTCTTCCCATCTCAGCTCAACCCAGCTGACATCCCGCCCGGCGTGAACATGATCTTCGAGCTTTGCACCGTGCACAACAAGGTAGTCCGCTCCTACCCTGAGCCGAAACTGGTACTCCTCGGCATCACCATTCATGGTGTGGAGATGGATCCGATGGAGGTGGATGCTTTTGCGTTTACTTGGGATATTTCCCGCCCTGAAAAATTCCTGTGTGGATCCATTGAAGCAGTCCAGGAACTAATCGGCGAGAAATCTGCCAATGATCCTACCTGGGAAGGTCTGGTTCTCCGTGATGCCAACGGGATGCGCCTGAAGGTCAAGTCTGCTACCTACGTGGCTCTGCATCACATGAGAGGCGAAGGTGATAACTTGTTCAATCCCAAGTACATCATCCCCTTCATCCTCAAGGGCGAATGTGAAGAGGTTCTCACCTACTTCCCGGAGATCGAGGAGAAGCTGAATGAGGTCGGTGAAGCCGTCGGTGCTCTTTGGCTTGAACTCAGCCAATACTTCTCCAAGGTCGGCTCCCAGGGCATCACCGACCAGAAGGAGTTCGCTCTGGCCGTGAAGGACTGCCGCTTGTCCTCCATCCTCTTCCGTCTGAAAAAGGAGAACCGCCTGACTTTCAAAGAGCTCGATGCAGAGTTCCGCTCCGACCCGGTGAGGATCCACAAGATTCTCTACCGGTAAAAAGTAGTTGACACCAAGGCATCACCGTGTTTTTTTCTTTACAATTTTCATAATGATATCGTTTCATATTACCGCAACCGCCAATTTTGCCACAATAAGGGCATTTTATTTTATCGAATGTTTTTCCTTTTGAACTTTCACTGATTTTTCGTTTTGTTTCCTCGGATCTAGGTATACCCCTCGGAGTTTTATCTGAAATTATTTTTGCTTTACTAATTTTTCGTTTTGTTTCTTCGGATCTTGGACCTTTACCACGTCTTATCAGACTCATTTTATTTTTGGTTTCATCTGATAACTTGTAAGATAACTTTATCCAAGCATAGTTTTTAGAAGTATACCAACCACAGTTAGCCATTTGACGAAAGGCCCGAGCCATTTTAGGACCTTTGACTTTATGCCCTCTCCATATACGAGCGAGAAGCAAATGAGCAATGAAGTGTTCACGATGTGGCAGATGAACAATGTTCCAAGATCCGTTGATGTCTTCTATCCCATCGAGCTTCGCAAATGACTTTGGGATGATATGATGCCCGTTGGTTTGAAACTTGACTTTGGAATGATCTTTGTACTTTGAAATGAGCTGATTGTAGATAGACTGGTAATTCATGACAGTTCCCTTGATAAATAGATGTGACGAGGACAGCAGGGTTGTTCCCTTCTCTGTTGGTCGTGTGTTCCCGCACCGACCTTACTCGTTCCATTCTTATTTATAATTTCCTTGACATTTTCCATACTTTTTGTTACTATAAAAATAGGAAAGAAGCAGCCGTGAACTGCACGTACCCATTGGAAAAGAAATGAGAACCCTCTTCAACATTATCATTAACTGCTTCCTGGACATCTTTGAAGATTTCGGGAAGGGCATAATTATCGCGGTCAGCATTTTTCTTTAGGAGGATTCCATGAAGCTCGGTAAACATGCAGTGATTGAACCCATAACCAGCATTTCCCCGCCAGATGGACCAAACATCCGCTTCACTGATCTTCATGGCGCATCCATAGTGATGACAGTGGCTTCCGTTGCCAGACTCTACAGTGTTATCGCCATTGAAGCCGAGCGTCGTGGCGAAAATCTCGAGGAGTACCTGGACCGGATGGTTGCTGTCGAAGAAGCCAATTTTCTCTGAGGAGAAACTAATGAACATCACTCTCATCCTGTTGCTCATCTGCCCGTTCCTCATCCCATGTTCGATGGACCGAGCAATGAAGATAGCAGAAGATACCCTCGACAAATTTATTGTGATTGATGATCGAACTGGCGGGAAATATGGCAACTGAAGGGAACTATGTCAAGCGAGAATGGCTCAACGGGGATATGTCATATTCCACCAGTTCGGTGGTTTCATACCACGGCAAAAGCAAACGACCCATATATGGACTTTGATGATGAGCCAACCGAGCAGTATGTGATGTGGCTTGAGATTGCCGACTGTAAAGACAAGGTCAAGCTTCACCGGGCATACAAAGACACACCTGAAGAGTTCATCGAGAAGATGAAGAAGCTTCGGATGCATATTGATGATTTCATAACATTCCTGGAGGAAGAACATGGCTACTAAGAAAGAGAACTTCAGCATCAAGATCCCAAGGATATGTGGAGAGTGGTCAAACCGTCAATGCGTGACGTGAATGAAGGTTATCCCCTGGCGTTCCTTACTCCCGACGGTACCGACAAGGCTGCTGAGAAAAGGAAAGAGACCGGTATTCACTGGGCTCTGGAACACAGCGAAAGTTATGACAAGGACATCTCTGAAAGAACCGAATCATTCCCCAACCTACCGCGGGACGGCTTCCGGATAGCCAAGGCTGTCAAGCGGACCGGATGGAACGGCGGGAATGTCGTCTGGCGGATAGAGGACCCATACGGTTTCACGGTGGAAATCCAGTCAGGGAACCTCCAGAACATCCTGGAGAGCTGCACTGTAGATAAGGGTCTCATCTTCGGCAAGTGTGTATGGGCTCGTGACGGAGCTTCCAACATTCTGCTTCCGATGGACACCGAGGAATATCGGCAGGCCATACGGAACACCGAAAACCTCAAGGTGTCATTCAATCCGGATGATGTTCCGCTTGGCAGCACAGTGAAGCTCCGCAATGGCAAGAACATGATATGGCTCGGCCAGTTCTTCATCCATCAGCTGAGACTCGACGAGATGATTCTTGACCCTGAGAATAATCACCAGGTGAGATATCTTGACCCGTTTGTCAAGTGCTCAGACAAGGCCAAGTTCTGCTTCTATGATCCGAATGAAAAGTTTGAGTGGAGAGGAAAGACCCAGAACATCTATGCCTACTCCAAGTTCGACATCATCGAAGTGGTAGACACGTCATGCCTGATGACAGTGAACACCGTGATCGCCAACAAGATGCTCACCGACTGTCGTGTGTATACAGGGAAGGACCTTCTGTGGAACACCGTGGCACTTACCCGGTACAAGACCGACCTGGAGTGGAGGTTCGAGACCGAGGAAGTTCCCAAAGACAAGTGGCCCGTGGTTGATCATGTTGCCAAAATCACCTCCAGAAAGATGATCGCCAAGTATCAGTGGGTGTTCTATGAATATTCGTCTTTCACCTCCAGGTGGAGTCATATGGCATCCACCGTCAACTTCAACGAGCTCGAGGAGTTCTCTGATAAAAAGTTCAAAATCAAGAGAGTTCCCGTACAACAACGTGGCATCTATGCAAGAGAGCCGTACTTGCAGAAAGTGACATATAACCATTCCATGATTCCTGGTAATGAGTTCACCGGTCAGTTCTACTACCTAAACATCTTCTTTCCGCAGCTCAACATCACTGCACAGATATCCGAATAAAAATATTGACACCAGCCAACCATGATGTTATAATAGAAACATCAATGGAGGAACGAATAAAGAAAGTGTACATGGGCATAGGCATTCCGGGAAGCGAATTTTTATGAAAAAATATAAATAGCTATGGAGGAATAAATCCATGGCATGTATAAAGTGTAGAAGTGAAGAGAAATCAGGCAAACAAGGTGACCGGCGTTGTCCAAATTGTGGTTATCGCCCATCACCATATGAATGTAATATTGAAAAATATGGCAAAGAAGAAGCAGATAGATTATTAGAAATAACAAAAGAAAAAATGAGAAACAGAAAACCAACAATGAAAGGAAAAACAGTTTACCAATGTTGGTTAGAAAAATATGGCAAAGAAGAAGCAGATAGATTATTATCACAAATGAAAAACAAACAATCAGAAAGAAGACAAGGAGAAAATAACCCATTCTTTGGAAAAAAACAAGATAAAGAAAAATTAAAAAAAGCACAAGCAAATAGAAAAAAAGAATCATATCAAACCGAAGATTTCAAAAATAAATGCAAAAGACTCGGTTCATCAAATGGGATGTTTGGAAAAACAGTTTTAGAATGTATGGAAGCAAAATATGGTATAGAGGAAGCAAAAAAAAGATGGACAGAACAAAATAAGAAAAAAGCAAGATATGGTTCAGATAACGGACAATTCGGAAAACCAGCGCCTATGGGATCCGGAAACGGTTGGTCTGGATGGTTTTCTGGTTTTTACTTTCGTTCATTGCTTGAATTGTCCTTTATTGTTCAAAGTATCAAAAATGGTATAGAAATAAAATCAGCTGAATCAAACGATTATCGAATCGAATATTATGATAAAAATGGTAAAAAAAGAAATTATTTTCCGGACTATGTAATAAATGACGTAATATACGAAATCAAACCATATTCATTATTGAATACGGGTGATAATAAACCAAAATTTGATGCGGCTAAAGAAAAATTTGGACCAGAAAAATTTATCATTCTTACTGAAAAAGAAATTGACAAACTACCCGATGATGTAATAAAATTGATGTATATAAACGGCGAAATAAAATTTACCGAACGGTATAATAAAAAATTCAAAGAAAGATACTTGTGAATAAGAAAATTTTTATTTCTATTGGTGTTCCGGGTTCAGGCAAGTCCACCGCTCTCGCTGAGATCTGTCGGAACCGCACATACCGCTACGTGTCTGCTGATGAGGTTCGCCTTCTCGTCAACGGTTCAGTGGAGTCTCAGGCCAACCCCAGTAAGGTATGGGGTATCGTCTTCGAGCTCTTCACCAAGGCCCTCGAGGACCCGACCTGTGACACCATCGTGGTCGATAACACTAACATTACCTTCGACAACCGAAAGAAGTTCTATGACGTTGCCAAACTATATGCCAAGCAAGTAGAGTTCGTCCTGGTTTGGGTTGATGTTCCAGTTGAGGTTGCAATACGTCGGAATGCCGGCCGTAGCCGCAAGGTACCTGAGCACGTCATCCGTGGCATGGCAGAACGGCTCCAACCGCCTACCGTGGATGAGAGAAATGCTTTCGAGGTCATTGTGGTGAGATGAGAGCAATCATCCCGAAGAAGAACTTCAGAGCACTATTCATAGAGGCAATCGAATACTGTGACAGGTGCTGGATTGATATGTTGGACTGCAAGACGTCATGGCGGAGATTGCCGTCCGATAAGTCCATTGATGATGTACTGGAGATGTGCGAGAATGGCAAGCCGATTCTTACATGTATCTATCGAGTCGGACGGCTTGAAGGTGCGGAGGATTTCTATGAGTTCTGCGCATCCACCATGCGCGCTAACGAACCAGATTACTACCTCTGGGTATTGGTAAAACCAGAATATGCCCGGAAGCTCAGCCTGAAGTATGGCTTGAAAATGAAGGAATACTGATATATACGGAGACAATGAAGATCACCGAGGAAAAAGAGACCATCGTCCGTTATGTCACCGCTTACAAGTGCTCGGTCTGTAAGAAAGAGTACACTGACATCATGGAGCTCCAGGAGTTCTCCACAATAGAGTTCGAGGGCGGGTATGCCTCGGTGTTCGGAGATGGTGCTGTCGGCCGCCTGGACATCTGCCAGCACTGCTTGAAGGAACGGTTGGGTGAGTTCGTGGAGTGGCAAGAGTACGACGAGAATGGAGATCCGGTATGAGCAAGATACTGACGATCACCGCCAGTGAAAAACGGTTCTATGAGCTGAAAGATGCTTTCAGGGGAATGGAGTGAATACTTTTCCAAGCCAAAGACCAAATTCCAACCATCGTGCAGAATGACAAGGAGGTGTCGACTGATGATCTGGTGGAGTTCATCAATAATTACCAACAGACCCGGAATAAACTCAGGGATGAGTTTGAAGCCATGATGGCTGCACTCGACACATCGTACAAGCGGATCATCCTAGAGATCAAGAAGGAGAATGATATGCTATGATAATGTATGCAGTCACCACTATTGACATCAGGAATGGGAAGGCACCTACATCAGCATGTTGTTGCGTCGGGATTTTCAAGGATCTGGAAGATGCCGAAGACGTGGTCCTGAATAACAGGGCAGACATTGCTGAAGGCGAAACCAATGAGTTCGTCGTGATCGAGGAAGTGGAAGTCGGTATGGTATACCCGCTCTGCATGACCCGCTATTGGTACAAGTATGATCCTGATCCGTCTAACGAAGACGAAGGTCTGTACTGGCGGACAGAAGAACCGGAGTGGGCAAGCGGGATCGTGAACTGGGGAATAGGGTAAAGGAGACATCATGGCAACCAAGCGTTTTTTGTGACTGCTGTGGAAGAGAAGTAGGGTTTCGGCAGTTCACTGAGTTCTCCATCAAGAAACACATCGATCAGATCGGTGTCAAGGAGATATTCGGTGGTTTTGTCGATAGTGCCGGCAACCCGGTGTCTGATGCATCTGTTTCATATGACCTCTGTAATGCCTGCTATAATAGCGTAGCAATGGCTGCCATGGAAATATTCAAGGATCACATGCATGAGAATCACTGAGGAAACTCACGAGATAATGGAGAAATATGGATGGACTATAATCCGTGGGTCTCCATTGGAAATCGAGCACCCCGATGGTTCTTTCGCGACGATGATGGTAGCAGAGGTGTTCATCAATGCAACAGTTGCCGCCGAGCTCAGAAAGAGGAAAAAGAAAAAATGAGAAAATTAGCGAGTGTAAAAATAATCAAGGAACTCCTCCCCATCGAGGGAGCCGACCGAATCGAGGTAGCCAAACTCGAAGGCATCATGTGGCAGTGCGTGGGATTGAGGTGGTGTGTGAACATATGACAAACTATAGTTCTTTTATAAATATAAAATAAATTATAAAGGAACTGTCATGAACTACCAGTCTATCTATGATCGGCTTATTGCCAAGTTCAAAGATCATCCAAAAGTCAAGTGTCAAACCAACGATCATCATATCATCCCAAAATGTTTCAAAAAGATTGATGACATCGAAGACATTGATGGACAATGGAACAGAGTGCATTTACCTCATCGTGAACACTTCATTGCTCATTTGCTTCTTGCCCGTATATGGCGGGGACATAGAGCCAAAGGACCGATGATGGCGAAAGCATTCAACCGTATGTCTAACTGCGGATGGTATACATCCAAAGATTATGAATGGATAAAGTCTTCATTAAATTATTCCCATTCTGAAGAAACCAAACAAAAACTTTCTGAAATCAACATTGGAAAGAAAATGTCAAAAGAATCATGTCAAAAAATGTCAGATTCAAGAAAAGGAAAACCAATACCCAAATTGGTAGGCAGAAAAAGTTCAGTTGAAAAGATACAAAAACAAAAAGATTGGTATGCTTCATTATCAGATGATGAAAAACAAATAATGAATCAAAAAAAGAAAGATTGGTATAATTCATTATCTCAAGAAGAAAAACAGGTAATAAGTGAAAAGATAAGCAAGAGGAATAAACGTCCAAAAACAGAAAAGGAAAAACAGGCAACAAGAGAAGCAATAACAAAATATTGGGCCGAAAATAAACACAAAGATCCTCGTGTTGGCAAACCTAGAAGCAAAGAAACTATTGAAAAAATAAAAGAAACAAAAAGGAGAAAACGACTTGAGAAAATTAGCGACAGTAAGAATAATTAAATCAATAATTCCGATAGAAAATGCTGATAAAATAGAATTGATAGAATTGGAAGATATATTATGGAAAGTAGTATGTCAAAAAAATATCCATAAGGTCGGTGATAAGGTCATCTACTGCGAGATTGACAGCATTCTCCCAGCGGAACACTTCCCTGACCTGGAAAAGTGTAACTACCGCATCAAGACGATGAGACTCAGAGGCTGCCTGAGCCAAGGCTTCATCATACCGCTGAATGTGGCTTTGGAGATCGCTCGGCAGAACCAGGCTGCCGTGTGTCTCGATACTGGTTCTGATTGGACTCATGCTCTCGGTATCACCAAGTACGAGCCACCTGTCAAGTTCACCATGGGAGATATGGCTGGACCGTTCCCGTCTCATCTCATCCCA